TTTGCTTCTTGCTTGCTTATTTCGTGTTTACAAAGTTCATCTATAATTGAGTCTATTTTCTTTTCCATACGGCTACTGTTTTTATTTGTGGAACGTTAGCAACCATGTAAGATAACAAACTCCTGCCAAGGCTGTAACTGTTTCGCAAAGTCAACCGCTTTCTTTGCCTCTTTATAACTTTTGAATGGTTCTACAAAGTGAATTGCAAAATCCACATCAATTAACCATGATTCTGGGGCAGTTTCCATGCTTTCAAGTCGTTTGAATTTACGGAAAACCCAATAAACACGGTTGCTAACAACAAACATACTTAATGCCTGTTGTAGTGCGTTTTTGAACATTTTTACTATTTTCATAATTCTACTATTTTGATTGTTAGTTACTATTTAATCAGGCACTAAGCATGTTTGCAGCCGTTATAGCCAATGCTAAGAAACTACATCCTTACCAAATTTCGGTAAAGACAACAACTCGAAGCGTTTTATTAATTCTGACAAAATCATATCGGTATCGTCTAATCTTGGTGGAACGGTCATAGTAAAACTTGCACCACCTGTTGAACATAATTTACTCAATGCTGATTGAGCTTTTTCGGCTAATTTTAAATTTGGAATTGCTTCGAGTTGTTTTTGAAATTCTTCGTGTGTCATAATTATTGATTTAAGAAGCACTGGCTATAACAGCATATACCCAAAAGAGGGGTTTTAGTGCTGAAATGAACGTCTGTGCTTCGGTTAATATTCATTGTTAATTGATAGTTTAGTGTTTCAAAATCCCCTCCTTCGGGTATATGCAAACCGTTACCCACCATTTATTTGAACAGGTAATCCATTATCAATCACAAATTCAGGGCAAATACTTTTTTTAGTATATCTGCATAATTCATTGTTCCAAACTTTCCATTTAACACGTTTCGATAATCCTAATGTTTCCACAGCTTCCTCGATTGAAGAAAAAATGGTGGGTAACACAGGGTATAGTTCATTGCTTTGTTCTTGCTTATTCATACTGTATTTCTTTTAATTTAAGTTCGTTTTAATTTGATAGGGCAGTGTTTCAATCACGCAACGAAACCATACCCAAGTCCGTTAGCAACCATACTCATTAAGTATATCTGCTACTAACATCCTAAGTTTTTTATTAAACGTACCTATTTTGGCAAGTTGGTGTTTATCCATGAAATTATGCAATCGTTCCGCAACATCTTGTGAAGTTTCTGTAAATGTACGGTTGCTAACATCGGCTATAAAATCATTGCCTTGTTCGTGCTTATCCAAAGTTTTTGTTTCTTTACTCATGTCGTTTCTATTTTGAAAGTTCAAGCGTTTTTATCGGCAACGCTTCATAGCCTTGTTCGTTATAAAACATAAAATTATTTGATTAATGCTTGTAATGTTTCAATAACTTCTCTTACTTGTTCGTTATTTAATTCGCAATACGAAATTACTTTTTTACCATTAAATACATTATATGTGGCTATTGAAACAATACCATGTAATGTATCTATTTCCAAATTTTCTTCTCCTTGTGCGTTATTTATTACCAATTTAGCCATAATTTTACGATTTTATAACAACAAATATAAAACATTTATTTCAGTTTTCCAAATTTATTGTTGTGTTTTTTATTTATATTTTGTTTTTCAATTAAACTTTTCGTTATAAACGTTTTATATTTGCAACCGTTACCAGCAATGCTTGTGAACCCAATAGCTTTCTTGTACCGTGCAAACAGTATCTGGTATAAATACGTGCATCACACCCTTTTGCTCTTCAAGTTGTTTATAGCTTAGGAATTTTCCGCAATGTTTGCACTTACGCCACGATTGAGAAGCACTGCTGCTAACAGCACCTATACCCAATTGGGCGGTTTCATTGTTTTTTGAAGTTTCTTCCATTTTATTAAGTTTTATCTGTTATTGAAAATTTGTTCATTTAATTGCCCAACTGGGCATAGCTGCAACACGTTATGCGTAATGCTGTGAAATCCTTAACCATTTTTCATCTTCATACTGCTTCTTGCCATCACAATCAATCAAATACCAACCTTGTTCATCAAAGTAAGCCTTTGTGCTGTAAGTAGCATAACTCATTTCACTATCTGGTATATCAAAGTACAAACTACGCATAACATCGGCTATACTCAACGCCTTACCTTCTGCGTTAAATAATCCTGTCTTTTCCATATCAAATTTTGTTTTTAAAATTAGCTTAGTCTTTAAAAATTCGGCACTAAGCATAGCCGTGAACCGTTATGTATAATGTTTTTACCCTTCCCAATCTCTATCAATATATGAAAGTTGTTCTTTTGTTTCTTCTATTGTTTTACCAATAAAATCTTCTAATTTACAACTATGTTCTTTTTCATAATGTTTTATCCAATCATCAACACCAAAGACAACTTTCATTCTATCGTTATATTCTTTTCTAAAGGTTTCTATGTTATCAAAACTCAAAACACTATACATAACCTCAGATATATGTAATTTTTCATTACTCTTATCTAAGTTTTGTTCTAAATTTTTACTTTCTTCCATTTTATTAAATTTTGTGTTAAAACTACATATATCTGTAACCGTTAGTGGTAATGCTAAAACAACAAGTCAATAGTTTCCTTATCGTAATACCTTACCGTGTTTTTACTTCCGCAATTACCACATTCATCTTCAAAAGGAATATTGCACCCTTTCATTCCACAATCTTTACACCAAGTAAAAACACTATGTATGTTCTTACCAACAAGTTTTTGTTCCCAAGCACTACCGCTAACAAAGTATAAGCGTAATGCGTTTATCCATTTAATCAAGTTTTTCATATATTTTAAGTTTCATTTTTTAAATTTAACCATGTGTAAGCACTACGCTTATACTCGACCGTTGTGGTGCATTAAAACGTACGCTTCGCCACCACAACACAGTATATAGGCAATAAGCCTACTTATTCCAGTGCTTTTTATAGCCCTCAATAAATTCCTTATCAAATTCACTTTTCCACCCGCATTTAGGGCAATTAAATTGTTCACCATCAAATTTGGTTCTCGGCCACCTTTCACCTTTAAGTGGGTAGCTTGTTCTTGGTTTACAAAGTTCATCACCGCAATACGGGCTATAACCTTGTCTTGTCATTAAATTATCTCTTACAATACTCATAGTTTCGTTCTTTTAAGTCGTAGGCTTACAGCCCATATACTCGGCACGTTAGTGTCAATTATTTTGTCCAACAATGCCAACAATCATTACATACAAGTTTTGTATCATCCCAAAAGTTCGTTCTTATTTCAGATTTACCACAATTTGGACAAAATAACTGTTCGCTTCGCCCACTAACAACAGATATATTCAATTGTTTGTGTCTTTTAAATAAGTTTTTAATAAATTTTATCATTTGTATTTCAATTTAAGTTTGTATTCAACTGAATATATCTGCAACCGTTGTAGCACATACGCTCAATCTGTCCGTTCAAACAAAGGAATGTAATGCGTGACCCACCCGTCTTTCAAACCAAATTTCACAGTCGAGCCTTGTTCCCATTGCCACCATTTTTTACCATCAAACCAAGCCTGCCCATCTTCATCAGTACCAGCAGGTGTTTTAGCCTTGCACTGAGTATTTGGTTTAGGTGGGTTTGAGCTTTCAATCCAATTTTCGTTATTCATTTTCGTTCGCTTTACGATGCTACAACAATGGGTATAGTGAATAGCCCATTGAAGGCATCAGGTTAATATTAAATTTTGTGGGTAGGGCTACTCACCATACCCGAAACCGTTATCCACCATTTGACAACAACTTCTCATGGTCATTAATCGACCTTTGAAGAAATGCCATTTGGCTACTAACTTTTGCTTGAATATTGTAAACTGCACCCGAATCAAAGTTTAGTTGCTCATTATAATCTTTGAAGGTTTGCCAAAATTCTTCAAGTTCCATTAACTCTTCTTTTCTCTGCCCAATGTGCTTTTTGATATTTATGTCTTTCAAATCAATCATAATAAAAACGGTGGCTAACAAAGTATATAGCACATAGCCTGTCAGCCATTTTTGAAACTATGTGCGGTTGTTAAATTATCTTCTCTTTTTTTTTAGGTCTGTGAGTGGCTACGTGCCATATACAAACCGTTGTAGGCAATTAGTTTGCTACTCTTCTACGTTTCTATCACACTGTAAGCATTGCCCGAAGTATATTTCTTTGTCAGTTAATTTGTTGCCACATTCGCAAACTAACTGTTCGCTTCGCCCTACAACATCGTGTATGCGTAAGGCTTGAAGTATCTTTTTAGCCTCAAACACTCTTCCTCTTTGAAAATCCGTTTGAGGGTACTTAAAATACTCAATCGTGTGTTCAAGTTGTCTTATTATTTCTTCCATTGTATCAGAGTTTTTTTGTTAATAAATCACCCTACGCATACACGAGGAACGTTAGCCGTAATTTTGAAGAAGCTCCCGTAAAGCATCCTTATTACTTACAGCTATATCATTTCTTTGCTCCCCATCTAAAAACCAAGTCCAAAATTCAGTAGCATTTATCGTTATCCTACCTTTTTTGTAATAGTATTGTGCAGGTCGCATACTACTAATACTTATATATCCAGTACCTAACATCAACCGCTTTTCAAATCCAAGTTCAACCAAGTCCTCTTCGGATAAAAAACTACGGCTAACAACAGGTATATTTAATGCCTGTGTTTCTGCGTTATTTAAGTTCTGTTCTTTTTTCATCGTTATCTCTATTTTTAAAGTTATTGCTATTAAATCAGGCACTAAACATACCCAAACCGTTGTAGCACATTAAAACGATGCTACAACAATGTATATAACACATACACTCGCTTATGTAGGCTCTTTTAATTCCGCCCAATGTGTTGGCAATAAACTCAGTCGATAGTCTCTTGTCGGTACTACTGCAAAAGTTCCGTCCGTCCATTTAATCACACCAATATCCCAAACGTTAAAGTGTTTATTCCATCTCGCACCGAGTATTCGTGTTCCATCTTTGGGCGGGGTTTGTTCTTTAATTGAAATCCATTCCATTTTATTAAATTTTAGTTGTTAAAATCGCTCGTTTTACGTGTCATATACTTTGCCGTTAGGCAACATTAGCTTCGTACTTTAAATACGAGGGCTTTATATCGTAATTTTTACCTTTGTATTCTACATTTACATATCTACCTTCAAAGTTCGCCCAGCAGTAATTAACCTTTACTATTGTGTTAACTGGTATTGATTCTTTAGGGTTCTTTTCAAAATAGTGTATATCTGCCATACAAACAGCCCTCTCAGTTACTACTAACTTGTTTCCTTTTTCGCATACATATAGTCCGTTTTGTATTTCAATTGCTGTTTTATTTTCGTAGTGGTGTCCAAGCAATTTAATTTGTTCAATCATAATAACGTTGCCTAACAAAGTATAAAAACAAAAGCTATTATTAGGCTGTTTATAAGGCTTTTGCTTGTTAATTAATATAGTTTCTTTACTCTAAGTTTTTGCGTACTTACACGCTTCAATTTTTATACAAACCGTTAAGGCGAATTTAATACTCGCCCATTTGTCCCCTCATTTTTTCTTCAAAACAGTCGTTACATTCGTAGCAACCTTCAAAATTCCAATTCTCATCATACATTTTGTGTTTTTCACCTGTTTTTTCTTCACCACAAACATCGCATAAAAAACTCGCCTTAACACTATGTATAGTGCATGGCTGCTCGGTTTTTGAATGTTTTGTACTCATATTTAATTTTATTTAAGTTTTGGAACTATGTGGCTTTGTTCGGAGGCAGCCACGTCACCATACATTTTAACGTTACCCAACATTTAAGTTAGGCAACTTTGATTCTATGTGAAATTTCGGACTAATCTGCTTCCCTCTCTGCTCAAGCCAACTGTAACAATCCAATCCTACTTGTTGCCTTATCAATCGAATACCACGCCATCGCAGCTTACCTTTGGTTATTTCGCCTTTGATAGGGGGTTCTGCCATAGTTCGTAAAGCAGTTGTAAATAGTTCTTCTTCCAGCCTGCGAACTTCATCAAATAAACGTTGGGTAACATTGGCTATATTTAATGCCAAGTCCTCGTCAACTTGAAAGTTCGGGTGTTCAATTCTTTTTAGTTCATATTTCATAATTATCGTTTTTTAAGTTGGCACTAAACATAGCCGTAGCCGTTATACGCAATGCTTTGAAACATATCGGTCAGCGTGTTTTTCAAGTTTATCACTATTGTAATGTGAACCTAATGATTCGCCATCTAAAGCTGCTTGTAGTTGGTCGATAACACGCTGTTCATAACCTGCCTTATAAGCATTGCGTATAACATCGGCTATATTCAATGCCGATTTTTCAACCTCATTCAAGTTTTCGTTTTCTTTACTCATTCTATCTGTTATTTAAAGTTTTTACTATTTAATACGCCACTAAATATAGCCGAGAGCCGTTGTAAATCATTTGCCATCAAAAGTTTGGTTGCATTTTTGGCAGATGTCTAAATCCGAAGTGAACATTATTAGTTTACAGTCTTTACCATTAGGGCAAACGTCACTATCGTTATTTACAACATTGGCTATAAATAATGCTTTATCAGCAATAGCCTTTAACCTTTTTATTCTTTGCATCTTCGTTTCAGATGTAGGCTTTATTCCATATTTAGATATTTTCTCTAAAGCCTTTTTGTATGTTTCTAATTCAGTCATTGTATTAAGTTTTGTATATATTAAGTCGCACTATTCATAGCCTTTACCGTTATGGGTAATATTATTCCTCCCAATCCCTGTCTATGTGTGAAATTACTTTTTCAACTTCTTCAATATCTTTTCCTATGAAGTCAGTTAAATTATATTTAGAATGTTTTATCCAATCATTCACACCAAAAAGTAATTTCATTTTACAGTTGAATCTGTTTTTAAATTCTTCTAAATTATCTAATGTTAAAATACTACCCATAACAACAAATATATGTAATAAAATTAAAATATCAAATACCCAATCAAAATCCCAAAAAGAATTAATCCAATACCAATGGAAATAATAACCACACATCCATAATTCTTTTTGGGTGTTCCGTCTAAATTATAATCTTCTATTCCATCAAACATTTATCTATATTTAAATTTCTAAAATAACTTCTTCAAATAATTCTGGAAAGTTTTTGAAATCATTAAATTTCGTTGTTTTACGTTTATTGTCTAATGAATAATATTCGCCAAAATTATCATCATATATGTATTTTTCACCAACTTTAAAGTATGGGGATTCCTTAATAACAACCCATGCTTTTATCTTTTTTGGAACATAATCCATTAATTTGATCCCATAAAAATAAAAACCATGATGATCTATATGTGAATCAATGTAAACTCTTTCCGCACCCTTATTTTTTAATGTTGTCAATTTTTCAATTAATTCATCAATTCTTGGGGGTGGAATATCATTATAATTATTCGGGGAATGTATTTCAACCCTATTATCATCATTATTAGGATAATAATATTCTAAATCGATATCTGTAATATCAAATTTACCTACAAGTACTTCTGTATATTTTTTACTCATCATCTTCAATACCTTTAAAAATTAAATAAATTACAGAATATGTAATTGCTAATAAACCCAAAACGGGTAAATATGGTATTTCCCAGTTCACATTATGTAACAAGGCAATCCCTAATGCCATAATAATTAATTTGTCAATAATTTTCATATAATATATTTAAATTTTTTTTGAAGATTTCGTTCTGCTAATTTATAAAAAAAAGATTTATCATGCAAGGGATTTTCAATATTTATTAAATCCACATTCACAATTCCTTCGATATCTCTTGAAAAGTTATCCCATAAATCATTGCCATAGTATTGTGAATTCCCATTTCTAAAGTAAACCAAATATCCGATAATATTTTTCTTATATAAATCTGATTTAATTGTTATTCTTTGTCTTTTAACAATTATCGAATCTTTAACTTTATTTAACTTACTTACTTTGTGAACATTGTATGTGAATCCGTTTAATTGGAAAGACATTCCCTCGACAAATTCATTTATAATAGCTGCTGATAATTCACCGTTTTGTAAACAAGCCAAATCAAATACAGTCATTTTCTTATTAAATGTTTATAATTAAGCAAGAAACATATATCCAACATTTATTTTACTGGCTGTTTCCTCAGTATCAAACATTAAAGTATGTTCAGATTCTACTCCGTGAGAACTATCTTTTACTTTTATCCACCACCTATCATATTCACAATATGGGATTGAAAGTATTTTTGTTACTGTAAATTCAATTACATTCATCGTTATTTTATTATTATTTTCTCATTTGATCTTAAAGCATCCATTATATATTCTGCATTATATCTTAATCCAGATTTAAAATTTTCACCATATTTTTTTTCTTCCTCTTCCAAAACTTTTTTAGCAATTGAAATTAAACTATATAAGTTGCTGGATAATATATATTTTTCCATTTTTAAATTAAATTTAAATTTTTTAATTCATTTATAATATATTCTGCAATATATAATGATCGTATATTACTATGTGTCGTTGTATTATTAATTCTATTATCAATAATCGTAAATTTATTTAAATTAATATGATCAATATAAATTGTATAATTTTTGAATAAATATTCTATATAATTTTGATATATTAATTTTTCTGTGTTAAATACAGGAATACCATATGATTCTAATATCCCCTCAACAACAAAAATATCAATATTTTTAGTTTCTAACTGATTTAAAATTTCGTTAATATATTTTCTGCACATTGTTACATCAGTACCATCTTGACCATGCATCCAATCTTCACATCTTGTCAGAAATTCATCAATAAACTCAAGTTTTTCTACCATATCTTATTTAATTTTAATAACATTACTTGATGATGGTATTATTTGTATCACTTCGCTAAAACCACCACCCAATTTATATATCCTCAACTCATTATCAACAATAGAACATGATAATTCACAATCACCAAGTACAAATCTAATTGTTGTATCAACAGGTAACTCTTCTTCTGGTAAACCTTTCACCCTCTTTAAAACGTTATCAATTATTACTTTATTTTTCATCAAACCAATCAATTGAAATTAATAAACCAAACATATAAAACCATATACTAGAAGTACTTATTGATATTCCCAGTATTTTTTTATCAAATATATTTAAACCACTATAACCATTATACCATTTAGAATTTCCATGACACAAATAATATAAACCTCCATATCTCGATTTTGTTATGTTAAATAAATTAATAACAATGTATGCGAATAGAATTGTTATATATATTAAAACTTGTCTTTTCGTTCTAAGGTCTTCTCTAGGATTTGTTAGTACAATGTTATCATTGATTCTTAAGCCCATGAAATCAGCCCCAAAAACACTTAAACCAGTATATCCATCGTACCATTTACCAAAATATCTTTTATGGAAAACAGTACCCCAATAATATAATTTCATTTGTTTAATTTTTTTGCTCGATCTTCCAACATTTCCTTTGCTAATTGTATTGATGCGATATCAGCATACACATTATAATCACTTCTAACAACCATTTTATTTTTTACTGCAACACCATTTGGGGTATCAACCAAATTATATGTTATTAATATAAAATTTCTTCTTGTAATAACATCCCAGATTCCTTTTAATCTTTGTAAAAACCGATTATTATCAGCAACATAACCATTTTTATAATCTTCTTTCATAATTTTCAAGTAATTTCATAAATCTTATTGCCGTCAAATTTTGATCGTCACTATAATACCATGCATTAAAAACACGTAAAATATCATTTCTTGAATATATTCTTTTATGTGGTTTAACATATTTCTCTGCAAGGAATTCATCATAAAAAATTTTGTTTTTTGTTCTATAATTTTCATTCGATCTTATTTCATGTAAAAGATTTACTGCTTTTATTCTTCTAACAATAAAATCATCCCCAACAATATAAACAATTTGTTCAGGGTTAAAAATATCCATACCATCATCAGTTGTGAAAAACTTAGATACCTTTTTTATATTGTACAATGTATATGATGAACTTTTATCGGACATATTCTTTTTTTGAAAATCCATAAAAAATCTAACCTTATTTTTGTAGATAAAAATCTCCGATATTGGGAAAATACCATTCCAACATTCTACATATTCACCAACTTTAAAAACTTCACAATCTGTTAATCTCTTTACTGATTTAATTTTTGAAATATTATTTGAATCCGTATAATAACCCAAAATTTCGTAATCTCTATTATTTTTCGGATCAATAAATTCCCAATATTCCTTATATAATTTATAAATATCTGTACCCAACCAATCCTCACTACAATCATTTTCATCGATATAGTAATGTATCGTACCCTTTTTGGGTGAATTTGGATATTCTTTAATTAATTTATACTGTATTAAATTTTTACTCATAATCTTTTTATTATAATTCTACCAATTTTTTCATCTAAAACATCCTGCATTGCATTTTTAATACAATTGATACTAAATTTTAAATAATTGTCGTTTAATGGATATGTTAATGTAATTATATTGGCTAATTTTTCATATGTGGAAAACCAAATCCGTTTTCTAATTTTCTCATATTTTTTTACCAACAATTCAACATCTGAAATATTAGATAATGTATTATGGTAAAATTCCAATTCTTTATTAAATTGAATTAATTCATCAATAGAATATTCATATAATATTTTATATACTTTTTTTGGTATTAACATATTATTGATTTTTAAAATTTTAATATAATTTATGTTCTTTAATTTTAAAATCAATCCCTTTCTTAATCAATTCCTTTCTGATTATTTCCTTATCTCGTACATTGTTCTTAATAAATCTTAGCTTACCATTAACAAATATTTCAAACTTTTTAATTTCTGTATTCATAATATTATAAATTAATTAATCCAATAATATAATCGTTCGTATCATATGAATAATGTGTTAATTCCTTTTTAAAAACATAATGATTATATCCATCAGAAATTAAAACCTCATCATCCGCCAATTTTTCAATTTCATTATATAGTTTCTCGATTATAACAATCTCAATTTTAATATCATGAATTGTATCAAAATTATCAACAACAAAACTAGACTTAAATTCTTGAACAAAAAATTCATCAATGTCATTATATTTATTATAATAATTATTATAATCATCACCAAAATCATCAGCACTTGGCATTAATGGTTTATATGATAATAAATTAGTTCTATACCACAAATCCCAACCACTTTTTTTATGAAAAGTACATAAATCAAAACCCATACTATCTCCTAAGTCCCTTGCATCTTCAAAAGTTTCAAAACCAGTAATTGCCAATTTTAAATCTTTTGGATATCCATTTAAACCAGTTGTTGTTTCAATAACATCAAGTCCATATTCACTTGCAATATCCCTAATCTCCGATCTATCGTATATAACCCTATTCATCTTTATATCTGTCTTTTAAGTACTCATAATATTCAATACCATCTTCTGTTATACCAGTATCTGACCAATGACTAGAAATATCATGTAATAATTGTAAATCACTCCAAAAATGTATATTTTTAATATGTGAAACTTTATCATCCAATAAACGATCAATCTCATATGATTCCAATAGTGACGATATGGACTCAACATTTAAATGATAGTTGTTATTAAAATCAATTTTCATATATCTTCCAACCGCACATTTTTTACCATTATTCGAATATAAACATGTACCAGCAAGAGTTATAGACCTTCTTTCCAGTGGATTAACTGAATAAAATTTCAGAGTATCCTCAATAATATCAATTGGTTTTAATTTCTTACTTTCCATTATATTTTATTTATTTTAATATGTCCAATATTTTTAACAAAACTTTTTAAATGTTGTGTTGAGCCATTATAAAAATCAATAAAATCATTTAATTTCATAATACCAACGGTATTTTCATCCATTTTAAAGTTGTAATTAATTAGAAAATTAATCACAGTCCTATTAATAGATAACATAATTTCATCGTCATTCATTAAATCATTTACTTTTATATCAAAAACCGTATGATTAATGAATTTGACAATATCTAAATTATCAGAAGTTACAATATAAGTTTCCATATCTTTTAATTTATTTCTTTTTCAATAAAATTTTCAATCTCTTCATAATACTCTCCATCCCATTCCCTATCTTTATTCTCTAGTTCAAATTTATCTGTAAGATCAATACATAAATCCCATATACCACCAGAACCATGTTGAATTTGAGTATCTTCTAATTTCTTGGGATAATTGTCATTATCCATCATTAATGTAATCATAGATACAATTTCATGGTGCGTCTCTGCCCAATTTCGAAAACCATTTGGAAATACCTTATTCATGTTACTTTATTCAAAATCGTTATAAATACACTCAAATACATAATCTTTGTTTAATATAAAACTAATAATATATCTATTTTCGGGGTTTTCCAATGTAATAAAAATTTTACCAGAAAACCAATTATTACCACCCAATTGATTAAATTTATAATTATTCTCAATAGAAAAATTCTCAATATCATTAATATCGTATGTTTCGCCCTTTTTAAATTCTATTGATTCTTTTCTAACAGTTGGATAATAAACACCAAGCATATTACATCTATTATCGAATAGATAATCATTTGGGTTATCGATACCCGAAATATCGAAAACCTGTCCTTTAATTTCATTGAAAGTTTTTAACATTGTCATTTATATTTTTTGGTTGAACATTGTATCAGTAAATATAACACATTGTGAACAAAAAACAAAAAAAATCCCACAAATTTTTGCAGGATTTTTTACTCTTTTATTTAATTTTTTTAATATAATTAACAATTAATTTATCCAAAATAAATATTCTTTTATACCAAGACATTTTTAATATATCCAGAATAAATTTTTCAGCATTTATATATCTATCTTGATATTCTTCTGCCTTATTCATTAACCAATTAGCATCTTTTAATTCTTTTTTTTCCATAGTAATTAAAAACTATCATCGTATGATAAACTCACATCGGTAATTAAATCAGTTGTTTTTTCAACAATAATTCTTACTTTCTTATCTAATTTCTTAGATAGAAAACCACCCAACTGTTTAATCACATTACCATCTTTACCAACCAGTAAACCAGCTTCAATTAACACAATTGTAACCGATAATTTCTCCTCATCTGATTCACTTATATCAATACTTGAAATTTTTAAAGCTTCGAAGCTTGGAATTTCTTTGTTATCGCCCTTAGAAAAAAATGCATTTGTTAATAATACAACCTTTTCTTTCTCCTCAATTTTTGTACTTTTACCAATAAAGTTAAGTAACATATTAATTGTGTTTTGTTGTTTTTTCATAATATAATTTATTTTATTTAAATAATTGTGTTTAAAATATCTTCAAAATCCTGACCATCATCAGTTGAATTATCCTCCCATTTATCACCTTCTGATTCAATAATATCCATTATAGATTTATCTTGAGTTAAATATCCCTTGCTATTGTCGGAAATTATATTTAATTCTTGTACCAATATTTTAATAGTATATCCATAATAATTATTTAATGAATCGTTTTCAATATCTTTATTAATTTTATTTAATATCTCTTCCGATTTTTTAATCAAAGAATATGCTAAATCTAGTTTTTCTAACGTAGTCATATTATTTAAATTATTTGTTTTACTATTTTTAAACCAGCCTCATAAATATCATATGCTTTTGCTTTTCTATCTTCTTTATTTAAGGATATATAAGTATTAGAATCGGGAATATATCCAATATCAAACATTGTTAATATTTTATTCCATTTATTACCATCGAATAATTCAAAATTGGAAATCTCTACTGCATTATGACACGTATATACAAATTTAACATGTCTATTTTTTATATTACCAATTATCGTAATATGAGTTTCCCTTTCCTTATTTGTCTCTGATTTATTTATTATATTCATTTTTATTTATTATTAAATAATTTCATAATTAAATCTGCAACCTTTTCAATGTCGTTTGTTGTGTATCTTACTGTTTCAAGTAATTCAATTAATTTTTCTCTCTTATCCATAACATTGTTAATATATTGAATTTTCAAAAATACATTCCGCAATTATTTGATCTGACCCATCACCATATGTTTCAATAACTTCATCCATTGAACCATAAAAACCCTTTATTGCTTCGTTCTTTTCTTCATTTGAATATGTTCTTAGATTAATATTCATTTCGTGCATATATTTATCTTTATATACATACTCGAAATACACCCAAAATTGATCATCGTGTTTATAACAAAATTGAACAGCATCTTCCCTTTCATCTGTATATTGAATTGAATCAAAATACATTTCCATTACAGTTTTCATTGTCGATTTTAAAATATGATTCTCATCATTATCATATATAAAATCAATATATGAATATGTACCATCATCCAACAATCGAATTTCACCCTTACCCATTTTGGATTTTTTTATCACTTTCTTTCTCATAATAATATTATTTAACTACAATAAATTGATAAAAATCTTTATGATTCTTTAATTTATCATATATTTCATCAACTGTTTTACCAGAAACGTATATTTTATTTATTTCAATCTCATGAAATTTTTTGGTTCTATAATATCTCTTCAATTGTTTTTGCCAACAAATACAATATCTAAATGATTTATCGGGATTATCCCCATACAATACATCCGAAATAAAAATATATTTATTTCCATTAATACAGAAGTCCTTTGATTCATTTCTAAATTCGTATGGTTCAATTATGGCACTACCAAAAATAGAATCAATACTATTACTACCAAAATCCCAATCAAATTGTGGAATATCATTTTTTAATATTTTAATAAACTTATTCATTTCATTATTAATTTAATCAATTACAAAACCACTTTCATCGTATCTTGCGTCACCCTTCGCTTTCAAACCAATAATAACACCACTTTCATTAGTGAATCTTAAATCATCAGCATCACCATCAATCACTTTATAACCCAGAAACTTTTCGGGTAATTTCTTTCTAAATACAACCGAAACATTATTACCAGTTTCTAAAATATCTTTAGTTAGTTGAATAATTCTACCCGAATAATAATCAACTTCACCACTAAATGAAAATGTTAGATGATAATTTTTTGGTAAGTTTTTATTATATCTATTTGCAATTTTGGTATAATCATAAAATGTAATATTTGGAAATAACTGAAAAATATTTTTATCTCCCTTAACTTTAATATTCTCCCACTGAATATCACTTGTACCATTCAATCTGAAAACTGGAATCATATTATCTAATTTAGCTAATTTAATTGCAGTTTCAATTTCAAAAACTAATCTAGTTAAAAAATATTCTCTGTTCTCGATAAAAAGTAGTGTTCTTTTTAATCTCCCTTTTTGAACACTTGGAAATACACCCATACCTGCCGTATTTAGGCATGAATCAACACATCCATTTGTCGCCATTGGACAAAGATTAACACCCTTGCCATTACCTCTATGAGGAATCAAATAAAGAATAAAGGTTCTATAACCCTTTTTTTCACCCTTAATTGTCTTAGCATTTCTAACATTTAATAAATCAAATCTCATAATAATTGTTTTTTGTTCATTGAATACTCAAATATACGAAAGGATATCGGAAAACCAAAAAAGTATAGTAAAAAAATAAATAATTTAATCAAATTAAATCCAAAATCTCATCAACTGTAAAATGTTCAATTGGTTCCCAAACCGATACAAAATCTCTTGCATATGAATCACCTAAACCATCTTCACTCGCTTTAATTAGTTCATCATAATCATTTTCCAAATCATCACTAGATAGATAAAAACCTAATTTATTTAGGGTATTTAATCTATTAAACTCAGGATCATTCACTATAATATCATCCGCCAATGGTATTAAATCAATATCCATTCTTAATCTTTCATTTATCTTAGTTAAGATATATTCAAATGCAGTATCCATAATATTATTTGATTAATTTTTTATTAAATTGTTTTACATACTCACCGTTGAAAATTTTAAAATTAATTTCCTCCGATAGCTTACTTTTAGTTAAATATCTTTTGAAAAATAATTTACCCTTATCGGTTAAACTATACCAATTTAATTGTTTTGGAGTTTCAGTATTATATGGTTTAATTAAACCAAATTTCATAATTGGTTTTACCTTACTCGGATATTCCATAAACATTAATCTTTCATCTAAATTACCATTGTGAAAGTAATTTAAATTTCTATAAATTTCCGTTAATACTTCATTTTCTTTTTTTAGAAAATGTTCAATTTTTGAATTTTTCATTTTACAATTGGTTTAAAATATCAATTAAATCGTGTATAGTACATTCATCGAATAAGAAATATTGGTATCCTCTTGAATCAATGAATATTAAATTATCCTCATAATTACATAACTCCTCATAATTAAAAACTTCAACTTCCAATATTTTTTCACCCTGAATATGCTTCGAATATTTATCACTTTTCGAAATTTCATATTTTAACATATCAATTACACTATTTTCTAAAATCTGTAATTGAATATCAATTTCTTCTAATCTATTTTTATATTTTTCACCTTTCATTTTATAAGATATTTAGTCATACTCTGCGAAAATTGCAGTATTTGGATTAATTAACAAATAATAAGCACCGTTACCATAACCTGAAAACTCAGAACTATACCAACCTCTTAAAATACCATCTTCACCTAATTTAATTGAAATACTTTTATCTCTTTTAACTCCGTTAATTGCATATCTAAAATCTTTTTTATTTTCAATTGCATCTTTAACGGCATCCAAAACCCACTTAGGAAAAATACTTTTAATTGAAACTGTTTTTATTTTTCTCCCTGAATTTTCTCTAATATAACTCTTTTCATTGAAATTATCTAGCTTCAATTCATTTTTAATATTATCCCACATATTTTCATGTAGGTTATTTAAAATATAATCACGGTTTTTCACATCCCAATTAATATTTTTATTTACCTTTTTTACCACTTCAATTGATTCTACGTCAGAATCATTAAATAAAACATATGGTGGATAAACACTCCTAACCCTACTCGCTTTATTTGAAAGACAAATAGTACCATTAGTTGATTTATATAAAAATAATTTATACTCTTTTTTGGGTTTTCTAGTTAGTGTATAACCAACTAATTCACCCATTTCATTGTATCTTTTATTTGTTTTAACTCTCCCACAAAATGGAATTAAGATTTTTGGTTCTTTTAAAACAATTTTAATTTGTTTTTTTGGTTCATATAACTCAACCAATTTTCCATATACATCTTCCATAACCAATATTATTTATTTATTTTATTTAAATATTTATCAACATTTTCAAAAACATAATCCAAACCATATGAATCTACTTTTGAATCGGGGAAATCATCACCAGCTTTAATATTATCCCAATCAACTAAAATAAATTCTAAATCTGGATTATTACTTGCAACCGACTGCAAATTACCACCACTAATTTCAATAACCACTTTTACCTTTTCCATATCCTTGTTCGTTTTATTGATCAAATATAAATAAAATTTCCAAACAAAAAAAATTATTGGGAAAATTTTTCAATATTTTTTTCAATCTCCATTCTTTTTTGTGATTTATTTAAGTTAATTGTACTTTCAATTCCACAACTTTCTGCCAATCCCAAATAATACCAAATAAAATCATCTATCTCAATTACATCAATTTCAGTATTTATTTCCCAAATACCAATTTTATAATTATTTTCTTTCAAAAATTGTTTAATTAAACAATCTGTTACATAAATTTTACGTACACCCTTATCTGGATAATATTTTAATTCCCTTTTAGTTGGTACATAATATACAATATATTCAGTTAAACTAATTTTTTTGGTTTGAATATACCAATCATAGTTCTTTTGTCTATCTCTTGAAAACAAAAACCTCAAATCACTGGAAAAGTTTTCCCCATCAAATGGCTCAAACAAACCCCATTTATCTAATGTAATATTAATATTCAAATTCATGAAAATATTTTTTTAGTTTTTTAAGTAACTTAATAACCTTCTTTTTTCCACCCCGATCTTTTTCAAACTCAATTAAATCTTTAATGATTTTAACCATTAGTTTATTTCCCTGTTCTGTAGTTAATTCCTCAAAGAATAAATATTCAGTTAATCTCTTCTTTTCTTTACCTGTTAATTCAAATTGAATAAAATCAAGCAAATCCACCTCAACTTTATGTTTAAAATTTTTCATAATTATTTTATTAATTTATATACTTTATTTTTTTCACCGTTATAAACTAAATCCGAAATTTGATTAGTAGCAATCAAATTAAATAATTCCATTTCTTTTTTCTTATTTCTTCTTTTTGTAGGAAATAACAAGATTCTGAAATTGGTATTATTGGTTGGTATAACTCTTACCGAACCAAATTCAGTTCTTTTTCCAATACTGAAATATCCCCAATATCCCTTTTCTTGCTCATTACCAGTAAACCAATTAGTTGTTGATTCATTAAAATCAACTGAAATAATTACACAATTATTGTTTTCTTTATCAAATATCTTCTTCATTGTAATAACCGTTTGTTTCATTGGTTAAATTTACGAATAAAAAAACTAGAATCAAAGAAATTTTAAAAAATATTTAAAAAAATTACTTAAAACGTTTTAAAAATTCTCCTATTTCAAAACCTTCATACATAGTTAAAATTTCAGCATATGTACTATATCCTGTTAATAATTTTAAACTATCCAATATTGATATATTATCCTTTGTCATTAAATAATCCTCCCAAACATTATCAATAACTGTATCTTGATCTATTTTAGATAAAATAGATATAGCATCTTCAATCAAATATTCTGCATATTCAATACCTGATTCAATTGATCTTTCCTGACCACCTTGCATAACATTATTAATATATATTACATACCAAAATGTATTATATTTACTTTCTGCTATTTTAATTAAATTGTTTTTATAGTTTTTCAACATCATGGATAACCAATAATTCATTTAAAATTCTTTTTTCCGTACTAGGTGCAACATTACAACCCATAATTCTGATCATCTTAAAATAATCCTCCTTTGATTTAATAATCTTTAAATCACTCAAATATACAACACCATCAGCATCAGTCCTAGCTTCACCCATATCAAAGATATCTAATACAATTCCAATCGTATTATATCTTTTATTATATACAACATCGTTAATTTTTAACATAATTCCTTTTCAATTTTTGTGTTAATAATATCATTTTCAACTGTAATTTTTCTTGTAAAAGTTTCAGAATCATCTGGAACTAAACCCGAAGTATTTGTAGCATGTACTAATGTATTTAAAATATTAATACATATCTCCGATATTTCATTATCAGTAGAAATTTTATCCTCAAATTCTAATTCAATTGTAAATCTATGCTTTTTCATAATTTATTTAATTTAATATACTCAGTTTCACTTAATGTAATATAATTTCGATATCCCGAACTAACAAAATTAAATAAAATGGATACGGGAGTACCATCAACATTTGGATTATAAACATATAATTTAAAATCATAATTACCATTCATTTCAACAATTACATCGTCAATCGTATTTTCCATATTACAAATTAGATTAATAACGTAATCTTCACCAAATAATAAATATATATTATCGTTTTTCATTTTACTAATTTATCTAATGTTTTTTCAATAAATGGACAAGTTGTGGGTATTGTTTCAGTATTCACTTCATTTTCTGTTTTTTTACAAATAAAAACATCTTCACTCCAAGAAGTACCACCATATAAACAATATGGACAATCACCACATTTATCAATAACCATTTCAATTATTACTTTCATCTTCTACAAATACTTTACTTTCATCAATATTTAAAACATCAACTGCATAATCTTGGATATTATCAAATAAATAAATTATTCCAAGTACCAAATCCTTTGTTTTTTTACTGTTAGTTGAATCATATATATCCAATAACATATTTTTTTGTTCCCTTAACATTTCCCAATCAATATCTTTAATAGGATTTTCCATAACTTTTAATTAAAACTATTTGTTTGTTTATTATAAACTCTGAAATCTAAATCAATTGAAATATAATTACTCCTATAAAAATGAAATGAATTAATTCCATATGAAGTAATATATACTGCTTCTGGAAAGTATATATCCCTTAAAATTCCACCATATTCTTTAAACTTTCTATTACAAATACCCTTGATTCTCTGAGCAACACCCTTACCATACAAACCACCCCGATATTTATATTGTAAACCAATATTTATAAAAATACTGAAATTACCAAAATCTCCCCAATCATTTATTTGAACAGAATCAACAAATTCAAACTCATTTTTTAAAACCTCATTTAGTTCATTTACAATTAATTGAACCTTAACTATTTCTTCCTGTGTTGTCATTTCTTATATCATTTAAAGTTTCATTGATCAAATATAGGTAAAATAAACATGAAAACAAAAAAATCTCAGAAAATTTCCAAGATTTTTTTATTAATTTAATTTATCCATTACTTAATCTCCTGAATTCTTCCTTTGTTATTGTTGAATATTCTTCTTCACCACTAATAATAAATTTATGTAATATAATAGCAGGACTATCAATTTCTGGATTATACTCATAGAGTGTATATGAATGTCCTTCTTCTTCAATAATATTAATAACATCAGTAATTGAATTATTAATATCCACTAATGATTCAATTAATTCATCACACGCAAATATAAAATATGTAATATTATTCTTCATTTTATTTATTATTTAATTCTTTTAAATATTGTTTAATATCCGATTTATTTATTTTTTCAATTTCACTATATTTAATATCATAAATAAAATCATTTATAATTCTCCGTTTTAGTTCCTCTGATACATAACCAATTGAATTTTCCTTCTTATATACATTTTTAAATATTTGAAAGTAATTACTAATATATGGATCATCCATTAGTCTATATGGACTAACCGTAGCTAACCTACCAGTAAATATTAATGAAAATAAACTACTAATAAAATATCCAATCATTACAAATAATTTCATTATTATTATAATCATAATTTTCTTTATTTAAAATTTTACAATATATTTACTAACTATCTTATTTATATTAAATTCTGTATCTTTGCAATTCTTTGCAACAATCTTAATCATCTTGTCATAAGTTACACACCCATTATTAAAATGCTCCATAATCCTATGAATATTCATAGTTCTTCTATCATCCATGTAATATTTTACATCTGGAAAATAAATAGAATCAATCTCCTTCAATACCTTATTATAAAAATTATCAACAATCTCCATATTATTTTATTTTAACTCATTTATTTTTATCGTAAATATTATTTAATTCCAATAATTTTTTTAACTTTCTGTATGATCTTCTTACACTCTTATTTTTTGTAATAATTTTTTTTGTTACATACCTCTTTGGACTTTTATACTCAAAATCCCACATTGAATATGATATGTCAGGTAAATTAATATTCCTCTCAATAATATGATTAGATACACAATATAATAATACCCTATTATTATGTAAACCAATTATAATATTATCATCAGTATAACCAAAACCAATGTTTTTTCCATTTACCCATTTCTCAATTCTTGGCTTAACAATTGCAAATTTATTTGATAAAACTAATATTGTCTTATAATGCTCAGAATTTGCATCCAAATATTCATTAATACTTTTATACATAACTTAATTAATCAAAAGTAAAACCAACAAATTCAAAATCATCTAATATTAATAAACGTAGTGTTGTATAATCTGTATTTTTAGTCGATACAAGATATTTATAAAACTTGCTTCGAATAGTAGATTTAAATTTTTCATCATAAAAGATATAAACACTAGAATATTTAGTCAAAAAATCTTTGTCACGACAATACCAACCCTTTGAATTTTCATCCCAAATAAATTTATTATCAGGGAATTTATTTCTTAGAAAATCTCCCAATAATTCGTACTCCCTTTTCATAATCAATAACCGTTTTGTTTCATTGATCAAATATAACCAAATTTTGGATAATAAAAAAATATTATCCCAATATTTCAAAAAAAATTTTACCTACTAAAAACATCATCAATATATTTTAAGTTATATATTCTAATTATTGAATATTCCACATCCGAATTTTCAAAATACTTTAACTTAATAAAACCTTCATCACCATAAATATTTACTAATTCTTTTAACCATTGAATAAATGTACTTTCACAATTAATTTGAATAATATTCTTAGATAATGGTAACTCTGGAACTGATATAATAGGATATATAATATCTTTATTTTTAATATCCTCATACCAATTATTTAATCTAATATTCATAACAATATAATATTATTTAATTTAAAATATTCAATAATTGCTTTCATTCTAACATACCCACATCTGTCAGACCAATAACTAAACGGAATACCATTTTCAATATTATATAAAATATATTCCTTATTTTCAGAAGTCTCTAAATCAAAATCCTTAAATCCACTCTTGTAAAATACCTTGACTAAATTCTTTGCATTCGATTTATCAATACCTCGATTATTATTGATATCATCCTGAATCTTTGACATTAATTCAATACGTCTATTGGAAAATGCAAAATATTTTTTATCTTCTTTAGATAATCTTTTCCTGTACTTATTCTTATCAAATAATGATAAGTTAATCCTTAATTTAGCACCCGAATTGTATTGCTTGTAATTATAATAAACATCATAATCAGCAATCCAATAACAACTAGATAAATAATTCTCATATACTCTTACCAATCCATTGATAGAATCAGCAATACGACCGTTTAAAAAATTATATAATTTAGTTTTTGACTTAAATACATAACTTCTCTTTCCCAATGAACTTTCATCACTAGGAAAAAAAATATATTCCCTTTTCCTACAATTTCTTAATTTCATTTTAATCTAAATTTTTATCATCGGATAAATCAGGTAATTTTCTATCATTTAATGCAATAAATCTATTAGCCCTAAATGTATCAAACTTAAAAACTAATTTATAATCAATTCTTTCTTGCTCCTTATTGAATATACCCAATAAATAAGATTTATCAGTCCTATAAAATACAGAACTGGAAAACCCACCATTAAATGAAATAGATACCCTATCAACTCTATCCAATAATTCCAATATATACCCAATACCAACTATACTATCTTTACTCATTTCTTTATCACATTTAAATAATCAATAATCACATGATATGAATACCATTTATTAACCAAATATACATCATTATTTTTAATTAAACAATACCTATATCCATATTTATTCAAATAATTATAAATCTTATCCAATTCAATTGAATTACTATTGTATCTATTATACTTATTTACCAATATGGATACATCTATTAATCCAATCAAAATTATATTATTTAATTAATATACCCAAACTGATACCAATTACCAAAACAATTACAATAATAAGTATTACCACAACTATCGCAACCTCCCTGAAATATCTAAAATCCATATATAGATTATTTATTTTTATTTAAAACCCAATTTAAAATATTTATCATTGATTCATAGTGTGAAATATCATTAGAATTATCAACAAATTCATAATCCTCCTCCTGCCGTAATATATATATACGATCTTTGAGTTTCTTAATTTGTGCTTCAATCTCTTCTCTTGTTTTCATATCATTCACCATTTACAAAATAAATATCATCATCATTATTAAAAAATGTATTAATTGGTTCAAATTTATGAGTTAATTGACCATTATCCATAAATACCCAAAATCCTTCAACACTATCACATTTACAAATATCCCTATCAATATGTCTATTCCAAGAATCTTTATAGGTTATTCTAATTATTGGATATTCACCACCCTTTATTTTCTTAAATTTATAGTATTTCATACATTATTCTACTTATTTAATGCATCAATCAAACCCTTATTAACCTCAGTTAATTTATTAACAGTTTCAACCAACTCGTTAATCTTATCCATCATCACAACCATATTGTTAGTCGTAGCCTCTGGCACTGACTTAGTATCATAATCAACCCACTTTCTTACAGTATCAGGAAAATCCCAACCCGTTAATCCTTGAATTCTTAAATCATTCTTATTTTCAGCTTCCATAATTTTTTATTTTATCTATTACTAATTCAACCTTATTAAAATAATCATTATTCCACTTATGAGTTTTTTCTACATCACTTAACATAGTTACAATATCATCAACCAAAACCCCATATAAAATAAGACCCATACCAACTTTTGGTTTTAATCTATTTAATAAATCAATATCTGTCATATACCAAATCCGTTTTCTTTCATTGATCAAATATACAAAAAAAATCCGAAACAAAAAATTCTAATGAAAATTTGTCCCAGAATTTTTTCTAATATTTCTTGTACTCATCTAAATCAAAACAAACTAACTTGTTTTCTTTGTTCCATCCAACTTCACCCCTACAACTATTTGCAAATAGTATCTCCCTTAATGTTAGTTCCTTACTCGAAAACTTAATAGGTTCTACATACTCTTGCTCAACTATTGTATTATCTGACGATATCTCAGTAAACGCAAATTCACTCTTATCATCCGAATCATTGTAAATATCGTACTCTAGTTTATTATGATTTATACCATCTGAATTAATTAAAACCTTAATTACTTTAGTCTTGTCTTCATTAACAAATACATTTCTAGTTAATCCACTATCATAAAACTTCCATTGCTCACCCTTGTAAAATATATACTCGAAATCCCTTTCTATATCATTTGTCTTATTTAATATTTCTATCTTACTCATTTTAAATCCCTATTTATATAATCATTTTTTAATAAATTATAACTCGCAACCAATAAAGAATTTTTTAAATCCTCTATAAATTTAAGCGAACTACCATGACACTTTAAAAAATATGGTTCGTTGTTTAAATCATCCATATGCTTTTGATATATATCCAAACACTCCATCTCAGTCACAAAATCTTTAATATATGACTTATCTAAATTATCACCACTCGGTTGAAATACAAAGAACGTAGTTAATAATATAAACTCCTCCCTTGATATCTTCTCACAATATTCAAGAACTCTCTTCTGAATTGTTATATATAAATCATTATTATTCATTATTACTTAATCTATAAACTCATTTTTTACACTCTTAATTAATTCACATAACCTATTGTAACCCTTCTCTCTCGGAAAGAATTTCATCAAACGTAATTTTCATAATATTTAACTTATTTTAAATTAACTAAATCTAATTAATTTACTCTCCATAATATGAGGAAATTCACTAATGTCCTCACCACTGTCTAAATCCCGATATATACCATGCTCATTAGTCTCAGTATCCCTAATTACCATATGATAACCATTCCATTCAATAGATATCTTTAACTCATCCATGTAATTCTCTAATGCCCTTAACTTAATTGTTAATGGATGCACCTCTGTAAGTCTCTTTGTCATAATAAATTTGTTTTTATTTTCATTGATCAAATATACAAATAATTTTCCGAAATAAAAAAACCAAACCCCAAATATTTTTTTACTATATTTGTCACAAATATTTAAAAAACCATTCAATATGAAAACATTCGAATATACAGCTGAACTATCAATTAAAATTGGCGAAAATATATGGTATGAAACAATTAAAGCAATTGATTATTATGACGCAATTGAAATATTAGAAACACTCTACCCAAAAGCCTTTATAAGAAATATTAAAATAAATAACCTACATAAAAATATAAATAATTCAGAACTATTAAATATATTAAATAATAAATATAAAACAGAATATAAAAATGCTATCGTTGGTATTATGAATGATATAATTAATAATAATAAATATTATAATTATTTCCATTACTTTATCAATAGCCACCATACACTAAAACAAGAATTATCCGATATCCTGTTTAATAATAATGTATTAAACTATAAACACGATTATTCATTATATGATTCAATAACACTCTACTCAGCAATAAAATATAACCTCAAACCAATCATAAACCAATACCAAAATGAAATTAAACCAATTAAAATAACTAAATTTAAATAATATCCTATCCCTCTACCCATATATTATCACTAAAATACTTATCTTTAATATAATCACCTAATAATATATGATCATAATCAACTATTTTATATATCCCATCATTAAAAATTGAATACTCTAAATTATCATCAATATAATAATCAAAATTAATACATTTATAATCATTAAAATTATTAACAATTTCATTATAATATATTCTAGTATCATCAGTAAAAGATTCCTTATCAATAACAACAATTGGTTTAAAATTAATATTATATACATCCTTAAACTTCTCCATGATTATATGCGAACCACATACTGGACTAAAATTAGAATTGATAATTTCTAAACTATCTAAAATAATATCCATACCAACTTTTGGACTAAAATTAGAATCAATAACCCCTAAATTTTCTAAATATAATGCACCACCAACAATAGGACTGAATTTAGAATTAATCTTAACTAAATTATCTAAACCTAAATCACTACCAACTATAATATTAAAATTATACCCACCAATACTCTCTAATTTACTAATATCTATAATACCACCAACAATAACATCAAAATTAGCATCAATATTCTTTAAATTATATAAAATTAAATTATCCCTGACTAAACAATTGAAATTCCCCGATAAATATCCCAAATTATATATATCAATCGTACCATATGACTTTAATGTAATATCACCCATAATATATTCTAAATTATTTAGAAATATATCACCATATACTATAATCGATATATCACCCGATAAATACCTTAAATTATCCATGACTAAATAATTGTGAATAATACCCCTAAAACCACTCGGAATATACCCAACATACCTAAATCCTCTGTTGTCTGTAATAACCGACCTACCATAAAATTGATCCTCAGTTATACCAACTTCCTTGCAAAAATTATTAATTACCCTGTCCATTTCTATCCTTTTTTTGTAAAAATAATATACAAATATGTAAATAAAAAATTATTTTTAAGTTTATTTTATAAACTACTCTGTAACTCAAAGTACTTTGCTACGAATTAATAGTAGTAATGATTTTTGAGTTTATATATAAAAAATTGGATTATATTGTAATGTATTGTGGATTATATTGGATTAATTCATATATGAAAAAAATCTCGTATGTAAATATTGTGTAATTGGATTTATTATACAAAAACCCATTTAAATGTATTTTATGTTATTTTAATTAAATTAATGTAAGCCCCACAAATATTTTATAAATACTATCTAAAATTTTTTAAAAATCTGACTAAAAAATACGTAATGATACTAAAATGATATCAAATATATAAAAAAATATAATTAAATATACTTATGATATCAAATATATAGAATAATATAAAAAAATATACAATATAATTCAATTAATAATATATAACCGATATAATATAATCCATATACTCAGAACGATAATATAATCAGAACAGCAATACAACCTATATATAATATAACCAATATAATCAGGATAGCAATATTTAAGTACATTGTATTGGATTAATCTTACCCCTATAACCATGAGTGGGTATATTGTATATTTAAGTACATTGTATTGGATTAGTTTAAAAAATATTATTTTATTTAATTTAAAAAAACCAAATAATATTAATTAGCCATAAGATAATATTATTTTCTTTTTTTCTTAATAAGTATTTTTTCTGACATTTTTTCATCGAATACAATAAAAGTAGCTAAGTGTGTAATAATTGGTGCGATTAGGCATATGATTAAAATAGGTGAAAGCCACATTGGAAAGTCATTTTCTTCTGTATATACATTAATAAAGTAATAGCATGAGTGGATACCTAGTAAAAACCAGATTATTAGAATAGTTGTGAGCATTGTGTTGTATTTAATTTTATTGAATATTTTGTATATATTGAATATTATATTTCTGGATTAACTAATAACCAAATCCAAATATTTTCTTGATCTATTATATTTCTTGTATTTTTTAATAGATTTAATTCTTTTTCTAATATATGTAAATTTGTTGGGTGTGCAATAAATTCGGGTGATATTGAATTATCAAAACCGTATTTTATACTTATTTTATGATCTATATGATATGTAAAAAAATTTCTTTTTTCTATATTTTTTATATTATTTTTATTTTGTTCTGTTAATAATCTTACCTCTTCAGAATAATAATCAAATTCATTCCAATATTTTTTTCTTTTTTTATTATTTTTTGTATATTTTGATTTATTTTTATCCTTATCCTTTTTATTAATATTATTATCCTTTTTTGTTATATCCTTTTTATTAATATCCTTTTTATTAATATCCTTATCTTTTTTTGTTATATCCTTTTTATTAATATATTTAATTCCTATTAATTCTCTATATTCCTCACCATATTCTTTCAAGTAACATTCAATGCACCAAACAGAATATCCTTTACTAGATATTTTATCGAATTTATCTAAATTATATTTATTTTTACATTTGGGACATTCCTTCATCATAATATTAATTTATATTATTTAAGTTATATTCAATATTATCCATATTACTTTATTTAGGGTACATTGTAGGGGTTTAAATATAATTTATATAACAATATACTATTTTTATAAGAAAGTCTCTTAGAATTAAGATATACTGTATTATTATTGAAATATTAGTACAATGTATATAATATTATTCTTTAGAAGTTTTATTAAATGAATCCATGATTCTTTTATGCATTTTTCTATATTGTTCTTTATTTCCGTGTAATGGAGTTTCCCAGAACTGATTTTTTTCCCAAAATTCTTTTGTTAGGTATGGATGTCTTTTATCGTATGCCATTTTAATTAATTTTTATTTGTTATGTATTATATTACGTAAGTCTTACAATAATCATTTTTACTTCCCTTTTTCCATACAAAATGTGCATATTCAATACTATCGGTTGCACCATTCATAAATGAAATTCTTTTATGATGAACAAAGCAATATTCAGGCATATTATTTTCAAATAACTGCTTCCTTTTTTTACTTCCAAAAAAATTAAGTCTTAAAAGCATGACCACATAACCACCATCATTTACAAATTCAAATGATTTTGTAATAAAATCTTCAGCCAAATAGAAAGGTGGATTACTAATTATAATATCGTGGTTACTCATATTTTCTTTTTCACAATCCAAATAATTCATAATAATATCGGCTCTACTATCTTCTCTTATATCAATTCCACAAATATTATAAGGATTGAAAAATCTTTTTATTACACTTATATAACTCGCTTCATTTTCAGCATCACCCCCACAACAAGGATCTAACCAATCAAGTTTTTCCATGCTTTTAGTATCTTTATCTAATACAGTATATTGTAAATGATACATAAATTCTTCAATGTCTTTTTGTGGTGTGACATAATAATCACTTTTATGTCTATCGTAACCTCTATTTGTACTACTCATTTTATTTAATTTTTATTTGTTATGTTAATCTTCAAGATATGCAATATATGCTTTTATTACTTTAGTTATTTGTTTAAATTCCTGTGTATCTCTTGGGGTTTCAATTACCTCATCGGATTTTAGGAATTCTTTCCATTGTTCTACTGTTCTTTTTTCACAACCAATATGGATTAAATTTTCATTTGTAATTCCATGATCCCATTTACAATAAATTGGAAATTTAGTAATATTACTTAAATTTGCATTACTTAAATTAGCATTACTTAAATCTGCATTACTTAAATATGCATTACTTAAATATGCATTACTTAAATTTGCATTAAATAAATCTGCATTAAATAAATTTGCATTTCTTAAATTTGCATTACTTAAATTAGCATATCTTAAATCTGCATTAAATAAATTTGCATTACTTAAATCTGCATTACTTAAATTAGCATATCTTAAATCTGCATTAAATAAATTTGCATTACTTAAATCTGCATTACTTAAATCTGCATTACTTAAATCTGCATTACTTAAATTTGCACGTTTACCACCTTTATTATTCAGCCATAATTTATGGTCTTCTAATATTTTATTTAATTCTAATTGATTCATTTTTATTTGATTCTTGCGTTTGGATTAACTAAATCTTGTGGAACGAATGTGCCATTATTTTTGATAATATTTTTACAGATTGATTTTAATCTGTCTTTTTTATTCCAATATTTTGATCTATATATTTCCCTTACCTTTTCACATTCTGCATATAGGGGTTTATCCATTTCATCATCATGAATAATACTTGTTTCAAAAGCAGTTTCAATTAAATGCATTTGATCTAATTCAAATATTTCATTTAATTTTTTAACGATTGAACTATCACTACAACTAAAATCATCAATATCACCAATAATAAAATCATTTACTCTACCGACATATGATAAGAACATTGCACCCTTTGCACATACGGTACATTCTGGAATTGATTTTGTATTAATAATATCCTTAACACTTTCATAATCACTATCAGTATAATCTTCTAAACCATCAACGGTACATGTTCGATTAAAATTAAATTTATTTATATTAATTCTTAACAATGTATCTCTTGCAATTTCAACCCTTTTTTCTGCATCTGTCATTTTATTGAATGCATCATTTGATTGTTCGATTCTTTCTCTGAGTTGTTTAAGTGACTTTATCATTATTTTATTTATTTAATTGATTTAAGTGTTTTTATTCTATTTTTGGTTGTGTTATCTATATATTAATAGATATTTCCGAGTGAATAAATTCCTCAGATTAAGGTTGCACAACCAACCTAATTACTTTCGTAATCAAATTAATTTATTTAATTGGTCTTAGGCCAAACGGAACGCAATCTAGTCCATATTCAAAAGTATAACCTAATAATTCCAATTCATTTAAAAAGTTATTTAATTCATTAAATGGAATTTCATTAGGAAACATATATGAATATTTTTCACAAACATTTTTTACCTGTGTAGGTACTAAGTTTAAATTTTGAAATAGGTCTTCCATAATTAAATTAGATAAAGTCAATATTTTCAACTTTAAGGTTATAACCAACCAAATTGGTCAATTCATTATACAAATCCATATATTCTTCTTTTTTTGCATGAATTGATTCTGCGATATAGGCTCTATTAATCATTGTATGTTGTCCAATATGGGCATATCCACTAAGCAAATTGTAATTATATGGGTGAACGTCATCAATAAAGACTGCATAAACCTCATTATCCTTTTCATGTTTAAAGAATTTTACCTTTGTCATTCCAGTTTCGATTGTTGTATTCATTTCTAATTGTGTTTTGAATTATGGTTCAATATACGCACAAATTTTTTTATTTCCAAACGTATAATCCAAAAATTCTCCAAAAAGCAATAATATTCATACCAAAATAAAATATTAAAATATTTAACATATTTGGATTATTTATCATTGGCATTGTTAAGGTACTAATTAAAATAAATGATAGAAATATTCTAATTAATTCATTTTGGGAATCATACCATTTATTTGATTCTTTTATTAACTGTTTCATATAATTTTATTTATTTTCTATACCAAATATTAGTTGTGCCATACAATGTAGTTTTATTAATCGGGATTTGATAATTAATATTATCTTGATTAATATTATTATATGGTAAATAAAATTTATTCTTATTAATCGGAGTTATATAGATTAATAAGAATATAATTATAAGGAATATTTTTTTAAACATATTTAATTTATTTTATTACCACCTCACGATTAATGCTTCCAGTTTATCACCTAATATTGATGATCCATAATTTTCATATTTCATTTTAATTAATGGATAATATTCACTCCCATTTGGAGTTGTAATAATAAAAGGTAATTTTCTTTTATCCTCACTAATTTGTAGTGCATCTAAAATAAAATCATTTAAGTTATTTGGTTCTCCATCAGAACTACGCACAACATTGTATAAATGTTCATTGCCTTGTTCGTCTGTAATTTTAAGTTCAAGTTTCATATTTAATTTGTGATTGATAATTAAGTTCATTTAATAGGTAACGCCATTTATACTTTACCTTTAGCCGTAATTTTTTAATAAGCCATACCCAAACCCCATTTTACTTTTAATGTCTAAACATTCCTCATAAGTTCCTTCGAATATAACTCTCATTGTAGGACTTAATAAACTAATTACTTTATAATTATTCATCTGTGTTATAATATTATAATTCAATTAATTCACAATGATATTCAATTGTTAATTTAGGTTCTGTAATGATATTATAATCAATCCATTTACCTTCTTTGACTAATTTGATTTTTTTTCTGTTAAATAACTTTCGATTTTTTTTATTATCTTGAAGCATATTTTTAATCGTATCTTCTTTAAATTTACTATACTGAACAGGAAATAAATCTTCAACACTCAAACCAATAATATCTCCAAGTGAAAATGGATTGGAACTCATGTCATAAAAAGAAGTGATTATTGTTTCTTCTTGATTATTTAAATATAAGTGAATTGTCATTTTATTTTAATTAAAATATTCCAATATCAATTTTGTATTAATTATTAACCAGACAATAACTGTTGGTACAAATAATCTCCAAAACCATTTTTTGTTTGCGTAAATCTTTTTAAATGAATTCATAATTGTATTTTATTTAATTTAATAATTTTTTGTTATGTTATCTATTTTATATAGATATTTCCGAGTGAATAAATTCCTCAGATTAAGGTTGCACAACCAACCTAATTGCTTTTGCAATCATATATTCAAATATAAGCAAAAAAATATTAGAAACAAAAAAAATCCCCAAGAAATATTTTCAAAGGGTTTTAAATTTATTCTTTGATTTTTCTAGTTTATAATCAAATAATTCAATAAATTCAATCTTTTCCTTTTTAGTAGAATTATTAAACATATTTACAATAAGAACATCCCAATCACCGCTTTCAATCATTAGATCACGGTATGAATCAGTAAGTTCTTTAATGTTCTTTGAATTATATCCTGTATAAAGATAATCTTCAGCTTGCTTATCGTATAATCTATAGTACATTGTTATTATAGAATTGAATTAAATATTATGTCTTTTTCTTTTGGATTTAAATTAATTACTTTCCATATTGCTTGTTTATGAAAAGTAGAACCGTTGAATGCCAATTTAAGAATATGTCTTATTGCATCCATATCAGATTTAAATTTATTTTTATCATCAATTTTTTGAATTTGATAATCACCGTCTTGAGAACCCTCACAAATGAAAATACCCCAACCTTCCGATTCTGCAATTAAATTAATTTGATCTATTGACATAACATAATTTGGTTGAATTAATTATTCAAATATAAGCAAAAAAATATTAGAAACAAAAAAAAATCCCCAGAAACTTTCTGAGGACTTTAAATCAATCAATTTAACCTTAATCAACTATGAAAGAAAATTGTGGGTGCGGAGTGATTCGAACACTCGACCTTTGTCTTATGAGGACACCGCTACCAACCAACTGAGCTACGCACCCATTTTAATTAATATTTACTATTTAAAATTGCATTTAAAGTTCCTTTACTTGAAATGTTAAATTTTTCCATCACTTTCTTATAACTTTTTACTTTGTTATGATATTCTTTTATTTCTTGATAATTATATTTTTTTAGAAATGAAGCTGCATGTAATGCCTTTTTTAATCTAATTTCTTCTGGGATATCATACATATTATCTGAATGTGTACCTATTCCAATATTATCCCAAGAATTATCACTAGAGATACTATTTAAATGTCTAACTACAATACCTTCTTCGAAAATTTTATCACCAAATTTTTGATATGCTTGTAGTCTATGAAAATAGACTCTAATGCTTTTATTATGAAACCTAATTCCGAAACCTAAATATCCAGAATTTGAATATCCTTTTAATTCAATCCCTTTAGGATTAATACATTTTCCATCATTTGTTATTCTATAACCCTTTTCATATGCAAATAATAACGCATCATTCAATTTACTCAATTTATTTTATTTTAATCTAATTTTTATTAGTATCAAGGGCGGGACTTGAACCCGCACGAGCTATGCTCACAAGATTTTACTTACTACTATTACTTTCGTAATCCGCATTTGCGTTGTAGTCTGGACTATATCTTCACCATATTTAATTTAATAAACTTAGGTGTTTCGTACATAGTCTCTGAACCTTCCTCATTTAAAGATATATACATTATCTTTATTTAGAGGCTCGGCTGCTGATTGTCCAATATCAGTTATTTTTATAACATTCACACCCGTCATTTCTAACCATGTTGTAGTTAACTGATCTCTAAGGATATTCCAGCAATTCTCGAAATTACTACCATTTAGTTTCCCAAATAGCGACCAATGTTGTTCAAGATAACGATGTAATTTTGAGTGATTATTTTTTTACCCTTTCTCTATTATAGAGAAATACACACTCTCTACATCGTTTTCTTTCGACAACTTCATGACTCCCACAATCTACACATATTCTCATAGTATTTACATTAAAAATACTATGGTAAACACATTAAATTAATTTGAAGCCAAAAGTTTTAGTCTTGCGTGTCTACCAATTCCACCACCCTGACATTTATCGAGACTTATTCCCGATTTTGTATTACAAATATATACATTGTTGATTTACCAAACAAGAAATATTTTCATTTTTTTTTTATTTAAAATAGAATTTAAAAACTACTCGATCATTATTTACGAACCCTACATTCATCACGCTTCACTTTTTTTTAAGTTAAACATAAATTTAAATAACAATCAAGTAGTTAATAGTAAAATCATTGCATGGGTTTTCGACCATTTAATTGTATTCTATTTCGCAATGATTTATTCTTTTAAATCTTTAATAGATATTTTCAAAACGCTTTAAAATTGGTAGTACCAACTCTTTTCTTTGCTCCAATAAACCCTTTTCAATATATCCAAGGGGTCTCTTAGAACCATCACTCATCATAACATAATTGTTTTCGAGTTGTTCATGTGCTTCATTCCAATATGCGTTTAATGCATTCATGATAATGCCAGATTCTAAATCATCTAACTCAATTGTTTTTTTCATTTTATTTTAATTAAGCTTTTTCAAATTCTTCAATCACTTTTAAAATATCCGAACCCTTCCATTTTTTACCATCAGTTTCGTATATACCACCATAATTTTTAATAAAATTATATAAACTTTTTAAATGATTAATTTCAAAAGTCATACAACCAACTTTAACATTGTTGTTATCAATTTTAGTTACAGTATATCCATTAACTTTAATACCATAAGGTTTAGCCCATTTACCATTTTGGAATACTATATCATAAGATCCACCAGTAGCATATAAAGTATTAGATTTAGAAGAATAATATAAGTAATAACCTCTTAAAGTACCTTCCACACCATCTAAATAATATATATTACATGGTACTGAATATCTTCTTTTAGCTTCTTCAATTAAAGCTTTCTGAACTTCTTCATTAGTTGCGGGTCTAGCATATTTAAATGCTTCTTCATTACATATACAAGTTATACCATTATGATCTAATTTTTCAACCCATTGACCATCACTAAATCCATACCCATAAACAACACCAATTTCATTTACAGAAGTACAACAAAATATTTTGTTTGGGTTATGGGTAAGTATATACCATTTACCAACTTCTGGTTTAATTGATTCTATTTCAGATGCTAATTTAAGTGCTAAATCCCAATCTTTTGGTAATTTTAAAATAGTTACATTTGGGTGATTACCGTGTATTGGATTTGAATGACAACTGTACATTCCATTACCACCATATTGATTTACTTGTATATAATCTTCTTCAACAGAATAACTATCAATATTTTTTTGATAACCTAACGAAATTAATTCTTCGATAAAGGCTTTTTTTAATGTAAATGAACCTTCTATTGCTAATTTATTTTTAAATATTTTATTCATTTTGTTTCGGGTCTTTCTTATTTTAATACTTTTAAAATATCTTCTTTTCCAATCACAATCCTCCTTAGAATCATACTCAATGATTTATCATTAATTTCATTAAGTAAATCAGATAATAAATTTTTATGTTTATCATCATAAGGTTCTAAGTCATCAATTAAGTAGTCATCAATATAGTATTCAGAATTTGCACAAGGAATAAATTTTTTACCTGAATCAGTAAAACCACTACCATTTAGAACAGTTAATGTTTCACCTGTTTTAGTATTTAATACCTTCTGATATCGTTCAAATGCTTTCATGTGATTTTAATTTATCAATACAATATTTTAATTTCAAATAATCTTTAATCGGCATGTTAACAATACACCAATCCGAATGGTATTTTTCAGTGAAACTTAATTCAGACGGATTAAATTCATATGAATTATTTAATTCCAAATGACTTAATATTTCCGTTACCTCAACAAATTTAACGAAAGATTCTGGATTTACAAATAAAGTAATTGTCATAACAAATTTTCTTCAAACTTTCTTTTAGATTTTTCAATTACGAATTCATTAGATTCGATTTGTTTTAATTTATCTGATTTAGATAGGTTATTAAAAATTTCCAAATCCTCATCATCCCAATCAGATTCTCCAAAATAATCTGAATAACTCTCAATTAATTCATTTAATGAAGTTGAGTTATAACCAGTTGCCATATAACGACCAGTCTGTTTGTCAAATAATCTGTAAAACATTCCCATTTCATTGTTGTTTGATTAATCAAATATAAACAAAAAATATTATAAACCAAAAATCCCCAAGAATTATTCAAGAGGATTTTTGATTAGATATTCTATTTTAAACAAATTGATTGATATAATTAATCAAATTTGGATTTTCTTTCTCAATGAATCTAATCCCATATTCGATATCTCTTGGAGAAGAAACAGCATCTGTACTATTACCCATATCATCCGTACCGATAATTATTGCATTTGATACAATTGGATATCTCCAATCTGGATACATAAATGCACCCTGAATTGTTTCGGGTCTAAGCAAAGATTCATCATCGCAGTACATTGCATCACCATTAGCATAACTAATAGGACAAGTAAATGTTGTACATTCATTTCCGATTGCCTCATATATGGAATCTAGTGAATTCTCAATGTTAATTTCAGTAACTGTCTGATTCTCAATGTCAATTTTGATTGCTCTCATGTTGATATTTGTTTTTGATTGATTGAATGATCAAATATAAGAAAGTATCTTCGAATTTCCAAAAAAATTAATTTAATAATTCAAATAAAATTGATTTTAATGCAGTCTCCAAGGTTTTATCATTGGTATTGCATGGATAGATTTCAAAATCAGGATTGTATTCAAATAACCTATTTCCGTCCTTTGTGAAACGAACATTACCATTACTATCATCATACTTCTTATTCATCCAAACCCAAGACCATATCGTGTAATAGTCTCTTACAGATAAATCCAAATAATTTGGATAGTTTGGTAGATAAAAATCCAATACAGTCTTAATATCGGATTTCATTTGCTCTCTTACTTCTTTTGTGACTTTCATAACAGTTAGAATTGATTGAATGATCAAATATAAGCAAAAAAATATTAGAAACAAAAAAAAATCCCCAGAAACTTTCTGAGGACTTTAAATGAATAAAAGTAATTAAATTTTATTTAATATTTAATCCGCATTTGAACCCAAGATAGCCGCAATTACAACCCAAGCTGCAACAAAGACAAATACCAATGCTCTACCGATTTTCTGAGCCTTGGTTGGCTTATATTTATCCTTTTTCTTTTTATCATTGTCATCATCCGAAATTGAGAAGTCAAACATGGACATTGTGGGATTATCTAAATTAGATAATTCAATTAAATTTGATGATGTTTTTTCAACCATAACTGTCTTTGGGTTAAAGACCGAAATAAACAGAATTCCAATAATTGCAAATAGTTTAGTCATTTTTTTTTGTTAATTATTTTGTGTTGTATTATCAATCATATATGCAAATATACAAATAACATTCTAATAAACAAAAAAAATCCCCAGAAACTTTCTGAGGACTTTAAATCAATCAACTTAACCTTAATTACAAAAACACAATCTTAATATTTTAAAATAATTTATTCCAAACATTGTTTTCTTTAATTTTAAATGAAATATCTTCATTGAAATGTTTACATAAACTATTTTTTAAGCCGTCAATAGTTTGCCCACCTTTTCCAATGATAAGTCCAGGTCTATTTGATTCAATTAAAATAATAACATTGTTCTTGTTTTTATTTACTTTAATCGAACTAACAAAATCCAAAGGATATGTATTTTGCAGTTGATAAAAATACATATAAATTTCTCTACGATATTCTTTTGAATTAATCTCATGTGTTAATCCAAGAAGTCTTTTTAAATTATTTAAAACCATAATCAATTTATTTATTCCTTATAATAATTTCCAAATCCAGACCCATTTTATTTACTTTTAATTTTAATTCATCAAGAATTTCCTCTAATGTTAGTTCCTTAACGGTACATTTATTCATATTATTTTCTTCAATATCGAAGAATTTATGAATTGATTGAACTGGAATATTTCCAAATGAATCTTTATCATGCGAAAATTCCCATGTATTAATACCTCCAAAGTATGTATATTCCCAATAATCAATAAGATTATTTGTGTGATCATTTGGATACGCTTTATCCAATAGTTCTTTTAACTGTTGAAAAGTACCGTTATTTTGAACAATACATTTACCTTCTGCCAAATCTTTTACACTATAGATTTTATCATTTGAAATTAATTCATTGATTGAAACAGGTTTATATTTCATTTTAATTAATTTTTATTTGCCAAATCAGATATCAATAAATTCATTGGATTATTCTCATTATCCAAATTCATATAAAAATAAAGTAACTGAGTTGCAATTTCAACTTTCGAAATTTCAGTCTCAAATTTAAAAATATTTGACTGATTTTCTAATTCATCTAAAATGAATTCAATTCCATTTTCCCTATCCAAAATACCTTCTGGAAATGAAAGTACAAAATTGGTAAACTTTTTACCTGTCTGATAAACAAAAGTATATAATTTATTTTTGTTTACCCAAATTCCATTTCCCTGTGTTTCTCTATCCATAATTTATAAGGTTTGATTGAATAACCAAATATAAGAATAAAATTGTTAATAACAAAAAAAATCCCCAGAAAATTTCTGAGGATTTTAATTAAATTAATTTAAATAATTACTTTCCGATATTCTATATCTAGGATAGTCACTGGATACAGAAATTATTTCCTGAATTGAATCTTTCATTCCATAGTAAGCAGTCCACCAAATTGAAATAATTTGATTATTATTTAATTTAACTTCTGCACTCCATGAATTTTCTAATTCATTTAACTTAATATCTTTCATATTTAAATTAATTTAAAACTTGTTCAACTGCTTTTCTCAATGCTGTCAATAATGTTGCATCATTTGTATTACATGGATAAAATACAAAATCGGTATTTCTCTCCAATAACCTCTCTCCATTTTCTTTAAAATCCACATTCGGATTTTCCTCCACAATACCGTTTATTTTGACCGTACTAGGCGAATAACGGTTTTGATATACCTTATGCCATATAGCAAACAAAACGCTCTCAGGGAACTCTGTAATGATTCCAGAAACGTTATAATAATCCAATACCACTTTAATATCGGACTTCATAGTTTCAAATACTTCTTTTGTGACTTTCATAACAGTTAGAATTGATTGAATGATCAAATATCGTAAATATAATTTTAAAAACAAAAAAAATCCCCAGAAAATTTCTGAGGACTTTTAAATATCTAAATTGATTTAATTAAACCAATTCAAGGATTTTTCTCTTACCTCTTGGTTCTTTACCATCGTGTAATGCCTTGTAAGAATCAATTCGTTCGTTTTCGGTCTTGACAATTTGATTGAAATTTTTGACTGCCATCCCAATATTCAAATCAATTGATTTACTTGAAATAATTGAATCCGCTTTTGTGGTTTTAATCATGTCCAAGCTCATTGAATCATGCTCTAGGATATAATTTAACCCAGCATAGGCCAAATATCTATTCATGGCCGTATAGCCCAATTCTGATGCCTCTAATTTCATTCTGTCATAAGCATCCTGAAATTTAGATGTAGGGAAAAATGTACCTTTGGTAGCCTCATAAAAGAACGGCAAAATATGTTCCTGCTTTAACTCCTGAGACTGCATTTTCTCTTGGAATTCAAAAGCCAAATCATTATTATTTACCCAATCTTCGATCACTGGAATAAGCAAATCAAAATTTATTCCAAGCTTATTTGCATGGGTATTGATTGTATTTCTGACCTTTGCAAATACCTCATTTCCTTTGGATATTCTAGTCATGCCATTTAGACAAACCAAACGCTTAAACATTTCCACCATACCAAAAGACTGACCACCTGCAAGACCTCCGTTAATTCCTAGCATGGAACTAACTTTATCATGCAATTTTCTCTCCCCAGATTCTGTAGGAAATTCAAATCTAACTTGGTAGTTACCTCTTGCATCAATTTTGCCCGATATATCGAACTTTAAATTTCTGTCTGTAAATTCATTACCAAAAATCTCAATAATATCATTGGGTTGAGTTAATTTGAAATTTTTGGATACAAATCCATACAATACCTTGTCATCGTTAATGACCGCCTTATCGTACCCAGATGGCAAAACAATGTTCGCATCGGATAGGACTGTTTTTGCATTTACCAAATTTACTTTGGTTTTCAAATCAGATAGTTTGGTAGATATTACCATAATTTTTAGTGACTTGGTTTTGCCCCCAAGCGGGTTTTCATTTAACACTCTACAAAGTTAATTAACTTTTTTAGAATACAAAACATTTATTTAAATTTTTTTCAAAAAAAAATCCCCAGAAACTTTCTGAGGAATTTTAAATATCTAAATTGATTTAATTAAACTGTGTGATACTGAATTGCTTCTGCCAAATATTCCAGTTTAATTTCTTTTGAATTGTGCAATTGTGCAATTACTCTAGAAATTTGAATAATTGAATCTAATTTAATTAAATCAATATTATCTAACTTACTATATGCATTACTTAGTAACGCTCTACCTGCCTCGGATAATTTAAATTCAGGTAAAACATTTGATTTTGCTTCATTTGAACGTTTCACAACTAAATCAACACTCTCTGATATTCTATTTGAAATAATTTCAGAAATATGAGGAACTGAAATTTCAAGATTCAAATGAATTTTTTCCAAGTCTCTCAAGCCATACTCTTCTGTTGTAAAATCTACCTCATCAAATAATTCAGATAAGATAATTAAATCATTATCAGTCGGTTTCTTATCATCTACATTAGAAGCCTTGACCAAGCGAATTGTAAATCCACCTAGTAAGGCAATTTCGAATGCTCTAGACAAATGTGAGTACAATCCAGTAACATTGTCTCTGTCTAATAAAACTAAATTTCTCATAATTAATTTGTTTAGGTTGGAAATGATTGAATGATCAAATATACAAATAACATTGTGATAATTAAAAAAATCCCCAGAAAATTTCTGAGGATTTTAAATCAATCAACTTAACCTTAACTATCTAACCTTAATCTTTTCAATTCAATTGAAAAATTAAATGCACGTTCCATTGGTGTGGGTTCATTATCAATTTCACGGAATTCGGGTGTGAAATAACCATCATCAGTATAAATATTCTCATTTGTTTCCCCATTAAATTTATTTAAAATAAATTCAATTTCAGGTGTTTTCGGTAAAATCAAATCTAACCAAACATATGAATAATTTTGTTTAAAAATTGACCAAGGAAATACCGTGTTTTCAATTACTCGAACATTGTTAGGGAATTGGTAAATGTCTCTTACTGTCGATCTATTTACATTAATAGATTCTATTGCTTCTGCTTTATTAAGCCACTCATTGTAAGCTAAAGTATTCATGTTAATATCGGTTAAATTTGATTTAATAATCAAATATATAAATAACATTGTTAAAAACAAAAAAAATCCCCAGAAAATTTCTGAGGACTTTTAAATACATTGTTTATTTTAATTAATCCTAGCATTTATTGTAGCTACATTAATTAAATGTCCATCTACTTCAATTAAAACATCCGATGTATATGCACTATATTTTTTACCTCCAATTGAAATATATCCATCCAGATGATATCCAGATTGTTTGGGGTTTGACAATGTACGGTTTCCAAAAATTTCTGTTTTAATTAATTTAGGAAACATACCAGACTTATCGTAGGTATTTGATATGCACAATGCCTTGTAAGACCGTACAATATTCCACGGTCCAACTGTCTCCATTGTTCCACGGATCTCATCCTGAGTTATATCAATACCCAGAATCTCACATTGTTCCTTGGTTAACTTAATTGAACCAGTTGGATTAAATACTTCAATAGCTTTCATAAATCACATTATTTAAGGTTAGAAATGACTGAATGATCAAATATAGCAATAACATTGTAATATTCCAAAAAAAATCAAATATTTTAATTACATTGTCTACTTTAATTACGTAGTACATAATTAATTATACTAATTGTAATTAAAAATGTAACAATGTCTATAGTTGTAACTAATAACATTGTAAATATCCTATACGATCTTTTTGATTTCATTTTATTTGAATTTATTTTTTTAACCTATATAAAATATTTCTACCAGTTGGATTTGCACTTACCTGACTTTCAACCCATTTATCCTGAGACTTAATAAATGAATTAAATTGATTATCGGATATTCCGATCAAAACATTGTCGTACTCAACTGTGATCTTTTTTCGCTTATTTTCAAGCGAATTCCACACTGCCAAACATTGTTTATGCATAAATGAATTATCCAGATTAACTACATTGTCACCATCCAGATAATACCTAGATTCAACGTTATAACTAAATAACATTGTAACATTCTTGAAAGTATAAGACTTCTGCTTCATTTTAACACGGGTTTAAAGTACAATCCAAATATAGCAATAACATTGTAATATACAAGCATATTAATCAAATTAATCCCAAAATACCGTAACAATGTTATTTAAATTTAAATAAAAAACCCCTACCAGATTCCGATAGGGGTTAAATTAATTTAATTGGTTTCTAATTCGATTAACTTGGTTTCCTGTTTGCTATCCTGTTCGTTATCCGATAGCATCACATAAACCATTTTAAAAAATTCTTCATTCCAAAGCCTGTGCAACCTTGCTTTTTTGTTTACTGGGTTGCCTTCGAAATCCACCATATAAACGGTAATATTCCGATCGTGGTTTCTCGAATTAAATAGGATAGTATTGTAAATCTCAATACTCCCAGATTCTAAATCGTATTTCTTTAAGAAACTGGCTTTTGCAGGAAAAACAAATCTCTCCCTGTGTTGCATTGAGTTAATTAACTCAATGAATTCATTTAAATTAGATGGCTTTTGCATGGCAAATACATGTTTGATTGAAACTGTATGCAATATATAAAGTAATATTTAAAAATCAAAATTTAATTTTAATAGAATTTATCTATAATAACTAATTTTAATTACAACTAACGAGTAAATTTAGAATAATTCTAAATAATATTTATTTAAATTAATTTAAAAAATTTTCAATTATATGTTTGCAATTCAAATAAATTCAATTAACTTTGTATCAATGATTGAAACGGTTTCAATCAGTGTTTAACCTTAATTATCTTAATTATGGCAAATGCCTTAAAAACAGCGGACTTTAAAGCCTTGGTAGAAATGAGCAAGGCGGAATTGGCAATTGAATTCGTTTCAAATGCTGAAAAAATTGCAACTCTTAAAGCTAACCTTAAAAAGCTTGAGGAAAGAAATAGCCAAATTGAGGCTATTTTGTTACCCCAAATTGGGCTAAAATATCAGCCCAAAGATACAGACTTTATTTTGATGCCAAAGCTTGTCAAAGGGCGCAAAAGTACCTCATACGCTTCAATTGTTAAGGATGCACCCAAAGCTTGTAAACTTTCGGATACTCAAAAAGCCGTATTTGCGGACTTGGTTTCTGAAAATACCAAGTTTGGCGAAGACAAAAAGACTATTCAAATTATTGAATAAAATCTTAAAATCCCTTGCTTTTGTAAGGGATTTTTTTATGATCCTATAAACTATAAATTAAGTTTAAACGTATAATTTAATAAAGTTAAATCAATTATTAAGTACGAAATTAACTCGTTAGTTTAAAAAAAGGGTTTAGTTCAACTAATTTTATTCATAACTAATGTCTAAAATATTAGTTCCAGAATAGTGTTCCACGTGAAACTATAAACATATGTTTTAAGTATGAAATTAACTTGTTAATTCAAATTATATATTTCGTTTAAACTAAAAATTAAATTTAAACTAATATCTAAAACTTTAGTTCTATTATTAAGTTGGTTAACTAAACTTTTTTATTATATAAGTAGGTTGGAGTCTACTCGGTGCTACTCTTTTGAAGTATTACAGTAGTAAAGTTAATTAATTATTTTAAATAAAACAAAATAAATTTAATATTTTTTTTCTTGGTTAATTTTTTGGAATTGTCCAGGATTTTTATTAAGGAAAATTTTTTTTAAATTATTTTAAATATTTTCGCTCAATTGTTTTTTATTTAAATTAATTTAATTACTTTTGAATTGTCAATCGGGTTGGCATACGGCTAATTGAAGTATTGATGGGTGAACGGCACTCTTCCCTATATAACTAGGTGACAATCCGAAGCGAAATAAAGGAAAAATTCGCAAGCCTATTTCAGGTATATAACTGATATAGCAATTCAATCAATTTATTTATTAACCTAAAAAAAAACTAGATTATGAAAAATCTAAAAATTTCAAACAGCCTTGAAGACGTTTTAGCACCTGTTAATGCTGTTAATGCAAATAGTTTATTCAAAAATGAAACTATTGCATTGCCAAAAGGTTACGATAAAGCAATTGTTTCAGGTGACAAAGTTTATGGCTTTGTATCTGAAAATTTTGGTTTAATCAAACCAATGGATGCTTTCCAAACTTTCAGTGAAGAATTTGAAAAATTTGGTTTAGAATTCGAACCTGTTGGAAGAATCGATTCAAGAGGTAATTGGGAACTACGTTTCAAGTTCATGAATGAGGGATATACTAAGCAAGTAGGCGATGAACTATTTGCTGCGTTATCATTTGGCGGTGGTCTTGCTGGATCAAGAAGTACATACCTTAACGATTTAGTATATCGGAAAGTATGTTCAAATGGAATGCACCGAATTGTTTCTGAAATATTAATGAATAAAGTACGGAACACAAAAAACAATCATGAACTAAAATTCGGAATTGATTTCGAAAAGCTTTTGCCATTGGTTGAAACTTTTGCAAATAATCACGATTACGTGCAAGAGCAAATTAAATTGCAGGATGCTGAATTGAAAAATGAGCATATTTTGCCATTCTTCTATGAGGCAACAAAAGGAACCAAGTTCCCAGAAAGCAAGTTTCAAACTGCATATGACAGAATGAAACTAGAAGCTTCGGAATTGGGGTACACCAGTATGAATCGTTACCTTGCATTAGCAGGATTGAATTACATATTGGAGCATGATTCTATGGCTTTAGACCTAGTTTCAACTAGAGACATCGACCAAAAAATTATGGGCAATTCAGATTTAAATATCGGAATTGCGGTCAAAAATTTCAACCAGATAGTAAAAGCTGAAAACGAAAGAATCAGTTCATATCAGGCTGAAAATGATGGCAAATCGCCAAGAGGCAAGCGCAAAGTTTTGGAACTTGTCTAAACAAAATTAAGGCAAGGGATTTTTTCCCTTGCTTTTTTATTACCCAGACTAACTAAATATTATACCATCCCTTATTATTTAGTTCAGGTCCAATTGATCGCTGGATTAATGAAATTAATTTACTTTAATTATTTGCCTGAAATTAGCCGCATAGAGAAGCGCAATTATAAAAATGATATAAGACTATACCTGAAAATAAAAGTCTCTTAAACGGGCTTAAAATAGGCTTAAATATGATCAATGTTTTTACCCTACCCCCAGAACACCCCCATACCTATACCCCTAGTTCCCCCCACTAAATACCCCGTCAACTACCCCTTTAGATACCCCGTATCCCCCCCGTAGTCCCCCTGGGGTTTTAGTTGATTCTGAGGTGGGGGGCTACAGATTCAATGTTTGTATAAAAATTTTGGTATATATTTTTTTATCTAATCAAATATACGGTCTATAATTTTTTATATTTTTTTATAGTACTAAATATAAATATGTACAATATAGTATAACATAAATTCATATATTAAAATATCAACAATACAAATATTATACAGAAATAAAATTTCAATTTTTTTATTGGGGACCCCCCTCCCTTTAAAACAAGGTTTGGTTAAAAAATATTTTTTTGGGAAAAATAGGGTCTGATCGGATTAATTTTCTATAAATTTTTATAGTTTTTTTGTTTTTTTTAAAAAATAACATGATATTTGTTTTAATGAATAAATTCATAATATGGAAAATAAATATTTATCATTTGAGGAGGCTAGAGAATATGTTAGGGGTTTGGGGTTAAAATCTTATAATGAGTGGTTATTATATAAAAAGTCTGTAGATTTTAATAAGAGGTTGCCTAATAATCTTTATTATTATAAAAAGGAAAATGAGGATTTTAACATTGGTAGATTTTTGGGATATAAAAAAGAGATTATTATTAAATATGAAGATATTAGGGAATTTTTAATAAAAAATAATTTAGAAAAAATAGAGGATTGGTTAGATTTTAAAAGAAAATATAAGGGTACTGATAAATTACCTGAAAACATACCATTAAATTTAGATGAATATATTAGGAAATTGGGTTTTAAAAGTTTTTATTCTTTTATAAAAAATAATAAAAATGGTAGATTTTTACCATTTGAGGAGGCTAGAGAATATGTTAGGGGTTTGGGGTTAAAATCACATAATGAGTGGAGGAAATTTTCAAAATCAGATAAAAGACCAAAGAATATACCCTCAAGTCCAAACACTGTATATAAAAATGATGGATGGGTTGATATTGGGGATTGGTTGGGTTATAATTGTGTTAAATATTTGTCATTTGAGGAAGCGAGGGAATATGTTAAAAGTTTAAATATTAAGAGTATTAAAGAATATAAAAAAATGGATATTGATAATATACCTAAATGTCCTGATATTGTTTATAAAGACAAAGGATGGATTAATTGGAGAACTTGGTTATTTGGTGAATATGTTTCATATGAAAATGCGAAAAAATTTGGAAATTCTTTAAATTTAAAAACAAGAAATGATTGGATTCAAGCTAAAAAAGAAAATAAAATACCTTTAAATATACCTCAAAATCCCGATAAATTTTATAAAAAAACAGGTGAATGGGAAAATTGGACAACATTTCTTGGAGATAGGTATAATGATGTTGTTGGATATGATTTTATGCCATTTTATGTGTTTATGTCATTTAAAGAGGCTTGTGATTATGTTAGAAAATTAGATTTAAGAAATGAAAAAAATTGGAGAAAATATAAAAAATCTGGTAATAAACCAATTAATTTACCTGCACATCCAGACAGAACATATAAATCTGAGTGGATATCATGGCCTCATTTCTTATGTTATAAATTTCCAAATGCAGATTTAATGTTTAGTTATTGTATTAAAAATGGTATTGATAGTTCTGAGAAGTATTATGAGCATTGGTTGAATAATCCTGGTTGTGGATTGCCCTATAATCCAATTACTTATTATAATTTAAGGGAAGTTGAAAAACTGTAATTATTTTTATTTTTTTATACCTATTATATAGATAAACATATCATCAGTAAAATCATCATGTATTGTAAAGTTATTATTTTTTATTTCATTTTTTAATTCTTCTATTTTATCCATCCATCTATTTTTTGGTTCCACTATTAACACATATTGATATGGTTTTAATATTCTATTAGCTTCTTTAATATATTCGTTATAATTAGTTCCCATAAGAGATAATGAGAATATAACCACATCCATAGAATTATCTTCTAGTGGTGTGTTAGATATATCACATGCAATTACTTCATCATTTATTGCTATATGATCAAATGAATATAATTTATTTTGTATTAGAGTTCTTAGAGGGTCTAATCCACAACCTAGGTCTGCCACAATCCAATCTGGTCTTTTATTTACATAATCAACAATATAATCAAGATGATTAGTTTTCCATTTAGATTTTAGTTCATTATAATATGTATGATATAGTTCCCATTCCTTTGGGTTTTTAGTTAGTTTTATATTTAGGTTTTTCGAATTTGAGTTATACCATCCGTTATTAATATAAGTAAAATCCCTATATTTCTTTTTTGCTTTGTTATAGTCAATATCGATTAATGGTACTGTAATTTTATTTCTATTTATGATTAAATCATAATTTCCTGTTTGTATTCTATTAATAATATTATTTAATGCAATTTTAGCATTTTCAAAAAGAGTTTCTGGTTTAGGTATATTTCCGTTTGTTGGTAATTTACCATCGATTGCAGCATCTGATATAGTTCTTTTATTTTTTATGATAGGTAACCTATAATCTCTATCAAAAGACCATTCACCATATGGTTGATGTCTTATTATGATTTGAGGAATTAAGATATCTACAGTGTTTTTGGGGTATCCAATTCTACACAACCTACCAACAATTTGATCGTACTCAGCAGTCGTCCAAGGAAGTGATAAGAATATAATTTTATTAAAGTTATATTGAAGTCCATTAACTCCAGTACTAAGAGGCATACTACCAATAATGATATCAATATCACCATTGATTGCGGAATTTAAAACATTATCTCTTTCTTTTGGGTTATCTCCAGTGAATTTTTCAATTCTATAATTTGTTTTTTCTCTTAATAAATTAAAAGCTTTATTAACAATATTAGTTGTGTATTGTGTATAGATAATCGTACCCTTTGTAATTAAATTATTTTCTAGTAAATAATTTAATTTAATTGGGGATAGAATGATATCCATATCTGGTGTTGATCCGCTTCTTTGTATTTTGGTTATCTCATTTATATAGTAATGCCCATCTATTTCTATTTCTGTTTGATTTAGTTTAATATCACTAAAATCCAGTATATATCTTAATCCGTTTATGGTTAATTGTTTAAATATACTAATACAACTATTAACATCATTTGTTGTTGTTAATTCTGGATATTCTTCACCAGTAATCATTTCCAAAATTGCTTTTGCCTCTGATAATTCATTTATAACTGGAGTTGCTGTCATACCTAAAACTTTCAAATTTTCATTTTTTTCACCAGCTTTTATTACCAAAGTATTTATTAATTTTCTTCTTGTAGATGTTTCTGAATTATCTCTTTTTTTTACTAATTGTATTTCATCCAATACGATAAAATCAATGATATTGTTATCAACTATTTTAAGTATATAATTTTGAAATGAGGTATTCTGATATTTTTCATAATTAAATATAACATAATTATGTTTATTCTTATTGAATATATAATTATTTCTACTAGGATTTGTGATTACATTAGAATCTGGAAAAGCATTTTTTATATTATCTTTCCATGTTTTAACTGTAGAGTTATATACAACAATAATTGTTAATTTTGCATTAATATATCTAGATGCTATTATTGCTGATAATGTTTTACCAGAACCCGTTCCAGACCAATTACCATATCTATTTTTTTTACTTAATCTATAGCAAATTAATTTTTGCATCAGATTAGGTTTTACAATATTATTATTAATATCTTTATATTGAAAACCTTCTGGTATAACAAGATTATTTACTTCTTGATATTCTTTTAGAAATAATTCTCTAAATTCAGTTAGATTTTTTCCGAAGTTTATTTCATTTGAATTTAATTCGTTTAAGATTTCTGTATTACCGTTAAGAACTTGATTCCAAATTTTATTTAAATTAATTTTAAAAATAAATTCTATAGTTTCCAGATCATCTGATTGTACTAAATTAGAATCTATATATTGAAGATTTTTTATTTTAACTTTTTGTTCTCTTAATTCATATTCTTTTTCTAGGGTAATGGTGTCAAATTCTTTTATAGGTAGATCATCTTGATCATTTATTATTGTTTGTGTATTATTATTATTTTTAGTTAATTGTTCGGTTGTTTTTAATTTGATTAAATTATCAATTGAACAATCTTGTTCAATTTTTGATAGGATATTTTCTATAAATTCAACTCTTTCTTTATTAGTATTAGGTTTTGTTGAAAATTCGTTGAATATTGAAGAATTTAGTAAACATTTTATTGCTTCATCGTTTTGTTTTTCTCTGATTAGAATTAAAAGTTCTGCATCACTTAATACTGTGATGTAATCTTTCAATTTTTCAAGGAAATTAATCAGATTGGTTAACTCAAGGTTCTTCTTTTTGAGTATTTTTGTAAAAAAGTTAATATCTTCTTTATTCTCGTACATCTTATTATAATTATTTTTTACAAATATACATGAAATATTTTTTAATACAAAAAAAATTAATTACATTTGCCAAAACAAATAAATGATTATATCATATAGACATGAAAATTGAAATATCTAATTACGATGCACAGAAGAAATTTAATGCATTATATTGGGGTCAGCCAGTTGGTGAGACATGGGTTGCTATTGGTTATAAGGATACGAAAGTTTGTCAAGCACAGGATGGTTTTAGATTAAGGTTAAAATCGGTTAATGACATTAGTGATGAGGATGCCATTGAGATTGCAAAAATGTATTCTTTAAATATTAATAAGAATGAGTATAGTGTATATAAAAATGATTTTGGTAAAACGTTTGTTTCTTGGGGTGAGACATATTTAGAAAAATTATTAATCGATGATGTTCTTACTAAAAGTGAGAGTGTTGATTACCTAAGATCAAAAGGATATGCATTGCCATATTTAGGATTAAGCGTTCAAGATTTAATAAATGCAGGATGGGTCAAGCTAGTTTAATATGGAAAGATGTTGAAGGGTACGAAGGATTGTATCAAGTTTCAACAACAGGGTTGGTGAAATCACTGTCTTCTAATAAAGGAAATCAATATTCTAATAAAGTGTTTCTAAAAAAACAATTTTTAAACAGGTACGGATATTTAATGGTAACCTTTAGAAAAAATGGTGTTAGAAAAAATTTTACTGTACATAAGCTAGTAGCTAAAGCATTTCTCTCAAATCCTGAAAACAAGCCTCAAGTCAATCACATAAATGGAAATAAGATTTGTAACAGAGTTGAAAATTTAGAATGGTGTACGTCAAGTGAAAATCAAAAACACCGATTTAATACACTTAATCATACTGTATATAATAGACTACTTAACAAAAATGAGGTTTTTGAAATATTATCTCAAAAAGGGAAAGGTTGGAGAAAAGAAATTTCTAAAAAACTAGGTGTTTCTGAGGCTTGTATTAAAGCAGTTAGATCAGGTAGAAATTATAGTGATTGGTACAAAGAATTTATGGGATTAAGTGTTGATGATATGGTTGAGGGTGGTTGGATTAAATTGATTGAGATATGATACCCATTAATTTTGATGAAAAATCACACAAGCTGGTATCGTTTAAAAAATTATCTAATGATTATGAATTAGTGATGGGCGATGTTGCTAGATATGAACTTAGGTTTAGAGTTCCTTTATTATTTGGATTTATTTGGGCTGAATTAAAAAGAGAAGTTAGATTTTATACTATTGTAATAGAAAGAGAAATAATGGAGAATAAATGGAATAAATTAATCGAATCATGAAACTAGATGAATTTGGAAAACAGGTTTGGAAACATAAAACCAACAAAAGACTATTCTTAGAGCAATCTTTTGCTTGGGTTGATGGGTTAATTCTTTTGGATGAAACAATTGGAAGACAGATAGTAGATGAATATAAAGCATCTAGTTATGATTTTAGTGCTTGGGAACCAATGACTAAAGAAGAATATAAATCAGTTAAATCAAAATACAGGGAAATATATAAAATAGATCTATGAAAATACAATTGGAAGAATATTTACATCTACCATATCCGAGTGGGGAGATTGTGGATAGATACTTAGCAGTTTTACAAGAAAATGTGGAATATCCAGCATTTACAATTGATTCAAATCTTAATGTTATTGAATGTGTGGGTATTATTAAAAAAAATGGTTCATATAATTATCATAATAATTATGATGATTCTAGCAATGAGTTATATTGTTTAGTTGGGAATGAATTTAATAATGTTAGATCGGAATATAATCAATGGTTTTCCCTTAATAAAAATGAAGTTATTGAACTACAGAAGAAACTTATTGTTAAGTGGAAAAGTGTATTAGAGAGGGAGCTTAAAAGAATTAATGAATTATGAAACCTTTTTATTGGAGACCTTCTGTTGAAGAAGCGAAACAATTCTTAACATATTCATTTAGGGCAAATCCAATGAATGATGAATATGTTGGAGAATTTTGGAAAAATGATGTACCTGTTGATGTTTTATATCCAGCAAATACAAATCCAAAAGAAGTTGAATTTGCCAAAAAATGGTGGAAAAAGACTAATGAGGAAGATATGTATGTTCTTGAGAAAGAAAGAGAAGCGTTTGAATTATTTTATTCATCATTGAAAAATGAAATTGAGATACATTTATGAAATATAAAACTAAAGATGAATTTATTGCTAATTATTTAGAAAATGATAGAAGATTAAAAAACTGTAAGTTACCATATGGAATGGCATATTTAACTTTGGTTGGTGAGGTTGAGGAGGATGCTGAACGTAAGTGGAATAATTATAAGAAAAGATATAGTACAACTAAAGTGAAAGGTTAGAAAATAATTATTAAATTATGAAAACATTAGAACAAGAAGCTGAAGAATATTTCGATAATAACATATATTGTGATGGGATTACAAATTTTGAGGAAGATATAAGTAAGCGTTGTTTTATCGCAGGGGCAAATAGCAAATCGGTACAAGCTGAGAAGATTATGGCTCTGATTGAAGAAAATGAATCGATATTACAAATGCTCTTTTTACATGGGAATGAATCTAGTAGAATTAGAGTCGCAGGGCGAATAGAATTATTGAAGGAACAATTAAAAAACATATAAAATGGATAACTATTATTTTACTTTAGAAAAGGCTAAAGAAATAAATAATAATCCTGAATTATTAGAAAAAGAGGCTTTAATAATGAAAAAATCTTTTGATACACAAGGTAATCAAAAACATAGTTTAGAAGGACAATTTAATTATCATAATGCATTATTTATGGAAAAGGTTTTTTATGAACAATTGGTACCGATATTTAGAAAATATGTTTGAATTAGAATTGTTGTTAATTAAATATTAAAAATAATTTACCAAATATTCATTTTTTTATATTATTTATAAGTTCAATATATTTCTTCATATGTATTTTATATTTTTTTAGTAATCTAAAGTACATATATTTCCAGTCTAGTTCTTGTACAATTGTTTGTATTGCTTCTGTGAGTATTTTTGGTGGTATCATTTCAACATCGTCATTACCTTGTCTCCATTGGTTGTGTTCACTTAGTATTTTGATAGCTTCCTTATAGTCCATAACTATTTGTATATTATATGCAAATATAATGTTTTTTATTGAAAATGTATTTATATGTATGAAAATTATTTCTATAATTAATGAAGAGATTTCTTCTATATTAGGTGAGAATAAATTAGAAGATAATATATCATTTACAGATACACTACAATTTAAGAATTGGTTTGGTAATTCTAAGGTAGTCGATAAAGAAGGTAATCCATTACCCGTATATCACGGTAGTCCAGTTGGTGGTATAGAAAATTTCAAGAATAAGGATGGTGTTATCGAAGTTTTATCAAGTGGGTTGAAAGAATATGGTATTTTCTTTACAACAAATATTGAGTTAGCTAAATTATATAAAGAAAATAGAAAATTATCACCAGAATATATTAATAATATTAAAAAAGAGATAGTAAAATTACAGAATATACAGAATGATACAAGAAACAGTAAAGAATATTATGAATATAACGATATGATTGAAAAATTAAAGAGGAAATTAAGAGGTGAAATATATCAGTCATATTTAAAAATTGTAAATCCTTTTATATTTGATGCTAAAGGTAAGGATGGATATTATGGTTGGAAAGAAGCCAAGATTGATATTGGTTATAAAACAGCTGTTGGTTTCGATGCTATTGAAGCTGTTGCAGGATATAATTCAATGTATAAATCCAATTATGATGGGATTATTGCAAAAAATATAATTGATTTTCACACGTATGGTAGTGATGATCCAAAACATAAAAATTTTCACGGAGATGCTTATGTAGTTTTTTCACCATCACAAATTATGATTGAAAAGGAAATTTAAAATAAAATGAAAAAGGATATTAAGGAAGTAAAGAATAAAAAAAATAGAATAAAGGGTATTATGGGTTATCCTATTTTGGGTGTTAATTATTTAAATAGTGATTCTGATGGAAGTGGTGAATCATCTGGTGATGGGGGTGGTATGGGTGAGTCCAAAGTAATAGATATTGTTAAGATGTTAGTTGAGGAAGTATTATCTGAAATGCCAAGGGATTTTGATGAGAATATGTTAACCTTCGATAAAATACCTAAGCAGATTTTAGATAATTATTATAAAAATATTACGATTAGTGTAGCATTCGTAAAAAAAGATGGTAGTATTAGACACATGGCATTTAGAAAAAAACTAAATGCATATATTAGGAGTACAAACGAAAAGACTGAACTACAGTCAAATATTTTACAGAACAATAATTTATTGCAAGTTTACGACACTAATTTATTTATTAAAGCAAAAAAAGAGGGTAAAGACCCTAATATGGCAGCAAGAAGTTCATTCAGGAGGGTTACAATGGATAACGTATTGGGTTTTCTGACGGGTGGTAAGTTTTATGATGCAAGGGGTATTAATAAAATAAAGGAAAGATATGGGGAAGATGTTTATAATAGTTTAACACCAGGAATGAAGAAAGCCATGCTTAAAGAAATTGAATATATTGATGGTGAACTTAATTCTGGTGAAAAGTAAAATGTCTCCAATGTGTTTCATTTAAATCCACATCATCTTCATAAATATATTTAATATTAAATAAAATTTCAACACACTTTGCAAGTTCAAATGTTGTTATATCTTCTTTTGGATTCCAAGATACGTTGAGTGGTTTTTTTAATTCTATACCAATTCCAGTATTTACAATAATTCTATTTTCTCCTTTTTCTATATTTTTCATGGTTAAATAATTTTATTTACAAAAATATAAAAAATTTTTTAATTATCAATAACTTTTTCATATTTTAAATACCAATATTTGTATAATGCTTTTAATAATTTTTTTCTATCTTTTATATCATCAATTTTATTGAGTTCAATTATTTCCGAGGATTTGAAATCGTCAAAAAATTTATGTATTCCTATATTTTTTAAATAGTTATCATTTTTCGATGATATGTATTCAGAAAATCTAGCCCAATATTCATGTGGTAAATTTAAATATTGGCTTAACAATTCATTATCAATATTTGTTTTATTTGCTTTATTTTTATAGTATTCAATAGATTTTTTATCGGTATCAAATTTTGCTTTAGATTTAAAATCATCAAAAGCATGTTGTAATTCATGTACTAGTGTTGTTTTTGTGGTTTGATTTAAAACTTTTACTAATTTATCAACTGTAAATTCACCTGTATTGTTAACGATTTTTAAAAAATATTTAAATGATTTATCATCGTGATATAAATTAATATACGGATTTTCTCTATTTTTAGAATATGAACCTTTTGCTGTTAAGTTTTCAGTAAGGACAAAATTAATTGTGATATCATATTCTGGTTTATTTAATATTCTTTCAATAAATGGTTTGATAATATTAAATTGATCAACCAGTTCTTTATTATCCATAAATAAATCATAAGAAAGATCCATTAAATAAAATCTTTCAAAATTTTTATTACGATTTAAATAATATTTTACAATATTTATATTTAATTCTGCAATTTTTTTTATAATTAAATCAGCTAATTTAACTAATTCATTAACTTCTCTATAACCTTCATTAATATTTTTCATATAATTAATATATATAATATAAATACATTATATCTGTATTTATATTATATATAAAAGCGATGGATTTAATTAAAATAATAAAAGAGGAATACAATAAACTTGGAAGGGGTGCATTTGGTAGTGTATATAAAAAGAATGGTTTTGCACATAAATTAACTAGTGATTTTGAAGAGGCCGTATTAAGTCAAATAATAAAAGATCGTCAACATAAGTTATCGACATTTCCAAAAATATATAAAATATTTTCGGATAAAAAAATGGATAAATTTGTTATTATAAGAGAATTGGTTCAATCATTGAAAAAACCAACAGAAATTGCTAGAATTGATGCTAATATTTATAAAATTAGAAGTTATGTGAATACTGGTAATAAGATATGATTGAGGGATATAGAAAATTCTGGTCTTCCAGATAAATTTATTGAGTTTATAAAAAATTTACGTGAAGATGTTATTAAATTAAATACTAAATTTTTTATTGATATACATTCTGGTAATATTGGTATTAATAAAAATGGTGACTATATATTATTTGATTATTAATATATACTCACCATTTATTTTATTTAATCCATTTTTTTAAATCTGCAGGACTATATTTTATTGATTTAAGTACCTTATGATCATCACGTCTAAATACAACCCATTTTCCATTTACATTTTCTTTATATGTCGATACTCCCTTATCTTCATAATTATATATTGTATCATTCGCTTCTGCTTGTGATGTACACGCTTTACTCATATTAGATCTATGTACTTCATCGAACATATCATCAAAAATATCCTTCATACCAAATTCTAATACCGCACCAGACAATACATATTGTAGGTCACATAAAGCATCTGCGACTTCAACCAAATCTTCGTTAATTATTGCATCTCTTAATTCATTTAATTCCTCTTGAATTAAATCAATTCTTAATTTAGCTCTTGATACTTGGGCCAATTGTGGGGTATCTAATACTGGTGCTTTAAATGTTTTTTGAAATTCTTCAACGCTTTTTAAATAATTATTCTTTTTACCACTATCCATATTTATGTTGTTAAAATAATATACACTCATTTTTTTATTTGTTTTTCGTTACAAAGATAATCAAAAAAAAATTAATATGTGTAAATATTTAAAATTTTATATTCTTTATCTAGTGCCATTAATGCAATTTCAACTTCTTTTAAACATTCGTTTATACCACCACCAGTTAAAACAATATTTGATTTATTTCTTAAGAAGTCCATTAAATCTGGTATATTAATACAATCACCCGCAAATTCCATTAAATCTCTAATATCTTCATCACCATATTGATTAACAAAATCATCCCAAAGTTCTTGTTCGTCTAATTCTCTAGAATCATTGATATTATTTTCTATCATGAATTTAATTAAATTTACAATCTGATCATGGTCAATCCCTTCGTCCATACAAAATCTAAAAAATGCATATCCTTTATCATAAAATGTTGCATTATTAATTACATCATCATTCAACCCATTTTCATATAACCAATTTATATATTCTTGTTCACTTGGAAACCCAAGATCTGGACCATTAAATAAAAAAATAATATTATTATTTTGATAATTTTTGTTTAAAAATTCAATCCAATCATTTAGAAAATATTTAAAACCATCCTCATATTCTGGTTGTATATCAACATTAATAATCGTTTTTCCAGATAAATTTACGGATTCATTAATATATTTTTTTCTTTTTAATTCTTTATTATATTCTTCTTTGATAATTTTAGATAATTTCATTATTTAGTCATAATTGAACCATAATTTTTAATTTTTTCTACCTCTTTAAAACCATATTTATTTTTTAAAATATTTACCATAATTGGGTTTATGGCTTCAATTTTAATTGGTAATTTTTCATCTTCGACAATATCATTTCTATATTCATATTCGTTCATTGCTTGATCGATTAGAATATAACTCAATCCTTTATTTCTATATTTTTGATCGATGGCAATATCAAAAGAGAATTCATCTAGGTCATTATTAACCCATAATGCGCCAGCAACTGTTAATGTATCTAGATTTAAAATAATTCCTGTTAATTCTTTATTTCTTAATATACCGATATTTGAATTCTTTGCAATTTCATCAGCTTGATCAGATAGATCATAAATATCTAAATCTAAATCGTCTAATTCTTCATTTTCATTATCAAAATCAATTGAAAAATATTTATATTCTTTATTAATATCTTCGGTAATAATATTATTATATTCTTCTTTAATTATTTTATTAATATCCATATAATATAAATAGTTTACCTAATTATTTCATTAATATTAATATTTCCATTTTCAACCAATTCATTAAACCTTTCAAATACTAAATCGAGTGTATCGTATGAATTTAGTTTTTTTGTTTCAATTTGATATTCCAATTCTTTTTTCGAATTTAGCATAAATTGAAATATTACATTTGCCATTTCATCTGATTTATTATATCTTTTAAAATCCATTAAATCATCTGGATCAGTTAAATCGAATATTAATTTCGCTTTCATATCTTTTCTGTTTTAATAATTTCGCACTCAATCCCAAACTTAACATCATTTATTGTTTTAAACATATATATTTTATATGTGACAAATTCATTATCTGCAGTTATTTCTGTTATTATATGATCATTAATATTGTTACCTCTTTTTATTGTCGTTTTCATTATCTCTACATTTTTCACATAAATTATATATCCAATATTTACCAAATATTTCTACATTTTCTTTTGAACCACAAGATTCACATGTATTTTCACATTCTTTAATTGCAGTATTAACAATTTCTTCAACCTCTTGTGAAAAATACCCATATACCCTTAATTCGGCATATTTATCTTTAATATCTATTACCATTTGATTTTTTGTTAGATATTTTCTAAGTTTATCAAATGAATCGTATTTAACACGAACAACTGTATTACCTGTGGCCAAATAATGTATTAACCTTTTAACGAATAAAGGTAGATACTTTTGTGGCCACATTTGTTTTTCAATATCAATAATCATATTATTGACAATATTTTTCCAACCATTTGGTACTCCAGGATATGAATATCCGATGTGTCTATATTTTTCAAAAATTGTTTTTGGAAAAAATATACTACGAATATCTTCTATTAATCTATTCATTATATTTTTTATAATTATTTAGTAAATCTTCAATATTTTTTTTACCAACTGGATTCATGGAATGTACATAAAATTCTGGTAATTTAAGATTATTATCCATACAATATTCAATCAAAAACTTTGCACAATCATATCCAGTTTTTTCGTTTATTTTGTTTGAATCATCCCAAAAACTACCAATTGAATAATAATCATCAGCTAAATCATGGTCGAACGATATAAATTTAGGTAATCCGAGTTTTTTAATATGATTTATGAATTCAACATAGGATCTAACCACATCCCATTCTTTTTCTATAAATGGTAAGTATTTGGTATATCCATATGCGTGAATTGGATTACGGATATCGTCTAAAAATAGATATAAATTTTTCATAAAACAAAGATAGGAAAAAAATGGAAAAAATAATAATTTATTTTACAAAAACAGGTTTTTTACCTTTAGATTTTGAAACCGCTTTTCTTTTTCTAGAGGTCGCATTCTTTTTTTCCTTATCTGTCATTTTATTTGCCTTAGCTTGTGGTCTACATTTAGGATATGCTCTTTTACCAGATTTACCTCTTGATTTATCACCTGCAGATGCACCGCATTCTGGATGTTTACCTGATTTATCTTTTCTGGATATATCTACCCATTTTTCATTATTGAACCATTTTCCGAGTCCGCTATCTTTATACACTTGTTCGTATAATAAATCTTGTATTATTTCTTTGATTTCTTCTTCCATGTCCCTCCTAATTCTTTATATTTTTTTGCAGCCCAAGCATTTGAATAAGCACTGGGATACACTTTAAATTTCTTTTTTGCTTGAGATTTCGCATACGCCCATTTTTGCTTATCGTTCGGTTCATTTTTACCTTCGGTAATCTCAATGATTTCAATACTTTCTTCTATTATTTTATCCCAATCAGAATTCATATTTTTATATATAAATAGTTCTGTAAAATATGGAAATTTATCCATTTAATACATTTTTTTCCTAATTCAACGACACTTGCGTTGCAAATGCAACGTTTTACATTGTCTCCAAAGGCTTAAATTCGGGTGAACCCAACCCTATTTTATATATAAATACTGAATAAATTTATAAATATCTCAATAAATATCTAATTTTTAAATAAAGTTTTATTATACTTACAAAAAAAGAGATGTATTTGTTTACATCTCTTTGTATTATTAATCATTCATTATCTAATCATAATATGGTTTTTATATGATTAATCATTCATTATCTATTCAAAACCACATCAACAATCCATATTCTTTTTTTAGTCATTTCTTTTTGTTAAAATCCCGTCAATAGCACCATATTCCAATGCTTCTTGTGATGTCAACCAATAATCTCTGTCACAATCCTTTTCAATCTTTTCGTAAGGTTGTCCTGTATTATGGGAAATTGTTTGGTATAATTCTGTTTTTAATTTATTTATTTCTTTTACGGTAATCTCCATATCAGAAGCTTGCGTTCCTGGGGAAATTCCACTCATTGGTTGATGTTGCATTAATCTTGCATTTTTTAATGCAAATCTTTTACCTTTTGTTCCTGATGTTGAAATTACAAAAGCCATTGAAGCTGCCATTCCTGTTACTATTGTTGATATATCTGGTGTAATATATTCCATAACGTTTTGGATAGAATACCCTGCATGTACTCCGCCCCCTCCTGAATTAATGAGCATTTTAATATCTTCTTTTTTGTCAGCATTTTCAAGAAACAATAATTGTGCAACAATAATATTAGCAATATTGTCATCAATTGCCGTCCCCAAAAAAATTGTTCTATCCATTATCAATCTTGAAAAGACATCAATTTCTCTAAAATTTTGTGGTCTTTCTTCAATTACAGATCTTGTCATATTTTCGATATGAGTTGTATATCTGTCAATATTACTACCTGCAATTCCCTGATTATGTACTGCAAATTTTCTAAAATCTTCGTTTATATTCATTCTGTATCAATATTTGTATTAGTTTTTACTACTTTTAATAATAAATCATCGTATTCAATAACATCATAAAAAATATTTACAATCACAGGAAGCCTTGAGATATTTGTAAAGTCATTGATAGTAAAACTAATTTTATCATTCGGTGATATATCTAACCCTTTTCTAATATAGAAGATATCACCACCAATTAACATTGGTTTGGAAGTGAAACTACTATCAGTTGTTTGTTTTGTTGTAACGTATTTGTTTTCAAATTCGTTAAATGATTCTTCTTTAATTTTGTGATTTTTCATTTTTTTTATTGTTCAACTATATAAACTATTGGTATATTATTTTCTTCTGCGTATTTAATTTCCATTTGAATTCCTTTTGAATTAATCCAACCATCCATTTTATAAACATACATAATATCCGATTTTGATAATAAATCTAAGCAAAAATTTTCCCAAAATTTAAAATCAGTTGGCATTTTTTTATATTTTAATAATGAGTGTCCATATGTGATTGGTGAAATAGCAACATGTCCTTTTGAAACTAAATCTGCCACATATTTGGTTACCTTTTCATATCTTTCTTCTCTTATTTTTCCATCTTCATGGCTGTAAGGTGATGCTACGTAAATCATCTCTTTTATTATTTATATTATTATTCAATTCAACTAAATTAATATTATCAATAGTATTATTATATAATCTTTCGTTGGATATTATAATACTAATATTTTTTGCTCTTGTTAGTGCAGTATATATTGATTGTGATTTTTCTTTATTACCAGTTGGTTTTACTGACATTATATCTTGTTCATGAATAATTGCAATATCATATGTGGAACCTTGTGCCTTATGAATTGTAATCGCATATGCATAATCAATATTTGGAAATCTTTTTTTAGCTTCCCAAGCATCTTCTAATTTTTTACGATATAGGTCATATAATTCTTTAAGTTCTTTTTTTGATGAATTTTTTTCATTTTCAGAAATGAAATTTTTTACTTTAAATGCGATATTAAATTTATTTTTAATGATTTTTTCATAGTCGTTATATGAATCTGGATGTAATAAATTTAGTTGTTCAATTCTATCATCAACAACAATATCTATTGAATACAATTTAATATTATCAATTTTATCAATAAAGGGGTCATATTTTTTAACGATTTGATATTCTGATGAATTTTCATAATCACCAAAATTATCATTAAAAATAATTGTTTCACCACTTTCAAAAGTATTTGAATTTTTACCAAAGAAATATTCGTGAATATATTTATTTATTGAATTTCTAGTATTATTTTTATATGTTAAAAATTTAACGAGATTTGAATTTTTATTTTTTATTTGTTTTTCATATAGTTCTAATATTTGTTTGAATATTTCTTTTGTTTCGTTTACGAATATAATAGATCCCTTATCATTAATAATAGTATTTCTATATTTTATATTGGCTGGATTTTTTAGTGGTGATTCGTTTTGTGTATTTTCCCAGAAGAAATCCGCAAATGGTAATATTGGTGATTCTTCACCTTGTCTAACTCTTTTTAATAATTTAACTTTATTTTTAGTATTAAATATTGGTGAATTTTTTGATAGGTCAATATCGTTCCATTCACAATAATATGGATTTGATTTTGTTCTAATTGGTGGTAATTGTCCGATATCGCCTAAAAATATTAGTTTTGCATTTTTTTTCTTTTCTTTAAATAATAATTCAATCATTTCTTCATTTACCATAGAAGCTTCATCAATTATTACGATATCGTAGTTATTTAATTTATTTACATTGGAACCCTTTGTATATATTTTTTTAAATGTACCAGTTTCTAAATCTAACTGCATCGAAAGCATTCCTGCTATTGATGAGTAGTCTATTTTAATTTTTTCACGACTACTTTCAATTGATTCACGAATAACATATTTAGCTTTATGTGATAAAGCACCTGCAATTATTTTTTTATGTTTAAATTTTTTTATAACTTCTTTAATAACAGTAGTTTTACCTGTACCTGCTTTACCTTCAATTAAAAAATATTCGCTAGAATTTCCTTGTTTAATAAAATTAATACATGATTCAATCGCATTTAATTGTTCTTCGTTATAGACCATATTATATAATGTGTGAAAAATAAGGAGGACTTTCAACCCATGTAGCTCTAATTTCCCTTATTTTATTTTATTGTTGTATCCAATTTATTAATTTACTTGAATCCATATCTATCTTAAATTCACTATCGTCTGTTTCGGACAATGGTATTTGAAAATAAATTGTTTTCTTTTTATTATCAATAATAACATTACAATAATATAATGCAATATTTTTTTTTATTGATTTTAGGTGTGCTTCTGGATTATGTTTTATTAGAAATGATTTAATAATATCAATATCCATTATTTACCTTTATAATTATAAACTTCAACAATTTTTGTTTCAACAACATCTGGAACTGTAAAATCAACTAGCATATTCGATAAAGATTCTTTAATTCTATCGTATGCTTCTTTTACCGTGTGTGCCTCAACTAGCATATATTGTGTTACTTTCTTTTCTTTACCCGAATTTTCATCAGCAATAAAATATTGGATTTTACACTTATGCCAAACATATGCATCATTATAAAAAAATACATCCGTATAGCTAGTTTTACTCATTGCATCAACTTCGAAATATCCGATTGCTTTTTGTTCGAATTGTTCATACATTCTGCTTTCAGCTTCAGTAAAACTATCAGCATCTAGAAGATATTGTTCTGTTACTTGTTTTAATAAACCCTGATCATCAGTTTTATTGTACTTTAATTTTGTTAAATACCACATAATTTTTATTTTTTAATTTTTACAAAGTTAATAAGATTCCTTTTATGAACAAATATTTTTATTGTTTTTCGTATTTTGGTTTTTCAAATTTTGGTTTAACCAAATCCCATATTAATTTATTTTCAAGATCTTTATTTTTATCCCACATTGCAAATAAAATTCCATGATATTTTTTATCATAAGATTTCTTTATATAAATTGCAAAGTCTTTTTTAGTTGGTTCTGGATATATATCATTATATTTACCGTATCTAAAATAATCATGTGTTTTACCCAAATAATTATATACAGAATAATATGCATAATTTAAATCTTTAATTTTATTTTTAACCCATGCATCAAATTCATCTGGTACATTTTCGAGTAGAGATTCAATTTTTTTACCATCTTTTAAATATTCCCAAATATCATATGTTGTTATATTTGTAACAATTCTATGTAATCTAACATATTCTTCATATTTCATTTTTAGTCTGAAACCAGATTTAAATCTGATAACAAAACCTTCTCTATTATCACCGTTATATATATTTCTTAAATTAGTATAATCATTAATACCATCATATTTTTTCACTACATCAAGAAATCCAACTTCTTTTTGAAAAAAATCAGATGCGAGTGGTTGTATATTAACCTCAATACCTCTTTTAGAGTCTATTAAACCAAGAAGAACCAATCTTTCTTTATCATAATTAACAACAATTCTATTCCAATGTGAGCAATATTCGAATATATATGTATGTCCTTCGTTATCTAACTTTTCATCATATTTTAATTCATAAAATAATTTTTCTGCTTCTATTGCATAATCAGATGTAAATGATCCTCTTGAACAAATAATCCAATTATTATTATATTGAAATGCCAATATTAGAGAACCATCTAATTTTTCAAAAACCTCAAATGGTTCATTTGGAATTTCTTCAGGTTTTAATTCTTCAAGATTAAAGAATTTCTTAAAACCCCTTGCAACAATATTTCCATTATTATCTGTAACTAACGCTCTACAATTTAGGGTAATATCATCCCATTTAGAGTCGTATTGACAAGTTCTAGTATAATTCCAGATATATAATGGTAATGATGGGTGTGATTGTTTCTGAATCAACCCATCATTCTCATATTTTCTTAAAACATCGATATTTATTAAATTACCTAAGTCCAATTTTTTTTGATCCTTGTGATATTTTTAGATTCTTTGTGTCAACAAATTCACGCATTAATGATAATGAGTCATTAAAATCATTACCAAAAATGATAACTGAAATTATCAATTCTTTAATATGTGATATTGAAAATCCATTAGTTTCTTCAACCCATTTATCAATATCAATTGATTCTAAATCAGAATCTTTAATCTTATTCATTATATATGCTTTTCTAACATCTTCGTCTGGTAAGCCTATTTCATATCTTCTATCGAATCTTGAGGGTCTATTTGTGATATTTTCCTCCAATTCTTCTGGATAATTTGTTGTTGCAATATAGACAATATTTGGTACTTGGGAACTACCATCTAACAAATTAAGGAATGATGATTTTGTTTCATGTCCATAATTTGATAAAATAGAATCAATATCTTCAATTGTACAAATAATTGGTCTATCTGGTTCAACATTTTTTAAAATTGGTGGGACAAATTCTTTAAAATTATATAAATCATCTGGTGTGTTTATTGAAAATACTACGCCATTATGTTCATTAATTAATTGTACTGTTAACAAGTTAATGATTGATGTTTTACCATTACCAGGTTTCCCGTATAAAAGAATGCCTCTTTTATGTGCATAATTATATTCATCATATTTTTCTTTAGAATCCCAAAACTTTTTAATATCGTTAATAATTGCCTTTGATTCTTTAAATGGTAATTCAAATAATTCATCAGTTTTTACTTCGATTCTTCTTACACCAACACCTAATTGTTGGTTTGTTGTAAACTTATAAAAACCAGGAGGTAGATTTTCAACCGTATTTGTAACTGAATAACCAAAATATTTATCCCCCTCAACTTTAATATATTTACTATAATCTGTTTTATGTTTTGATATATCTTGTTCTGTATTATCTTCAAAATCAAAAAGATCATAATCTTCACCAGATGGATTAATTGATAATATTTTGTTTAATAGTTTTCCCTTCATTTTGTATTATTTAAGTATTTATATGTAAATTATTTTATGTTAGTTTTTAGTTCAATTTCAGATGGTAAAGAGTTTATTTCAAATCCTGAAAATAAATCAATTATTTACGAATCATTAATTGAAGATATTAAAGATGCTTTAATTTTTGATATGAATTTCATTACAATTTATAGGTATGATAAAGAAAATATACATCATTTTCTATATCAAAAGAATTGGATAAATTCATTAAACAAAGCATTAGAGTATTATGAATTTATTGAAAATTATGAACAGTGCATTGAAATACGTGATTTAATCTCTGTTCTATCTGATTGTTTTATTTAGCATCAGCAAAAATATGAATAAAACATTTATAAACAAAAAAAAGGGTTAAAAAATTTTAACCCTTTACACATATTTAACTAAAGTAGCGAAATTTAATTAAAGTGATTCTTTTAAATTATTTAATTTAATAATGTCATCAATTATTGTTTCATTATTATATTTGGATTCATTTAATTTTGTTTTAACCCTTTCTAATTTATTTGATATGTCTGGATTATCTTCTTTAACTAAAAGATTTTTAACCTTATCTAGAGTTTCATTGATTAATGAGTCGTATAATTCTTTTTTATCTTGTTCGTTTTCTTTAATTAAAACCTTTAATATTCTTTTTTCACCCTCAGATAAATGAGAATATTTTTTATTAAACTTATCAACAGCTGTTTTAAAAACAAAATCAAAATTCATGAATTTATCTTTGTATTCTTCGAAAATTGATTTACTCTCATTTAAATTATTACTCTCGTTTTTTATATAATTTAAAACAGTTTCAAAAGATTCGTGTAATTTATCGATATTTTTGTAATTATTACCTTGTGCATTTTCAATGATAATATATGATATTGATTCGTATAAATTCTTTTTATCATCGGTAATATCAAAATCCCTAACGTATTTATTTAGTTTATTATTTTCTTCGATAATTTCTTTTTTTGTATATTTTTTTAACAACGATATATTTTCATCAATATATCTGGTTGCCAATAGATCATCTTTTATTTTCTTATTTTCAAGATTCTTATATACAATATATTCTAATGTTAGAATTGGTGATGATTTAACTACATTTAAGAAATCCTTTAAATCATTATTTAATTTGTTCTCATTCAAATAAAGAGATGTTGATGATTTAACCAATGCATCCTTAATAAAACCAAAATTAATTTTATTACTCATTATATATTTTTTTTATAATTATAAATACTATTTTTTTAATAAAAGTTATTTTTTAATATTATTATCAATTTCATTAATAGATTTTAATGATTTTTCTAATAAATCTTTTGATTTATTTTGTGTCTCTGTATATTCATCAAATAATTTTTTTGTATTTTCGAGTATTAAATTTCCTTTTTTATTTGATGATTCACCCATTTCAGGCATGGCTGGTGGCTCAGTTTGTGGACCCTCATCTCCTCCTAATTTTTCTAATGCGTCTTCACTACTAATTTCTTCACCTTCCGCTGGTTGTGATATTGGTTTTTCCCCAGGTTTTGTACCATACTTTTGGATAATATCTTCAAATACACCACTATTTGTAAATAAATTTGTTGCATTTTGTAATTCTTGAATTACGACACGTTCCATCATTTGTTTTTCCAAATCTTTTATAATTTCATCATCACTCCAATTTAATATATTTTTCTTTGCCCATGTATGTGATGTTGCTGCCATTCCAGAATCTTGGATAGATGTTAAATCATTAAATAATTGCATCTTATTCTGTAATAGTTCAGTTTTTAATAATTCTGCCTGATTTGAAGGTGGTGACAAAGTTAATGAAAAATTATCAAGTTCATCTTCAAAACCAAGTAAATATAAATGAATAATTGCGATTTTATTTAATTCTTGAATTATTGATTGTTGAATTCTATTTACCTTTTTTGAAAATCTCATATCCTGTTGCGCAAGATTTTTACCCTCACCCGCAGTATTTTGATAACCTAAAAACGGTTTGGGAACACCCAATGATGTAAATAAATTATCTCTTAAATATTCAATATCCGCAATTTTATCCAATGATTCACCCCCAGGTAATGTGTCTATAACTGTACCCGCATTACTATTCCTGACTGGTATGAAATAATCTTCATCGTTACCTAATATATTAAATCTATGATCAATATTACCATTTTCTCTTCCAACTTGTGAACTTCTTTTAAATTTTGTTGCAACTTTTTGAATATAACCCTCAATATCATTTACATCTAAATTTCCGACATCTATCTTAAACACCCTTTTTTCACCAGCACGTAATATACGGTATGACAACATCGCATCTTCGGCCATAATTAATTGTCTCCAAATACGTCTTCCCTTATTTAATATACTTGTACCATATGGATAATATTTATCATCACCAGCTAGTCTAAAATGTGCGATTTCCATTGGTGTATATTCCTCACCAGTATCTCTTCTTTTAAACCATACCTTTAATTTGCCATTTATTATATCTTCGTGTCTTTCAACTTCGAATACGGGTAATTGTTTAAACATTGTTATTCCTTTGCCCTTTTCTGGTAACATATAAATAAAATTATCACCATATTTTGCCATAGTTCGAGTCCAAGAAACTAAATTTGTATTTATGTTTATAACTTCATGGAATAGATTCTCCAATACACTTTTAATTCTATCAGATTTTGAGTATATATTTAAAATTTTACCATTTTCACCTAGTGTTGTTGCTTCTTCCGCATATAAATCCAAGGCTGCGGCAATCATTGGATAGTATTCCATCCCCTCATAATCCATGAATGCTGGTAATCTTTGAGCCTCATATTGCATTGTTCTCTGCAACTGATTTTTCTCAACTTTATAGAATCTATTATATAATTCCTGTTGTTGTTGTAAATCGAATTGTTTTTTTAGAACATCATCGGGTGTATCACCCTTTATTATAATTTTCTCTTCTTTCCTACCTAATTCACCATCAAAACCACCTTTGAATAAAATAAAATCATTTAATTTATTAAATATTGATTTATTATTTGTATCTGACATATTGTAAAAACTTTTATATAAATACTTATGATAATCTCTAAAATCTATATTTTTTTATATTTTTTTGTATTTATAGTAAATATACTATATGGAATATTGGAAAGATATTAAAATAAAAACTTTTAGCGGTAAGGTAAAAAAAATACTAGATTTTACACAAGAAGAATTAATTTATGAAAAGGTAAAATGTGCAACAGATCCGATATATGTAATTGAAACATATTTTAAAATTTTTGACCAGACTAAAAACAATGGTAAGGGTGAAATCGTTCCATTTATATTATTCCCATTTCAAAAAGATTTAGTTAAATCATATGAAAAAAATAGATTCAATATAACAAATAAATATAGACAGGCTGGTATATCGACAGTCACATGTGCATATTTGGCAACTTATATAGCATTTAACTCTAATAGATCGGTTGCAATTGTTGCAAATAAATTAGAAACAGCCAGAGATGAATTAATGAAGGATGTGACTGATTTTATTGATATGTTACCACCTTTTTTACATCCGAAAATTGCTGGTAAGGATGCTGCAAACCATAAAAGATATGGGAATGGGAGTCAGGTAAAGGCATTTGCGACAAATTCATTACGTGGATATACACCAACATTTTTATTTTGGGATGAATCAGCTTGGTGTGATAATGGTGAGGATTTTTGGACTGGTACTTTACCAACATTATCAACGGGTGGTAATGCTGCACTTGTATCTTGTGTTAGTAAAGATACTATGGTTTGGTCTGATGATGGATTAAACGAAATGACCGATTTTATTGATTTAAAAAAAACCGATTCCTATGTGATTGATGAATATAATATACTTGGAAGATTTAATAAAAGAAAGGGTCATATAATCAAAAACAACGGATTTGGTAAAACAAAAAAAATACTATCAGAACATGTTTCTTTAGAGGGTACTTTATCTCACAAACTATGGACATATAATAATCACAACGGTAAGATTGGTTATCAACCATTGAATAGAGTTAATAAAGAATCATATATTGCACTTCAATTCGGCTCAAAATCTTTTGGTACATTTGATACGATTAAATATTTACCCATATTTGCTAGTAGTGACTATTTTAATTATAAATTAACTAATAAATTTTCAAAATTATTAGCATTGGTTTATATAAAAGGTAATGTAGTTACAGCAATTAGAAATAGAAAACCATATACAACAGTTACCATAGATAAAATAACTGAATATGATAGGAATATCATAAATGAATTTATGGATGAGTTTAACAATGATTACCCAGAATATAAGATATTAGAAAAGGATGTTAAGTTTTCAGACAATACCTATGTTTTAACACATCAATCTGTTACATATATTTTTAATTATCTGGATTTGAATTTTACTGGTGTAAATAATACAATATATTCAAGACCCTTCACAAAACTAATAAAAAAATTCAGAGGTGATTTATTATTTACTTTTGCCAAAGAATATATTAACCAAATTGAAGATAAGATAATTCAAGATGGTAAATTTATGGTTAAAATAAATACGATCACAATAGGTAGACAAATACAACAAATTTTATTGAATTGGGGTATTGTTTGTGGATATAATGATTATGTTGATTTAACTGGAAAATCTCAGGGTGATAGATATTTATCAATTGATTTGGATTATGATTATTTTATGGATAACGATAATTTTGATCATAAATTATTTGACCAATATCTACCATTGGGGATTATGCATAATGTCAGAGAATTATTAATTAAAAATAATCTAGAACTACCATTTGGTAAATATACTAAATTTCAATTAATTGATATTGTTGATAGGGTTAAAGATTTAGTAAATAAAGATGATCTTGTTGTTATCAGTAGGATATTAGCAAAAGATATATATTGGTCCAAAGTATATAAAACAATAAAAGGATATAATCAAACATATGATTTTTCATTACCAAACAATGATGATGATTTTTGGGCACATTCTGTTATATATAATGGTATTATTGGACATCAAACACCCAATGGGCTTGATCCTGTTTTTTATAAAACATTCAATAATGCAAAGAATGGAATGAATGATTTTATCGCCAATGAATTGTATTGGTATTTAGACCCAAGATATTCAATTGGTTTAAAATGGAAAAAGAAAAATGATGATGGTGTTGAAATTGAAAAGATTGAAAACGACCCAAAAAAATTTAAGAAATTATTATCGCATGGTTGGTCACCTTGGTCACCTTGGTTTGAATCGATGTCATCACAATTTAATTATGATAAAAAGCGTATAGCTCAAGAAATTTTAGGGTCATTTTTAGGTTCTGGTAATAATTTTATTGATGAAGTTCATATTAAAAGAATTGAAGAGGGTGAAATTTGTGATCCAATTAGGATGGAATATGATGACTTTTTTTGGATATGGGAAGATCCGATTAAAGATAAATTATATGTGATGACTGTAGATGTTAGTACTGGTGCTGGTGATGATTTTAGTACAATAATTATATTAAAACAAGAAGAAACACATTTAGAGCAAGTTGCAGAATTTAAACATAAAGTAAGTCCAGATACATTGGGTGTTATTTCGAATGATTACGGTAAAAGATATAACAATGCATTTGCAATTGTTGATATTACTGGTGGTATTGGTGCTATGACGGCAAAAACAATGTTAGATTTAGGATATAATAACATGTATTATACTGTAAACAGACATGAACCAACAAAAGAAAAGTTGAGTGATTATCTAAAAGAAGATGAAAATGGTAAAACATTAGTACCTGGTTTCGTTATAACAACGTCAAATAGAGGTATGGTATTAACCGAAATGAAAAGAGCAATTGAATCTAGTGAAATTATGATTAAATCATATAGATTGATTTCGGAATTTAAAACATTTATTACAACACCAAACAGTAGAATTGCCGACCACAGGAGAAGTTTTAACGATGATTTGATTATTGCATTAGCAATGGGTATATATGTATTTTCATATGATATTAAATCTGTTGGTATTTCAATTGAAAAAACAAAAACAATGTTATCGGCAATAACGACAAGTACTAAAGATTATAAAACTGGTGAAGAAATAAACAATAATAACAATAGAACAAATCCAAATAATCATTATGTTGCTAACAACTGGTTATTTAAAGGTTTAAAAGGTTTTAGGTAACTATTTATATATAAATTTTTATGTCATCAATAAAATTATTAGATCCAACAACACAAGATTTTGCAGGTAATACAAATTATCAGAATTTGTTTATTTTTGTTGATTTTACTGCAACCAGAAAAGGTCGTACAGTTTTAAACAATGAAAACGATAATATTACAACCGATCAGGTTAATGTGAATTTTATGGGTTATAATCAGAGTAAATCCAAAAATAATAAAATATTTACAACTGATTATTCTAAAATTTACGATGTTAATGATAATACATATGAGGGTTTTGGTATTACAAATATTGAAATTGAAACAAATTCATCATATGTACCAAAGGTTTTTATTGAATTTGTTGATATAAAGGGTATGTCCTTTTTTAATAAACGGGAGTCATCACCATATTCAATTCTATTTGATTTTCCACCTCCAATCTTTAATTTAAAAATTAAAGGATACTATGGGAAAACAATCGAATATAAATTACACCTTATTAGTCAAAATACTAGATTTGAGTCTCAAACAGGTAATTATTATATTAAGGCTGAATTTGTTGGTAATACTTTTGCACCTTTAACAGATATATTATTTCAAAACGTTTTAATGGTATCTAAATTAAATGATTTGGATGTACAAACAGATTCTTCAAAGGGTGTTGATAGTTTGGCTGGATTAGTTGCTAAATCTAAAGTAATTATTGATACTGTTGTAGATAAAATTAATGTTAGTGATGAATATAAGGATTTAATAAATATCGAAAATAGACTAAAAGATTATATCTTTGCGTTTAAAGATTTAAAAACTATTGACGATAATTATTCAATAATAAAAGTAGATAAAAATAAATTAAGTGTAGTAATATTAAACAATGATGATAGATACGTAAAAATAAATAACGAATTTAAATTAAATCAATTAACAAATACAGATAAATTTGAATATTTTTTGGTTGGTAAGAATTTAAGTACGGTAGCTCCGACACAGAGAACTGTTGAATTAAAAAATCTATATGATAACATATTTAGTGTTTTTAATATTGATAATAGTAAAATTATAACTAATAAAACATCAATTAAGTTAGATAATAATAGTATTATAAAAATTGATGGGTTTGACATTATTAACTATATCTCATTAAACGAGAGTATTGATAAGGCTAACCAAATAAAAAATGATTCAGATAGAGTATATTCTAATAGATTAAAATTACTAGATGATAAAGTAAAAAATGTTATTGAAAATGAACTTGGTTTTGTACCTACAGTAAAAAATGTATTTACAATAATTGCAAACGATATTGATAAATGGATTAATGAATTATCTACTGTATATAATGAATCAAATAAATTTATTGAAAATAGAACCAATTTTAATAAAATTGTTAGTTTATATGGTAGTAATTCGGAAAATTTAACTAAGATTTATCCATTTCCTGATTTTATCGAGAATGGTAAAAAAACAATACCATCTGCGGATAAATTACAAATGCCCGAAATTTTGTTTACTGATAAATTTATTAGAAAATTTATTGATTATAAAAATGAAGTAGAAACCCAAAATGCTTTAAAAGAATCCGTAATACCAACGGATAACAACCGAAATGTATGGTTTCCAATTAACCCAACGGATAGTACTTTTTTGAATGGTTATAATTTTAATTTCCCATATAGAAATGTTGTAACAGTTAAAAGTATTTTAAATAATTTATTTGCAAGGATTTATGTTTATAGTTTTTATACGAATGGTTTAAATAACACATTTAATAGAAATGACTACAGAAATTTTTCTTACTTTTTTAAAAATGAAAATGATGTTATTATTGGTCTAATAAATGATGATAAATTATTAAAATCATTAAAAAATGAATTAACAAATATTACAAACGGAAATATATCCGATCAAATTCTAAATTATATTAATTTTGCCGAAATAAAAAAAATCATAAATAATATTTTAGAACAATTAAAAATTGAGACTAATAATTTTAGTGGTTTATATTTCTTAAATAAAGAATTATTATTATCAACAGAAGAAAATGATAATTTTAAGTATAAAAATTATTATGATAAGGGTGATGTTGATTATATTAATGATGATGAGTATGGATTTACAATAAACACTCAAAACAATATCGTATATTATGATGGTGGTACTAATAATGCTCAATCTAGTTTTGTGACATTTAGAAATGATGATTATGATTCATTAGATAATATTATTACCCAATCGATTAAATTTGGATTGACTCGTGGTGAAAACCCAGTAAGACGTAACTCAGATAAAATTGATCTAGGACCAAATATTAATGATAGAATTTATGATTATTATGTTAGATATGATAATCCAGATAATTATAAAAAGGCATATGGGTTATTGAATATCATATATATACCCAATGAAACGATAAGAGTTTTATTTGATACACCAACAATTGTTCAGTTGCCAATAATCGTTAAATTATATATATCCTCTCTTGTTTATGCGATTAATACTGAAGGTGTTTTAGAAGCTGATTTAGATTATTTTAATAATAATAACTATAAAAAGATTATTGACAATTCAAGTAATAAAGATTATATATACATTTTATATGAAAATAATGATCTAAATCAAGATGTTAATAAATATAAAGAGAAAATTACTAATAATAGAGAATATATAATAAATAAATTAAAGAATTTATCAGAAACAGATAAACAACAATATATTAATTTCTATAAAAATACTGTTGATTTATATTATAATAATATTGAGCAATTTTTTACAGATAATAAATTAATTGATAATCAATTTAAATTTATAGATGATATTGATGAAATCAATACAGAAGAAATTGATATATTATTTGATAAGACGATTATTGTTAATAATAGCCAATTAACATATAATAATGATATTCAAAAAACATATAATGAGTTGTTTTTAGAAGAAACAATCGAAAATAATATTATTAACTTATTAAAAAACAATACATTTATATCTGGATTAACTACAGGTAATAATTTATTTGGGGGTATCGGAAGTTCATTAAATTCAAATAGTGGGTTAACTGGTTTATTTAAAGCAATAATCGATTTAATAAATAATAAACCTTCTGAAGTTACTGAACAACAAAATTTAGGAATACAAGATGTTAGAATCGAAACATATTATTCATTTAAAAATTTTGTTGATAGATGGTTTACTACAAGTAATGAGAGTAATGATATGTCAAGTAGTATTTTATTTAATAATAACGATCTTGATAGTGATAACAATACTTTAATTAGTTTATTTAATTTTGTTGATAGGGCTTCAAATTCTGAAAATGCCGAAAATATCATAATTGATTTTACCATATTAAAAGAATTTGAAAATGATTATAATGTTAATATGTTGACCGTAATTGGTAAATTATTAAATGAAAATGGTTTTGAATTTTTTCCATTACAAAATTTTATCAATCAAGATAGGGATACATTTGATATTGAATCAATATTTACACCATATATACAATCAGTTAATGTATCTAATTTCGGTCCAAAATTTACATGTATGTATGTTGGTGGATATTCAAAATATCTCGATAGTGGATTTAACGCAAATACGACATTTAAAAATGATGGTATTATAAATATAACAGATGCGGCAGATATTAATGAATCTGAAAAAGCTGTTGGTTTTAGGGTTAAATTTGGTGATGGTAGACAATCCTTATTTATCGATATTGATTTAAATACCGAAGAATTTCAACCAACTAATGAGTCATTAAAAGCGATGAGTTTAATTTTAGATGGTAAAGATAAGCCACCAGTTCCAATCGCACAAAATTTATATTCTACCTATGAGCAAAGAAGTTATACTTGTAAAATAAAAATGATGGGTAATGTTATGATACAACCAACACAATTTTTTATGTTGGAAAATGTACCAATGTTTAGAGGTTTGTATCTAATATTAAAAGTTACACATAGTATTGAGGGTGAAACAAATACTATGTATACAACATTTGAGGGTATTAGATTACCTAAAGAGAGTAGACCATTAATATTAAAACCATTTGATGTATATGTAAAAAGATTTTTAAATAAAAATCTTATTGAACCAGATATTAATGAAGATGAAGAGACAACTCAGCAAGTCGATAACGTCATCAATGTCAATAAAGAAGATCGTGTAATACATTTAGTTTCAGGTCATAACGAAACTAATACAGGTGCGATAAATGATGAAGTTACCGAACATGAATTAACAAAAGGATTTAAAGCTTTATTAAAATCGGAGTTAGATAATTTATCGATAAATAATACAATTGATGATGATAATGATTCATTAACCGTTGTAATCAATAAATTAAACGAAATTGTAAATACAAATGATTTGGTAATTGATATTCATTTTAATGCATCTACCGATCAGAGTGCAACAGGGACTGAAGTTTTCATAAAAGATACTGAAAGTGATGATATTATTAATATTGCAAAAAATATTGCAAATACAATTTCAGATAGACTTGATATACCATTAAGAAAAACAACAATAGAGAATGGATCATTACCTGCAGGTGTTAAAATACAATCAGAATCACAATATAGAAATTTAGCGATATTTGGTGTTAATGCAAATGTTTTATTGATTGAAATTTGTTTTATAACAAATGATAGTGATTACAGATCCTATTTATCAAACAAAGAAGTATTAGCAAGAAATATTATTAATATAATAAACGAAATATCAATAAGTGAAAATGATAAAAAAATAAGTACAGTTGAAACGTTTACCGTTTTAAACACACTAAAATATACTGCATTATTGGATAGGGGAAATCCGTATGAAATTACACAAAATCAATTGAGTGCTTTTAATAATTTAATTAAAGTAAATGATTTTACATATATACAATCAAGTACAGAAGCTGGATTTACTAGTAAATTCACCAGTGGAACAAAATATACGGCAACTAAATTAAAAAGTTATTATCAAAATTTTCAAGATTATAGAGATGATATTGGAAAACAAATTGAATTAACATCAAATAAATTTAAAATCGATTGGTTGGTTTTAGCAGGTTTATTATATATTGAATCAAAATTCAATCCTGTTGCAATAAGTAAAACGGGTGCATTTGGTATAAGTCAATTTATTTTATCATCGGGATTACTTGAGGTTTTAAGAATACTTGATAATAATAAAAATTTAAAATCTGATGTAATTGTTTTTGACTCGACATCAAACACATATATTGAAAAGAATATATCATATAGTGAAATTATTGAAATATTATTCCAAAAAGAAGGGGTATATAATGAGATTAATATACAATCATTATCAAGTGATAATATAACAAGAACTATAAAAAATTCTGGTTACATGAATAATTTGATTGATTCCATGTTTAATAATCCATTTATTAGTATCGAATTAACTGGTATATATTTAAATCAATTACAGGGATATGTAAATACAAAAACAAATAAAAATTTGGGAATATTATCATTATCTTATAATACTGGTAACTATAGAAATGAACAAATAACTGATACACCATATTTTACACACGTACTTAATTATTATAATAAAACGAATGATAATGTAATTAAAAATAAATTAAATGGTAATTCAGAAAATGAGGGTATTAGATATCCAGAAAGATTATTAAATGAATATATTTCTAAATTTATAGATATTAATTTAGATAAATCAAGAATTATTTAAATAATTACCATTAACATCAAATAATGTACCCGTAGGATATTGTGGTTTTTTATTTTCTGTCTTATCTAGTTTATTAATATTATTTACGAATATTTCGTCAATATACTCAAATGGGTTTATAAATGATTTTATAAATTCGTATGTATTATTATTTGTATTAATTTTAATATCAAAATAAAAAATATCTTGATTATCTTTTGAATTATTTCTATCATAAAAAATTGAAACTTTTCCAGTTTTAGCATTATAAAACTTAAAGTTTGCATAAAGTATTTGGTTATTAACTAAATTTGTACTATTTGATAAATATATATTATTAAATTCATAATATTTTATATTTGGTTGGATTATAAAATTAGATTTATTTTTGTTAGGAAATAAATATATTGGTATATAAGAACTATGTAATAAATTTTGATTACTAACATTTCTAGTATCAAATATTTGAATTAGAATATATGAAAATCTATAGTTTTTATTTGATAATGTGATTTCTTCATTTGTAAACCCAGCGTTTGTAAAATTATTAGAATATCCATTATTAAAAAAATTAAGTGTTATATCAACATCCTTGATTAATTTAAATTTTTTTATTTCATTATCGATAAAATTATTATCATTAACAACCTCATTTGGTTGAGATTGATTAATCTCATTAAGATAATCAATATTATTATCTAGTTTAATTGAAATATTGTTAACTCGATTGGTTAATAGCTTATATTTTAGCATTTTGTATCTGGATTTTCGTTTAGAATAAATAGATCATTTTCAAATCCACTTATATTCATTTTATTGAAAATATTAAATGTCTGTATGTTTGTTAAATCAGGTCTAATTGCTAATATGTTATTGGTATATACATAATGTGTATTATTAACAAAAGGATGATTCACGCCCAAGTTAGTAACTGGATCTACAAAACCATGTGGTAATAGTTCTTTCCATATTACATTACCTTGATTTGGGTTTCCAACAAATTTTGCATAATATGGTATATTTATAATATTTTTTGTATTACCATTTACATTACCAGAATAAACAGTATCATTATAATCTCTTAACTTTATTCTTATAAACGGATTATATTTGAATTGTAGCTGTTTATTATTAAATGTATATCTTATTCTATATTCTTGTTGGTTTATAATATTCTCATCAAACTGATCATTTTCTCTTTTAATCAGATTCGAAATTATCAAATCATTTAATTCATATGTTGTATTTGAATTTCTACTTATAGTCACAGATTTATTCTCGCTTGATGTTGCATTGAAATCTTTACTTAATAAAATTTCATTTTTTGTTGTATCCAATTGATAATCAAAAAATAAAAATAATTCTGTAATCGGTTTATTAAAATAATCGTATTGATCTTTAACATCGATATCAATATTATAATTAAATAGGTATATTTGTTCATTAAAAATATTTTTTGAAAATGCACAATTATATAAATTTATATCATCAAGTAATCCAATAACTTCATATCTTTCTTTATATAAATCATTTCCTAAGTCAGTATATGAATCAGATTTTTTTAATAAATATACTTTAAAACTATTAAAAATATTTTTAGGATTACTACCACCATCATATCTATAAAAAAAATCATTAATTTCAGTATAGGTACTTTTTAAGTTATTTAATATAGATAAATAATTGATACTTCCAATTAATCTATATTTATAGGAATTTTCTCTTTCAATATTAAATAAATTAGATAATTCAATATTTGTTGTTACATCTTCATTTGATATGAATTTATTTTTATTATTCAATTCAAATTGTTTAAAATAGTCAACGGATGGTGCGTTTGAAAATCTACTGGTTGATAATATTATTTTTTCACTCATATTATATCAAATTTAAATTAATTAAATATTGAATCGAATCACTCTGATTTAATCCTTTATATATAAAAGCACCCTTATTGTTTGTATAATCTCTTGCTATTATATTACCCCCCTCATTTGATTCTATTTGTTGTATTAATGTATCATTAGACCCATATTTATATATACTACTAGGATTTAGTTCATCATCAATTGACCTAAATACCTTTTTACTATCTGTACTCATTTTTATAATATCATCTCTTTTTATATTAATAAAATCAAAATAGTGAAATTTTGCAGTTAGAAATCCTTTTGAATTAAATCTTCCACCACCCAGATTTTGTGAATTATCTGTTAAAAAATGCATTGTCGAACTTCTAGACCCTTCAACCAATGTTCTAGCAGCCCTTACCCTATTTCCAGCAGCTCTATCACTTGCTGCAAATTGAATCTGAAATAATGACATATTTAACCATTGTGAACCAAAATATTTATCAGGTAATGCATCACCAGTATTATGTGGAAAATCTGTTGTTGTTACAAATGAACCTGTATTTTCTACATCATCAATAAACAACTCTGTTGACTGTATAATTCCGAGTGTATTATTTTTTGGTCGATTTAATTGTGAGTTAATTAATTCATTACCGTCAAAACCATATGCAACTGTTAAAAACTGAGCAACACTGTAATATTCGCCCGCTTTAAATTTTCTATTCTTCTTTATCCATCTTATATTATTAGGAGAATTCTGAACGGTTAAAAAATCACCTTCTAAGCCATGATCTTGTGGTATCTTAAACTTACCCCTTAATTTAATGAAAGGTCCTCTACTACGCTCTAATGCACTCCTATCGGTACTTCCGCCTATTGGTAGATCTTCTGAATCCATTAAAAAATATCCATTAAACTCACTGAATATTCCGTTTGGGTTATTATCGGATACCTCTTCAGAATCTCCAAATTCATTTGTAATGATTTTTTTTCTGTTACATTGTAATACATATGCGAATTGCCCATTATCCACATGTTCAATATATTCATTATTGGATAATCGTATAATATCATTATTAATATCAAAATCCCCAGATAATATTTTATCATCACTAACAGTATTCCTTATTGTATATATTTCAGCTTTTGGTATTGGTAATCTAAAGTTTTTAGCTAAATATCCAGAACTATTATCATCATTTATTGAATAAAAAAGACATTGATTATCTTGAAAAATATCTCCACAATTATCTGATTTAGAAATACCCCATAAACCCTCTTCACCCATTGTTGTCATAGACCCAAAAACAGTGAAGGTTGGTATTATTTTAGTTTTTATTTTAAAATCTTGTCTTGTTATCCCAATTTCAAAATTTTCACTATCACCCCAAAATGGTCTAACATCAACTGCAACATTCTGTATTTGAACATTTGGTAAATCATCTAAATCGGTGGTTTTAATAATTTTTGTACCATTCTGATCAAATAGGTCTGGTGATGCACCTAAAAGTTTAACGATCGTACTTGGTGTCATTGAATATTTTCCAATATCTGTAATATCTGCAGACATGTGTAATATGTGTCTACCAACAGGTACACCAAATATCATATAATCACCCGATTCATTTGTAACTGTACTATATTTATAATATTTTTTATATACATCAAACAATAAATCGTTTGTTATTATTTCTTCCTTTGTTGGAAATGTACCAACTGGTGTTTTAGGTGTATATCCTATATTGAATTCATTTTTAAAATTAGATATATATGGACTTATTTGACTAACCCTTGGTAATAAATTATATTTATATCCTTCAAGATTTACATCTTCAGGTGTTTTATATGGATATATTGCTCTAATATCATCATTTAATTCATCCTCATCACTCAATGGAATAAAAACAGATATTTTAACATTTGGTACTCCAACACCACCATTTGCAATAACTCTACCAGTAATACATCCATAGTCAGCATTAAAAACACTATAACTATCTGATTGTGTTAATTTTAAAGATAAAATATTAATAAAATCAAATTCTTGTTCCAATTTAAAATTAATATATTTATTATTTAAACCAATGTCGGTGTTTATTCTAATTTCTTTATAATCCATAAAAAATAATTTCTTATAAATACTAACCAATATGGATTTAGGTTATTTTTATAGTATTTATATCTAAACTGCTATTAAATAATATTTAAATAATAAAAAAAACAACATGTCTGATTTTATTTTCGTTTCCCCTGGCGTAAAATTTAGGGAAAGAGATTTATCATTTGTTATTAGAAATGTCGGATTAACCACATTGGGTTTGGTTGGTGAAACACAAAAAGGACCAGCCTTTGAACCGATTTTTGTTTCAGATAAAAATGATTTTAGAAAAAAATTCGGTAGACGATCTATCGAAAAAATAGGTAATAATTTAAAATATCAATTACCATATGCTGCTGATTCTTATTTATCAGAATCAAATCAATTATATGTAACCAGAGTTCTTGGACTATCAGGATATGATGCTGGTGATGGTTGGGCACTAACAGTTAGTTCAAACGTAGATCCAAGTACTTTGGATGATGGTGTTTCTACTACTGGTACAACAACGTTTACAAATTCTACATATCAGGGTACTACAGTTCCATCAGTGACTGGTGTAACCACAACAATTGAACCAGTTTATACTAGGTCAGGTAATACATTTACAGGTACACAAATTGATTTTGAGGTTACTAGTTTCGATGATCAAACATTATCATCTGGTGATATTAGTTTTACTGCGACAACGTTTACTGGTACACCATATACCGATGTTGATGGTTTAGTTGTAGGTATTATTAGATCAAGAGCTAGTTATGTGGATGAATCTTTGGTATTTACTGCAACGGGTGTTAGTGTTAGTGAATCTTCTGAAGTTGTAGATGATTTATCCAAACCATTTACTATCACTGCAACAGGTGCAACATTAACTGAAGATTATACAGTTTCATTAATCGATACTTCAAGAGATTATATCGTTAACGTTTTGGGTAACAAACCAAAGGGTAAAAATACGATGTTATATGTTGAATCTATCTATCCTGAAACAATTAAAAAATTATTAGCCGATAAAAGAATATACGGTTTAAATAGTACATTGGTTAAATTAACAACAAATGTATTTTCAGATTATTCAGAACAATATACAACACCAGAAACACCTTGGGTTGTTTCAGAACTAAAAGGTAATGTAGTTGAAAGATTATTCAGATTTGTATCAATATCTGATGGTAATTCAGCAAATAAGGAAATTAAAATAACCATTCAAAATATCGATCCGATTACAAAAGAATTTGATGTTGTTATTAGAGATTTTAATGATACTGATGATAATGTGAGTGTATTAGAATCATTCACAAGATGTTCGTTTAATCCAGCATTGAATAACTTTGTTGGTAAAAGAATTGGTACTATCGATGGTGTGTATGAATTAAAAAGTTCATATGTTATGTTGGAACTAAATGATGAAGCATCAATTACATCATTCCCTGCTGGTTTTGAAGGATATTCATTAAGAAGTTTTTCAGAAACAAATACAGGTTCCAGTACTGCAGTTGCACCGATTATGTTATATAAAACAAATTATGAAAACACAGATAAATTAAGAAAAACATATTTGGGTATTAGTGAAAACGCATTTGATTCGGATTCTAATACTGGTTCTAAATTAGATCAGAATATGTTCAATTATTTTGGTAAAATACGTACAGCTGGATCATTGATTAAAACAAAAGGATTCCACATGGATTCTGATGCAACAGCTAGTGAATATATAGATGGTTTATACTCTATCGGTTCTTTCGAAGTTGGTAGTGATAGTTTTAAAAATTCTACCGATGTTAGTAATGAGAATAATGTATATTTTGATAAGGTTGCAAGAAAATTCACATTTGTACCTTATGGTGGTTTCGATGGTTGGGATGAGCATAGAACACAAAGAACAAATACTGAATTATATAAAGAGGGTGGTATTTATGGTTCTGCAACAAATGATTACATAGCATATTTAAACGGAATTAGAACATTTGATAATCCAGAAGAAATAACAATAAACCTATTTGCAACACCTGGTTTAAATTTCTCAGATCATATTTCATTAGTTAATGAAGCAATCGAAATGATTGAAGTTGATCGAGGTGATTCATTATATGTTATTGATGCACCAGATTTAACACCAACAAGTGGTTATGCAGAAGATATTGTTGGTTTATTGGATACAACTTCAATAGACTCTAACTATTCGGCAACATTTGGTCCTTGGATTGAAGTTGATGATTCAGACAATGCAACCAGAGTGTTTATACCACCAACTGGTGAAGTTGTTAAAGCAATCGCATTTACCGATAAAACCAAATTTCCTTGGTTTGCACCAGCTGGATTAACAAGGGGTGCAACTTCAGCCAGAAGAGCCAGAAAAACTCTTAAAACATCTGAAAGAGATGTTATGTATTCGGGTAGAATTAATCCATTAACAACATTTCCAAATGTTGGTGTTGCAATCTTCGGACAAAAAACACTACAAATAAGAGAAAGTTTATTGGATAGAATTAATGTTAGAAGATTGTTACTTGAAGTTAGAAAATTAGTATCAAATATTGCAATACGTTTAGTTTTCGAACAAAACGATCAGGCTGTTAGAGATGAATTTATTTCAAAAGTAACACCAATTCTTGATAATATCAGAAGAGAAAGAGGTTTATTTGATTTTAGAGTCATTATGGATGATACATTAAATACACCAGAATCTGTTGATAGAAATGAATTGTATGGTGAAATATTGTTGAAACCAATCGCAGCTGTAGAATTTATTGGTATTGGATTTACTATTACACCTAGTGGTGCATCTTTTGATAATATTTAAATTATTTATGGGTGAGGGTTTATTAATTCTCACCCATCTTTAAAAAAATAATTTAGTATTTATAATAAATGATTTTAAATTATATATAAAATATAAATAATATGGCATTACAAATTCCAGTTCCTATTAATTGGGAACCTAAAAGAAATAATAGATTTTACCTTGAATTTCCAACAGAGGTTGGTATTGAAGTTTGGAAAGTTAGAGATGTAAAAAGACCTACGATGGATATTAATTCCGTTGAAATACCCTACATGAATGAAAGTAATTATGTTGCTGGTAGATATAAGTGGAATCCAATCGAAATTACATTAATTGACCCTATCGCACCCTCAACATCAACACAAGTAATGGAGTGGGTTAGATTGCATGCCGAATCTTTAACGGGTAGAATGGGTTATGCAATTGGGTATAAAAAGGATTTGATTATTAAAGGGTTAGATCCTTCTGGTGTTGAAATCGAAAAGTGGTTACTTGAGCAATGTATGATAACAAATGTTGATTTTGGTTCAAATGCGCAAGATGACGATGAATTACAAACGGTTAAAATAACAATTCAACCTTATAGATGTATATTAAACTATTAAAAAATCAAACCCTCATACATTTATGAGGGTTTTTTTATGTTCATTTAACATCGTTTCTACTCTGTGCTGTAAATCTGGTATTTTTATTATTTCATAACCCTTATTTCCAGAAAAAAACCAAACAATATAACAATCACCTAATTTAATCCCAGTATTTTTTTCAATGATATATTTATATGTATTTAATTGTAATGAATATGTATTAAATTCACAATCATCTAAATCTGAAAATATTCCAGACATTTTTTGAAAATCATTAAATCTGTTTAATTTTTTATTGGTCTTCCAATCCCATATTTCTAATCTTTTTGATTTTATATTATAAAATAACATATCAACCATCCCAGATACTTTATATTCTTTATCATATACAATATATTCTGGTTTGATTGGTATTAGTCTATTAAAAGAATCATTATAAAATTTAATAAACTGATTTTTTATTAGTGTATAATCTTCATAGATTGGGTCATATCCAAAATTATTTTCAATTTCTTTTTTTGGATAATAAAATATTTTATTATAATAATAATTCTCAATAAAATTATGTAGTGCAGATCCTTTATATGTTGATAATTCATTTAAAAATGTCCAAGCATATTTAACTGATTCAGTACTAACATTATAATCTTGAGCTTTTTTTGGTGCCCAATATTCTTCGTCAAAATGTGACGAATATTTATGAATTAATGTTGTAACTGAAGTATATTTCTCATTATCAATAAAATATGAATGAGAATCATCATCAAATTTAATTTCATTAAATGAATTAAATAATGTTAATGGTATATTAAACATTTTGAATTACATATCCATTAAATGAGACAATAATATAATTTGATTGTTTATTATTTCCGATAATATCTTTAACAATATAGCTATATTTTTTACCATAGTTTGTAACAAAACTAAGTCCGTTTAATGATTCGAAATCGGATATCATTTGTTCAATTGGATATTCATCCATGATATAAAAATCTAAAATTCTACCATTTCCATTTGTGATATGTGATTTTAATGTATCTGTATATAATTCAATTCTATTATTAACAAACCTATCATAACTACATTTAATTGTTGTATTATATGAATTAGAGTTAGGATTTGTATCGTACTGATCTTTTAAGAAAACATTATTTTTGATTGTAACTTCAACTGGTTTTGTTGTATTATTTATTTCTCTTTTATTAAAAGACTTACTATTATTTAAATATCTATATATGTCTGAATTATTCCCATCTTCAGTTAACAACATTCCATGATTTTCAAGTATTGATTGTATTTCACTCTTACTTGTATTTTGCATAAAAAACTCAGCCTTTTCAAGAATGTTATAATAATGTTTAACATATTGTTCATTCATTTCACCTCTTTTCATTGAGGCTAGTAAATTACTTTTTATATTATTTATTTGCATCTTATCACCACTGTTACCAGTCTCATCATTATTTTTTAAAAGATTGTTTTCAACTTTTGACATTCCAACAGATGCGTTAACCAATACTCCAATTAAAGCATTTTTAATCTCATTTGGTGCATTTTTTATATATTCAATTAATTTATTATTATCCATATCTTATTCTGTTATGTTATATAATACTAATAGTTCATTACTTTTATGGTTTATTGTAATATAACTTAATTTTGTATTATAGTTTAAATTATTTATTATTATCTTATTCGTATATAAAATATCAATATATTTACAATCATCAAAACAATTTTTATAATTATTTAAATAAAAAACACATAAAATATCATTCTCAACATTAAATATTTCTTTGATATGTATTCCATCGATAAAATCATAATATTTTTTATTATGATAGATTGTCAAGTTATCGATATTATCGAATGGTTGATAATTTTTCATATTTATTTTAGTTTTGCTTTAAATTTAAACACATTATAATAATTAAATTTTGTTTTTTTATAAAATTCTAAATTATAAAATTCTATTTTATCCCCATATTTATCAATATAATATATATTTTTTAGATTTTTAACTTCATGTTCGAATGAAATTGAATCATGGATCATGTTCACATAAAATTCTAATAAATAAACATCTGAATCTTTATATTGTTTTGTATGTAAATAATCACATATTTCTTCAATTTTAAATATTCTATCTTTATCTCTCGATTTTAATGTCGTTGTTTTTATTGCTGTAGATCCAAATAACACATCTTCGGCATTTTTAATCTCAACTTTATTTGTTATCATATCAACAATTTTAACATCTTTTGAATCTTCCATATTTGTTTTTTTATAAAAATCTTCATCTTTAAAATCATAACGATCATATGATATTTTATCTGCCATTTTTAAAATCTTATAAAATTTTTGAACATATTCTTTATTATATTCACCATTATATAATGATTTTAAAATATCATTTTCAATATTTCTAATTTCATTTGAATTCCCAGTATGATCATTATCATTTGTATTTTTTATTAAATTTTTTTCAACTTTAGATGCCGATAATGATAATCTAATAAAAAAAGAAATAAATATATTTTTTATTTTAGTATATAAAATTTTAAACATATACGGTATTATTAACAATCATTTTATATAAATCTGCTCTTGATTTTGTTACATTAATTAAATTATATTTATTATTAAAATCATTATATAAATTATTTCCTAATTCTTTTCTCAAATCAGAATCTAAAATTAGTTTTTTTAGGGCTTTTGCCCAATCTTTTTCTTGGTTTTTTTTATGTTTAATTAATATACAATTAGAATTATTACCATCAACATTATATGGTACAACATCAGAACAAACAATTGGTAATTTTCTTGTTGAAGCCTCTAATTGTTTTAGATTAGATTTCATATTATTAAATTTTGTATCTAATAATGGGGCTATTAAGATATCTGTTTCATCTAATATTTTTGCATATTCATTTGGCTTACAGGTCCATCTTCTTATATATTGAACATCATCTTCATTAACATATTTATCTTTAACAAATTTATTTAAATAATTAAAGTATTCTTGATTATCATTAATTAAATTATAATTATCAGTTAGAATATTTTCATATTTATAATAAACAGATTCATTTGGTTTTATATTTCTTTTTGTAACCTTAAATATACCATTTTTAAAAATATCTTTCACATTTTGTGGTATTTCTTTAATTTTATTAATATCACCATTGTATTTTTTAACCTGATTCATGATATTATTATTATATAAATTAAGCATTTTGAGGATTTTAATAAAATCAGGGTTAATTTGTTTTTCATCAATAGTCCCATTTGTATCAAATCCACCCAATACAATTTTAAACTTATTTTTAATAGTATTATCAGATTTTAAAATATTTGTTACACCCCTTAATATTTCTAAATCATATAAATGTGATGACCCACCAATATATGTAATATTAACAACTTTTCTATCAAATTTATTATTATCTCTAAATTGTGGTTGCTGTTCTGGATTTACTGAATTAAATAATACAAATACATTTGGGTTATATTTTTCAATTTCTCTTTTAAAAACTTCTGTTGTTGTAGTAACATAATCGGAATCTTTTATGTTTTGTATTGTATTTTCTTTTAAACCCAAATTTATCGAATGTAAATATAATGGATGTGTTCTATCCAATTCCCAATAATCATCAATATCCAATATTAATTTAATTCCTTTAGATTTTAAATCTTTCATAATTTCAGCATTTAATGCTGTATTATTTACAAAAGTTCTATGATAATGAATAATATCATAATTTGATAATTCTTCTACTATTTCATCTTTCGTCTTACCCTTTAGATTATTTTTGATATTTACATTAAAAACATCTGAAAATTGATTATTTAATTCAACGGCAGGTGTTTCGGTTCTAAAATAATTAACACCACCCTTATCCTTGTTAAAGAATAAAATTCTAATTGTATTCATATATAAAAGTATATTTTATTATAAATACAAATATAATATAAAAAAGTATAAAAAACTATAAATTATTTTTTATTTATCTAATTCTGTTTCTTTATCTGTGTTAGTATCTTTTTTTGTTGTTCTCTTTTTTACTTTTGGTGCGGGTTTTTCTTTTGGTTGTTCTTTAATAACACTTTTTGGATTCTCGATGTTATTAATATAACCATTACTAATTGGTTCACACTTTACCATACCCATCATTTCCATTTTTTTTACTTCAATTGGTAATAAATTACTATCAAAAATTAATTCCTGATATGGTAATATTTTATATTCATTTACTATAAACCTGTTTTTTATTTTTAAAAATATTGGTTTATTATGATTTTTATTTGATTTATCTAAAAGGTGTGTAATATTTTTTATTTTATATCCCATATTTAAAGTGTTTGTATTATTTTATTACCATATTTGATTCCATCAAATCCCATTTCTTTACATTTTTTACAAATTTCTTTATTTATTGCAGTTTGTATTGATAATCCATTATTCATTGCAATAATTTCAAAATCTTTATTTGGTAATAATTTATCTGCCAACCAATATTGTGGTAATTTATTATCATTTAAACATTCGTCAGGTAATACCATTAATTTATCAAAATGAACCTTATATTGCTTCATTCCATCTTTTTTATTTAAATGAAAGAAATTACCAGTCTCACTTTTTTCTTTTATTGGTTTATCTCTAAAACAATCATATTCGCAATCCTTTTCCATATCATACCATCCAATTTCTGGTTTATCCAAAAATTTTGATATTGGCTCTAGTTTATTGTTATGCTGTTTTTCGAAATCAAATTTATCTTGTATTTTATTTAAAATCCTTGCAGCACATTTTGAATCACAATCAATTTTAAAACAGCTAATTGGTTTTTCATCACCCTTTACGATTTTATGTGCAACAAATCTATTATGACCATCTAATATTTCATTATCACCAGATATAAATATTGGATATTTTTTTGAATTTCTTTTAAATACTCCTTTAAAGAATTCAACCGTATCTGGATTAACTTCTTTCTGTAGTGGTTTTAATTCACTATTCTGTATATTATATATCGAATATGGTATTTCCTCTGATTTCAATTCTTTTGTGATATAATCAAAAGGTGCTGAAACTTGTGGTAACCAATATGGTTTATTGTTTTTAATAAAATCTTCCATACTTTTAATATAAATAGTTAATTATCAATTTTTGTTAATTTTAACGAATTGATATCACCTTGATTACATGTTTTACCACCACCCAATTTACATTCGTCTTTTACTTCTACTTTTTTTGAATTTTTGATCCATGAAATTACACGTTCTTCAACCTTTTCGGGTATTTTGGAAAAATCAGTTTTTGATGCAAATTCATCCGCCATTTTTTTCCATTTTTTACCCTCTTTTCCACCTTCTTTTGCTCTTGCATAAAAATATTTCGCTTGTGCTTTAGATGCGAATTTTTCTTCAATGGTTTCTAATTTATTATAATAATCGTCCATCTCATATATATGATCCATTGCAATTTCTAATGCAATTTCGGGATTATCAGTATGTTCCATTTCAACATTCACACCTTTTTTAATTTGATCGACAATATCAAAAATATTTTCTTTTGTAACCGAATTTGGATAATGTTTCTTTATTAAATTAACTAATGACATATCATCAGATAAACCACCCTCAATTTTATCATCAGTTAAAATACCCACAGGATTTTCATCAATTTTTTTTCTTAATTGATTATATAGATATAATAATTCAGAATCGGTTTTTTTATCTTTTAATACACCAATAATTAATTTCTTAAAATCAATGAAAGAACCAGATTCTACAGATTTTTTTACCGATTTTATTTTTAATAATTCATCCAATTTCATAATATATTTTATTTTTTCTTAAATAAACCAATCACAATTGATTTAATCAATTTTTTACCTTCATCTGTTTGTAAATATTCTTTAATAACGTTTTCAATTTTTTCATTAACATATAAATCGGTTATAGTATCTTTTAATGCTTTTAATGCATCACTCTTATCGAAAATATGTCTATCTGTCATTGGTTTTGTTTGATAGTTATATTCAAACTGTTGATTTTGTTCAACTTTAGGTGGATGATATGTTTCTTCATTAATCATTTGATCTTTATTTACTAATTTATTAGCAAGTTGTTTGCTTTTCATTAGTAATTCTCTTTCAAACAAATCATCCTTCTCATTAAAATCAACTTGTTGTTTATTTGTGTTTTGATTTACTTTGGGTTGTACAAATCCATTATTATTTACAATATTTGGATTTGTTTTAACTTCAACCATGTTGTCCACTTTTTTTACGTTTTCTAAAATTGGGTTATTTGATGGATTTTCAAATCCGTCTAATGCATTTTTTAGACTTAATAACGAGTTTTTAATATTATTTTGTGGTTGTTGTTGTGGTCTTTTTTGTTTTTCTTGTTTGATAAATTCTGTTAAATTTTCCATTATAAAAATATTTATTTAATTGTTTTTAAAATATAAGTCACCAACTCTTTTATTAGTTTTAAGTACGCCCATTAATATTTTAGACATTCCTTTATCATTTGGATTGTATTCTGGTCTTTTACTTTGTGAAAATTTCCCAGTACCTGGTTTAACATCGATTATTCTGTCTAATCTAAAAATTCTCCATCCATTTGGTAATGCTTTTAATGGATCAATACCATCACCATCTGGTGTTAATGATGCAGTCCTACCTAATTGTAATGCACGTATTACTAATGGTTTTTGTTTTGTATTATATATACCCATTAGGTATGGTTCTATTAATCTCCAACCTGGTTTATTCTCTCCTTCTCCCTTGTATAATATTCTAATAGACATATTCATCTTTATAGCATTTTCGATGATATATCTAATATTTTTAGCTTTCGCCTCTAATAATAAATCCTCATATATATTAAATATATTAAGCATTTGAAATATTATATTCGTTATTTTTATTAAATTTATTTTTAGCAACCAATGTTTCTCTAGTCTCAATATCTATTTGAGAACCATCTGGATTTTTACCGAAATTATCCCCATCAGATACAGCACTTGTATGGCTAATATTATATGGGTTACTTGGGTTTATTTTTGCATTTTTAGGTAATATACTCTCTCTATATTCTTTACCTGATTCTTCTAATCTAGACATATTTATAATATTACGTATTTAATATAATTAATTAATTCAGGTACAACATTATCTAATTTTTTTATTTCATCTAATGTATACCATTTATAATCACTATGTTCACCATTTAGTTCAACAAAGTCATTATCTACCTTACTTAAATATAAATACTCTAAAACATTATCAATTTTAATTATTTTTTTTATTTTATATTTTGTAAGATTTATTTTAGTTTCTTCAAATACCTCTCTAACCAAACCAATTTCTGGTGTTTCACCCTTTTCAATTTTACCACCAACTAATGCCCAACAATTTGGACACCAATCAGTATTTTCACTTCTTTTTAGTAATAATATTTTATTATCGTTATTAAATATTACTGTTAATGAAACTCTTAACATTTTATTATTATTATTTTTGGCTTCATTAATAACAGATTCTGAAGTTATGAAATTATTGTTTTTAGTCGGTTTAGTATTGTCAACTTCACTATATTTTCTATATTGGTTTTCTAATCCACCAAAATCCGTTTTTATTTTTTTACTATTCTTGACCTTTTCTGTTATTTCTTTTAATTTACTTTCAACAAAATTTTTCATTACTTGTCCACCTCTTAATTTAAAGTCCATTTGTGGATTTAATTCATTAAGGTTGTCATTAGTATCCTCTATATTATGCGAAGTTTTAATATAATTATCAAAGAAATTTTTATATCTTCTTAAATTTTCATATGATATTTTCTTTTCTTTTAATAAAAATTCAGCTTTTTTTTTACCAGGATATCCATCCTTACATTCTCTATTTGCTTTATCTATTTCGGATAAAACATCATCTGGTAAATTATAATATGTATTAGTTAATTTACTATTGGCCATGATTATAATTTTGAATCTTTTAAAATTTTATCTATTTTTTGTTTTGCTCTTTTAAATAGAATTTCTTTATCATCACTTTTTTTGATTGAATCAATAAATTTATCAACAATATCATTATCAGATTTATCTGTCAATACTTCTTCAGTTATCGTTTCTTCTTTTTTTGATTTAATATATTTTTTTAGAGCATCGATAACTTTTTCAGCATTATAGTAATCTGATTTTTTCTCTTCTTTAGTTAATTCATCGAAATCCTTTTTTGCTAAATTTTTCCAAATTTTTAAATTTTCCTTACTGAATTCAGACACAAAAAAATCTAAAAATCTTTTATATTGTTCAAATTCGACTTCAGCTAATACATCTACTAAGTTTTTTTCATTATTTTCACTCTCATAAAAATGAAATCCAAATCTACCTAAAAAATCATCATCGAATTTTTGTCTACCGACTGCAATATTATAATCGGTCATTCTTGTTGACTTTGTTATATTATTTGGACTATTTTCAGGACCCATTGAAGTTTTTTTCATTAGATTTCCCTCTGAATCAAGTACTTCCTTTACTACACAATCTTTTTTCATTGTAATAATTTTTATATAAATACTTTTAATTTTATAATATTAGAATTTATATATTTCCAACAAATATCCATTATCTACTTTATGGATTGTATACTTATCTTTATATTTTTTTAATACAAGATCACCCTCATTATATTTATCATCAATTGATTTTATTTCTTGTTTATTCTCCTTTTTTCTTTTTTGATTAATAATATTAAGAAATTTTTGATACTCATGAACACCCGATAATTCATCATTATTACCGATTTTAAAACCATCGAATATTTTTCTAGGGTCTCTACCTGTTTTATTCCAAAATTCTAGTTCAAGTTCTTCAAGATACATTGATTGATCTAAACTATCTTGTTCATAACTTCTTAATACCAATTCACTATCTGTAAAATATTCTCTTTCTTCTAAATATACCCTTTTTTCTTTTCTATTTGTTTTAACATCCTTAATCAATGAATTTCTAACATTTTCACTAAATCCAATTAATATTGATGACACTCTTTCATTGAATGCCGCAATATATTTTTTTACATTATATTCAATATCTTTATTATCAACACCCTCTAATTGTTCATCTTTTAACAAAATCGAACACATATATTCTTCCCCAGTCTCTTTATTTTTAATAACCTTAGTATCTCCATGTGATTTCGATGTACCAATATTTACATAATATATAACATCACCAATCTCAACATTTAATTTTTCCTTAATAATTAATTCCATATGTGCTTGCATACCCTTCATTCTACCATTTTTATCTGTACCTCTGTTTAAATAATCATTAACAGATACTTTAACTTTAGCTTTGGATGCTATCTTTTTTAATGGTATTTGTTTATAAAATATCTTTTCTAAGTATTCATAATAATAATCTACAAACTCAGCTGGTTTATTATCTAAAATCAATCTAATACCCTTATCAATAAAATCTTCGATATATTCTGGCATTGTTTTAGATTTAATCGTATTACCAGTTAATTTTACTTTAGGTTGAATTATTTTACCAGTTTTTCTATCAGTCTCTTCGTATGTCAAATTAGCATAATTAATTCTAGTTAATGTTAATGATGATTTAAATGAACCATCATCATCTACTTTAATTAAATTACCCTCATCTTGTGAAAATTTTAAAATATCATAATTATATTTTTCAACTAATGCACTGACACCATTATATAATTTTCCATTATATTCATAATTTAATTCATTTATGTTAATACCTTCTGGGATATCATTACCGTTAATGTCTTTATAAACAATTTTTGGTATTGCAAAATTAACACCATCAGTTACAGCTAATACAGGTAAGAAATTATAATTAACAAAGTAGTCAATCATTTTTCTCAAATGTAATCTACCAGAACATGTAATTTGTGCACTTACGATTGTCTCACCCCAAGGAAATGCAATACCTGATCCTAATGCACCGAATAATGAGTTATTTAATATTTTTAATGGTAATTGTTTTGTTTTATAAAAACTCCTCTCTGCTTTAGTTAATGAATCATCATTTGATAATTTTTTAAATTTATTTCTTGTATCTAATAGATATGTTAAAATTCTTTTAAGTGCATTGGTAACATCAACAGATGGAAAAATATCATAAGTGATTTGTAATGATGGGTATAGACCAGCAAAATCTAGTTTTCTAATATCTTCAGCAAAACCAATATTATAAGCCCTTGCAAGCCCTCCACTGAACTTATCTGTATCGTAGTCATGTATTGGTATTGCCAAGTTATTATCGTAGCTCCATGCGGTCATAATTAGCTTCCATACAGCAGCACTACCCATTGTTGTAATACGTTCATATGTGGTTGGAATTAATTTGGCAAGCAAAAAAGAAGATTCGTTATATTTTAAATCAACTTGTTCAGTTTCCCAAAGGTCATCTAACAAATATCTTTCAACAATATTTTTACCATTTGTTGTTTTAATATTTTCAATATTTTCCCTATCAAATGGATATGGATACTCAATTCCTCTATTTAAATTTATCTTTAATTTTTCAAGATATTCATCTGGATTTTCTTGGTATGTTTCAGGTATTAATTTATATTCATTGTTTTTAACATTTATTATATAATTTTTATTTTCGTCCCATATTTTAAATATTTGGTCACCCTCAACATATACACGATTTTCTTTCGCAATATTCTCGTATTTACAGATATATTTTAATTTGGCATTTTTAATTTCTGAATTAATTGCCATCGTTTTTCTAACAGCATGTAAAATATCAATATTACTACAACCCCAAATTTCTGTTTTAGTATATCTATGTGTCTCATTACCATATTTTACAGTACTATTTGGTAATCTCCTAATTGCGTGTGTATCACTCAGTGTTGTAGGTACCTTAAATACCTGTGTATCCGCATTATTTACAACAAGATTTATTTTTTCGTTTAAATCAATACCTAAAATTTCACATCTTTTTAATATAAATTCCCAATCAAAATTTTCTCCATTATAATGTGTTATAATCGATGATTTAATATCATTTAATTCAATAAAAAATGAATATATTAATCTTTTCTCTTCATAATCATCATTCTTTTTATTTACCTCTAATACCCTCTCATATCCTCTATTGTCTTTGATACCAATCAAAAATATTCTACTATTCTCTGGTTCAAGACCAGTAGTTTCAATATCGAATTGTATTCTATGGATTTCATCGTATTTTTCAAAACCCTTAAATAATCTAATCCCCTTTTGTATTAAATATTGTTCTTCTGGTCTTATAGAATATATCGGTTTTAAATACATGTCATTTAACTCGATAGTCTCACTATTCAAATAATTATCTTCATATATCTTCTTATATTTTTCATTTGTTACAGGATCATCAGAATCAAAAACAAAATTACAATAATCAATTAAATATTTTTTTAATGCTATTCTATCAACAATTGTTAATTTACCCTCTTTAAAATAATTCCTAATCCCACTCGGTGAATTACCAAAAAATATGAACTTATATCCAACCTCTAATCTATCATTATTATATGTATTTAATTCTTTATACTTTATACCGTGTCTTAACCTACTAACCTTTTCTTCTTCTTTCTTATTAAAGAATAATTTTAACCCCATTTTTGAAATATCCTTAACATATATAAATGGATCATATTTTTGATCATACAAAATATATTTACCCCTTTGGGGATCATCGAAAATTAACGTGACTGTATTATCAAAATAATTCGATTCAATATTTGTTAAATATTTAACATCATTATTTACACCATTCAAAAAATTTTCAATTTCTATGTCTTTATTATTACCCATTATTTATATTTTGTTTTATATGTTTTCAATAATTCATCAACGATTGATGTTTTTACATTATCAGTAAAATCAACATTATCAATAACTTTCGATATTACTTTTAATTTTTCATTTACTAACTTATAAACCTCCTCATCAACACTATTTTCAATTGCAAATATATAGATATTACAATTATTTTTAGCACCAATTCTATGTATTCTTGCGTACATTTGCTCATTTTCACCTGGAACATATGATTGACTAATTAATATCATATGTGATGCTGCTGTTAATGTAATACCCGCATTACCCGTTTGAGCTGTTACAAATAAATTTTTTAAATTACTTTCTTTATGTTGAAATCTATCAACTAGTTCCTGTCTTTTTTCTGATGATACACTACCACCATAATATGCTGAATTATCTTTCATTTCCTCAGCTAATAACATTAGTGAGTCTTTAAATACATCAAATATAACAACCTTTTCACCCTGATCATTTAATGTTTTTACAAAGTCAGATACTACTGATTTTTTTATTTTTGATGTGTATTTTCTTAATCTACCCAAAATAACTAATGGATTAACATCTTCATTCTCAGTTTTAATCATATTTGAACTATTCCAGTCCACATTTAAAAAACCATCTTCAATTTCTTTATATACTTTTTCCTCTTTCGAATCCATCTCAACTGTTATCATATTGATAGATATATCGGGTAAATCTTTTAAAACATCTTCCCTTTTAACCCTATACATTATACCATCTAATTTATTGAACACCTTTTCTAGACTCGGTTTTTCTATTGTCTGCCATCCATAATTTATATCATACTTCAAACCACAATATTCCTCGTAAAATCTGTTTTTACTTGTAAATTCTTCTGGTAATATTAAATTCAAAGAAACATATAATTCCTCTAATTTATTTGGCATAATCGTACCTGATAATAACAAATAATTTTCAACAGATTTTTTAAATGTTTTTGTTATATTTTTATACGTATTTGATTTTGTGTTTTTTAATTTATGTGCCTCATCAAAAATTATTGCTTTTATAATTTTAGGATCTATACCCTTATCTATTAATTTAGATTTAACATCAAAATTTGAATTTCTGAAATATTCATAATTAGTTATAATATATTTACATTCAGATATATCGTATACGTTATTCTTAAATGTATTATCCAAAACATACCATTTGCTGTTTGTAAATTTTATAATCTCATTTCTCCAATTCAACTTCAATGAATTTGGTACTATAACAAATACCTTATCCCAATCATTACCCTTCATCTCAGATGCCAATAATGATAATATTGTCTTACCAGTACCCATATCAGCAGCAATTATACAACTACCCAATTCATTTGCAAACTTGGCACCAATAATCTGATGTGGATATGGTTTAACACCCTCTTTTAAATATTTACTATAATCAACAATATGATAATTATCTTTTAAAAAATTTTTTAATTCCTTTGCAGATTCTTGCTTTTTTATCGAATCTTCTAACTTTTGCTTTTTTTCTAACTCCTTTTGTAACTGATTATTGTATATGTTGATAAACTCAGTTTTTTTATTACCAAAATCAAAAAATATTTTATTAGACCCTTTATATGACTTAATTAAAGCCATTAAATAAATAACTTCAATTTCCCATTGTTTGCCATTCCATCTTCTAGCGTGAACTGGTAATTCTTTAATTTTTGAAATTAAAGGTGGATAATAGCGAAATTCTAAGAAATATTTTGAAGTTCTTGGTCTTCTTGTTAATCTTACAGTTATTAAAAATTCGTTTACGTACATTTTCTATATTATAAGTTACAAATATAGAAAATAAATTTCTGATTATCAAATACCTCTAGCCAATGATTTTATTATCCAATCATCACTTGTTACAGTTGCCAATAATCTAATTTTGTTATTATCTAAATCAACACTAAATGATACATCAGATGTATCACCTAAATCATTTGTTGAAACTTCAGTAAATTCAACATTTGTACCATCATGTATCACATACACCGTACCCCCCCTTAAATTAGAATTTTTCCTAATAATAAAATCAAAAAAACAACCTGTATATTTATTTGCATCAATTTCCGATATGATTTCAGTACTAACGCTATCTACATCTAAATTTTCATCGTTAATAAAAATACTATTTTTTATTGTAAGATTACCATTTATTTGTAATTTATTACCATCATCTGTTAGTGTACCAATTAAAACATTTCCATTTACTGTTGAAAGTGTATTGGTATCAACACTTAAATCGCCAAGAACTAATCTATTTGTTGTTACATTACCAGTATCACTGATTTCTTGTAATGAATGTGAATGATTATCTAGTGTATCTAATGCTTTTTGTATTGTATTATCTAATCCAGATAAAATATTATTGAAATTTAGGGTACTCGTTTGAATATCTTCGGTAGTTAAATTTCTTGTGGTTATGTTAACAACAGAACCGATACTGTCAGTCTCAATCTTATCGATTACAGTAGAACCTGATAATGTTAAGTCAAATACATTATATGATGGATGTACATAATTAACAAATAATTTTACATCACTATCTGTCAATCCATTATAATAATAATATACTAATATATCAGAATTTAATAGATCACTGGGATTTGAATATACCCCAAACATCAAACCATGATATCTTTCTTCTAACGGTATATTTTGGTTAGCCTCATTTATAGACAAGTATGGTCCATATTTATAATCATATGGTTTACCTGCTCTTACATATATATTATCATTTAATTGAATCGCCATTTTATACCCTTCTTATTAATATATCATCTAATTTTGTTCTATAATTACTTATGTAAACATCGTAATTTAATCCATTAAATATTATAGTCTCAGGTGTTGGAAATAAATTTCCATTAGTCCCTTTAGGTCCACCAATCGCACCACTATTAAATGATGTTATATCCCATCTATTTTTATCATCATAAACACTGGGTATTGCAAACCAAATAAAATCATCGGTGTCAGAATTAAAACTAATATTTAAATTTAATTTAGGATTAATATTTGTTACTTGTGTACCAGATGATATATCAATATCACTCGCATCTGGTATTTCAACCAGTGCACCCTGAACTTTATATAAACCATAATACCATGTAATATTTGTACTTATTGGTTTATCTAATGTCGTATCAGTTCTTGTAATACTATCTTTTATAATAATTTCAATACTATCATCTATTGGTATTGTTAATTTACCAATTGGATGCATACCCAAAAAATCTACCTTAAATTCACCAATATATTCACCATATTTTGATGTATCTTTAATATTAAAATCATATTTCAAATAATAATTATATTCCTCCCCAATTTTAACAATTCTATCTTTTGTTATTATTTCAGCCCCCTTGTTTGCAATTTTATATACATTATTATTTTTATCATACATCGAAAATGTTACCGCACAAGATTCCCAATGTTGTGGTTTAATATTGTATTTTTTTGAAATTGGTTCTAGATCTATTTCTAAATTAGGTAATGTTGAATACCTTTTTATAAAGAATTTCATTATTGATTAATTTTATATAAATACAAATAAACAAAAAAAGCATAGATAAAATATCCATGCTTTTATTATATAATAGACTAGAATTAATATTAATTCATAATAAAATCTTTCAGTGTATTTTCATCCATCATTCCAGTCTTTTGTTTTAAAATATTATTGTCTTCATCCAAAACAAAAGTTTGTGGAATTGATCTAATCCCCAATAATTGTGTGAGTCCCGTATTATCATTTCTAGCATCAATATTTAGGAATTCAACATCCTCCAAATTGGATAATTCAGTCGATACTTTATCAAAAATTGGTGCATACATCATGCATGGCATACATCCAGCACCCCAAAATTTAACTATTTTTTTCATGTTTTTTTTATATTTATATTTATGCACTACATGCAATACAATCTTCTGGATCATCTAACGAACATGCAATATCGTTGATTTGTTGTTGTACTGTTTGTGTAGTTTTATAATTATTATCAATACCAAGATCTTTTCTTGCTGATGTAATTGATTTACCCCTAATGTAATAGGATAATGTTTTCAATCCTTTTAACCATCCATACATTAATGCTGTTGTAATTTTAGCTTTATTTATATCAGAAACATGTAAATTAAATGATTGTGATTGGCAAATGAATGCACCTCTATCTGCAGACATATCAATTTGATCTCTTAATTTAATTTCCCATACAGTTTTATATATATCCTTAATATTTTGTGGAATTTCATCAATATTCTGTACAGAACCTTCGGCTAAAATAATTTTATTTCGAATTTCATCATTCCATAAATTTAATTTAATTAAGTCATTAATTAAATGTTTATTAACCATTACAAATTCACCTGACAGTGTATTTCTTTTATATATATTAGATGTAAATGGTTCAAATGCTTCATTATTTCCCAAAATATTTGCGGTTGAGGCTGTTGGCATGGGGGAAAATAATAATGAATTTCTAACACCATATTTTATAACATCTTTTCTTAATGAATCCCAATCCCACATACCTGATAATTCAATTGGTTTTGATTCAGATATTGTTGTTTTTGATTTATTATCATCTGTTTTAATATTTGTAATTGTGTTATTTGTCCACATATCAAATTGGAAAATCCCTTTAGATAAAGGAGAACCTTCAAATGTTTCATATGGACCCTGTTTTATTGCTAAATCTTTCGATGCAGTCATTGCAGCAAAATACATTGTTTCGAATATTTTTTTATTTAATTCTTTTGCTTTATCCGAATCAAATGCAATACCTAATTTAGCATAAACATCAGCTAAACCTTGTACACCTAAACCAATTGGCCTATGTCTTGTATTACTTCTTCTTGTTTCTTCAGTTGGATAATAATTTACATCAATAACCCTATTTAGATTTATTGTTGCCTGATATGTTACATCATATAGTAGTTTATAATCAATATCTTTCATTTTACTATCAACATACATTGATAATGCAATTGAAGCTAAATTACATACTGCTTGTTCCTTATCATCAGAATATTCAATAATTTCAGTGCAAAGATTTGAGGATTTAATAACTCCGATATTCTGTTGATTTGATTTTAGATTTGCAGCATCTTTTGCAAGCATATATGGTGTACCTGTTTCCATTTGTGAATCAAGTATTTTATCCCACAAATCTCTTGCTTTTATCACTTTTCTATATTTACCATCTTCAACATATTTTGTATATAGTTCAACAAAATCATTACCAACAACATCTGAAAGACCTGGTGCTTCATCTGGGCTAAATAAATGCCATTCACCATCATTATTTACTCTTTCCATAAATAAATCTGGAATCCATAATGCAGTAAATAAATCTCTAGTTCTTTGTTCTTCTTTACCATGATTTTTTCTTAAATCAAGAAAGTCATAAATATCAGAATGCCAAGGTTCGAGATAGATGGCGAAACTTCCTTTTCTACGCCCGCCACCTTGATCGACATATCTTGCAGTTTCATTAAATACTCTTAACATGGGTACCAGACCATTAGAAATACCGTTAGTACCCTTAATATATGCACCAGAACCTCTTACGTTATGAACATGTAGACCAATACCACCAGCATTTTTTGAAATTTGTGCAATATCACCCAATGTATCATAAATACCTTTTATTGAGTCATCTTTCATTCCAACAAGAAAACAAGAACTTAGCTGTGGTCTTTTAGTACCAGCATTAAACAAAGTAGGTGTTGCATGCGTGAAATATTTTTGGGACATCAAATCATATGTTTTAATTACTTGTTCGATATCACCATACCAAATTCCACAAGCAACTCTCATCCACATAAATTGTGGTGATTCAACAACTTTACCATCAATCTTTAATAGATATGCTCTTTCTAGTGTTTTAAATCCAAAATAATCAATTAGAAAATCTCTATCTGTAATAATTGCAGAATTAATTTCATCCGCATTATCCATAATGAATTTATATGCATCATCATTTACTAAACCAGCTTGTTGATCAGTTTTTGGATCGATATAATTATATAATTTATCAATTGTATTTGTAAATGATTTATCAATATCCTTATATAGGGATGTAATTGCTATTCTAGATGCTAATATTGAATAATCTGGATGTTTTATTGTCATAGATGCGGCTGTTTCGGATGCAAGTGCATCTACTTCAGTTGATGTAACACCATCATATAACCCAGAGATTACCTTTTGTGCAATTTCAACTGGCTCTACAAATTTATTATCTAGACCATATGTTTGTTTTTTAATTCTAGCTAAAACCTTATCAAACTTAATATTTTCTTTTTTACCGTTTCTTTTTGTTATTTTCATATATTGTTTATTTAAAAATCATCTAATGAATCAAATGTATCAGTTCCTTTATTTAATGTATTGGCAACCCCAGATTTATTATATTCTGCAACTCTTTTTTCGAAGAAATTAGTTTTATTTGTCATTGCAATATTTGCCATAAAATCAAATGGGTTTTTACTATTGAAATACGTGTCTTGACCTAAATTAATCAATAATCTATCTGTTACATATTCAATATATTGTTTCATTAAATCTGAATTCATACCAATCAAACTAACTGGTAAGGAATTTGTTATAAATTCTTTTTCAATTTCAACGGCATCCAATACAATCTCTAATATACGTTCTTTTGATAATTTATTTTCAATATGATTATTATATAATAAACAGGCAAAATCCGTATGTAATCCCTCATCTCTTGATATGAGTTCATTTGAAAAAGAAAGACCAGGCATTAAACCTCTCTTCTTTAACCAAAATATTGAACAAAAAGCACCTGAGAAGAAAATACCCTCAACTACAGCAAATGCTATTAATCTTTCAACAAAATTATCAGATTCAATCCATTTTAAGGCCCATTCACCCTTTTTCTTAATTGCATCAATATTTTCTAGTGCATTAAATAAAAAATCTTTTTCTTTCGAATCTTTAATATATGTATCAATTAATAAACTATATGTTTCACTATGTATATTTTCAATTGCAATTTGAAAACCATAGAAAAATTTAGCTTCTGGATACTGAACTTCGCTTAGAAAATTCTCCGCCAAATTTTCATTTACAATTCCATCACTAGCCGCAAAAAATGCAAGAATTTGTTTAATAAAATACCTTTCATTATCATTTAATTTATTTTCCCAATGATTTAAATCCTGAGATAAATCAATTTCTTCCGCAGTCCAAAAACTTGCTTCAGCCTTCTTATAGTACTCCCAAATATCATGGTGTTGTATTGGGAATATTACAAACCTATTTGGATTATCTGTTAATAATTTTTCCATATTTTGTATATATTTATTATTTATTTTGTGTTCTATAAATAGTATTTAATTATTTTTTTTATTATTGAAATTTTGTATCGGATATTTGATTTAACTACCAAGTAACATACTATTCCTTTGTTCTTTAATAATATCAGATGTTGATGTTTGTTGTCTATCGTTTTCTAAAATTACATTAAAATTTTGTGAATTTCTTCTAATATCAATTGCTAAATTATCATTATCGAATATACAATCTTCAAATGTGATACCATCTCTACCAAATCTAGATTTTAGAATTTTAATATTTGCAAAACCTCTCTCTTTTTGTTCATCACTTCTCGCAATTGATATTATAAAGTGGCTTTTTTGTGCCTTTTTAATACTACCACCCATTTGACTCGTTGTTACAACTTCGGCACCCAATGAATTTCTATTACCTTGTGTTGCGGTCCATCCTGGTATATCAAAATCCGCTAACATAGCTTCAAATGCTTTTGTAACAACCAATTCATTACTTAATGAATCACTATTCATACTCTTTTGATGTGATTCAACACAATCAATATAATCTAATACAATCATATCAAATTTGAATCCATGTAATTTCTGATAATTTATGATCCATTTTTTTATATATGGTATTGTTATGTTTTCATCTTGAGGAAACTTAACTAAAACCAATGCAGATGAATTTAGTTTTTCTTTTTTAGCATTAACAATCTGTTTAATGATTTTTACATTATCATCAATTTTTGATTGTGGTACACCAGACCAAATACTATAATGTTTCCTTTTAATTTGTTTTTTATTATCCTCAAAAAATATTTGTAATACATTTTTACCTATACTATGTGCATGATTTGCAATTTTTGTTAACATGGTGGTATTGTGTGTTACAATATAATCATCGGTTACATATTCATGTGACTCATCTTCAACATAGATACATTGAGTTTTTTCTTTTCCTTTGTATTCAATTTTTGTTATATAAAGATCAACATTTTTAAGATTATATTCAACATTATCAAATATTTTGTTAAATATTTCTTGTGGCAGGGTAAATTTAAGTTTAGGCCATTTATATTTATTACAAATAGAATATTCTCCAACACCACCAATACTTTTAATAATTTTATATAAATTTTCTAAGTATCTAGAATCAGATTCTACTATGGTAATTAGATTATCTTCAAATGGTTGTTTATTTATTTTACTATTAAAATAACTTTTTAGAAATTTAATTTTATAATCTAATGAATTATGAATAATATAATTTATATAAACTTCCATCATATCAGGAGGATATGCATATAATGAACTACCTAAATAATCTAGATTATTTTTATATTTATATTTGTTAGATATTTTAATTCTATTTAATTCGATTGGTTTTACAACAGGTATATTAATAATATTATTACTTAATTTTAGATCAATAATTTCTCTAAATTCTTTAACTTCAAAATTTTCGTTATTATTTAATCTAACACTCCATAAATGGTCAACATCGCATTCAGTTACAGAACCATCATTAAATTCAACTCTATATACATCCCTGTCACCATCTTGTGGATATACACCCAATACTTTTGTTGGTTTACCATTAGATGAAATAACATCATCACCAACTTCAATATCACCCATTAATTTCCATCCATTTGGTGTTAATACTTTTGCTGTTAATGGTTGCGCTTTACCAGTCCCCAAACCTGCGAGAACAAATCCCATTTCACCATTACCTAAACCACCACCCATTAATTCATCTAAGTCATTACCTAACCCAGTTGGGATTGGATTTCGATAATCCATTTCCAATGTTTCATCAATATCATCAAAAATGTTAACACCCCCATCATCAGTATTACCAATTTTTGATATTTCTCTTATTTTTTCTTCAATATCATCAACAACATCTATTTGTCCTGCAATAATATTTTTAATAATAAAATTACCTAAATTTTTATATTCTTGTTGTTTGATAAATAACCATATTTTTTGTTGAACTTCTTCACCGTCATATGGTACATAATTATTTGGTTTATTTTTATTTTCGTCTCTTTCTTTGAGTTTATCAAGTACTGCGATTAATGTTGTTAATTCTATTTCATCCGATATTTTTGATCTTATTGTTTCATATATTGAATTATTTCTTATTGATGGTACTTTTCCATATTTTTCTGTATGATTTTTTATTTCAATTAAAATTCTTTTAAAAGTATCATCATCAAAATACTTTGATTGTATATGTTGTATTATATTTTCGCAAAATTTACTATCTGTTAATAGTTCACCTAATACTTTAAATTGAAATTCTCTACCAAGATATGCAAAACTATCAATATTATTATTACTCATTAATTATTTGATTCTTTTTAGTAATCTATTTCTCTCATCTGTTGATAACTCTCTAACTTGAGATATATGAGCAAACCCATAATTATTCATTAAATCAAAATCTTCCCACATTAGAGTCATATCATCACTTTTGATTTTGGTTTTAATATCGTTAACGATATCTTGAATTGTTTCATGAAATTCAACAGAGAATCTTGCTTTGGGGTTATAGTTTGAAACATATACAGACCTTTCGAAAATTGGGTTTGTATTTAGATAAAAACCAATTTTTACCTCAACACCAGTATATGTTTTCTTAATATCTTTACCATTTGTTTTTTTATTAATGGTTATTGATGTTTCCTCGATATTATCAATATTATCATATCCAATATTATTATTGGTGAAATATTTTAATGTATTGTATTCATTAAATTTATATGTTAATGATTTACTTGACAATACATTTTTAATTGATCTTTGTATATCATTAATAATTGGTCTTAGGTCGATTTGATATTTAACAACTTGGTTATATTCATCCCCTGAAAATATTCTTTCATTAATCATTTGGTTATTTACGTATACACCAAATTTATAATGATTGCAAAAATTTGTTGTGTTATCCATATTTGTTTATTTATTTATTGTTTACAAAGTTAATATTATATTTCATTTATAACAAAGAGTTTCTTCTAAATTTTTTTAGACTACTATAATTTTCAAAATATTCTTTTTCTTTCATTATTACAGAATAAAATGGTGTAACATAATTAACGAAACTAGAATTAAAATTATCCAAAAAACCATCTTCATTCATCATTGGTAATAAATTTGTACTACCTCTATTATCGGATGATAATGGGTAATATAACGTTTCATATTCATCTAACGCTTGTTTAGACATTAAAGGTTCTTTTAAATCCATTAATTTCTTATTTCTAATTAAAATATCTTTTCCGTTAATTATATTTTCGATAACCTGAAGTTCATTTTTTTTCTCTTTTTTTCTCTGTTCACTTATCTCAAATGATTTTGCATATATTTCTTTAACAGGAACATATCTATCTTTTATCTGTGGAAAATATTTTATTAGTGTTTTTTCTTTTAATCCCTTTATACCGTTAATATTATCAGAAGGATCACCACATAAAATTTTAATTGTTAATGAGTTTGAGTAATGATAATCAAAATACATAAAAAATATATCCTTATCAATAACCATATTCATATTATCAACATATATTGAAACGTTCGTATATTCAAGTAATTGAAAATAATCTCTATCATTTGTGAATATTATAACATTTTCTTCAGGTTTTTTGTGTTTACAATAATATGCTATAATATCGTCTGCTTCAATTTCATCAACCTCAATTTGCCTGATAAAAAGTTCTTCAGCATATTGCTGAATCCTTATTTTTTGATATAGTTCACCCATATCCTTTTCTTCTTTATATATTTGTTTTTCTGTTAATTGTATTTTATTATACCATGATTTTGAATCTCTATTTGCTTTATAACCCTCGTATATATAATATCTTAATTTACCACTATTTTCCCCATCCCAACATAATATAACTTTATTTATATTATTTTCTGTTACTAACTTTCTTAGTGTCGTCATAAAAGAATATAAACCACCAATTGGTTTTGATTTAGCATATACGTGTTTTGCGCCAAATAAGGATCTTTTAAACAAATAATTTGCATCAACTAAAAGTGTGTTAAGATTACTCATTAAATTATATTTTTACAAATATATAAAATTATTAAAAAATATTATAATAAAATTATTTTTAATTTTTATAATTAAATAAAATCAACAATTTTATATCCATCTTCTGTAACCTCTAAATATTGTTTAGCATAATCTAAACAATCTATTAAAAATATTTTATCTTTAAATATTCCAATTTTTTCAACAGATGTATGACCCACAATAAATTTATAATTATCCAACATATTACTATATAGGGATCTTGGTCTAACCCATAATGGTCCTTGTGTGATATCATCACCTGTATTTGAAAAGTTTCTTCCCATTTGAAATGAAAAACTATTTGGTTTATATTTAAATAATTCGTTTACTGAATATGCAATATTGTCAATATCTAATTCATAATTATTAAACCAGTTTTTAGTAATACCAGCGTGTGATATAATATAATCTTGGTATTGATATACAACATTTAATAATTCATCATTATAAGCGTCATATAGAGCCTTTTCAAAATCAACCCTCATACTAGGCTGATAACCAGAATAATCCTCTCTAACACCAGGAAAATAGTGATAATCATGATTTCCTATTAATAATTCAACTCTATCAGGGTTTTCTCTTTTAAATTCAATAATATCATTAAAATTCTGTAATTGAATTATTGATGGTATTGTAAATGAATCAAAATAATCACCTAAAAATACTAATTTATCGTATTCTAAATCTATTAAAGATTTCCATGTATCTTTTCCGTGTGTATCTCCAATAATAATATGTTTCATTTTTTTATTGTTATTTCGATTTTATCTAATAGTAATTCAAAATCTTCCTGAGAAACCGATTTTGGTTTTGAGATATATAATAATGGAAATGTTGAATTTGTTTTATTTGAATGTCCCCAAACAATGCCAGATTTTATTCCAAATATTTTATTTCTATTTTTATCAAATTCAAATGATCTGATTCTTTCTAATATATTCATCTATTTAAATATACAATGGTAGGTATATCTCAACCTACCATTTATTAAAATTAACTTACATTATCTTCCATATATTGAGTGAGATCGAACCCATCTTCACTCTGTTCGATTTCAATATTAAAATCAGTATCTGTTAAATTATCCCCCAATATCTCTGCAAAATAGTCAAGATTTTCTTTCTTATATTTTTCAATCTCTTTTTTATCATCGAGAATATATCCATGAGGGGTTACAATAATTTTACCACCAGTAGCAACACCAGTAACATGGTTTTTTTCAACCATTACGGATACTCTGCTCGCAAAGTACATATCTTTCCCATTTTTTGTTGCTTTGATTTTATTTGAACCAGATGAACTAACATTTCCAAATCTTGTAACAAGTCCCGCATCAAAATACATTGTTGTACCACCCTTTGGTTTAATCTTTGGTTGTGCCATTGGACTTGATGGTTTTTCAACCCATACTTTATTTACAACAATAAGTGTATTTGTATATTGAGAACCGATTCTTCTTGAAGCTGATATTCTTTGATTAATAGAACCACCAAATTGAACACTCATAGCACCTGCAGCCCATTCATTATTATTTTTACCTTTATCGATTGACATTTGTGATGGTACTGAACCAACGGAATCCCATAAAAATACCAGATCCATTGGTAATTCGCCTTTCTCTTGGTCATCAATTGTTTTATTAATAAAAAGTGCAACATCTTCGATAGATTTTAGTTGAAGTCTATCAACATAAATAAAATCACCCTCAAAGTTAATTTCACCAGTCTCTTGATCAACAACCTCTTCATACTCAAGACCCATTAATTTAGCATGTTCCCAAGACCATTTCATTTCAGTAATAATAAAAACAGGTAATTTACCCTTTTTTTGTGCAGATATTGCCGCTTTAATCATTGCAGATGTTTTACCAGAATCACTATGACCCATTATAACATTTACAATACCACATAATGCACCTGGTAATCCAGTAATTTCTTTATAAGCATCACCATATTCCAACCATTCCATTGGTTTGAACATAACATTATCAACACCTCTTTTTTTCTTATAATCATTTAATGTAAATGATTTTTTTTCAACAATTCCTCTACTTTTAGCCATATATTTTTATATATTATTAGATTTTGAATAAAAAAAATCCATACACATAATAATTTATGTATTTAAATTAAATATGTATGGATTTTTTGAATTTAGAATGGTAGATCATCAAGATCATCCATATTTGCAATATTTAATGAACCCGAATTATTCTTGATTTGGTTTAATTCTTTTTCAAGTTGATCATCCGAACTACTTGAAGAATTTTTCATCATATTTGCAATTTCATCTACATCATCACTCCCACTATTATCACCCTTTTTAGATGTGGTTTGTGATCTTTTTTCATCATATAATTTTTGTAGATCTGGTCTATTTGGAAATACGAATGTTTTTCTATCTTCATCCCAATATGGTGCATTACCCTCAGAAATTAATGATAACATTTCTTTTTTATCAACAACATCGGTAATGACATATGGTGGATATACATCCCTCCATGTTGTTTTATCATTTAAAAATTTATTTGCCGTATTTTCATCACTATGTAATTGTGATGGTTTACCATTATTTGAAATAGAAATTACCTTCCAGTATTTATTTTTTGTTGTTTGAATCACATCTTGTTGTGATGATATTGTCATATCAACACCATTTTCAATATCGGTATAATCTAATCCATGTGCTGTTTTATATGCTTTAATTGCTGGAATTAATTTATCTAAAACACCTTCAAGTTTTTTATTTTCTTTTGCGAGCCAAATCTTTTTACCATCTTTTTCAACACCTCTGTCAATACCTTCAAAAGCATAATGTTTTTTAGCAGCATATTTCATTGCTTCGCTATAATATTTTTTATTATGCTCTCTTTGTTCTTCAGTAAGTTCATTGTATTTACCCTTATGTTGTTTAGCTAAAATAGCTTCAGATTTTTTACATAAAGGACATTCTTCACCATCATTTTTCAAACAATAAACCTTTTGGTTATATTTTCCTACTCTAACCTCATGAAAATATGCAACATCATAGTAATTACCATTTGTTGTTTTCATGAATCTAAAAGTTTCTTCAGATGAAGTGATTTTAAACTTTTTTCTTTTCTTTTCTTCTTTATCCAGACCATAGTCTGTACCTTCTTTCTTTAATGATTCTTCATAACCATTTAGCAAATTGTTTAACTGATCTAAATCTTCCATTTTTTTTTAGCGTTTTATATATTTAACAAATTATTTTACAAATGTAACAAGTAAATTCTTTTTTAGCAAATTTTTTAATCTTTAACAATGAATTTTATATTCTGATAATTTAATGTATAATCAATATTTCTTAATTTAAGTTCTAATGTATATTTATGTGGTATTAGTATTTCAGTATTTAATTTAATAAAGTATTTATTTGGTGCTCTGTTTACTTGTGTAAACGGTATCACCTCTAATTCTGTATTATTAGATTTTTCAATATATATTCTATACTCAAAATTTAATGGGTCTGAATTATTTTGATTATATAATTTTTTTATTAATAAATCCAATATAAGTTCTTCACCTCTTTTAATTTTTTGATCTTGTAGTAATCCAGATAATGTAACGTTTATTGTATTTTTTGGTTGCATTGATTCAATTAAAAAGTTTGAATCATTTTCAATTAAATAAAATTCGTTTTCAATTGATTTTTGTTCCCCGTCTATTGTATAGTTCCATTCATCATAATATATGACAGAATCAATATTACTATCAGAGGATAAATTTAATCCAATATAGTATATACCCTTTGATTGTTTAATGATATTATTAGAACTTATCGATTCTATTAGTTCATATTTATGATTGAATATATTTACGGATATTGGTGTAATATCTAGTAATTCTTGACCTCTTTTAGCGTATAAATATAATCTATTATCCTCATTCAAATAAAAACAATTTCTATCATCTTTAATAGTTAAATCGATTTTACTTTCAAGATGTGGTTCTAGATATGTTGTTGTATATTTTGTATGATATGAAACGCTATATAAGTAATCATCTTCAATTGCTTCAATATCTAATCTATATGCGATACCCAAACCATTATTTGGTTCAGCATCATATAAAATACCGTTAATATAGTCGGTAATGTCAACTTCGATATTTTCATCACCATTATCAATGGGTATTGTTTCTAATATTGTAGGTAAATTATTGTTGTTATAGATACCATCTATAGTCCATGATTCATTGGTTCTTTTATCGAACCAATTTGATGGTGATTTACTCTTAGGATTTGTTAACCCTATTAAATTATATTCAAAATCATATCCAGATCCCTCATTCCAATCTTCAGGGATTACAAATAATATCAATTCAACACCACTAGCTCTTTTTCTTTTAATATTATAACCATAATCAGTACCGATAAATCTATCAAAAGTATTGATCGTATTATATATTTTTAGTTTATGATAGTTAAATTTATCAACTGTAATTTCTTCTGTTTGTATTTTATTGATTAAGTTAGATAGATCTATTTTAAATATATATCGGCTATATATACTCGAATTATCACCATAAAAAATATCAGTAACCTGATTTTTGGCAGTATTAATTTCACTATTTGAAATTATTGTATTGTTTTTTTCAAAATATGATCTAAATATACACATCTTAATAACGATCTGAATCTAATCCTTCAATTCTGTTTAATCTTCTTGTTAAATATTTTATTTCAGAATCTAAAAGAGATATTTGTTTATTTATTAACTGAATTTCGGTATCTTGTCTAGCAATAATTTCTTTAATTTTTGTATTATTTTCCCTCACTTCAGTTTCTAATTTCATAAACTTATCATCAAATGTCTTTTCAATTTTATTGAAAGTCTCATTGATTTTACTATCGTTTTTTTCAATTGATTTTATAATATTTTTATATATTACACCAACCAATATGATTAACATGCTGATAAGTCCAGCAATAATTTTAACTAAAATATCAGTATCCATTTCTACTAATGCTATTTGGAATTGTATTACTTATATTATTATTTGGTATATATTCCATTTCATAACCATCATCCGTTTTATAAATACCCATTCTTTCTGCATCTTGTTCTTCTTTTGACTTTATTTTGTCATCCCAAACCTTTGTTAGGGTATTATTATAGGGATATGAATCAAAAGCCCTCATTTCTAATTTTTCAAAATCTGATGGTTCTTTAATCTCTTCAACGTTTTTATTTAATGTTTCCATTCTTCTGGATAAAAAATCAACTGTCTTTGATATTTCATCAATTGAATTAACAACATTATCTAATTTACTCATCTCCGATTTTAAATACCCCATCATCATTTCATTACTATTAGATGTATCCACACTTGGTGTTGGTTGTGGTTGTTGAGGTTTTGGTTGACTATCTTGGTTTACTTGTTGTTGATTATCAGTATTTTGTGGTTTTGGTTGAGGTTGTGTGTTAACCTGTTTATTTTCAACATCTTGTGGTTGTTGTTGCTGAGGTTGTGTATTATCATTTTCATCCTCACGCATATGGTATACACTCTCTTCCTTATTCAGATTAAGATCATGAATTTTATATTCATATAATTTTTTTAATCTATTTTTAAATTGATTAATATCCATCGTTTTCATATTTTTAAATTTAGAAATATCTTTCTCTTAATAACATTTTACCATCTTCGGTAACATACTTCTTATCAATACGCTCAATTAAACCGTCTTTTTGATTAATAATTTCCTTTTTGTTTGATTTTTCATTATCTTGAATCTCGTCTAGGAAAATATCAACATTTTTTTTCTGTTTAGCATCCATAATAAAATATTTTATTATAAATACTACTAAATGATAAAATATTATTTAGTAAATAAAACCATGTATTTACTAACAATCGGAGTATCAATAGTTTTAAAAAAATTTGTATATTGTGTAATCATTTCATTGTTTTTATCGTAAATGATATTATTAAACTTTCGTTTAAGAAAAAATAAAATATATTTAGGATCAATATTAAAATATTTTAACTCATTTAAGTCAATCCTATAAATATTATTTAACGATAAAATATTAATATTTAAATTTTTATCTAAAAATATATTAGTAATATCAATATTATTCAAATAATTAATATAATCATTTTTAGTTCTTAAATTCTCATAGAATACTGGTGATAATATTTTATAGTTATATATATCAAATATTTTTAATATTTTTATATATAGAAAATCATTCAAATCATTAATATATTCAGTTTTCTTCTCATTAAAAGAAAATGTCCATGAATATAATTCATTTATTTCTCTATTTAATACATTATTTGTATTAATTTGATTTTTTACCAGATTCCATCCAATGATTAATGTTGGCTTATTTTGAAACTTAATATTATCAATGCTATTAACATTAATATATTCAATATAATCTAATTTATTATGTAATTTTAATTCATCAGAATAATAAATAATACCAAGTTTAATATTTTTTATGTTATTCAAAATCAGAATATTTAACTAATTTTATTTTATTTTTATTATCAATCGTGATTGCTGTTAGATTTTCAATCCAATCACCAGAATTTATATATAATGAATTATTAATTTCTCTAATCTCAGGGACATGAATATGTCCACAAATCACACCACCGTCACAATTTTTAGTTTTTGCAATATTAATCGCATTTTCTTCGAAATCATTAATATAATTTGTTGCAAATTTAACAGATTTTTTTATTTTATCCGATATTGAATAATATTTTAAACCTCTCAATTTTCTATATCTATTATAAATTCTATTGATTAAAAGTGCTAAATCATATCCAACCGACCCAATATAACTAATCCATTTATATTTTGTTATGAAAATATCAATTAAATCACCATGAAAAACATAATAATTTTTATCACCAATATTAATTATTAAATCTTCAACTATATTTATATTACCAATACTTGTACCAGTGAAATCCTCAATAAAATTATCATGATTACCTCTAATCCATGTAATTTTTGTTTTATTCGATATTTTTAATAATTCAGCGATTAATTTTATATGTATTTTTCTTATTTTAGAACCTCTATTAATTGCCCATCCATCAATAATATCACCATTCAATATAATATGTTCAGTATTTATTTTTTCTAAGAATTTGAGTAATTCTTTTGTTTTTGAATCTCTTATTCCAAGATGTAAATCAGATAATATTAAATATTTATATTTCATAATATTGGAGCGTGAAACCCACTGATGCCGAAGGCTCGGTGGGAGGTAAGCGACACGTTAACGCCTTTAAAGTTAAACAAATTTAAAACTATTTTCTGATATAAGAAACTTTTAGTATTTTTGAACGTATTTATTATTGTATGAAACTCACTTTGAAAATAAAACTTTTGCCTACTGATGAACAGGTTAACTTGCTTCTCGATACGATGAAGGAAGCTAATACTGTTTGTAATGTCATTTCTGATGTGGCGTGGGAAAAGAGGATTTTCAACAATTTCAAACTCCATCACGAAGTTTACCATAATTACAAGGCTACATTCAAACTTTCTTCTCAAATGCTTATTAGGCAAATTGCTAAAGTTGCAGATGCCTACAAGTTGGATAAGAAAACTAAACGAACTTTTAAACCACTTGGTAGTATTGCCTACGATAGTAGAATAATGACCTATAAACCTGATAACGTGGTTTCCTTGTGGTGTATTGGTGGTAGGCAAAAGATTGATTTTGTTTGTCATAACCCTGCTTACATTCCATACATCAAAGGGGAGGCTGACTTGGTTTACAAAAAAGGTAAGTTTTACCTTTTTCAAACCGTTGATGTTCCCGAAGAGGATATTGAAGATGTGGAAGAATTTATCGGAGTTGATATGGGGCTGTTGGAAATTGCGGCACTTAGTAATGGCAAAAATTTTAGTTCTAAAAAACTTAACGATTATAGAGAAAAAAGACAAAAAGTAAGGAGTTCGCTTCAACGCAAAGGTACGAAAGGCTCTAAAAAAGTCCTGAAACGATTGTCTGGCAAAGAACGAACTACGAGTACAATTATCAATCACACCATTAGCAAACAAATTGTTCAACTTGCTAAATCCGAGGGTAAGGGTATTGCAATTGAGGATTTGAAGGGTATTAGATTTTCTTCCAATAATAAAGGAAAGAAATTTAGAACGAGAATTGGTAAGTGGAACTTCAATCAACTTAGAAGTTTTCTTACTTACAAATCTTTGCTTAACGGTGTTAAATTGGTAGATGTACCACCTGCATATACAAGTAAGACGTGCCATAATTGCTTTCACATAGGCAATAGACAAGGTAAAAAGTTCACTTGTACTAACTGTAATTCTGTGTTTGATGCTGATGAAAATGCGGCAAAAAATATAGCATTGTTGGGGACTTCCGTAAACAGTCCTGAAAAGCCGAGTATGTTGTACTGTCAAGTGCATTCGTTCTTAGGTTTAAAGCCCATCCCATCGCTTTGCGTGGGTGGATAGTTTACTATTCCAATAGTTATGATGATTTTTAAAAAAATCAATATTATTTCTATTTAAATACGATAATATCATCATTTTAATCATATATTTAATACCCTTTATTTTAAACCTTCTTGAAGATGTATATACATAATTATTTGATATTAAAAATTTTTCTGGTTTTACTTTTGATGATAACCAATAATCCTCGGCAAATAATAATTCAGGTAAATACCCACCAAATTTTTTATATGTCTTATTTTTCCATAATTGGAACCCACCAACTGCAAATACAATATTAAAAAATATACCAATATTTTGTAATAAATGAAATATTTTATAAATATAATTATAATTTTTATCTGTTTTAAATTTTACAGTAACTAAATCTAAATCATTATATAAAATTTCTACGACTGTTTCAAATATTAAATAGTTATTTAATAAAATGATATCGGCATCTAAAAATAATATATATTCCGATTCAACCATATTTGCACCATTAGCTCTAGCCTCAGAAGGATATCCACCTTTAATTAATTTAATATTTAATTTATCAGAATATTTATTAGTGTTTTCAATAATTAGATTAAATGTATAATTATCATCTGAATTATCAGCAATTATTACATCAATATTTTCAATAAATGATTGTTCATATATTGTATCTAATGTTTTAATTATATTGTCTCCTTCGTTTTTACAAGGAATTACAATACTCAATGTTTTATTTCTTATTTTCATTTTTCTTTATTTATATGATATATTATATCATAGTCAACAATCATTGTTAATATTTGTACATTCCTTTCTGGAAATCCATGAATTTTTTCATTATCTAAATATTTGTTAATATTTGAGTATGTTTTTTTTAATTCATCATTTGTTAATTTATTCAATGATTCATGTGGTTGATCATTTCTAATGATTGGTCTTCTGGCTAACTGTTCTATTGAAACAACAAATATTTTTTCCATTCTTCTGGTATTTCGAACATTGATTTCATCATCATCAAATAATGCGGTTGATATGGCTTCTCAATTTTATAACCAAATTCGTCTACTGATTGATCTGATTTAATATTATTACATTTTTTACATGCAGTTACCAAATTTTGCCATGTATTTTCACCACCTTTCGATTTTGGTACTAGATGATCCAAAGTTAATAATTTTCTTCTGGATTCACCGCAATACACACAAGAATAATTATCCCTTCTGTAAACATTTTCTCTTGTTAATGGCACTGTATGTAATAAATCGTTTACATATTTTTTTACTTTGATTACTGATGGTTTTTTAAATTGATAATCAGGATTAACTAATTTAAAATATTCATCATATTCATGAATAACTTCAGCATTACCTTTCATTGAAATAACAAATGCCCTTTCAGTTGTAATAATGCTTCTTGCAATATAAGCAACATCCAACACAAGTGTTTTATTATTCATTTTTTTTAGTGTAAATATTTATTTAAAACCTCTAATTCATATTGTTCATTAGATATAATGTAATGTATATTTTTATTAATATTATGGTTTATGTTAATCATTATTGCATCAGAATCGGTAATAAAGTTATAATATAATTCATATATTTCATCTCTGGTATGTTCTGACTTATATTTATAATTTTCAACTAAATGATTTAAATTATATTTAAATTTATTCTCTTTTAAATATTCAAAAATATCATTTGAATATAATTTATTTGAGCTAGAAAATATATATAATTCTTCAATGTTTAATGTATTTACTATATTATATATTTCCTCTTTATTATCAAAAAACATATACTCATCAAATATTAATTTTTTAATTCTTTTAGATCGCAGTTTATTTTTTATGTTATTATGTGTAATTATATTTTTTGATAAAAACCCAATTCTTTCAATAATAAAATCTTTAGCTTGATTATTATAAACAATATAAATTGTGTTATCTGGATCTTTTAGAAATTCATAAATACCCATTTTTGTTTTGCCTGATTGTCTAGGTAAAATTGTTATGTATTTTTTCATTTTATTTGAAATTATTATTAATTAACCCTTCTAATTCATGGGTTTTTAGTTTAGTTTCTTTCCTATATTGAATAGATTTATTTGATTTAATAAATTTATTTAAATATTTACCCTGTGATTCTGCAGACTCAAATCCATCATATAATTCTTTTGATATTGGTTGGTATGAATATACATTACCACCTTTAAAAAAGATATATAGAAATTTATTATCCTCATAATACACGCTTTGTATGATTGTGGATGAATCGAATTTTACTAGTGTAATATTTTTTTCTGTTTTTTTAAATGTTAACATCGTTTTCTATAATTTCGTTATATAATCTATATGTACTACTTTTTGATATGTTTGTTAGTTTAGATATTTCATTTAATGTATGACCCATTATTTTATATTTAAAAATATTTTTTTTATCCTCGGTTAATTTATTATAAATATAATCTAAATTATCGTTTAATATAAAAGTATTTTCAATATTATTATATGAATCTGACATATTTTCCAATAATTCATTATCATTAATATATTTAATATCTATCTTTTTAATTTTTTTATAATTAATAACAGTATTTTTACAAGTAACGTAAATATATTTTGTTATTTCATTCTTTGTTTTTGGTAATGTATTAAAGTTTTGATAAATCTTTATATAAATATCATTACTTATCTCTTTGAGATGTTCATTATTAATATTTTTTCTATATTTATGTAAATATTTATTTATTTGTGGTTTTAATATTTTATATAATTTTGATGCGTCTTTTTCGTTTAGCATTTATTTTTTATTGTATTTTTCAACGTAATTATATAATGATTCAATAGTATCACAAATTATATTACCATTTTCATCTTTTGCTTTTAAATCATTTGTTCCGTATTCTGATTCAAAGATAAACCAATTTATCATATCAACTCCATTATCATCGTAATGAGTCTCAAATAATTTATTTGTCATATAATAAAAACTTTCAGATAATTTATATTTACCTTCAAAAAAATCAATTCCAATATCATGAAGTTCTGATAATTCTTCCGATGTTTTTTTATATAAATCAATAATGTATTTAAAATCTTTGTATTCCATGTTTATATTGCTATTTCTAATGGTGATTTAATTTTTTCAATTTTATCTGTATTTAATATTTTAAAATCATCAATATTATAACCATAAAACCCTTTAATTTCATTTAATTCTATTGATGGTTGTATATTTAGTGATTCTCTTTCTAATATTTCATTTGCGGCATCCATGTGCCTATCATAAACATGTAAATTTTGAACAAGATGTCTAAAAACACCTACTTTATATCCAATATGATTTGCTATCATTATCATGAGTGCTGTATACTGAATTTTGTTAATATAACCAGCCATAATATAATCATTTGATCTTTGTATTAGAGTCATATCTAAAAAGTATTCATCATTTACTTTTCTAACTGACCAAATCGTTTCATAAGCACATGGATATAAACCCTTTGTTTCATATAGATCAGAATATTGGTACATATTAATTATATGTCTTCTTGAAAAGGGATCATTTTTTAAATTTGTTAACAGAATATCTAAAAGACCATATTTTTTTATTGTTGCACCATACCTTTGTCCAATTGTACCATCACCAATATCCCATGAATCCCACCAATATATACCTAAATCATGTGCATCTGACAATAAATTTGATTGTTTCTGATAAATCCATAAAATTTCTTTAATACCAGTTTTTATTGCAGTATTTCTTAGTGTTGGTATTGGAAATTCACCTTTTGATATATCATATTCTTCATATACACCAGTAATAAATTTAGAATATGCTGGTGTTCCATCATTATATTTTGGTCTTGGATTTTCATCCCAAGTTCCATAATCTAAAATTTTGTTTAAATTCTCTTTATAATATTTATCAGCTTTATTCATTTTTATTTAATTCCTTTTGTAATTTATTGTAATATTCATTTTTTTGTTTTGTGAAATGAAATGATTTTAATTCTTTTTTTGCTTTACGAAACTTCCAGTAGTATCGATTAAATGGGTTATATAGTACCGAATCTGGAACATACCATATATTATCATTTGAATCACACATAGGGGATATCACAGTACCGAATTTAAATTGTATTTTACCATATTTTGGCGAAAAAAAACTATAAAATGGACCATCCATCCATGTGAATGAATTCATAGTCCATTTTGCTTTATCATCTATCATAGATTTTATAAATCTATCGATATATTGTTTATCTATATTATTCATTATCCTTACTAGTATTAATATATTTTATATAATAACAATATGTACCACATTGGCCACAACGACTACCCTCATCGATTGATTCTGTATCAATTTCGTAATCATCAGATATTGTTGTTACAATTTCTGCAATAATTCTTAAATCATATGTCGATATATTATTTAAATTTTTTAACAATTCATTGACTAATTTTTTTCTTAAATTAAGAATAGTTTCATTATTTTCTTCATCTGGATCATTATTTGTTAATGATTCTCCGTTTATAGAAACATTTGGTCCATAACAGCCCTCTGATATTTCAATCGATTCTATCATTCAATAATATTTTCTGTAAAATTAAAAATAAAAAATTTAAAAACAAATATTAATTGATTTTAATATTCTCTGAAATAATATTATCTAAATTAATAGATAATAAATCGTTTATTGGATTTGTATTTGCAGGTGGTAATCCAGCACCACCATGTATATGAAAAATTAATGCGTTAATTATTTTTTTTAATACTTCAACAGTTAGATCACCTTTTAACATAGGATGTGCTGTTTCAAAAAATCTATTTATTTCATCTTCATCAAGTATTGGATTATATTTCTTTTTACCGTTGTGTGTTATCAATCCGATTTTATTTGCAATTAATATACCAGTTGTTTGATTACCCTGTTCATTTATTCTCAAATTCAAATATGCTGGATTTTTTGTATTCAATGTAAGATTATCATCAACTAAATGCTTACCTACTCTAAGTGTAACTTCTTTATCTTTTAAAATAATATCATTATTATCTCTACCCAATATTGCAACCTCATCGATTGATGGGTATATACCCTTACTTTTTTTGAATTTATTTGGTGCGATTGTTGGATTTGATATCGCATATTCAGTTCCTGACTCGGCTGTTATTTTATTTTCAAATTGATAAAATTGTGGTTGAGATATTACGGGTCCGATCCAATACCTCAATGAATATGGTCTTTCAATATCGGAAATTAAGACTTTAACAATTTCATTTTTTTTGGGTATTACGTGAAATATTTTACTTAAAATAGGGTAGCAATATGGTAATTCAGAATCTGGTATATTATATTTATCATCAATACCACGAACTCTGACTTTTAATCTACCCATTTCATTATCATCCTCATTAGATACAACAACACCTGTTAATATATTGTGTGTTAATTCAATCTCTTGATTCTTTTTTCCTGGTGAGCTTGTTGCTATATCTAATCTGGTTGTTTTCATTTATTAAACTTCAATATTTTTTAATTTATTTGCAATAATTTCAAATTCATTTTCAATAGAAGATAAATTTTTAATTAATTTTTCGTTTTCCAACGTTCTTTTATATATTTCTTCTTTTAAATTATCATATTTTAATGATAATTCTTCGTATTTTTTTAATAATTCTTCTGTTGTTTCCATATTTTTTTATTGTATAATACCGTATCCGATGTGTATTGTTGTACTTGCACCCACCACAGTAACAGGACCAGATGGACTTGCTCCATTTGCAACAATTGTTGATCCTGGTGGTATTGCAATTGTTATTTTTGCATTTTGCAATAGTTCTTTAAAATATTCTTCTGCACGTATTCTTTCTAGTAATTCATCATTATTTGGTTCACCATTTGGTAATACACCAACGGGTAATCCAGCCTCAGCTTTTCTTGATATAATATTTGATGCGACTCTCTGTGCAGATATTCCATCTCTGTTTGGTACACCCGTTAATATCAATGGTAACGGTACTGGTGGGGGTGGTGTTGTTCTAAAACTAAATAGTTTACTCAATGAATTAATAATATCTTTTATATTTGAAAAATTTGCCATTATATACTTGTTAAACTTTTTAGTATAATTCTATAATTATTTATCTTTTCTGTTATTATTTTATTTAACGCAGGTTTTGTTACTTCTAATATTTCTGTTTTAACTAAATTAAATATAAATTCAGTAATGTCGGATTTAACATCTTTAATTAGACAATTTACAATATTTTTATTATTATTTATATAATCTATTTTATTTGTTATATTACCTATATTTAGACTGTCATCCTGTAAATAATTAAAAATTATAAATAATAGTTTCTTATCTGGTGAAAATAATACATCTTTTAACAATCTGTTTTTAATATTATTTATCAATCTTTTAATAAAACTATCTTTTAATTTTGACACATTTGATGGATCATTATTTGGATTTAATGTATTATTAAAAATATTTATGAACTCATTTCCAACATAAAATGGGTCAAAAGAATCGTTTACATTATTTGCAATTGTATTTAATTGCTCTATTGTTAAAACATTATCAATAATACCGCATCCGAAATCAATTTGATTGACACCCTTAATTAGTTCATCTGATTGTCTATTAATTTTAAGAATATCATCATCATTAAATTCTATCGTTTCTTCTTCATTGATTAATTTATCAATAATAATATCAATTTCATTCTCACTATTTAATTCATTAATTGTTTTATTTTGTAAAACACTTTTTAAACCAAAAATCGTATTCAATATGTCTGTTACAAATTCCTTCTTATTTATTTCTGATATTCCATTAATAAATGTATTAATAAATTGATTTATTGATGTATTTGTTGTTGGTTTTATATTTATTGATTCATTATCTTCATTATATATTATATCGATATTATTATAGTTTATAACAGTATTTGGTATAATTATTGAATTTTTTAATTTTGTTAGAAGATTGATAGTATTATCATTATAAATAAGTTCACCAATTGGTGATGTTTTTTCTGTTTTTAGATTATTTAAATCATCGATTAAACTAATTGGTATTGTGATTCCTTGGTTTATAAAATTAGTTGGTAATTGTTTGTCTGATTTGAAATTTACAAAGTTATCAGATAATATATTTTTTATATTTGTATTATAATTTGAAATGAAATTCGTGAATAACTGGCCTAATTTTTCTTCCAAACCATCTCCACCAACTAATGTTGTGGATAAATCCAGCAAAAAGGGAATTGGGTCTTTATCGTTATTAATAGAAGAAATTGAATTAAACTGATTTAACCCTTTTAATTCAATTTCCTTAAGTGAGGTAAATACTGATAATCTGTTGAAGATACCCCTTTTTTCATCAATAATACCACTCATAAATTTTATCTACCTCTTTTCGCTTTTTCAATCATTTCATTTATTTTCAAATTCATTTCATCTGGTAATGATGCATCGGATGCCTTTTCCTCATTATCTTCTTTCATTAACAATTTCATTCTGTTTTCCTCTTTTGCCTTTTCAGAAATAATTCTTTGAATTTGCTCACTTACTCTTAATTTTTTATCAATTAACTTGTCTCTTTGATCTAATACCTTTACAATATCTTTACCCAAAACAGCAATTTCATTCAAATCATTCACTTTTGAATTCCATGTTATGTATAAATTATTCAACTCAGCATTTAACTCATTTGCTTCAACATAACATTCATCCAATAACCTTTGAATTGTATCTTCATTTAACTGGATTCTTTTTCTTCCTCGTCTTTTCATAGTAAATATTTTATATATATAAATACTATTATTATCCTATTAATATATTTTTATGTATTTATTTAATTTAGAAAAATTATCGCCAATAAATTTACCCAATTTTTCAATATCAATATTCATTTTATTGTTTTTTTCTGAATCGTCATTTCTTGTTTGTGATTCATAATGATATGCGATTGCATTACTATTGAAAATATTTATTTTATTTTTTAAAATACAATTTAAATTGTATTCAACATCTTCAAAACACTCAATATAGTTTTCATTAAACAATCCAATATCGTTAAATAATTTATAGGGTGTTAACATACATGCTGCACTATTTCCAATAATATCCTTTACAGTATTTTTATAATATTTATAATACGATTTAATTGCATGATGTTTTAAATTTAATTTATTATCTTTAATAAAGATTTCAATTCCAGAATGTTGGATACTATTATCATCATAATATAATCTAGCACCAACCGTACCCACTGTATTTTTATTTTTCATATATGTATCAACCATATTTGTAATTACATCATTTACAAATTTAATATCATTATTCAAAAATAATAATAATTCACTGTCCTTATCAACATGATTTAAAACAACATCATTATTTATTTTAGCAAAATTATAATAATCGTATGTAATTAAGTTGATTTTGGTACTATCATTAATATAATTAATAATTTCATTAAGTTTATTTGTATCACTACCAGTATCTGCAATGTAAATTTTATAATTATTATATTTTGTATTATCTTCTATAGATTTTAATAAATTAAACAGTAGATTATTTTTATTTTTATGTGGTATTATTATTGATAATTTTGGTTCATTTTTAATTCTTATATTTTTAGTATAAATTTCTTTTATCTCATTTACTTTAATTCTATGGGGTAAATATTCTTTATATTTTTCAATGAATATTTCTTTATTTTTATGAAATTCTTCATTTGTTTGCCCAATTGAATAATGTGTTACCCTTATATCGAAAATAACACCAATTTTAACGCCTTTTAAGCTGTTTTCAAGACAAAATGGTATATCATAGTAGTGAAATCCTTTAAACGTCTCTACAAAGCTATTTTTAATCTTATTTTTATTAACTGCAATAAATAACCCATCGATAACAGCAACTTCAATAATTTCATTTGGATATGAATTAGAATATTTACTTTCAAAAGTTTTATTATTATGTCGGTGATTTACAATACCAATCGTTCTATGGTTTTCAGTCCACCAAACACCATTTTCATTTAAATCAGTTGTACCTGCAATACCTAAAATACCATAATCGCTGCTGTTAAAATGCTTTAACAAAGTTTTACCCCAGTTTTTGGTATTAAAAAATATATCATTATGTACGAATAAAACAATATCGTTTTTTGATTCATTAAGACCCTTATTATATAATTCAGCTAATGAATATTCATTAAAATTTTTATAAAGCAATATTTCACAATCTTTTATTCCGATTGTATTGTTTATATGATTTTTAAAATTTTCGTTATCATCGTCTGATAAATGTGATGATATTACGATTGTTATATTTTTATTCATGTGGTTTTATCAAACCACAAATATATTTAAATTTTTTATAAATTAAAAATTTTTAACATTTCTTGATCATATAGTTGTATTATTCTTTCTTTTGGAAAGGGTATTCTAATAACAGTACCATCAGGTATGTCATGTTCGGACATATAATCTGGATTTGCCATAAGTATAAAAAATCCCATTGTTGGGTTATCATAATATTTTTGTGCTAAAATATCAAATCTTGTTTTATTACTACCCTCAATATATTTGATATATTTATCTGAAGAATTTTCAGGTATTTGAATAAATGGTAATTGATTTAATTCCCCGTTTATTCTTGCATAATAATATCTGTTAAAACTTTCCATTTTTAATTATTTAATATATTATCTTCATCATCAATAATATCCGATTGACTCTCAAATGATGAATTGGCATAAAATCTTTTACTATTTCCATTCAAAATATGTGATTTAGGTCCATTAATACCTGATGCACCGATTAAATTCATATTTATATTTACCTTACATCCCATTTTTTGAACACCAAAACCTTCAGGATTTAAATCCCAAGGAATCTCCTGTTCAAATTGAAAATCCATGCTTGTTATAATAGCTTTTGTATTATACATATCACCCAATTTAAAGACGATTATTGGTGGTTTACCAAATGCACTATTACTTATATTACCATCAACTGGTGATCTACCTTGTCTAGTACATTGATGTAAAAAGGTTAATCTTTCATAGATATCAAATGCCGTATAAGTTATTAACCCATTCTGTAATTTATTTTGCTTTATTTTATTGAATGTACCGTTAATACTACTATCAGATATTTCATCATCATTGATAATTATTCTTCTACCATTAATTCTAGAATTAATATCATCAATTTCATTATTGATATCACTAATAATCGTATTTGAAAAATCAGTAATTTCTTGATCGATATTATTTGTATTATCATCAACAACTACAGAACTTATTGATACTTTTCTTTTCTTTATTGAAGAGACTGAATTTAATGATTCATCGGTAATATTTTTGGGTACATTATTATTTGTAAAATCTTCTATATTTATACCAATTCTATCTTTTAATTTAGGATAATTTTGTAAATAATATCCTTCGATATATTCTTTAAACAGTCTGACTCTTCTACTGTATAAAGTATCTAGATTACTATCCGTATCAAAAACAGAACCATTGATATTTATATCAAAAATAGCATTTGAATTTATTGAATAATATTCATTCATTTTATTGAAGATGGTATTTAGTTTTTCATCAAATCCATTATTTTGTGGAATATTAACCATTGAAAAACTACTATCATTATAATAAAAATCAATTGGTAGATTGTCTGATATATCAAAATCAATTGTTATTGTATTTAGTTTATTTTTTGATTGTTCCGCATCTTGTTGTAATTTATTTATTTTACCATCATTACTGAAATTATTAGTTGGTGCGGAATACCTATCTGGATTATTTTGAGGTTCTTCAGAACCATATATTCTATTTGCAAAATCTGATAGTGTATTGACATTTATAAATTCTTTTGCATAATCAGCAATCATTATAAAATTCAGTTGTAGTTTTCTTTCTGTATTTGCATATGTATATACTGGTTCTCCTCTACCCAAGAAATTTGTTGATACAATGTTTGGTATAACGTTTTCTGAAAAATCTAATATTGAGGGTACAAACCACATTAATTTACCATTATTAGGTCCTAATTGATCTATATTTTCTAATTGTGTTTGAGATGTAGTACCAAATTCGAAACCTAAATTTTCAATAGTAAACATTGAATTATTTATTGGATTTCCTGAATCTGGTGAATTGAATATTACTTTTGGTATTTGTCTATCTTTAATAACAGAATTGATTAGGTTATTACCATATGGTCTAATTGTTTTATCTAGACTATTATATTGATTTGATTGACTATAAGATCTATTAGCATATTTAACACCATTATAATATCTTTTACCATTAACTTCAATACTATCAACAGTTTTATCATATTTTGATGGTTTACCTTCTGTAGTTATGCTATTGAATAATGCATTTGTATATCCTAATAAACCAATATCTGTATCTATACTACTGTTGTTTAAACCCCATGTAAATGTATTTTCTGATTGACTGTTTATAGTAACAATATCTTCACTATCATCTTTATTTGATATTGTATCAATTTTATATGTTAATTCAATAGGTGTAACAACAGAACCGTATTGTTGATTACTATATCTTCTTCTATAATAACCATCTAAAGAATTATCAATTGATATACCTCTAAAACCTGTAATATTATTGAAAATTAAACCTGTATTGTTATTTGTAATATCATTAATTAAACTACTGTTATCAACATCTATTGAATTACTAAAATTATTATAATAAATATTATTTGATAGTAAATTTCTTAAATTATTTAATTGACCTTTACCTGTATATTGATTTACTAATATTTTTGATATATCAGTTGTATTATTTGTTGATAATTCAATAGGATTCTTCAGATTGTATATACTTGAATAATCAGATAAAATATTGAATATGTTATTCTCAATATCTTCTTTATTTTCTTTTGTTATTGAAAAATCTATAACAGATAATTCAATATCGTTATTTGTAAATAAATTATTGAGGTTTATTGTTGGTATATTCTTTCTTACAATAATTGATTTAACTTGTTCTGTATATAGTTTAGCTAAAGCAACAGATGATATATTACTTAATTTTGTTTGAGGTCCTATTACTCTACCAATAACTGTATTACTAAAATCAAATCCATTACCTGGTCTTAATAATCTTGATATATCATTTATGAATTGAATACTTACGGGTGTATTGATATCATATATGTTATTTTCCGTATAAATATTTTTATTGATAAGATTACTTCTCAATATTCTACTATTATCCTCTATTCTACTCATTGATATATCTTTGATATAAATAGTTTTTTAGAAATAAACATAATTCCGTTAAACAACTTTTGTATAAGAAGATATGATAAAACCACAAAAAAAATCTATATATATATACAACTGTATATACAGATGTATAAGGAGTTAGTAATATTCAATAATATTTTTATAATTCTTTTCTGTTGTTTACTATCTTCTTATACTATTGTTTATACAGTTGTTTTTCTTACCTTCTTATACTATTGTTTTTTCTATCTTCTTATACTATTGTTTATACTATTGTTTATACAACTGTTTTTCTTATCTTCTTATACTATTGTTTATACTATTGTTTTTTCTTATCTTCTTATACTATTGTTTATACAACTGTTTTTCTTATCTTCTTATACTATTGTTTATACAGTTGTATATATATAGATTTTTTTTGTTGTTTCTTATCTTCTTATACTATTGTTTATACAGTTGTTTTTTTCTTATCTTCTTATACTATTGTTGTTTATTAACTTCTTATACAGTTGTATATACAGTTGTATATATATAGATTTTTTTTGTTGTTTCTTACCTTCTTATACTATTGTTGTTTACTAACTTCTTATACAGTTGTATATACAGTTGTATATATATAGATTTTTCGGGGTGATTTTAGGAAACCCTTTTACTTATAATAACAACAAAAAGTACCTATGTTTCCCAAATTTTATCACTTTTTTTTAAAATTTTTTTTAAATCATTGAAAATCAGCGTTTTATGAGGATAAAAATAATTGAAAAAAAATCGGAAATTTTGGAACATGCAAACCAAATATTATTTGTTTTGTTGATTACTCTTTGTGATTTTAGCGATATGTGGGTATATGTTTTTAGATATTACCTTACCATCCAGAACATTTGAAATATTTACAACCATATCAACGTTATTATCAGCAAATTCAACCTTTAATGGTTTTGATAATAATTCTTTTAGTTCATTAAATGGGTTTGATATTTGAATATTATTTAACTGATTTATCAAACTTGTTATTTTTTCAATTGTTTTATCGTTGTTAACCATACTAACTTTATCAATTGCATCACCAAATGCTTTAAATCCATTTGTTCCATTTGCCATAGATTCAGCAAGTACGGATAATTTATCAATATCACCACTACTTGATGATATTGCTTTCAAAAACCCTGTAAAACCTAAAATACCATACAATGTTAATGGATTTACAAATGTAGCTAAACCAATACCAATTTTACTAATTGATTCAGCAACTTCTGGTAGAACCGAAAACATTTTACTCAGACCATTTGTAGCAAATTCAATACCCTTACCAATACCCATTGCAGCAAGACCCAATCCTAGCATTGCACCAGTTACAATTCCAATACCAATAGCTCCAGCTTTACCAGCCAACGATATCGCAAATATTGAAGCAGGTATAGATATACCCATTGTAACTATTGCAGCAGTAATAGCATCTAATTGTTCGGGATTCAATTGTTTAAATGAATCAGCAATCATGGATATACCATATGATGCAGCCAAAAAAGCACCACCAACAGCCATTGCAGAACCTGCAGCACCACCTAGTTTACCCATAAAACCTTTACCTGTACTAACATCACCTGTCGTACCACCAATTGATAATCTGGTACTTAAACCAGCTAAAAAATTAGTAAATACACCAGACATTCCAGACAATAATGTTGCTGTAAATTTACTTAATCCAGCAACAATAACACCAGCACCACCTATCATAGCTAATTTAACAACACCACTCCAATCACCAAATTGATTACCAATATTTTGAATACCTCTTAATGCTGTATTTAATGTTTTAATTAATGGTAATGCGAGTGTCTTTAATTCCTCAATGCTATTTCTAAATTGTTTATCAAAGGTCATTGAATCATTTGCCCTTTTTTCAAGAGAATCTTGTTGTTCTCTTATTGCTTGAAGTTGTTGTCTACCAATATTTCTAATATCAACAGCATCAGAACCTAATTGTATTTCAAACTTACCAGTAGATTTATTAAATGTTGCTAAATTGGCTATAAAGTCTTTTTCATCTGCAGATAAATTACTCGTTAATTTTGTTTTTGCAAAATCAATTTCGGCAATTCTTCTTGCTTGCTGATTTAGATTTTCAAATGGAACACCAGTAGCTTCTGCAACAGCCCTTAATCTATCCAAATCAAATGCACTTGATTGTATTTCACCAGTTCTTTCATTAAAATGATAAACACTTCTGTTCATCTCATTTAATTTTTTCATGAATTCTTCTGGTCTGTTTCTTGCAAGAAATCCAATTTCAAACATATTTTGTTTACTGAATTCCCCACCCATTACCATCAATCTTGCAGACATTTCAACAGCACCTTCCAAGGTTCTGGCTTTATCAATTGATGCGAATGTGTCTTGCATACTAATTTTATACATATTAGCATACATCGCCATCTTTTGAACACCATTAATACCATTTGAAAAATTATAGCTTTGTATCTGTTTAAAATTTGTATTAATATCAGACAATACTTTATTTAAACTAACACCCAATTTTGTGGTTTCTTTTGCGGTAGATTCAACAAAATCTCTTGTATTTTCAGCATTTAAACCAAGTAACTTAAATTGACCAACCAATGTACCAGCATTTTCAGCAGATAAACCAGTACCTTGTGTTATTTGTGTAACAGCCTCTAATGCTTTTGCAGATAATAATGCGGATTGACCCGTTTCATTTGTATATGCTTGTTGTATTACCGCAAGTTCTTTTAACGATAATCCAAGACTAGCAGCATATCTGGCACTATCTAATAAATTTTGTCTATATTGATCAGATAATCCACGAGATAAACCAAGACTAATCGCAGATGATTTAATAATTTCATCGTTTTGTTCAAGATAATTATAAGTATATCTTAAACTATTCATAATATTTCGATGAATATTATCTGTACTTAATAAATTTTTTCTTATTTTTTCTTGGACTTCATATCTTCTAATCGTATTTGCTAATATTTTTTGTTGTTTTGTTGATAGCGAACTTGTTAATTGACTAGAATTACGTTTTATCTGGTTTATTTTTTTTAATAAATTTCCCTGATTTCGATATGATTTTAATATTGTATTTAAATGTTGCTCAAAATCCTTATCAACCATACTGGTTGGTATATTAACATTATTACTTTTATTTTTATTACGTTTTGCCATTTAAATAAAATATTTAATCATAAATACAAAATAAAAAAATCCAGTAAAATCTACTGGATTTAATTTTTTTTCATTTTACTATTTGATTTATCTATAATTTCTTTTTGTTGTTCCAACTCCTTTTTATATTTATCCAAAATATACAACCGTCTAAATATTGGCATTTTCCAAAAAGTTCTTTCAGAATAACCAATGTGCTTTACAAAATAATATTCTTGATCATATAATGCAAGTCTATACTCATTTAGATGGTTGATGGATAAAAAAAATCAATACCAAAATTTAATGTAGCTTTAAATTTATTACCAGTATATGGTGATTCCACTTCATAATCATAATCAATACCTGGTTCAATTGATCTAATATATTTTCTCAATGCAACAGAATCACCAGCCCTCATTTTATCAATGAATTTATTAATAAAATTTCTGTCCGTATTTCCATCAACTTCTTTAACCTGACCCTTTAACAATAATGTAATAACTTCACTATATTGTTTTTTATAAATGTCTTTTTGTTTTTGTGAATCATCAATTATTTTATTAAATTCACCAGATGGTAATAATTTAAACTTAACAACCTTTTTACTCATTGGTAATGTGTAACTAAATAACATCATTTCATCTGGTACCACTGTCAATTCCTTTTCGTTTAATGTTAATAAATCAATAGATTCATCAAATTCATTACCAGTGTCTGGACATGTGATTTTAACATCATAATATTGACCATAACTAGATGCCCTTAATTGTACCAATATCTTATCCTTGTCACCATTCAATAATTCATCGATATTAATATCCTTTGTCTTGATTTTTCTTTTTAATAATTCATCAATTACAGTCCCTTTTCTGATCAACTCAGGTGATGATAACAAATTTTCATCACTGGCTGTCATATAATCAACCATAACTTCCTTTGTCCCGTTTTTATACAAAATACCCTTTGATGGTAATGTAACGGTCTGTAATACATCTTCCTCAAATTCTGATTCAAAAATTTTATTGTTTTCCATAAAAATTTATATTTTTTTATATAAATACTGAATAAAAAATATAATGTAGTATTTATAATTAAAATTTTCGAATTAATATTAATCGGATAGTGAAGATTAAATAATGGCAAATGAATTTATAGCCCGAAAAGGGTTAAAGGTATTGGAAGTACCACAAGAATCTACAACAGATGGTTCCATATCATTTTTAGATCAGGATGGTAAATTAAAAAAAATAACGGTTTCTGATTTTTATACAGAAACTGGAATAGAACAAGCAAAAACAGATGCAGCACAAAGTGCAACAGACGCAGAAGCGGCAAAAAATGCTGTTGAGGCAATCACAGACTTTACTGAAGGAAATATTTACCGAGGTAATGGAACAGGAATTGAAGCGGTCAATGAAACTGATTTTTTAAAGAGTAAAGTACCTTTTAATAGTTCTATTGTAGGGGCAGGTTTTGATTTATTTAGAGCTAATGTTTGGGATAATGTTAATAGACCAAATACACTTGTTTTTAGCGGGGCAGGGGTTTCAGATAGTGGGCACGCTTGGCAGACTTTAGCTGGACAACCCGCGCATATAAGTAACAATGCTGTAAGACTTGCAACAAATATAAATCAATACGCCGCTACAGCAGTGGAAAGCAATATTTTTGGAGTAAGGGGTTCTTTTATAGCGGAATTTTCTTTTCAATCTCAAAATAACGGAGCTGGACGTTTTTGGTTTGGTAAAGATGCTGATAATGGATTTCACATTAGATTAGGCTATTTTACAAATCAAGTAATTGCAAGAGTAGCTGGCGTTGAAACGATAATTGCAAGCCAGAATCAATCCTTAGATATTTCTCAGGGAATAAATCAGGGCACTTTGCCTTACCAAATAATTTTTACAAGAGCTGGGGTATTAAATAAATCGTTTTTAGGAATATCCTGCCCTTTAACGGGATTGAGTTTTAGAGTTGAAGCGAATGTTTTAGATACTTGGGAAAGTCAAATTTTTTCTGCAAACACAGATGTTAAATATTTTGGGCTGTCGGTTCCGAAAACTGTAGCGTTAGGCGTTTACTTAAATAATTTCAGATTATCTTACATAATACTTTAAAATGGAGACAATAGCACCAAAAATATTCAACCAAGAAACAAATTCCTTTGAACCTGACTTGTCATTAATTGACTTGTCAAAATACGCTGTTCAAAGTTTTAACCTGAATCCAGACGGTGAAAGTTACACGGTAGACCTGAAGTGGATAGCTGATTATCCAAGAGTAATTTCACCTGCACAGGGTAGGGCTATGTTAGACGAAATGGGCAAATTGGATGCTATCGAACAGGCTATTCCGTCACTCCCCAAAAAGGCTCAAATATTTTGGGAGTATGCCATAGAGTGGTGGATTGAAAATGAGTTTATCCAGCAAATCGCCACACAGTTTGAAATTAATTTGGAAGAGTTCTTTAAAGAAGCTAGTAAAATAGAATAATTTTTTTTAAATTTGCATACAAATATAAATTATATGCAAAAAGAGTTAACCTATAATGATATTTCATTATTTTCAAGACAAGTAAGCAATATACAATCAAGATTTTCTGGTGATATTAAATTAACAAATAAAATTAAGTTTGGTAATTCTATTATTGAAACTGGTTTTATTATGTCAGCACCAATGTATGATGTTACTGGTTTAGATTTATCTTTATTTTTATTAGAAAATGATCAAATACCAGTTATTCATAGGTTTATGGATACAACACAACAAATAAAAATATTTATGGATATTACCAGACATTTTGATTTTGATAAATCTAAAATATATACATATTCTGTTGGTATTAATGATTGTGAGGATAAGATTAAATATTTATCAGATTATTTGGAAATAATTAAAAAGAAAAGAAATGGATTAAACATATTAATTTGTATTGACACTGCAAATGGTGCCAATAGGTTATTAGAAAAACCAGTTTCAGTAATAAATAAACTAAAAGAAGAATATTCAGATGTGAATATTGAGATATTATCTGGAAATATTGTAACAAAAGAAGCATCAGAATATTTGTATAATTTGGGTGTAAAATTTCAGAGGGTATCAATTTCAACAGGATCAGCATGTTCAACATCTGTTGTTACGGGTATATATAGACCACCAGTATCTGCCATTATGGAGATTGCAGAATATAAGGAATATAATAATTTAAATGATCTATATATTATTGCTGATGGCGGTTTTAAAGAAATATCTGATTATATAAAGGCAATTGCCATTGGTGCAGATTTTGTAATGTCTGGAAGTTTTTTTGCTGGATATAAAGAATCTAATTCACCATTATTAAAATATAAAAATGATAAATTTGAAATTGTTAATAAAAAAACACCATCAGAATATTATGAAAATGAATTAAAAAATTTAGGAACTAGTATTATGATTGATTCGGGATATTATACATTTCATAAATTTTATAGAGGGATGGCATCCGCAGAAATGGCTAATCTAAATAACAGAGTCAATGGATTAAATAAAAAAATATTAGCTGAGGGGGTTAGTTCAACTATAAAATATAAAGAAAATTTAAACGGTGATTTACAAAATTTACTAGATTCATTTAAATCATCAATGAGTTATTGTAATGCAAGAAATTTTGATGAATTTAGATTATTTATTGAAATTGTTGAAATAAGTGAAAATTCGTTAAAACAAAGAAGACCACATGTTTAATAAAAAGCAAATATATCCATCTAATATTAATTTATCCAATGAAATTATAATAACAAATTTAATATATATATTTAAACAAATAGAATCTAAATTAGATATAGAATTTAAAATATATAAAACAGAAGAAGGTGATTATTACATTAATACAATATTTTATTCAAAAATATTAAAACAAAAATTTAAAATTAGTTATTTAATTACAAAATTTATGATATATGAATTAACTTTTTTTGAAGGAAATGATAATATGAATTTGATTGTTAATTCGATAATTAGAAATTTTTTACAATCAATTGATGATGAAATAATAAATAAAAAAAGAACTGGCATTATACCAATAAAAGAATTACCTTATGAATTTTTTTTAAAAAATTTCACATAAAATGGGAAACATATATACTTTTTGTTGTTATTATATAGTAGAGGGGCATAGTAAAAATCTCTCATAAATTTTAATGAGTCCAACTAGAAGTAGTAGAAAAAGAAATAATACGGGTATAGATATTAATGATGATACTTTATCGAAGGGTAAATCACAAGTAAGAACTATTTTAGGTAAAAAACCTGACATAAAGGCAAAAAATAGAAGACAAAAAGAGTTATTAAATTTAATTAATGACAAAGAGATAACATTTGTGGCGGGTCCAGCTGGGAGTGGTAAGACTTTTTTAACATTGGCAAAAGCTTTGCAATTAATTTATGATGATAAAACACCCTATGAAAGGATTTATCTTTTAAAATCTGTAATTACATTACAGGAAGAAAGTATTGGATTTATCAAGGGTGAGATTGATGATAAATTAAAGCCTTCTGTAATGTCATTTTTAATGAACTTAAATAAATTAATTGATGTTTCACAGATGAATAAGTTAATTGAAAATGATTCTGTAATTGCATTACCAATTGGATATATGAGAGGTTTATCGATTGATAATTCGATTATTATATTAGATGAGGTTCAAAATATCACATTGGAGAATTTGAGGACTATTTTAACAAGAATTGGTGAAAATAGTAAAATTATTGCAATGGGTGATTTAAGACAGATTGACATTAAGAATAAAACAAAAAGTTCTTTAAATGTTGCAATGGATTTATTTAATGGGATTGATGAGATTGGTACCTTTGAATTTACAGAAGGTGATATTGTTAGAAATCCATTAATTCAAAAAATTGAAAGAAGGTTTGAGGAATTTTTTGAACAAAATAATACAAATAATAAACAAATATTAAAAGGATAAAAAAATGGAAAATAAAAAAGAAACAACATTAACACTTAACGAGGTATATGAATTGGAATCTGAGTTAAATGGTTTTTCTCATGAAGGAAAAAAAATATTTGATGGTTTATTAAATCAAAAAACATCATTTGTTGTTAAATATCATTTAAAAAAACTATATCAATTGGTTAAGGTTGAAAAAGATTTAATTGATGAATTAAAAAATGATTTGATTAAAAAGTATGGTACAGAAAGAGAAGATGGGACAATTGTTATTGAACCAAGAGTAAAAGTAAGTGAAACTGTGGATAATGGTGAAGATGTTGAGAAATTCGTTGTAAATCAAAAGTTTTTGGAGTTCCAAAAAGAATTTAATAATATATTAGAACAGTCAAAAACAATTGAACATCATGCTTTTGTTATCGATGATTTTTCAAATATCGAAACAGATGATAATTATACTGTATTTTATAAATTATTAGATTAATGTCAGATAAAGAAGATCTTCAAAATAGAATACAAGAATTTATTAAAGAAATTGAGGGGAAATTTCAAGATACCAAGTTTTCAAATAAATTTGAAAGTTATATAAAAAAAATGGAAAAAATGGTTGGTTGCAATGTTACTTTTGATATTGATTACTTAAGTAAATTTTCTGATGAATTGAATCAACTTAATATGAATATAGGGGAGGATGATGAATTAATTAATGAATATTGGAATAGATATAGTATGACACTCAGAGAACTTAATGAGTATTATATTGATATCGAAAATAGGGATATTTTTTATTCATATGATATTGAACAAGCAACACCATTTTTCCTAGAATCTAAAATCAAAACAATTGAAAAATTAAATCCGATTAATGATAATGATGAGGATAAATATATAAATCTTCACATTAATTCATATGGTGGGGATGCATATGGGATGTTAGGAACTATTGATGTTATTAGACTATCAAAATATCCTATTAGAGGTATTGCAAAGGGACAAGTAATGTCTGCAGGTGCATATATATTAATTGGTTGTAAAGAAAGAATTATGACAAAAAATAGTATTATGATGTTACATGATTTAAATACATTTATTAATGGTACATATAAAGATATTTCATCAGAATATGATCATGTTAAAACACTACAAAAAATCGTTTATTCATATTTGGAGAGTAATTCTAATAAAGATAAAGAATGGTGGGAAAATAAATTACAAAGAAACCTATATCTATCTGCAGATGAAGCACTTGAATTAGGATTAATTGATAAAATAATATAAATAATTTTTAATATATTTTTAAAGAATAATTTTTAATATTTTACTACGAAAAATATTTTTTAATTTAAATTTTTTAATCTTTTAAATAAATACTTATTATGAAAAAAATAGTTGGTTTAGACCTTGATGAAATATTTAGAGCATATATTGAAACATTTCATCATTATTATGAGAAGGAATTTGATTTAAAAAAATTCGATAAAAAAGGAGAACAAATTAGTGGATATGAATGCGAATATACTACAAATGATTTGGGTAAAATATTTGAATTTAAAGAATATGTAAGAAAAAATAAATATATTAAGAGTGATATTGATACATATTATTCAAACAGATTGAAGTTTGAAGAGAACGAAGAATATATTTCAAAAGAAAAGGCATTAAATATTTTTAGATATGAGGATTATTTGATTGAATTATATGGAACATGTCCAAAAACATATACAAACGTTAGTTTAGATATAAACAGACTAATAAAAAAATATGAAGATAGTCTCGAATTTATCTTTTTAATTAAGGATAAGGAAGTTACAATTGGCCCATCCTTGTTTTTTATCTCAACGATGAAACCGATAATTAAAAGGTATGAATTTGTTAATGAATTTAAAGATTTATGGGAAAAATGTGATATATATATTACAGCAAATCCAGATATATATGAAACAATGGATAATACTAAAAATATTATATTAAAAAATATGCCATATAATGATCATATAGATACTGATTATAAAATCAATAGTATATCAGATCTTTTAGAAAATAAATTAATTGATAAAATATTAGAAAATGACTGAAAATAAAGAAAAAATAAAAAATATCATTAAGAATTTAGAAGAAAATAAGAGTAAATTTTTCTTTTTTATGCCAAATATTGGTACACCAAATTCTACGATGTATCAAATATATTGGAATGCGACAGTATTAAAAGAAATGGGATATGAATGTATTATTTTAACTGAGAGTGATACCGATTATACAAAACCATTTTTTGTTGAACAAAATTTAATGGATTTACCACATCAAAAGGTTTCTAATAAAGTAACAATTTCACCAGAAGATTTTTTAATTATTCCAGAAATTTTTACAAATGTAATGGAAACTGTCAAAAATTTTACATGTGAAAAAATTGTGTTATTACAATCATTGGATTATGCGTTACACTCACTAACACCAGGTGTACAGTGGACAGATTTTGGTATTAGTAAAGTACTAACAGTTAGTGATGAATTAACAAAAATGGTTGATGATTTTTTTGGTAAGTTTTACAAAATTAAAAAATATGATATTGGTATTTCAGATAAATTTAAGATTAAAAACGATATTAAAAAGCCTATAATTTCATTTGTTACACGAAATGGGAATGATATTACCGATGTTATTAAATTATTTTATCTAAAATATCCACACTTTAATTTTATCACGTTTCAGGAATTAAATGGATTAGATAGAGATACTTATTCGAAAAAATTAAATGAATCATTTGCGTGTATATGGATTGATAATATTTCTTCTTTTGGTACAGTACCATTAGAATGTATGAAATCTGGTACAATTCCAATTGGACTCATACCAAGAATCGAACATGAATATATTGAAGATTTTACGGGTATATGGGTATATGATGTATTTAAATTACCAGATATGATTGGTGCTCTTATATCTAAATATTTGGAAGATGATATATCCGAAGATTTTTATAAAAAAATGGAAGAAGTTAGTACCAAATATAGTGAAGAGAATTCAAAAAATTCAATCAAAAAAGTATATACAGAATTTATTAATGAAAGAATTGAATATTTCAAGAATGTTTTAAAATTAGAAAAAGAAGAAGATGTTGCTAAATAATATGGAAAATATAACAGTTGTAATACCAGTACACGAGTTAATCGAAGATTATCTTGATAAAGCATTAAAAAGTATCAATATACAAAAAGATATTGAAAATAAAATTAATGTATTGATTGTACATCCAGTTGATGTTGAATTAGGGTTAAATTTATTCTTAAAAAAGAAAAGATATAAAAATTTAAAAATCAAAAAATTGGTAAATAATGGAAATTCAGATTTTCAATCACAAGTAAATTATGCTGTTGATAATGTAGATACTGAATATTTTAGTTTACTTGAATTTGATGATGAATATTCGAATATTTATTTCAGAAATGTAAGTAAATATATGAAACATTATCCTGAAGTGGATTCTTTTTTACCATTGATGGTTGAGGTTGATAGGAATGAAAATTTAGTTAAATTAACCAATGAATTTGTTTGGTCTAAATCATTTATCGATGATAATGAATTTGGATATTTAACAAATGAATTGTTAAAAGATTTTAGTTACTTCTTTATTTCTGGTGGTGTATTTAAAAAATCATCATTTATTGAAGCTGGTAGATTAAAAACTAATTTTGATGTTTCTGCCGTATATGAGTTTTTATTAAGATTCACATACAATAATTTTAAGGTATTTGTAATTCCAAAAATTGGATATCTACACTTAAACGATAGAGATGGATCAGCTACAAAATATTTTATTAGTAAATATAAAGAAAAGGATTCTAAAGAAGAATTTGAAAGAGCAAGAACTGAACATATATTCAAAAAATAATATTTTTTATGATTAAATTTTTTAATGGAGAATGTAAAAAAGAAAAGAGGAAGAAAACCAAAAAATAGAAAATACTTTGGAGAATTAGAAGAAAAGGCAGTTATTGATTATATTAAAACGGATTCTTTTGAAGAAAGACACAAAATATATAATAATTATCTAAGAATACCATTTAAAAAAATGACATCTTCTATATTAAGAACATATAACCATCATATTGGTAATTATGATATTATGGAAGTTGAAATGGGTGGTTTGTCTCATTTAATTGAGAATATGATTAAATTTAGACCATATATTGTTGAATATCAATCAAACGATACCGATAATACAGATAAATGGATTAAACATAGAAAGTTTAAATATTTGGACTTATATGATGCAGAAAGAAAAGTAAATGAATTAAATGAACTAAACGATGGTAATGTTTATAGAATATTTTTTGCAACAGCATATGCATATTGTGGAACTATAATTAGAAATTACTATAAAGATCATTCAAAAAATTCAAGAAATGAGATTATAAATAACATATATATTGAAAATGTTGATTATAATTTTGATGAAGATATAAGATTTTCATATGAAGAAAATTATTACGAAGAGGATGATGATGTATATTTGAAAACATTTAATAGTATTATTGAATGCATTGAAGATACAATAGATAATGATGATACGTTAACATCTAAAGAAATTACTGTTGGTAAAGGAATTATAGAAATTTTTAAAAATTGGGAAAAACTATTTTTAGAACATACCGAAAAGGGTGAATACGATAAAAAAATTACAAATAATTTTGCAAAAAACAAAATACTTTTATATCTTCGTGAGATAACAAATATGGAAATGAAAGAAATAAGATTTTCCATGAAAAAATATAAAGATCTTTATACAATAATAAAAGAAGAATCATGATTTTATCAATAAAAAACTTTAAAGAAATAAATAACTATTTCTTTACCTTCTATTTCACAAAACATTTCGAATTATCATATTCTGTTTGTGGATATTTCTCAAATAGACCAAGAATTACAATTTCTCTAATATTTTTCACATTAATTATAAAATTACCATTCAGAAATAAATGGACTGATGAATGTGATCCACCAAAATATGGAATTGCAATACATCACAATACATTTTGGTTATATTATGGTGGTAAAGGTAATTGGGGAGGAAATAAATCATTTGCATGGGATATTCCTTTTATAACAAAAAATTGGTATAGAACTTCACTATTACTTAAAAATGGAAATTGGGAGCATGAAAAAAGAGGAAAATCAAAAGACTTTTACCATAGTAAATGGAATGATGTTAAAATGATATATAATTACGATTTTTTAGATAAATATGATAATAGTGTAGTTCCTTGTGAAATTACTGTTGAAGAGCGTGAATGGCGACCAAAATGGCTTGAATGGACTGGGTTATTTAAAAAGGTAATTAAATCGATAAATGTTGAATTCTCAAAAGAAGTTGGATCAAGAAAAGGTTCTTGGAAAGGTGGAACAATCGGATGTGGTTATAATATGTTACCAAATGAACATCCTTTAGATACAATTAAAAGAATGGAAAAAGAAAGAACATTTTAAATTATGGATAAAATTATATTAGTTTTTTATACTAAATTTGATAAAAGTGAGGATATAACACATATTAACGATAGATTATATAATCTATCAACTAGCGTAGCTGATAAATATCCAGACATATATACATTTTATGTACCAATTTTTGAAGGTGATACAAGAATTGAATGCATCAATCCAAAATTGATTGGTGAAGATGAATATTTAAAAGTTAAAAAAATATTAGAAGAAAATCAAAAAATTGTTGATAACTTATTAAAAAATGGAATTTCATAGATATAAAAAGGCTAGTGATTACGAAGTTTATGATTGGATAAAAAAATCAATACCAGAATTAACAAATTATCAAAAACAAAAAATATATGATAATGAAATTGTTAGATTCTCTAAATTTGAGTTTTATAAAAGAAGAAAAAGAGTTTCAAATATTTGGTGGAGATTATCTGCGGTATTTTTCCCAATTACATGGATTTTAATATTTATATCACTACCAATTAATTTTATTTTAACAGGTGATTGGGGATATTCCTTTAAAACATTGGAATGGTTTAATATTTGGAAAAATAATATAGGTTTATGAAAAATAAATTATATAAAATGAGAGATAATAATCAATCTAACGGTTTGATTGATTTAATTAATTACATCGGAGATGATGTAAGGAAAATGAATTTAATTGAAATTGGTTCATATGCTGGTGAATCAACAATCATATTTTCCAAATATTTTAAAACTGTATTATCTGTTGATCCATATTTAAATGATTATGATAAAAATGACCCCGCATGTAAATATATGGATTTTAATGGTGTTTATGAGATTTTTAAAAATAATATTAAGGATATTAATAATATAACTCATATACGTAAAAAATCGGATGATGCGATTAATGATATTAAAAATGATATGTTCGATATTGTTTATATTGATGGTTTACATACTTATGATCAGGTTTTAAAAGATATTAATAATTATAGACCAATTATTAAAGAGGGTGGATACATTTCTGGTCATGATTATCATCTTAATTGGGATGGTGTTAGAAGAGCAGTAAATGAAACATTAGGAAAACCAGATATGATATTTAGTGATTTTAGTTGGATAAAGAAGATATGAAAATTGCATTAGTTTGTATAGCCAAAAATGAAGATTTTTATTTAGATGAATGGTTAGAATATAATCATAAACTAGGGTTTGACCATATATTTTTATATGAAAATAATTGGAGAACTGATATTAATAAACCATTTTTAACAAAAATACCATTTGATGGAGAGGTTCAACAGTTACCAGCATATAATCATTTTATAAATAACAATACTGAGTATGATTGGGCTGCATTTATTGATTGTGATGAATATATAACACTTTTAAAACATAAAAATATTAAAGATTTTATAAATAATTATGATAACTCAAATGGGATTGCATTAAATTGGTTAATGTTTGGTTCTGGTAATAAAATAGAAAGAACTGAAAATTCATTATTAAAACAATTTATATATAGAAGTAAAAATGTTGATAATCATATAAAAGTTATAATGAATTTAAATAAAAATTTTAGAATGACATTACCACATAATGCAAACATACATGTTTATGATACAAATAATAAAGAAATAAGAGGACCATTTAATCCAAATGGACCAACAGATGTTGCATATATCAATCATTATAGAAATAAAACATATGAAGATTATAAATTAAGATGTGTTAGAGGTAGAGCAGATTGTAATTTAAAAGCTAAATTATCAGAATGGGATTCTGAAAAAAATAATAATATTGACATCCTTGATACTATAGCAAGAGATTTTATGTATGGAAATTAATCAAAATTTCTTTCAAGAACCAATAAAGAAATGAAATTTATACCCATACCAATAAAAATATAAATTATTGGTAATCCACTATATATTGAAATTAATATATAATTGATAATAAAAATCCATGTTCCAAAACAAAAAATACATCCACCCAATACTTTAAATAGTTTGGGTTTTGTAGTTTCAAAACTATCCAATATATATTTATAATACCAGTCAAATATATTACCTTCATTGAAACAAAAATCAATAAATTTAACAAAAAAACTAATAAAGACTGATAATAAAAAAACTGAAATTAAATCAACAATCATTATTTATTTGAAGTTTGTACTGGTTTAACAGTTGGTTTTGGTTTTTTACTTCCGCATCCGCATCCCATAATTTATAAATTTTAATTAATAATTATTTTCATATTATAAATACTAGTAAAAGTATTTATATAAAAAAAAATGAAATATATTAATATTAAGTTCCCATTAGAAGATGATTCTATAAACAATTTTTTATTTGATAGAAATATAACAACAAAGGAATCATTAAAATCTAATCTAATGTTATTGTTGTTAACGAATAGATGGGAAAGATATTATAATCCATTATATGGTACAGATTTATTAAGATATATTTTTGAACAGAATGATAAAAATGTTCAGATTAGTATTGAAAATGAAATAAAAACTGCAGTTGAAAGATATATACCAAAATTAATAATAAACAGTGTAAATTTTTTGGAACCAGAGCAAGGAGAAGATAATAACTTAAATATATTAATAAATTTCACATATAACGATGATGTTTATCAGGATACTGATGTATTAGTAATAAAATTATAAATAAAATGGATAGAATAGATTTTAATAGAAGAACGTTTTCAGAATTAAAAAATGAGTTATTAACATATATTGACCAAAACTATCCTGAAGTTATTTCAGATTTTAGTGATTCATCAGTTGGATCTATGTTAATTGATATTAATGCTGCGGTTGGTGATAATTTATCATTTAACATTGATAGAGCATTTCAAGAGACACAACTAGAATATGCTCAACAGAGAAGATCGATATTGCAAATTGCAAAAACAAATGGATTAAATATTAATCCTAGATCAGCATCTGTTAGTGTTGTTGATTTTACCATAACAGTACCAACATTAGGTGATCAACCCAATGAAGATTATTTACCAGTATTAAAAACAGGTACACAAGTAATTGGATCATCAAGAACTTTTGAATTAACCGAAGATATTGATTTTCAAAGTTCTTTATCAATTTTTGGGACACCAAATAGAAAAGTAATACCAGTATATAATTCAAATAATCAAATTACAAATTATAATATAACAAAGTCAGAAGTTGTATTTAACGGTAGAACAAAAATATTTAAAAAAACAATTGATTCATTCGAGGCAAAACCATTCTATGAATTAGAATTACCAGATAATGATGTTATTAATATTGAACAAATAATTGTTTTAAATGGCACAAATTATGTAAATGATCCATCATTAGATTTATTTTTTAATGATGAATTTAGATATTATGAAGTTGATTATTTGGCACAAGATAGAATTTTTGAAGAAAATAGATCAATAGGTGATAGAGTTGGGATTAAATCGGGTGTTGTTAAATATCCGACAAAGAAATTTATAAAAGAATTTACAGATAATGGTAAATGTAAAATAACATTTGGTGGTGGAAATACCGAAGTTGCAAATTATCAAAATTTTATTTTATCACAAAATGATTTTAATAATGATGATTTTTTAAGAACATATCTTAATAATCTATCAACAGGTGAAAAGATTAATCCAAATACTACAATTTTTGTGAGATATAGAGTTGGTGGTGGTAGTTTATCGAATTTGGGACCAAACACAATTAAACAAACAGCAAATGTTAATATGTTTTTTGGTGGTAATGTTAATGAGGGTATTGCTAATAATGTTAGAACATCATTAAGAGTAAATAATCAAATACCAGCTGTTGGTGGTACTGATTTGATTTCTAACGAACAATTAAAAAAATTAATCATGTTTAATAATGCATCTCAAAATAGATGTGTTACATTAAATGATTATTTAGTACAAACAATGAAAATGCCAGGTAAGTTTGGAAAACCATATAGATTGAATGTATTTAAGGAAAATAATAAAGTTATTATTAATATATTGGGACTTGATGAAAATGGTAAACTAAATAATACTAGTAATTCAATATTAAAAACAAACATATCTGAATATATTAAAAATTATAGAATGATTAATGATTATGTTGAAATTAGGGATGCCAAAATTATTAACATATCAACACAATTAAACCTATATGTTGAAGATTTTGCAGATTCACAAATAGCAAATAATGTTATTAGAGTCATTGATGATTATTTTAATATTTCAAGAAGATTTATTAATGAAGATATTTTTATTGGTAATTTAATTGAAAATGTTAATAATGTGACTGGTGTTATTAACGTACTAAGTTGGAAGTTTTTCAATAAAGTCGGAAACAATTATTCATTAAATGAAACATCAATGCCATATATTGATGATAATACCAGAGAGATTCAATTATTTAATAATACATTATATTCTGATAAGAATTCCATGTTCGAAATTAAATTCCCAGAAAAAGATATAATTGTAAAATTATTTAAAAGAGGTGATATCTAATCATGAATATTATTAAAAAAAGAATAAAATTTAATAATGAACCTGTTAATATTATATTTAATCTAAAAACAGATTATTATGATATCGGGTTTTATTCAGATTCAGGATATGAAAGTCCCGATCAAATACCAACATATAATACAAATACATTAACGGGTTTCACAAATAGTAGATTAAAAGAGTTAACGAAATATACAAATTCAACCCAATTAGATAAAAAATATAAAATATCAACAAATTTTAGTGATGGGGTTATATTATCAGAATCCGATGATAATCAAATAACATATATTGTAAATAATATAAAATATATTGATGATTTATTAAATAATATAACAACTTTTGAATATAACACACCAACAGTACACAATGATTTAAGTAACCAAATATTGGTAAAAGATGATCAATATTTGAATTATGTTGATAAAAAAACTGAATCAAATCTAGATATTGTTAGACAATCATTAAACATTTTTGAATCACACATAAGATTGACAGATATTAGAAATCTAGAGGAATTAACACTATATGGTGGTGGTTTTTATAATATAATTAAAAACAGTTAATTAATTATATAAAGTATTTATATAAAAAATTAACATGGCAATAGGTACAATAGGTAATGTTAGACCAAGTGACGTAAATATTGAAGATATTGAAATCGTTTATACTTTTTCACCTAACAGAGAAACAGAACCAACATTTGTAGGAACGTTAAATCCCGTTGATGTAATTAGTGAAATTAATCTAAACAATAATCTTGTAAATGGTTTATATAATTTAAGATTAGATCCTGCAAATTTTGATCAAGTTGGTATCTATAATATTTATATTAGGCCAAGAGAATATAGATTATCAATTTCCGATTGTGGGGTTTTATCAACACAACCAAATATTAGGGGTGTTGTAATTGAGGGTTCTGATATTACAGAAATTGGGAATAGATTTAATTCAAATGGTCTTGTTGGGTATAAAATAGAATATTTCGATGAAAATGGTGATAAAATAAGAAATCTATTTAGAATCATAACATCATCAAATAGGTGTTTGGTTGAAAATAATAATGTGAATACACCACTACAATCATCAGTTAGATATAGATTTAGTGATAGTGAGAGTAGTGATTTGATATTTTTAACTGTAACACCATCAACATCCAGCAATTTCAGAGCAAATCAGTCTCCATTCATTGGAACACCAAGCCAAGAGATTGTATTATCAAATACATTTTTTACACCAGTTTTACTTGAAATTGAATTGGCAGAACATGATATAAATACATTGGCATTAGGTATTTATGGTGACCAAACAAAATCTAAAGTTGATGGTATTTTAACATATTATGATGCTGATGGTAATATATACAAACAATTTGATGTATTTGAAACTGAAAATTCAGAGGGTGTCATAGATTATGAAGTTAAGATAGAAAGAGACAATATCGATACAACAAAAGACATTAATAACGTTTTAAACGGTTTATAATTTAAAGTATTTTGAGTAAGAAAAGAATCATAAGAGATAGTATATTTAATGAAAACGTTGTCAATACTTCGTTTTCAAATCCGAGTACATCAACAGTATATAGACTCGGTGAATTCACACTTGACACCAATCTAGATGATCGGGTTATTGGTGATTTTACCAATAAAATTTCTTCTTTCTCAAAAGAATATACACTCGAAACAATTGGTATTGATACCATAATATCACAAAAAATATATGAAACTGGTAATAAGTTAAAAATTAATGTAGATTACAATAATATAAGATCGTATTCTAGATATGGTTCTGTTGAAGATTTATTTAAATATACGATTAAAAATATTGTTGAAAAATTTCCATATTCAATATATTTAACAAGTGAATTAAATACTGGTAATATTAATTCAATCACAAATTTTCAATATGATGAGATAAATAATACATCAACATTTAATATACCAGTTATTTCAATAATAAATAAAGGTAATTTAATTATTGATTCTACAAACTTTGTTGAAAATGATATAAAGAATTTTAACATATCAAAAACAAAATATGTTATATGGGATTTTGAAAATCCAGATACAGAATATCCAATAATTGATTTTAGTGGTAATATTAATACCGATTCATTTATTACAATAACCGCAGCTGGTAGAGTTTTTGATTTAACAAATAGTACATTATCTAAAAATTTTCATATTAAACCTAATAAAGATGAATATAATAGGATTATATATGAATTTAATGATATTGAAAAATATTTTTTATCTAATAAAACAAACGAGGGTTTTAAATTTAAATTAAAGGTATTAAATGAAAGAGCAATAGATAGATTTAACAATAAATCAATATTATGGCCAACAACAGATGGATATAATATTGATTATGAAGATGTTATCTATAATAATTTTGTTAATGATTTAATCAAGATTGGTATTTTATATGATGAATATAAGACTGATTTAATATATAGGATGTATTTACCACAATCAATCAAAGAATTTGATTTAACATCCGATAGTAAATTAAAAAAGCTAATTAGAACATATGGATATAATTTTGATAATATAAGAAAGTTAATTGATGGATTTGCAACGTTAAATAATTTAACATATAAAAAAGAAGGTTCAATACCTGATATACTCGTAAAAAATCTTGCAAAGGTACTTGGATGGAATGTAAATGATATCTTAACAGAAGATGATTTAATGTCAAAAATATTTACAACAAAAACACAAGATATATCAAATAGTTTATTACCTTCCGAAATCAATATTGAATTATGGAAAAGAATTTTAATCAATACCAAATGGTTTTTCAAATCAAAGGGTACTAGAAAATCTATTGAAACAATATTTAAATTAATTGGAATACCAGAGGATTTTATTAACTTAAATGAATATGTTTATCTTGCAGATAAGGAATTAAATGAAAATGAAAGAATAGATTCAACAAGAACAAATGTATTGGGTAATGTAGTTGTTAACGATCCTTCATATGATACTAATGGTTATCCGATTGCACCGCAAGAGAATAATCAATATTACTTTCAAGTGTCTGGAAATACAGATTCTGGACAAACATATATCAATAGATTTAGAGAAAATGGTTTTAATATAAAAACACAAGAAGATAATAAAAAATCATGGGTATATGTTGAAAATTATCATATAAGAACTGATGAGAATTCTATTTATTCAAGTAATGATTCTAGACTCGTAATCAATACAAAAGAAATTGATTTAGGTATTGATCCATCAAAAGCATTGTTGTTTGATATTTTTAGATTCAATAAATCAAATAACTATCCAGTTTGTTCTAATGGTATATCGTTAAGTGTATTATATTTAAACGTATTATCAAACCCAGATCAGTTAAATGTATTTGAAATACCAGATGTTCCAGATGGTGATATACAAGTTATATTAAACGGTATTGTATTGGTTGAAAATACTGATTATACCGTAACTGGTGTTGATAATAATATAATTGAAATTACAAAGTCTGGATTTAATTATATTAATGATGTTGTAACAGTAACATATGTTGTTAATAATACAACTAATCAAGTTGATTATAATATATTTAAACCAACAATAACATCAAACGGACAAACAATCATAACATTACCAGTTGAACCATCTGGTGATATTCAGTTGGTATTAAACGGATATACACTCGTTAATGGAAAAGACTTTTATATAAACCCAAATAATAGAACACAATTAATATTAACAAATGTTAATATATTAACAACAGATATATTGTCTGTTATGTATATTAATGAGTTGAGTGGTTTAAATACCATTAAATATTCGGATAATTATACAGTATCTAATTATTACAATGATAAGTTATTTTATAATAATTATAATAATAGATATGTATTTGTTAGTGATTATATAATACCAAACAGTGCAAATGTTAAGGTTATTTTAAATGGTAGAACACTTGTAAATAATTCGGATTTTACCGTTAATCAATCAAATAAAAAACAAATAATTTTTGATAAAAAGATTAAAATAAATATTAACGATGAAATAAATGTATTTTATCTATTAAACAATTCAGAAAATCAAGATTGTATAAATTTGGGTATTGATATAAATAATATTGAATTTTTTGAGTATGTTGATAAGGTATATAAAAATTTAATTAATGTAAGAAATAGAAAGATAATAACAAATAACAGAGGTGGGGAATATCCAACATTATCTAAAATATATGATTTATATGTAAAATATAATCAGAATAATAGAACATATAATGGGTTGTATAGTTTTGTTAAAAATTTCGATAATCACTTTATTAGTTTTGTAGACCAATTATTACCAGCAACTACAATATTAAGAAAAAGTGGATTAATTGTAAACAATTCAATACTTTCAAAACAAAAGTATAAATTCATTAGAGGTATTAACGATGGTGCTGAATATTTATCAGAATCATTAGTATATTCTTGTGATTTATTTGGAATTAGTGGTGTAACTAAAACACCAGCAACAACATCCCAAGATTTAGGGTCTGTTACATTTACAGTAACTGGTGATAATACAACAGTTGGACCAACTGAATTCTCAATAAATAATTTAATTTGGGAAGAGGGTATTACAACGAGTGGTGTAACCGAATACACATTGACTGGTTTAACATATGGTGAATATGAAATGTCAATCAGGGATGGTATTAATTGCCAATTATTGGAACCATTTGAAATTGAAAAAGATTGTACTTTATTGGAAATTACAGAAATTAATACAACAGATAAAATATCATCAACGTTATTGGGTAGTATTGAAATTGTTGCAACTGGTGATACTAATATAACATATTCTATTGATGGTGGATTGAATTATTTTACAAATAATACGTTTACGGGTCTTGATATTGGTGATTATGATATTTATGTTAAAAATTCGATTGATTGTATTGTAACTGGTACAACATCAATAAGTGGAGTGTGTGATATAACCATTACCGATATTGAAGTTATTAATTGTACACCGAATGGATATGAAAGTAGACTTGATAGTGGTTTGATTTACGAAAATAATACATTATCAGTATTTTTAAATTATGATTTTACAATTGATAATAATTTTAATAAATATGTAAGAGACAAGATTACAATAACAGAAACAACAACAAATGAGGTTATATTGGAAAAATGGATCGAATTTGATGTTGAGACTGGACAGGATACAATAGAATTGGGTATTGTTTGGGAATATGAAAATGTTCCAACCTATTCCAATTTTAATTTTGAAATAGCATATTTATCAGAACCAGAAATATCTTGTGAGCCATTTACAACGCCATTACCAGCCGAAGTATTTAACCCAATACCAGAACAACCACAATTGCAAGTTGTGGCCGTAAACGCATTAACAGGACCTTGTGGCATAGGTGGTGAAGATGATGTATATATTGGTGCTAGTGTTGAATTGAATGTTGCAACACCAAGTAGAATTGAAGTTGGTGTGGATGTTAAATATTTGGTTGATGGTGATACGAATTGTTCAAATCCTGGTATATTCCAAACTGTATATTTTGCAATTGAAGCTGGTGAAAAAATTGGTGAATTAAACGAATGTGATGGATTGTATGTTGAGAATTTATCACAAGTATGTGATAATGGAACTTGTATATCTTATATAAGTGATAGTAATGTTGATTTAAATGGATTTGGTTGCCCATGATAAATAAAGTTAAATTTACGGTAAATACCAGTTATGATGGTACTGCAATATATGAAATATATAGTGGGAGTACATGTAATGTTGGTGGAACATTAATTACATCAGGTACTACAGAAGTTATTGATGGTGTTTCTGATGTGATTGTTGATAATGTTGATTTGAATGATGACATGTCGGTTAGAGTCATTGATTCGATACAATGCGAAACATGTGAATCATTTAATGTTACATTTGCAAATTGTACACCATTTAGTGGTACTGCAGAATATATTGCAACAATACCAGTTGTAAATCCTGATGTTTATTATGATTATACATCAAACGGATTTGGTACTGGTAGTTTTACAATTGATTATATTGCCGCATCAAATAATCAACCAGCACAATTAGATCTTAATCATACAGATACTCAAAATTCGGAGAGTTCAACAGGCAATCTTGCACCAAGAGGTGGAACCAATTTAGAAATTGCCGTAACAAATACATCACAAATTAAAACTGTAACAAGTTTAGTTATATCTAAAAACGGTGCAGTTGTATATAATTCAGGAAACACTGTAGATCAACCAATTATAATTCAATTTGCAGTTGCAAATCAAGATGTAATTGCAATAACAGCAGTTACTGACGGTGATAACCCATTAGCACCATAAAACATATAAATTATGAATGTTAGAATTAAATTAAACGAACCATTAGGGTCTGATTTGGGACCATTCGATTTAACAGCAAATGTTGGGGTTGTTAGTCCATTACAAATATCACGTAATGATGCGATAAATGGAGTTATCGTTGATATTGATGATAGTGCAACAACCGTTACAGTAACTTCTGTTACAACAAGTAACTGTAGTGGTAGTTCAATTACGTTGAATATAACAGGCATACCAGAAGAACCAATTGTTTAAGTATTTATAAAATATGTCATTTATACAAAAAATAGATCCAACAGTCATTTCGATTAAACTAACCAATGCTGGTAGAGAAAAATTAGCTAATGGTAGTTTTAATGTTTCCAGTTTTGCTATTGGTGATAGTGAAATTAATTATGATTTTTATAAAAGGAATGAAATAAATCCTAATAATTCGAATGTTTTAATACCATTTGAAAACATAAATGATATTAGATATAAAATAAAAAAATCATTTAATGATGAAAATTATATATATGATATTTCACCAATTTCCTCAAAAGATATTGTATATAATGACGTGAATATGGGTTTTTTTGATGGTGATAATATCGAATTAATGAAATTCAATAGAGATAATGACAGGGTAAAAGAATCGGGTATAAAAATAGATATATCAACATTGACAACAAATACAAATATCGTAAATGTTATTCAAGATGATGATTATGTTGCAGGAACTGGTGTTGAAGTTGGTGATTATATATTAATAGGATGGACTAATCCATATACCGATTCATTTAATACAGATCAATTAAATTCAGAAGTTTATACACCATATATTTTTTATAAGATTACTGCAATATCTGGAACAATTGGAGGAAATAATTTATCGTTGACACTAGATAGAAATGTACCAAATTTTGGTAGTGGTATAACATCGGATACATATTATGCATATTGTTTTATTTATCCTAAATATGATTCGATAAAAGATTATTATGGTACAGAATTTTTAAGTGATTATTGGAATTTTACCGATACTAATTATATTGAAAATTGTTATAATCCGAACAATAAAGTTTATGTATGGAATTATACATTATTTTATCCTGAAAAATATATTGGTGTAAAGGATACTGATAAAATACCAAATGATCTATATTCATATAAATATAAAAGTTTTTTGAATTATATATCAGCAACAAGTAAACAAGATGTGTATGGTATTATACATTATACAAATTCATTACCAGATAATAATGTGGGTGAGGGTTTTTATGAAAATACTGCAGAATTATGGATACCAACATTGATGTGGCATAAGGGTAATACGAATAAATTGGGTGCTAAATTCGTATGTGAAGAAAATTATAATAATCTTACAGATATTGGTTTAAAATATTATAATTTGGTTGATGAAAATAATAATTATGTTGGTAAATGTTTTAGTGATTTAAAAATATTTTTAATTGAAGACCAAGAATTGGTACAAGTACTTGCATTTAAATCAAATAGAAATTGGACATTACCACAACCAGTTGTTGGTATTTCTAGTTTAGAATGTTGATAGTATTTATATTAAAAAAATGGCACAACCTTCAACAGTTTTTGTTACATATTTATTAGAGAATAATACAGCTTTATCGGAAAATGTAGGATTTGGATATAAAACACCAATTCATTGTAATTATATTCAAAGAATTGAAACAGAGGATGATTATACAAATAAAACAATAATCGTTAGTTTTCCAGATACTGAAATTTTTAGATTTATGAGGGGTCCATCTGAAATTACATCATCTAATGATGGGTATGGTTGGTCTGCTGATAAGTTTTATTTATTGATACAGATAGTTTCAGGTATCGGTGATGATGTTAGACCCTTACCAAATATGTGGAAAAAATTTGATAAAACATCATCAATAAATAATTATAGTACATGGATTAATACAGCAATACCACCGAGTGATTTAAAAATATCAAAATTTTTTGTAACTGGGGATGAATATGATAATAATAATATTTTCTATGATTTGAGTTATTTAAATTATCCGATTTCAACAGATGACAGTAATTTACAATTTGGTGAAGAGGTTTTTTTCTTTGGTAATGTTAAAGCAAAAATTGAAGCAACAATACATTCAATGACAATAAATACAGTATTACCATTGAATGAATTCAATACATCACAAAATCCAACATGGACAGAGGGTGATACTGTTTATGTTACAGAAGTTGGAATATATGATGAGGATGGGACATTATTGGGTATTGGTAAATTAAATGTTCCAATAGATAAAAATAGTGATAAATATAGAACAATTGAATTTAAGTTAGATTTTTAATAATGGGATTTATATTAAAAGAGGATAATAGTGAAAGTACGTATGTTTACTGTAAATTAACAGAACAGGGTAGAATCAAAATTGCACAAGGTAATTTTAGACCCGCATTTTTTTCTGTTGGTGATAGTGAATACCTATATGGTTTTTATAATGACGGTGAGGGTGCTGTTGATCCATTATCTGAAGATTCTTTAATATTAAAACCAATAGATGGATATAGGAAAATCAAAAATCCTATACTAAATACAACCGATGGTGAATCTAGAAATGTGTTTAATCAATTAACAACTAACTTAATAACATATGAAAATGAAGTAGATGATACTGGATTTTTTTCAGGTACAACTTATAACCATATATTAAATAATAATAGTGACTATGTTGTACAGGGTGATATTAGAATTGATATATCTCAGTTAGATTCAAATAATAATAGGGAACTTGATATTGTTAAAAACACAACATACGGTTCAAATACAAATGAACCGAGTATTGGTGATTATTTATTGGTTAATTGGTCAAATCCATATATAACATCAAATAATAATTTCAATGATGGTGTTATAAACGGTAATGCATTAATGGTATTTTTATGGTATAAAATTACAGAAATCAATGGACAATTATCCGATAATACATTAACAGTTACAGTAGATAGAGATTTACCTAATTTCGGTACAGGTGTTACAACACAATATTCATATGGGGCGATATTTCCCAAATTTAATTCAATGGAGAATTTCTATAATAGTCAGTATAAATCTGATTATTGGGAAGATGGTATTTTGAATTTTGATAAAAATTGTAATACCCCACCACTTGAATCAAATATATGGAATTTAAATATTTTATATACTCAAGATATTGCAGGTATTAAAGAAAATAACAAACAATTAAAAAATCAAAATTCGTCCAAATATGCTGGTTTTTTAAACTATATAACAACACCCGAATTTAATCATAAAAATATTGGTATTATTCATTATACAAATTATAATCCGTCAAATAAGTATGGTGAAAAATTTGTGGATGATATTTTTATTAATCTACCAACAATATTATGGCATAAAAATCAGGATGATAAAATTGGTGTACAATTTAAATCAGATAATGTGTTAAAAACATATACCGAAAATAATTTCACATTAAACTATTATTATTTAGTAGATAATTGGGATAATGTTGTTGGGTATATTTTCAATGATTTGAAAATAATAACAATTACAGATCAAGAATTATTATATGCAATGAGTTATAAATCAAATAGAAATTGGACATTGGTTGAGCATGACGCACAATTTTCGGATTTTGGTTGTCCTGTGGATATTGGTGATATTGGAACATATTTTTACGGTACATATGAGGTACTTGGTGGAAATGTAACAATACCAACAGAGAATGATATTGATATTTCGACAGGTGTTGCAGTGAATAATGTTAATTTAAATGATTTTGCAATAACAATACCTTTTAATTCTGGTGTAAATGATTTTATTTGGTTTGCAATACCATCCGCATTTCCGTTAAGAACTGAATGGTTTGTTACAATATTAAATAAGGGTATAATTGGTGGTGATAAAATAATAAGTGGAAATTTATTTCCTGATCCTGTTACAGTCACATATAATAATATTGAATATAGATTATATATAAGTAACTATAGAACTAATGCTGAATTTATTGATGTTTTAACATAATATGGCGATATTTGAATTTAATGATAGTTTATTAATTTTAGCTGGGAAACCAGTTGATGATAAATTTGGTCCTTATGTATCTATAGCTGCAGCAAATACAGCAATACCACAAGCAAGAAGATATGCTGGATTGATATTTGGTGTTTATACAAATCCATCCGATATTCCAAATTCCGATATAGAATATTATTATTATTACGGTGATTTCTCAGATTCAGAAGTAAAAAAACTTGTCGAATTAACACTACAGGAAATTACAGACAATAATAATACAACTACTACAACAATTGTACATGCAGATGCTGTAAACAATAATGAATCGACCACACTGGGTCAGGTTATTACACTAATAAATAATGCAACTGGTGGTGTTAGTGGTGATTTTGTACCATATACTGGTGCCACAAAAACAGTTGAATTAGGTGATCAGGGTATTGAATCTGATTATATTGATATAGATTTAACACCCACATCAACAATACAAAAGGGTAGATTAGTATGGAGTGAATCTGATGGTAGTATTAAACTAGGTTTAAATACAAATATTAATACAAATCTTGGTTTGGATAATTATGTACTCGTTAAAAATCAAACGGGTAGTACAATATCTAAAGGTAGAGTCGTAAAATATATTGGTAGTTCAACTACGGATGAAAAATTATTAGTATCATTGTCTGCGGGTACTGATGATGGTAAAAATATTTTAGGGATTGTTGGTGAAAATATTTCAAATACTCAAAAGGGTTTTGTTATAACAAATGGTTATATTAGTGGTATTAATACAACTGGTTCTTTATATGGTGAAACTTGGATAAATGGTGATTATTTATATGTGAGTAGTTCAGTTTCTGGTGGTCTTACAAAATTTAAACCAAATGGACCTAATATTAAAATACCAATTGCCATTGTTATAAAGGTCGGTTCATCTGACGGTATTTTATATGTTAAACCAGTAATATCACAAAATTTAGAAGATATAAATAACACATTTATATCAACAATAACTCTAGCAAATAAAGATTTACTTGTTTATAATTCTTTTACTGGTAATTGGGAAAATGAATCACTTGAAGATTTATTAAATGGTGATGATACACAATTTGTTAAAGGTGATGGTAGTTTAGATTCTACAGCATATCAAACAGAGATTACTGGTGCCGCAACAACTATCACGGATGATGATTTAAATACCAACTTAGTTGTTGTTAGTGATGGTAGTGGGAAGATTGCAACGACAGGTATAACAACAACTGAATTAATTGCATTATCTGGTGTAACTGGGAATATACAAGATCAATTGGATGAGGCATTAATTAAACCAGTTATTGGTGATATTATTAAAAAAGAAGATTTTGTATTTGTTAGTGGTGATACTTTTACTTTATCTGAAACTGCCGATTCGATTAATACAATATTTGTCAATGGACAATTTATTCCTGATGATTACTATAGTTTAAGTGGTGATACTATAACATTTACTGGTGATATTATATTTGAAACAGATCCAGAACCAGACCAAATACATGTTTATTATATTAAAGAAATGACATAATAGTATTTATATAAAAATTATATAAATGGCTATTTTGTTAGAAAAGGATAAACTTAAAAGAGGTCAAATTGTTCAATACCAACCTGAACAGATACCTGCAAATTCATTCAGTAAACTATTATTCGATAAAGAAGAGGGGTATATTGTTGGTACCGCAACTCAACCATTATCGGCAAATACCATTACACTGGATTTAACAAATGCATTTATTGGTTCAGAATCCGAAATTTTTCATCAGGGGTCGATATTACCCACATATTCACCATTTAGTGGTTCAATTGGAATTGTTTCAGAATTTGGTAAATATACTGTTAATGAATTAAATATTATCACAATAAAATATATCGGTAATGATAGTATAAAAATTACATATAATAGAAATATAACACAAGAAGATGTAACTGGTGATAAAAACTATGTTCATCTACAGGGTCCTCCATCAAATACTTGGTCATTTACACATAATTTAGATAAAAAACCATCTGTAACCATAATCGATAGTTCTGGAAATATGGTTGTTGGTTCGTTAACATACGTAGATTTAAATAATATTACCCTACAATTTGCTTCACCCATCAGTGGTGAGGCTATTTGCAATTAATTAGATGGCTTTAAATAAACATATATTTTCGGTTAATGTCGATTTTTCTCAACGAGAACTATTAAATGCTGTATTACAGAATTTATTTCAAGCACCTTTAGTTCCAATAGAGGGACAAGTATATTATGATAGTTTTTATAATGTACCATATTATTGGAATGATAATGAATGGATACCTTGGGAAAGACCAATACATAAAAAATATACTTCAGAGGCCGAAATGATAGCTGATCAACAATATCAGCTTAAACAATTTATTTATTATGATGGATCGGTTTATTGGGAATATTTGGGTACAACAAACGGAGATATAACCGATTATAATATATTTAGTTCTCCACAATATGTACATCCAACATATACACCATATAACCTAACATTAACAGGTGCAACTGTAATTCAGGATATCGAGACTGATTCTATTGGTAGTGTTGTAAATTTAACAGTAAGAGAATTAAATTTATCCGATTTAGGATATTCTGGGTCAACAAATGCTGATTTTTATAGTAATTGGGTTTTAAATATTAATGACACTGAATTTTATGTTGTTGAATCTGAAAATATATTAAATATTAATGCTGGTGATAATGTAACTTTAGATACATCTGGAAATACATTAACAATATCATCACAAGATACGATATATATACATCCAAGCTATACAGATTTTGATATTACATTTACGGGATCAACTGTGATATCAAGAATTGTAACAGATAATATTGGTAGTGTTGTTAATATTGAAACAAGAACATTAACACCTGAAGATATTGGTGCAGAACCAGCTTTTTTGAAGGGTGATATAATAATACCACCAAATAGTGGATTATCCGTTACAGGTAATACAACAGAAAGATTAGTTGGTGATGGTGATATTATTTTTGAAAATGACGATAAGGGTTCTGATCAGAATATTTTTAAAGAAATAAGAGATATTAGCGGTACAACTGCAATATCCGCAACAACCAATAATGATTTTATTCAAATTGAGGGTAGAAACGGTACGGAGGTTACTTTTGAATCTGGTAATAAAGTTGTTATTGAATCTTCAGAACAAGATAATATTGTAAGAGTCTTAGAAATACCACAATCAGAAATTGATTTTGATCAACCAATTGCAACACAAATTGTAACTTATATAAATAATTTACAAACACCCTATGAAATTACCGAAACTGATAGTAAATTAAATATTTTAATAAAAAAAACAAATTTTAATGTTGTTTGTGGAGCAACTACATTATTTAGCGGTGGACAATCGTATCCACAGACTGATACAGTATTCATGGGTGAAGATACTGGTGAGGTTACTTTAAATTATAATGCATATACGGTACCTGACAGATTTATTGTTAAATATAATGATTTTATTTTAATCGATACTGGTTATAGAGGTAGTTCAGCATATGATTTTGGTGGTGCAAATAGACAAACATTTATAAACTCATTAAGTGGATTAACAGATCCTGTTTTAGGTACAACATACCCAGATTTGGTTAATTTTACAGATGATGGATATCCTAGAATATTGGGTAGTGGATTAGGAAGTTTATCATATACTAAATATAACACAGATCCACTTATTACCATTGAAGTATATGGTCCTATTAGTGGTACTGCTTGGGAATATAATATAACATGTCCAGATGGGGTTACACCAACACCAGATGAGTGTGATATTATATTTGAACTAATTAATAATGGAAAGGGATTATACGGATTAAATGAAAATACAATAACGGAATCTGATTTATTATTAATATCAGATCGTTGTAATGTTTGTTGTGATGCATTTGTACAGGATAACTTTGTTAGAGTGTTAAACATACCATGCGATTCGATTAATTTTTCGTTTCCAGTTAAACCACAAATTGCTTCATATATAAATCAATTAGATCCACCACTAATAATAAATGATACCGATAGTAAATATAATGTTGTAATTGAATGTGATGAACCTGGTGTACCAGAAAGTTGTGATAACGGTGTTGATATATTATTTGTGTTGGATTATACAGATAGTATGGGTAATGTTATTGAAGAGATTAAAAATGATTTATTATCACCGAGTGGATTTACTAATTCGATAATAAATAATAGTGGTGGTGATTATAGGATTGGATGCGTATTGGTGGATGAATATACTAAAACAATTGATGACGACAATCCAAATTATAGTGGTTCTACTTTTTATCAGGAGTTACTAAATGACGGTAAAGTGTATATTAATATTGGTGAAAATAATCGTAAACAATTTATAACAAATATTGTTGATTTTTCCGATCAGAATGTAAATGAATTTATTACAAATATAAATAAAATATATATAACAGATGATCAAGATCCTGATTATTTTCCATTGGGTGGTGGTGCGAGTGCACCTGAACCATATGATTTGGCAATAGATATATGCGTTAATGGTATTCCTTTTACTGGCACCACAAGAACCGATTTTATAACGCCATTTAGAGAAAATGTAAGTAAACAAATTATAGTAATAACAGATAATCCACCATCAAGTAACCAAGATTTATATAATCAAATTACAATTAATTTTATAAATACATCTTTAAGAGATACGATATCGAATAATAACATTAAATTAAGTATTTTAGCCGAAAGAAATATATTACCAACAACACCTGTTAATAATAATTATGGTGTATATTTAGATGGTTTTGTATTTGATGGTTTAAATAGGAAATTTTTATTAAATAATCCATTATTTAGTAATGTTGTTATTTTAACAATAAATGATGATATATTATCACCAACCAATTATATTATCGAATATGATAATAACACAATAACAATTAAAGATACAGTATCTTTAAATATTAATGATAATATCAAAATAAAATATTATGCAAATATATTATTAAATATTGTAGAAGAAAGTACTGGAATATTTTCTAGAGATTATTCACCAAATGGTATTAAAAATTTAATTGATGATAGTTGTCAAGGTGAGACAACCGAAGTTATATATGAAATAACAGGATATGGTTTTGGTGATACAGAAATTGATTCATGTCTCGCATACGATGCAAATTCAAAATTATATACTTTTTGTGAAACGATACAAGTTGGTTGTAATCTTTATTATGATGATTTTGGTAATTTACCTGTAATTGGTATAAATTATGTATCAATAGATAATACCGTATATGGGTTAGATCCAAATGGTAAAATAATTAGCGTCAGTTCTTTAAATTGTAATGATATAATCGAAACGACATTATTTATTTATAGTGGATATGGAAATACATCTAACGAAGCTTGTGATGATGCCAATACGAATAATAGAACATTATATTCTGATTGTTCATTAATTACGACTGGTTGTACTATATATATTGATACATATGGGTTAAATCCTTTAACTGGTTTTACTAACGTATTTATCGATGATCAAGTTTGGGATATTAATTCAACGACAGGTGTACTCGAATCTGTATCTTCAACACAATGTAGTACACAACAAATAATTACGTTTAATAATACTGGTTATGGTAATACAGTTAGTGAGGCTTGTGATGATTCTAATTTGAATAATAGAACATTATATTCTGATTGTCCAGTTATTGTAAGTGGGTGTACAGTTTATATTGATGATTTAGGAAATACACCATTAACAGGTTTTACGAATGTATTTATCGATGATCAAGTTTGGGATATTAATTCAACAACTGGTGTTATTGATTCATTATCATCCATACAATGTCCAACACCTGTTTATTATAGCTTCACTAATTCAGGTAGAGGCAATAGTGTTAATGATGCATGTAATGATGCAACATTCAATAATAGAACATTTTATTCAGATTGTCAGACATTAAGTGCTGGTTGCTTTATATATACAGACTCTAATGGTAGTAATCTGTTAACTGGTTATATTTATGTTGTCCTTAACGGTACTGTATGGAATATTAGTAATTCAACTGGTGAATTAATATCAATATCAACTATTCAATGTCAATCATCGAGTGTTCAACAATTTGATAATTGTGGTTATGGTAATACATCGATTGAAGCATGTAACGATGCAACATCATTTAGTAGAACATTATATTCTGATTGTATTATTATAGATGTTGGATGTACCGTATTTACGGATATTAACGGTAGTATACCGTTAACTGGTTTTGATTTTGTATTTATCGATAGTATTGTTTGGAATATTAATTCAACCAATGGTGAGATAACATCACAATCACCAACACAATGTTAATATTATGAAAAAGATTATACATGAAATAATAGATTTAGGAAAAGGTATATACGGTGCTGGTTATAGTCAAATCACTAATGACAATCTTTTAAAGATATATGATGATAATGTAACCAACAATGGCGGTGGTACAATAATTGATGATTCTATTGACGGTCATGTTATTATTGATTCTGCAAATAATCAAATGTTTCAACAACCCAAGTTAAAGTTTGACAGAATGGTTGTAACAAATGATAATGTGAATCAACGAACAATTGTTTCAAGACCAGCACCAATAACAATTTCAACATCAGCACCCACAAATCCATTAGTTGGTGATAAATGGGTAAATAATACAACGTGGAAAAAATATATATATTATGATAATTTTTGGGTTGAAGAAACTACAAATCTTATTTGAATAATTGTATTTATATATATAAATTCATAATATGAGTATTTTTACATTTCCACAGTCACCTACTGTGGGTGAAATTCATACACAAAATAATATATCTTGGATATGGACTGGTAGTACTTGGGATCATTATACTGAATACCCAACAAAACCAATACATTTATTATATAACACACTAAATGATTTATATAATGGTCAACAAGACCAGTATGAAAATTTTATATATTATGTTGCGGAAAATGACACATATTATGAATATTTAGGTACTACAAATGGTGATTTAAGTGATTATAATCCAATTAATGAATATATACATCCAGCTTATACTCCAATAAATGAAACACTTTCTGGAGCAACTGTATTAGCAAATTTTACTACTGACTCAATTGGTTCAGTAACAGGATTTACGACTAGAACACTTACTGCTTTAGATTTAGGTGTTAATGTATCATTATATGTTCCATATACGGGTGCGACTAATAATGTTGATTTAGGTATATATGGTTTAACAACTGAATATATTAAATTTAATACGAATCCAACATTGGGTGATGTTGATCCAGGTGAATTAATTTGGAGTTCAGATGATGAAACATTATTTTTAGGATTAGATACCAATGTTACACATAAGATAGGACAGGAAACATTTTTTTATGTCAAAAACCAAACAGGTAGTACAATACCAAAGGGTACTGTTGTTAGAGCTGATGGTACATTAGGTAGTAGTGGTAGAATATTAATAGCACCATTTATTGCAGATGGATCATTTCCATCAAAATTTTTAATTGGAGTTACAGCGGAATCAATTCCGAACGGTTCAGATGGATTTGTAACTTCATTTGGTAAAATAAGAAAAATCGATACATCACTATATCCAGAGGGTACAATTTTATATGCATCACCATTAACTTCAGGTGGTTTTACCGATATTGTACCAGTTGCACCAAATAATATTATTACAGTTGCAATTGTTATTACATCTGATAATATTAATGGTGAGATCTTTGTAAGACCAACATTTGGTTCAAATATAAATGATGATGAGGGTGTTAGTATTGTAACACCAATGTCTAACCATTTGTTGGTATATGATACGAATACGGAATTATGGGTTAATAGATCATTAACTGATATTAATGGTGTTTTAAATACAACAACTTTAACTTTTATAACAAATAATGGTATAACTGGTGGTGCGACACAAACACTTGAAAATAATAGAACATGGACATTTGGTTTAACAGGACAAGCATTAGCACTACATAATTTAGGAACAAATGGTTTTATTGTTAGAACTGGTACAGATAGTGTAACTTCTAGAACATTGATTGCAGGGGCTGGTATATTAATAACTAATGGGGATGGTGTTGATAATAATCCTATTATAACATCTACAATTACACAATATACCGATGCATTAGCAAGAACATCCATATCATTAACTACAAACGGTAATTCTGGTGTATCAACATATAATAATATAACAGGTGTATTTAACATACCTAATTATACACTCGAAGGGTTAGGTGGAGAACCAGTATTCAATAAAGGAACTATTATTCAAGGTAATGGTATATCTTTAAGTGGTACATTAACAAATAGATTAGTTGAAAGTGGCGATCTTACTATAACACATGCTGATACTAGTACACAAACAAGTGTAACAAATACTGATGGTACTGTAATACAAAGTATTCAATTAGATGAATTTGGTCATATTACTTTACTAAATACCCTAAATCTAGATAATAGATATTATACACAATCAATAATTGATTCAACTTTATTAAATTATCAATCATTATCTGAAAAGGGACAACCAGATGGATACACACCATTAGATTCAAATGGGAAAATACCTTTAATTCATATATCTGATAGTATATTAGGTCAAGTAAAATATATTAGTACATGGAATGCTACAACAAATACACCAACATTATCTTTAACACCAGATTCAACAACAAAAGGTGATTATTATGTTGTATCAACTCCAGGAACATTTGCTGGTATTGATTTTGAAATCGGTGATTGGATTATAAGTAATGGAACTTCATGGGAAAAAGTTGATAATAGTGATGCGGTAACAACAGTTTTTGGTAGAATAGGTAATATATTAGCTATTGCAACTGATTACCAAAATTTCTATGTAAGACATGATATTAATTCACAAGGTTTAACAACCACACAACAAGGTAATGCCAGAACAAACATAAATGCTCAAATCACAATAAGTGGTGGAGCATCAACAATAACAACAACTAATTTAACAGCTAATAGTGTATTGGTATCAAATAGTTCTGGTAAAGTAGCCGTATCTAATATTACAACAACAGAATTAAATTATTTAGATGGCGTAACATCAAATATACAAAATCAATTAGACTCAAAATTAGAGGGGAATGAACCAATTACATTATCTGGTGATGTAACTGGTACTGGTACCACAACAATCCCAACAACCATATCAAATAATGTTGTTACCGATAACAAGTTAAGACAATCTGTTGCATATTCTGTAATTGGTAGATCAAATAGTACAACTGGTAATGTTAGTGATATTATTGCTGGTGCTAACGGTGTTTTAAGAAGATCAGGTACTGGTGATTTGATATTTAGTACATTGGTCACAGGAAATATAGGAGATTCACAAATTACCTATGCAAAAATACAGAATGTAACAGCAGATAGAATATTAGGTAGAATCACAACAAACGGTGTTGTACAGGAATTAACACCATCACAAGTTAGAAATTTAATAAATGTTGAAGAGGGTGCTAATTTATATATACACCCTACTTATACAACAATTAATCAAACATTTACGGGAGCCACCGTATTAGCAAGTATAACCACAGATGCAATTGGTTCTGTAACTGGTTTAACTACAAGAAGTTTAACACCTGCTGATATTTCTGCAGTACCAACATCCAGAACATTAACATTTACAACAAATAATGGTATAACTGGTGGTTCATCACAATCATTAGCTTCAAATAGAACATGGACATTTGGTTTAACAGGACAAGCATTAGCACTACATAATTTAGGAACAAATGGTTTTATTGTTAGAACTGGTACAGATAGTGTTACCTCTAGAATACTAGTTGCTGGAGATAATATTGAAATTACAAATCCAGATGGTGTGGGAGGTAATCCTACAATATCCTTAGCTGCATCAACATATTCATTTGATGAAGAAGTATTTAATTATACTGGTTCTACAAATTTCACGTTATCAGTCACAACACCATATGCTGTAGAGGTATATCTTAATGGTCAAAGATTAATAAAAACTCTTGATTGGACTATTGCGGGTAATGTTGTTACAGTTACAGATCCTCTTGATACTGATGATGAAATCACAATAACATATTTTTATAATACACCTGATATTGTACTACCAGGATTAACGGGTTCTGGTACAACAAATTTTATTACTAAATGGGGTAGCTCATCTAGTTTAACATCATCTTCTATACAAGATGATGGAAATACTGTCACAATTGGTGGTAGTGAAATATTAATACCAAATATTGGTACTGTAACTTCAGGTACTACATTCTTTACGAATACATCTACAGGAATTAAATTAATTACGGCAACTAATTTACTCACAAGTATTGGTGCACAACCTGCTGGTGATTACGCATTGGTATCACAACTTCATGATCCAGTAATATTAGGAACTGCAAACGGCCTATCACTTTCAGGTCAGCAATTGTCTTTAGGTCTTGCAAGTAGTGGCGTTACAGGTGCATTAAGCGGTACTGATTGGGATACGTTTGATAGTAAGATTGGGGGGAGTGGAACAACCAACTATATTCCTAAATTCACAGGAGCAGGTACGATTGGGGATAGTTTGATATTTGATAATGGTTCAAATGTGCTTATAGGAACTACTACTGACGCAGGACAAAAACTTCAAGTAGCAGGTAACATCCTAGTGAACACCAATGGTCAAGGTGGATTAATATCAACATATTATGGAGCTAATTCTGATGGTAATAACATCTTCATTGGTGGTGGAGGATTAAGTAGTGTAGGTGTTATAGGTGCAACTAATAGAGGTTCAGGTAACACAGCTGTAGGGGTTGAAGCTTTACAAAGTAACACTACTGGTTATAGAAACACAGCTAATGGATATTTAGCACTCTACTTTAACACTAGTGGAAATAACAACATAGCTAATGGATACGCAGCACTATATAATAACACTACTGGATATTATAACATAGCTAATGGAGTTGGAGTACTATTAAATAACACTACTGGATATGGAAATACAGCTAATGGGTACTTAGCACTATTTAATAACACTACTGGCTATAACAACACAGCTAATGGATTAGATTCAGGAAGATACATCAACTCAGGGGCAGCAAATCAAACATCAAACAACTCTTTATATCTAGGATATGACACAAGAGCATCTGCATCTGGCAACACAAATGAAATTGTAATAGGAGCTAGTGCAAGAGGTGTGGGTAGTAACAGTGTTATATTAGGTAATTCAAGTATTACTAAAACTGTATTACAAGGAAATGTTTTAATAAATACAACAACTATACCATCGATAATATCAACTGGTAAGGTATTTAATATGGATGCTGGTGGTAATGGGGATGCATATGCTATTTTTAGTAAAGATGGTTCCACAGGAGGTTGGTTATCCTTTTTTGCTGGTACTCAAGATACTGTAATGTTTTACAAATCTGCTGGTAATTTTAGATTAGGATCTTCTACAGCATCTGGGGGTTCTGGTTACTCGGAACACTTTAGAATAACAGGTTCTGGTAATGTAGGTATTGGTACAACTAATCCATCAAGTAAATTAGATGTTGTTGGTAATGTTGAATTAAATGGTAATGTATCAATTGGTAATTCACTTAGTAATATCCATAAGATTGATGGTGAAATATTAGTTAATGTAGATACAAAGCTAGGTACAGTTGTTCCTGGTAAAGTATTTAACATGGATGGTGGAGGTGATAGTTCATTTGCAATTTATAGTCAAAATGGTTCTACAGGTGGTTGGTTATCCTTTTTCGCTGGTACCAGTGAAACTGTAATGTTCTTTAAAAAGACAACAGGTACATTTAGATTTGGTGCATCAGATCAAGCAGGTGGTGCTAATTTTAGTGAATTTTATAGGGTTACTGGTGGTGGTAATTTTATTATTGGCACAACGACAGATAATGGTGAGAAATTACAAGTTAATGGTAATGTCACTGCCACAAATTTTATTGGTTCATTAATTGGTAATGCATCAAGTGCAACAATTTTACAAACATCAAGAACAATAAACGGTACATCATTTAATGGTTCGGCAAATATCACAACCGCTAATTGGGGAACTGCGAGAAATATTACAATCGGTGTTACAAGTAAATCCTTAAACGGTAGTACGGATGTATCTTGGGATTTAACAGATATTGGTGCATTATCTACCTCTGGGGGTAGTATAACTGGTAATTTATCTATAGGCGGACAAATATATTCACCTACAAATGCTAAGGGTAATTCTGGTACTGGAACGGTAACATTTAATTGGAATGATGGGAATATTCAAACAGTTACACTAACAGGAAATTGTACTTTTGCATTTTCTAATCCACAATCTGGTGCCACATATCAAATAATAATAACTCAAGATGCTACAGGTAGTAGAACAATTACATGGCCTACAATACATTGGGAGGGGAAGACAACACCAACTCTTACAGGGACAGCTTCTTCAGTTGATGTTGTTACACTAACTTATGATGGGTCTAAATATATAGGAGTGATGGCTAAAAACTTTGGAACACCTTAAAAATATATAAAAATATGAGTTTAATACCATTTGGGTTTTGGGGAACTAGAAATTATTCAAGGGAAGGGTTAAAATTGTATTATGATTTTGCATCTTCTTCATCCTACCCAGGAACTGGATCAACAGTATATAATCTAGCTAAAAATGATTTTAACGGAACGATCAACGGAGCAACTTATGATGGTTCAGATTCAGGGGGTTGCTTTGATTTTGATGGTGTTGATGATAGAATAGAACCATCCCCAGTTTCATTTTTCAATAATGAGATTTGGGGTCCTAATCAAACATGGGAATTTTGGTTTAAAACAACAAAGACTACGGAACAAATGAGATTAATTGGTCTATTTGATACATTAGCAACCCCTGTAAATTTTACAGGGCATATTCAGGTAACATTGAATCAAGGAATAAATAGTTACCAAAACGGGGCGGTTTATGTTCACGTGAGGGATAACATTGGTACAACTACTTGGAGGGAAAGGAGAGCCTCTTCAGGTTCAAATGTTGGTGTAATTGATGGAAATTGGCATCAAATTATTGGAACTTGGGAAAATACCGATACTTACGTTTCAAACGCTAATTATACAACGCAATTTAGAATTTATATTGACGGGGTTGAACTTTCTTCTTACCAACTATCGGGGGAGAGTGCAATAAACAATAATGCAATTCAATACAGTGACGTTGATTTTGTTCCTTGGATTGGTGCTGCAAATTCAAGAGGATCTTTAGCATTATATCCCTTTGATGGTAAGATTGGTGTTGTACGAGGATATAATCGTTCGTTATCGGATACTGAAATATTATTAAATTTTAATCAATATAAAGATAGATACGGCTTATGAAATATTTAAAAATAAATAATCAGGGAGAAATAATATACCCATACAAACTAGATCTGTTAAAACTTGATTATCCCAATACGTCTTTTCCTGAATATCTAACAACACAAATACTAGAAGACTATTCAGTTTATAGGGTAAATCTTGTAAATATTCCACAAGATTATACAAAAGATTATTCAGAGGGAACACCAGAGTTAATTGATGGTCAATACTATCAAAACTGGATAGTAACTGATGCAAGTCCTGAAGAGATACAACAACGAATTGAATCTCAATGGTCAACAATTCGATCAATTAGAAATGAATATCTTCAGGAATGTGACTGGACACAACTAGCCGATTCGCCATTAACTGATGAAGAAAAACAGGAATGGAGTATTTATAGACAAAAATTAAGAGATATTACTTTACAAGAAGACCCTTTTAATATAAATTGGCCAACCAAACCAAATTAACAAATGAAAAATATAACACCCATCACAATATTGTTAGATGATATAATAGAATAAAATGGCAAAAAGAAGACAAATATTTAATTTATCACAGTTACCTGATGGTGTTTCTGGTGGGGTTGATAATTTTATTAGTTTATTAGATACACCCTCTAGTTATACAGGACAAGCTGGTAAATCATTAAGAGTTAATCTTGCTGAAAATGCATTGGAATATTATACACCTAGTGAAGTTGGTAGTAATATCGCTTTTTTGGATTTAACAGATACGCCCCCAACATTCACTTCTAATGCACTGTTAAGGGTTAATAGTGGTGGAACTGCAATTGAATATGATACGACTTCTTATACGCCAACAACAAGATCTATATTATCTGGTACAGGATTAACTGGTGGTGGTAATTTAACGGCAAACAGAACATTAAGCTTAACAGGTCAAGCATTGGCACTACATAATTTAGCAACTAATGGATTTATTGTTAGAACTGGTACAGGAACTGTTACTGCAAGAACGTTAACTTCAGGTACTGGAATAACCGTAACAAATGGTGATGGAGTTTCTGGTAATCCTGTTATTACAATAAATGCAAGTTTATCTAATCTATCCGATGTTGTTTTAACATCCCCCACATCTAATCAAACTATTTTTTATAATGGTACTAATTGGGTTAATGGTACATACACAACGGGTACTGTAACAAGTATCACAACTGATACTGGATTAACAGGTGGTACAATAACATCTAGTGGTAGTATTGGTTTTGATATATCTTGGGGTGATTCTCGTTATGTAAACAATAGAGAGGTATTAAATACGAGTTCAGAATGGTCACATGTTACATTGGTTGATGGTGTTGATTTAACATCTTATACTACAGGTTCTAGTGGATTTCCATCTACATTAGGTTTTGCCGTTGCTTTTTATGCAAATACATCCGATAGTACATCTGGTTATGGTAGAGCATTTGCAATAAACAGAGCATATAATACAGAAAGTTATTATTTAGGGTCTCCAAACATATCAGGTGTACATAATGGATGGAAATTAATATATCATTCTGGTAATTTAACAATATCTACATTAGGTGGTGTTCCTGAATCAAGAACATTTACAATAAATGGTACAACATTTGACTTATCAGCAAATAGAACATATAATGTTGGTACTGTTACAAGTATTGTTGCAGGTAGTGGCTTAACTGGTGGTACTATAACGACTTCTGGAACAATAGCATTAACAGGACAAGCACTTGAACTACATAATTTAGCCACAAATGGATTTATTTATCGAAATGGTACTACTATTGGTAGTAGAACAATAATTGGTGGCAGTTTTATAACAGTAACAAATGGCAGCGGTGCGTCTGGGAATCCAACAATATCGTTAAGTACGTTTAATTTAGGTGACGTTTCTAATGTAGTATTAACATCTCCAGCGAGTGGACAAGTATTAACATATAATGGGACTAATTGGGTTAATGGGACTATTACTGGCGGTGGTGGTGGTACTGTTACTGAAGTAAATACAGGTGTTGGTTTAACTGGTGGTCCTATTACAACAACTGGAACAATATCAGTTGTATTTGGTACAAGTTCGGATACGGTAGCCGAGGGTAACGACAGTAGAATAATTAATGGACAAACGGCATTTGGATGGGGTGATCATTCACTTGTTGGATATTTATTATCTTCTACTGCGGCAGCAACATATGTACCACAAACCAGAACAATAACAATAAACGGTACCACATTAAACTTATCTGCAAATAGAACATGGAATGTTGGTACTGTAACTTCTGTTGCAACTGGAACTGGTTTGATTGGTGGTAGTATAACAACATCTGGTACAATATCGCTAACAGGACAAGCACTAGCACTACATAATTTAGCAACAAATGGTTTTATTGTTAGAACTGGGTCAGGAACTGTTGCAGCAAGAACAATAACTGCAGGTACTGGGATTTCAATTTCTAATGGTACTGGGGTATCTGGTAATCCTGTTATATCATCTACAATTACACAATATACAGATTCAGATGCAAGAAATGCGATATCATTAACAACTAATGGTAACTCAGGCTCATCAACATACAATACAAGTACTGGTATCTTAAATATACCAACATATACTTTAACTGGTTTGGGTGGTCAACCACTTAGTAATAACCTAACATCACTTGCAGATTTAACATATGTATCTAATTCATTTGTTAAAATGACTGCTAATGGCACATTTACATTAGATACGAATACATATTATTTATCTAGTAACCCAAATGGGTATACATCAAATACGGGAACCGTAACATCGGTCTCATTATCAGTACCAACTGGTTTATCTGTTAGTGGCTCACCTGTTACTTCTTCAGGAACTATAACAATTGGATTACAATCAGGGTATTCAATACCAACAACAGCAAGCCAATCTAACTGGAATACCGCATATAATGATAAAATAAATTCAGCTAGTTTTAATACTGGAAATGGTATTTTAACTTTAACACAACAAGACACAAGTACTATTACTGTTGATTTAGATGGTAGATTTTTAACATCATTATCACACAATCATGGTATTGCGAATTCGGCAGGTACTCAACAATTCACATTTGGGGTAAATGAGAATGTTAGATTTGCAGGTTCTGGTGCAACATCCGTTTCATTTAATGGTACAACTAAAACTGTTACAATTTCATCAACAGATACAAATACTACTTATTCTGCTGGAACTGGTTTATCTTTAGCTAGTGGTGTATTTTCATTTGATACAACATTTGGTGATGCTAGATATACTAATATCACTGGTGATACCATGACGGGTGATTTAATTATTGTCCCGAATGCAATTGGTTCTGGTTCTGGAACTAATGTAGCGAATGCCACATCAATATATCGTGTTTCGGGTGGATCTGTTATTACAATGACAAGTACTACAACAGGCTCATTTGCAACCATTATTAGGTCATATGGTGGAGGTACAAATAATTTATATCAATTAGAATTAAATGCTGGTGGAATAAATACAAATGGGAATATTCATTTTAATGATAATGCATTAATTTCTAATGATAATAATGGTAGTTCTAGTAATATTGACCATATTTGGCATAATGATAGTCCATATAATGGTTTTGGTGGTGTTTGGCATTTTGTTAGTGATTCAACCTATAAAGCATCAGGAAATAGTGCAATAAATGCGGGAGGTATTTTTGAAAATAATGTAAGAGTTGTTAATCAAAATAGAACAATATCAACAGGAACTGGATTAACAGGAGGTGGTAATTTATCTACTGATAGAATAATATCTTTCGACACCGCTTGGGGTGATGCAAGATATTTACAAACGCAAACAGAAGGAACATTTACACCAGTATTAAAAGGTACAATCTCAAACCCTACATATACACCAAGTACACCAGTTGGAAGATGGACAAGGTTCGGTAATTTAATTAGAATTTTTGTTAGAATTGGATGGAATAGTTATAGTGGTGGTTCTGGTAGTCTATATATTGAATTACCGTCATTACCAGCTGGTGAGGATTATGATTATGATTTTCATGGTAGTTTAACATTTCAGGGTATTACATGGAGTACAACACCAGCAAATGTCGTTGTAGATGGTTTTAGTGGACAATTAAGTGGGGCATTGATAAGGGCTTCGTTAAATAACACCCCAAGTAGACCAGTAGCTACAACAGGTTCGTTAAGTTCTAGCGGTGTTATTGAATTTCAAATTTTTACAAGAATTGTAAGTGCCCCAGTATGATATAAAAAAAATACTATTTATAATAAATAGAGATAATATTTAAAAATGAAAACAATCCAACCTATTCAAATTTGGAAAAATGGAGCTTCATTTGAAGCTTCCGTTTTAGATGCCAGAATTATTAATGATGATTTAAAATCATCATGTACATTTTACTATTACTTAAAAAAGGCAGATACTGTAATACCTTCTGAAGTTGAAGGGGAACCAGATAAAGTTATTAATGGGGAAATTTTAGTAGATGGTAATGTTATAATATCTGGTGAAGATTATATTAATTGGGATGGTAGTAATGATTTTGCCTTTGAATATATTGCAAATGATTTAAACCTCGTACTTGTAATTGAAGATTAGATAGTACCATAAAAAATATTTATACATTATTATTCTTTTAACAAACATTTAATATAAAATATAAAAAAATATAGTATTTATAATTAAATAACAAAAATCATGAACGAGCAAAATATAACAATCGAAATCACTGCAGAAGTAAAAGTAAATGGTGTTGTAATGCCAGATGCACAGGTAGAAGTTAGTAAAGTTGTAATAGGTGAAATTGTATTACCAAATATAAATGTTTCTTAATTAGGTAAGCATGAGAAAAGAGGTAATAAAAATTAATATAATATCCGAAGTAAAAGTAAATGGTATATTAATACCTCAATCTAATATAGAAGTAAAAAAAATATCTATAGATGAAATTATATTACCTAATAAATGTATATTTAAAAATTTCTTTACTTGGCTATGCAACTTACTATAAAATTAAATGTTAAATGGTTTGGTGATCAGGTTATCGTAACACAACCAGAATTAGAAAATTCGGAAAATAATATAAATACAAAACCAATAATTGATACTGAAAAACAAATTAATGAAATTATTAATTTTACCGAAGAATTTTATAGGTTAGTGAATGATTTATCAGTAGATGAAATACATTTACCAGAGAATAAAATATACAGAATAGATGATATAAAAACAATTGATTTATCAAGAAAATTAACAATAAAAAGCAGTAATAAAAGGGCAACATTATTAGTTGGAAAAGAAAACTATAGATCTGATATTGATGAAAAACAAAATGGTTTTTTATTTAAATTATTAGACGGTGCAGATCTTACAATTAATAATATAAATATATGTTTACCTCCACAAATTAAAACAACAAATACATATAATCCAAGAATTGCAGTTTCAGAAAAAGATGAAAATTCGAAATGGAGATTGGTAATAACAAATTGTGATACAACATATCTTGGCAAAAATGGTGGGTTTGGTATTGGTGTTTTATGGGGTTCTAATAGAGGTAATTATGTAAGGGTTGAAAATTTTATACATGCGGGTCCTTTTTTAATCGATGCAAAAAATAGCATTCAAAACGGTAAATTACAGTTAGTATTTGATAATGTTAAAACTGATTTAACTAATGAAAATGAATGGAATCCATATATATATGAATCAAGGGTTAGATTAACCAATGATAAAAGTGGGTTTGATAAAGAAATAATAAATGGTAATTATCCTGAGTATGTTTTTGAATTAGATAAAGATATAACACCAAATGGTTTTTATCCGTTCACATTATTATCATTATATAATAGAGGATGGGATAATCGATTTTTTGCGGTTACAATCGACAAATTCTTTTTCTTATTATACCCTTCAAGATTTTTTGAAAGAATTTATGATGTGGCACATAATAATAATACCGAATGGAATGTAAACGATTATAATACAAAAACGGTAAGTAATGATTATATAAAAGCGATGTTTGGTACAATACCGAGAGTAGGACAAAAATATAAAATAGTTAATCATTATAGAATATCTACAAACCCAATAAAAAAAATTGATATATCAAAAAATGTAATAAGAACTGTTGGTAATCCTGCATTTGGTGATATGACAGATATTATAGAATGGCAGGTTGGGGATCAATTTAAAATTAATCAGGAAATATATACTGTTATAGGTAAACAAAAACCAGGATGGTGGGAAATGGTTGAAGAATTTAGAAATACTAGTGAATTAATTGGTAAAAGACACGCAGCACAGATGCCATTTAGTTCAATTATATTAGACAAAGATTTACCAGAGGGTAATATACATGATGTTGAGGTTGTTAAATCTAATAGTGAATATTTATTAGATGGTGAATTTAGAGATTGTTATTATATATATAAATCTAATGCTAATTGGAGAATTAACGATAATGAATTTGACGTATTTCATGGAAATCCATATGGACATTTGAGTTATAATCATAAAGAATTAGATATTTGGTTTAAAGATTTTGAACATAATGGATATTATAGACAATCAAGTGGTGGTGATTTGAATCAATCTGTAAGCTATAATATTATTAATTTTACTGGATTTACTGGACAATGGAACCCACCAGTAGAAATTACAACAGATAAAGAAAAACCATTATAAAATAATAAATTATGCAACTTACTATAAAATTAAATGTAAAATGGTTTGGTGATGAGGTTACTGTAACACCAGTGATACCAAATCCAACAATACCACAACCAGAACCCGATCCAATTCCAGTTGAACCAACAACACCAGAAGAGGTACTACCTGATAATTATATAACATTAGAAGAATTATCTAATGATGTAAATGAAGCATGGAGAATTGCGTTACAGCAAACAAATAAAATATTAAAGTTAAAAGATAATAAAATATATAGAATTACCGAACATACAACGGTAGAACCTAAATTAAAAGCAATTATAGGTAATTTAGATAAACAAAAAAGACCCACACTGGAAATTGGTAGATGGGATAAACCATTTACATCTAGATTATTTTTATTCGAATCGGAGTTTTGTGAATTTGCGATTGTTGGTGTAAACATGGTACAACCAATGGGGCAGTTATTTAAAACTGCAATTCAAATGAAAACAATATTTAATACAAAACCAAACACTGTTAAATCTGGAAATTTTGCATTAATTGGCAGTGAACCATCTAATAAAAATCAATTATCATGGGCACTGGCTGGATTTGTTTATTCACCCAATGATAATGATGGTTATATCAATGTTATTGCAAAAGATGTTGTACATAATGGACCAGTTTTCCAACAATTAAAGTGTAACACAAATAACAGATTGAGAAGTATTTGGGATAATGTTACAATACATAATCCAAGAGATTCCTATTTTAATGGTAATGTTGAATATTTTTTACCGACACATTATTATAATCCAACTAAATTTATAAATAAGTCATTTGTATCACACGGAAAGATAGTATCTTTAGGTGAACCATTTGATTTGGTTAAAACACATCACGGATATGAGGCTATTGGTGTTAGAACAATATTACAAGTTGATAGATTCGTATTTAACGTATATGATGATTCTATTAGTGATGATGGGATGACATTTAATTTTAATAGAGTTAATGTGGGTGATAATTATGAATATGACACCAATACTAATTATGGACCAAGAGGAAGAACAATCGTATCAAATGCTGAATTACAAGCTGGTGATGAAATTAATTTTGGAACAGTAGATGAACCACTTAAAAGGACTGTTGTTGAGAAACAAATACAAAACGGTGCAACAAATGGTAAATGGTTTAGATGGAGTTATGTTCTAGATTCAGATATTTCTGAAAATTTAAAAAATGGTACATTTACAGTACTGAAATCAACATTTAATATTACGGGCGAACATGATGTGTTAATCGCATATAAATATAATGCAATGTTTAGTAGTCCATTTTTAACGGAAAAAACAAAATTTAATGATTGGTATATACCACATACTGGTGGTATTGGATGGACAATATATGACCATAGACAAATAAATATCTTCTGGAAAGATTCAACCATAACTGGTTTTGTAAGAATGTCAAGTAACAATGATTCATTAAAAACAATTGGCTATAATGTTGAAAATGTAAAATTTGAACAAACAGAGGGAGAATATAAACAATTAGAACCGTTTTCAGATAAAGTGATATTACCATCAGATGTTGATAATTTTATAAAAAAATATTTTTGATAGTATTTATATAAAAAAATATAAAATTTTATATAAATCATGAAGGAAAAAACAAAATCGGTTCAGATAAATGAACAAGTACACAATATGGCTAAATTGTATTGTGAAAAGAAATTTTTAAAATTGGGAAAATTCATTGAAAAACTAATTCTTAAAGAAGTTAAGGATAGTAATGAATAAAAAATATTATCTATCGTTGGACATATCAACAACAAATGTTGGTATGTCTATTTTTGATGACAAGGGTAAATTAATCGGGCTAAAGCATTTAAAATTAACAACAGATAAAAAGGTACCAGAATATCAGAGATATATTGCAAAGTCTATATTATTTAAAGAATATATAACAAATGTTAAGGATTATATCGAGAAAGATTTTAATGGTGATATTTCTGGAATTTTTGTTGAAGAGCCATTAATTATGTCAAATAATTCATTTACTTCGGCATTACTACAAAAATTTAATGGTATTTGTTGTTATATAATATACGATATTTTTGATATAATACCAGAATTAATCACAGTACATGATTCAAGAAAAGTATTTTGTCCTGAATTTGTTACAACAAAATATAGAAAAGGTGAGAGAGTTGATGTATTATCATTTCCAAAAGGAATTGATAAAAAGGTATATATATGGGAAAAGGTAAATAAAATTGAAAAGAATATCGAATGGTTATATAATAAAAAGGGTGATTTAGCAAAGGAATCATATGATTTGAGTGATAGCTATTGTGTTGGATATTCAATGCTAAAGATTAAAGGAATTATATAATGAAATGTTTGTCTATTTGATTAGATTATCCGATAATTCAAATTATAAAATTGGCGTTACAAAAGACATACAAAAAAGAATTAAACAACTACAAACTGGTAATGCGGAAGAAATATATTTAATTGATAAATATGAATCTAAAAATGCATATAAAATTGAAAAAGCATTACATAATTTTTTCTCATACAATAATAAGTTAAATGAGTGGTTTGAATTATCTATACAAGACGAAATAAAATTTAAAGAACTTTGTATTAAAATTGATAATAATTTAAAATATTTAGAAGAAAATAAAATATAAATTTGGATACATAATAAATATTAATTACTATTGCATTGTTAAATAAAATATAAATGAAGTTTAAAGATTTATCAGAGAAAGATATTGAATATATTAAATATAGTTATTTAAATAGAGGTGATGTTTCGTGGGAGAAGATGGCCCATATTTTGGGTGAAAAGTTCTCAGTCACTGAAAGAACTATTCGTAAATGGGTATCAACTAAGCTAAATTTAAAAGAAAAACCAGAAGTAGAATCTGAACAATTTTTAATTGCAAAAGAAAAGAAATATGATAAAACGAAAAAAAGATTTATCATAACATATGCACAAAATGCAACAAAAGTACACACAAAATTTTTTGAAAATATAAAAGCTTATGCGGAATTTATTAATGCGGATATTCATGTTATTGCGGGTAGATATAAAAATCCAACGTCTGTATGGTCAGATAAACAAGAAACTGATGAATGGTGGGATAATTCAGTACTACCCTATCTTGATGCAAATAGACATGATATTCATAAGTATGTTTCAATTTTATCTGATGTTAAAATTCAACCCACTGCAGTAAATCCAATGACTGGTATGCAGGGTTTATCGGGAATCAACTCATGTATATTTGGTAGTCCAAAGGTACAAATGGAAATGATACCCGTTTTAGAGGGCAATAAGCCCAAGATGATGTTAACCACTGGTTCTGTTACATTAAAGAATTATACAGACTCTAAGGCAGGTAAAAAGGGTGAATTTCACCATACTTTTGGTTTTGCTATTGTAGAAATAAAAGATAATGACACATTTTTTATTAGACAGGTAACTGCCAACGACAGAACAGGTGCATTCACCGATTTAATATATCATGTTAACGATGCTGAGGTGAATAAAATCGATAAAATCGAAGGGATTGTGTTGGGTGATATTCATTGTGGTGTACATGATGAAAATGTAATAAAACAAACAAAAAAATTCATTTCAAAATATAATCCAAAACATATTGTATTACATGATATTTTTGATGGTAATTCAATAAACCATCATGAAATGAAAGATCCATTTATTCAATATAATAAAGAAGTAAATAATAAAAATAATTTAGAAAATGAATTAACAACGATGTTAAAATTTTTAGAAAATTTTCAAGATTATAAAAATGTTGTTATTGTTAGATCGAATCACGATGATTTTTTAGATAGATGGTTAAAAAATGAAGATTGGAAAAAACAACCAACATATAAAAATTCTTTATTGTATATGGATTTAAGCTCTAAATTATTGAAACAATATAGTGGTGATTTAGCAAAGGTAAAGGGTATTATACCTGAATTAATAAATGAAAAATTTCCTAATTATATAACATTAGGTAGAAATTCATCGTATAGGATTAAAGGATATGAATGTGGTTTACATGGTGATATTGCAAGTAATGGATCAAGAGGATCTGTAGAGAATTTTAGAAAATTAAATACAAAAATGATTGTGGGTCATTCACATTCTCCGTCAAGAAAAGATGGGTTTTTATGTGTGGGTACATCGACAAAATTAAGACTCGGTTATAATGTAGGACCATCATCATGGTTACAATCACACGTTATTATTCACCAAGATGGTAAAGCACAACACATAAATTTCATAAATGATGAATTTACAACATTTGATCTTGAATAATTATTAAAATAAATAAAAATAAAATGCCTAGAAAAAGTAAAAAACAATTAGAAGAAGAAGCAAAAATGAAAGCAGCAACAGATGAATCTACAAAAGTAGTGGATGAACCCGTAAAAGAAGAGGGTCAACAAGAAGAACCTGTTGTAGAACAACCAACAGAAGAGGGTGATAATACCGATGATAGACTTTTAATGGATGTATCTGATTATGGTTCGGATATGAGTGAAGCTGAAACATTTGTAAAAACTGCAGTTATGTTCTACCTCGAAAATAAATCAAAAGTATTTGTTGAGGAAGATACCGTAAAAAAAGATTCATTTGGTTATGATGAAATTGTGAAGAAGATTGAAGAATTTAAAAAATCCACAAAGTTTAATCAGTATATTCCAAAGGGTACTGTTGATAAATTTTTAAATTCATTAAAATAATATGAGACAAAAAAAAGATATAAATAAACAATCGTTAATAAAATTATTTGAACCAATTTCAGAATATTTAATTGGAATTGATACAATATTTATAAGTGAGACTGAAACACAATTCGCATATAAATTAGGCGTACCCAAAAATTGGGTAATGAATACAAATTTGATTGATATTGAATTAATGGGTGAAACAGATGATTTAATGTTATTAAAGGCAAGTCCCATAAATAATGAAAAAAATAAAGATGAGTTTTATGGATATCTTGTCAACTTAATTAATAAAAATGTTGTAATCGATAAGAAAAGAATTGAACTTGAGAATAAAATAAACGATCTTAAAAGTAAATTTACTAAAGAACAGGATAATTTAATGAATGAATTAAATAAAGAACTAGAAGCTCAAGAATCAAAACAAAATGTAGATTCAACAGATAATATTAAACCTAATGAAGGAGAAAAGTAAGTTATTTGAAAATATAAAGAATTTAGAAAATGAATTAGAATCGTTTAATAACGATATCGAAGATACTAATATTGAAAATCAATTATCAAAAAAAAAGATAATTGAAGAGATTAAATCTGGTGAATTCGATAATATGTTGAATGAAATTCAAGAACGAAAAAATAATAAGAAAAAAGAATCATTATTAGAAAAATTATTTAAAATATTTTAAAATGAAAATTGAAGTAGATACAAAAAATAGAACAATCAAACTCTTGGAAGATATTCCATTTAGTGAATTGGCTGAATTTATGTCAACAATCAAAAAATCGGAAGAATATACGATTGTTAAATCCTTTGAATATTACCCATATTATTACCCATATTACCCAACAACTGGTATAACATACACTAGTAGTAGTACTGGGGGTTCTTTTTCGGTTAGTAATAACAATGATTAATCAGTAGAAGGGGGGTTTGAAACACTCCCTTTTTTGTTTACACTACTATAATCACGATTAGGGCTGAAATTTTTAAAACCTAATAATGTTAATATAAAGAACATTAATTCACCAACCATAAAATGATCGATTTCTTTATTAACGATCATTATATATATTGCAATTAATATAATAAAAATCAATAATATAAATGATATTAATGCAATAGTCTTGGTTATACTATATTTTTCAGAATCCTTATCTCTAAGAATATCTGTCATAAATTTACTAGTTAATAATCGATACATTGCATTTTTTATATATAAATAGTAAATTTGTAGAATAATAAAAAAAATTATGGGAAGAAAGAAAATATATAATATTGATAGAGAAACATATAATGTTGATAATAATTATTATTATGATAATGAATATGAGAAATCATTAATAATATTAGGTTCAACAAATAGACAAAATAATAATCATATTATAAGAGAATTAAATAAAAACGATAAAAATAAAAAAACACTAAATACATATACAATTACAAGAGAGGGTATAATATATGAACATTATAATCCAATATACTATAGTAATTTCATAGGTGATCATTTAATTGATAAAAGATCTGTTTCTATTTTGTTAGAAAATATGGGTCATTTATATTATGATGATGATACAGATATATATTTTAATGATTTAAATGAAATATACAATCAAAACGATAATATATTTAAAAAAGAATGGAGGGGTTATGAATATTATGAACCATATACAAAAGAGCAATATGGGGCTGTTGTTTATTTATGTCGAATATTATGTTTAGAATTAAACATAAATGACGATAGCATTGGTCATAATGCATATGATGATATTACAAAAACATATAATGGAATTGTTAGCAGATCAAACTTCGATGTAAATTTAACAGATTTAAACCCATCTTTTGATTTTAAGAAATTTTTGAAAGATTTGAAAAAATAGGATAGTATTTATATTAAAATAAATATTATGAATATGCATGATATGCGAAATTTGTTGGGTATTATGAGAAATACAAGGATTCTCATAAATGAAGAAGAAGAGGAATCTGAAGATAATAAAACACTCCAAACAAATTTAAATGATCAAGATAAGGAATCGATACTTGAATCGATTAATTCTATTAAAACATATAGAATTTTTGTTAATAATATCAATATGGATGATAATAAGATAATTATTAATGGTACATACACACATGATAATTATGATTATTCCATATACATGATATTTGATTCAGGAAATAGAGACTCATCAACATTAGATATTCAATTACCAGAACAGAGCAAAAGAGTATTAGATGCTAATAACCAAACAACAATATATGGTTTCTGTGATCAGGTATATAATCTATTTGCTAACGAGCTATTTGATAAATGTAGTTCAATCTTACAAAACTAATAAAATGACAAAAACCGAAATCAAAGATATTGTAAATAGTGAAGTAAAAAAAGTTCTTAAAGATATTTTGAAGGATGAAGTTTTAAAACTTTATAAAAAGAAAGAGAATAAAGATATATTTAAGGATGTTATAAGAGAAGCTATGATTAATTTTTATCGTTTTCTTTGGGCACAAAGAACACAATGGGAAAATAAATTATAATATGAAAACTGAAAAAAATAAACCATCAAAAAAAGATGATCTAATTCTAGATTACTATTACCGTAATAGGTTGAATATAAACGAAAAAGACGGTGATACAAAATTAAAGGATGATGCGTTAAAATCCAAAAGGGATATATGGTCATTAAATAAGATGGAAAATCTTGTTAGAAATGATGAAACATTAACAAATGAATATAATAGAATGGCTGTTGATGGACCATTTAAATTTGGTTACCATTGGAATGAGGTTATTATGAATATTTTGTTTAATGAATATGTTTTGGCTGATAATAAATATATGACAAAATATAAAAATACTATTGAAGTCCCTAAAAAAAGAAGAGGTAATCCAGACGGTAAAATAGACGATAGTGATTTTGTTGATTATGACAAAAGAACTAAACATAAAAAATCATATAAAAAGAAAGAAGATAAAATGAAAGATAATAAAAAAGTTGTAAAAAAGAAACCAAAAAAAGTTGAAACTAAAGAAAAAAATATTGAAGAAACAACAACTACGGGTAGTGCTGGTGGTGCTGCAGGATATGTTGGATATTTAACACCACATGCATTTGCTAAAAATCCAGAAAGTTCAAGATTTTCTAAAAAGGTTCCTTATATGCCTGATGGTAGTGTGATTGTCGAATCTGAAAATTATCTAACAAATTCTAGTTTGTTTGAGAGTATTGTAATGGAACTGGAAGAAGAAAAAAGACATTCTGCAATGATATTAAAAGATAGATTATCAAAAGAGAATGAAAAGAATTTTTACAATGATTTAAAAGTTAATAAAGAAATATCTGATGCAGTTAAAGATGCGGTAAAAAAAGATAAGGAAGATAAAATCAAATCATCTCAAGATATCGAGAAGGAACAAATGAAAGATGAGTTTAAGCCCGTTAAATTTGATCAAAAAGAAGATTTTGATTCCGAATATGATGATATACCAAAGGGTATGGAAGATTTGGATTATGATATCGAACCATCCGAAAAATATAAGGAAAGAGTTAAAAATGAAATGGGTGAGGATATTTATGATAAGGGTCGTGAAAGAATTGAGAAAAGAAAGAATCAATCATTATATAATAAAGATACACAACCGACAGAAACCGAATCTAAATATAAAGAGAAATTTGATGAATCATATATGGTATCGGGTAAATATATTAATAAATTAAATAAGAGTACATTTGTTAATTTTAGATTAAATGAGAGTACTCAAGTTGAGGATATTACAAATAATTTAGTAATAATCAGAATGGATGGTATTGGTAATACATATACCAATAAAGTAGAATTAAATGAATCAGTTACCGATATTATGGATAACTATGAATTCTATTATGATTTGGATACTGGTAATATTTATCATTGTATTAAAAATAGTAACCTTAATGAAGGATTGGATTTATCGAAATTCAAACATTTATCTGGTTATGATAGTAAAAAATATTTATCAAAAGGAAAAAATATTAAATATAAATTTTAATATTTAAAATAATATAATTATATTTGTAATATTAAATAACAAAACAATGTCAGATTTAAATCAAAAGAATTATAATAAACTTTTTGTAAATATTACTGAAAATCTTAAAAGTCACGAAATTGTGAAGGAATATAAAAACAACAATATTAATAAAATAAGATTAGAAACCTATAGAGATTTTATTATTAGTCTATGTAATAATATTGGTGATACGTTTTTGGGTCATGAATATATCAAAACCAGAAAGAATAAAAGAGATCATTTTAAATGGGCATTTAATAAAGTTTGTGATGACTTTATTGAGGAAGGTTTAAATTTTAAAGATAATTATGAACTGTTTGATTATTTCTTTGAATATTTTCTCGCAACCTTTTATGATAATGATATTGATGATATTGACTTCTTGATTGATTATTGGGAAGAAACATTAGAATATTCATTAGACAAAACAAGATCGGATATCGAAGGAATGATTGAAGTATATAAGATTTTTGATATTTCAATCAATAATAAATTAAATTTAGAAACAATCTAAAAGTAATGGGATTATTTAACGGAATTTTATTTTTTTTATTCTTTTTATCCATAACATTTATCATATATATGTTGGGTAGATTTACTTATTTATTAATTGGGTTAAAGAATGATTTTATAAAAAATAAGGATTTCATAGATATTAAGAATCAATTATTCAATAGAGATAATTTGATGATTTTGTGGTTTTCTGTTTCATATTTTTTGTTTTTCTTATTTTTATGATATAAATTTGTGCCAAGTAAAAAAAATTGGCATGTTATCAAAGAAAGAACTAAAAAGTCTATTATTTATAGACATTGAAACTATTACAGAATTTGAATTCTTTAGCGAATTTGAGGAATCTAGACCAGAACTAAGTAAACTTTTTATCGATAAAATGATAAAAAAGAATAATTTAGATTCTAATTACACACCAGATGATCTTCAAATTTGCTATAGAAATAATGCATCATTATACCCAGAATTTTCAAAAATCATTACAATATCATATGGTATGGTTAAAATTGATGATGATTCAAAAGGATATAATAAGATTATTAAAAACATAACAGATACGAATGAGGTTAATATTTTAGCAAGATTTGCAAATGTTTTAAATAAAATATATGAATCAAATTCCAACCTTAAACTGTGTGGACATAATATAGAAGGTTTTGATATTCCTTTTTTAATTAAAAGATATATCATCAATTTATTGGAGTTACCGAAAATTTTACATATTTTTAATTTAAAACCTTGGGAGAGTCCAATTGTTGATACTATGAAAATTTGGAGATTTGGATCGTTTGAACCAACATCTTTGGATATTCTGTGTAATGTATTGAACATTGAATCACCAAAATCTGTTGAGGTTAATAATAAAATTATATCAAATATTTATTATAATGATAACGAAAATGGGTTAGATATAATTTCGGAATATTGTACTAAAGATGTTGATGTACTTATCGATATTTTACATCGTTTTCTAATCTCACATGGCACTCATTATTAAATAAATAATTATGGCATATGGCTTTTTAAAAGATTTACTTAATACTGCATTTGGTGGTATTAAAAATAAAAACAATAGTGAACAGATACAAGTAAACTGTCCACATTGTGCTAAATTATATAATAATTATGAACCAGATGAGAAATATAATTTAGAGATAAATCTTAAAAAAAGAGTATATAAGTGCTGGAAATGTGAGATATCTGGTCCGATACCAAAACTATTAAAGTATTATTCAACAAAGTCAATATATAATACATATATTGATAATTACGATGGAATTGATTATAGGATTTTAAATCCAGAGAATGCTGAGGATGATGAGATACATAAAGAAATAATATTACCCAAAGAATTTATTAAATTTAGTGAAATTGATAAAGATTTACCATCACATAATGAAGCATATAATTATATAACATATATAAGAGGTTTTGATATTAATCTTATAAATAAATTAAATATTGGTTTTTGTGTTGATGGTTTTTATAAAAATAGGATAATAATACCATCATATGATAATAATAAAAAATTAAATTATTTCATCGCTAGAACTTATATTAATGACAAAATAACATATAGAAAACCTAAGACCACTCAAAATATCATATTTAATGAATATAACATTGATTGGTCGTCAACGGTATATGTTGTTGAGGGTGTTTTTGATTACATGTCAATACCATTTAATACATTATGTTTATTGGGAAAAGAATTCATTCCATATGTTTTTGAAAAAATTATAATGTATAAACCACAGTTGGTTTTTATATTAGATTCTGATGCAATAAAACAAACGATAAAATATATTAATATTTTTGAAAATTTATCATTAAAAAACATTAAATTTGTGGAATTACCACCAAAGACAGATATCGATGAACTAAGAAAAAAAATTGGTTCAGATAAATTACCTGAATACATATTAAATAATATAAAATATTTAACAGATAACGAGATTATAAAATATCAAAGCTTATGAATATAAACAATAAAATAATAACAATATTAGTAGTATTCTCAGTAATAACAACGATTTTATTTATAATTGAAAATACAAAATCAAATAATTTAAAGAAAGACAATGAAATTCTATCCTTAGAATTGAATAAAATCGATAATAAATTACAAACATTTGTAGATGAAAATGGTTTTTATAGAGCAAAAGCCGAATCAGCAGAGAGTGATTTAAAAACATTAAAAGTTGTATATGAAAATGAATTAGATAGGCTAACACAAGAATTTTCAAATATTAATAAAAATTATAAAAACTTAAATGGATTATATAGAACATCTTTAACAACGATTGGTGAATTAAGATTGAAATTAGATTCTGTTAATTCAACTAATGATACAACATATAACAATGACGGAACAATTAACAATGTAAGGATTAGTAGAAATTTTGGTTATAATGATGATTGGATTGATGTTAATGGTAAATATGTTTTTAATACTGTAGATTCAAATAATGATGATATTTATTTTAATTATAATGTAAAAGATTCACTAACATTAGTCTCATATTATAAAAGAGATAATTTATTCGGTAAACGATATCTATATGTTGAGGGTATTTCACATAATCCTAATACAAAAATTGTTAATCTGAGTGAAATAAAAATATCTAATCATAAAGAACCAAAAATCTCAATAGGTTTTCAAGGTGGTTATGGTTTAACAGAAAATGGATTTGGTTGGTATGTTGGTGTAGGGATTAGTAATAAAATTTCAATTTGGTAAAAATAATAAAATATGATTAATAAAATTGCACATACGGCAGATTGGCATATTAGAATGTCAACAAATAGACATGAAGAATATAAACATGTTTTTGATAATTTTATAAATGATTTGAAAATTACTAAGCCAGATTTAATTGTGGTATCTGGTGATTTATTTCATGATAAATTAAATACATCAAATGAAATGTATGTATTGGCAAAAGATATTATGTATAAAATTACACAAATCGCACCAATTGTATTGATCAGGGGTAATCATGATTTAAATATTAAAAATAGAAAAAGATTGGATTCTGTTGAGACTCTTGTTAAAATATGTGATGATACTGTAAATAATATTACATATTACAACAAATCTGGTTTTTATTTTTATGATGAAAATATTATTTTTGTTGTACATGATCATATTGATGGTATTAATCCTTGGAATGAAATTAACAAAAAGAAAAGATCGTCTGGGTTTTATTCTAAAGAGATTGATGAACAATTTAATAATGGTGAGAATTTCGAATCATTAGAGAAAAAAGGACATACCTTTATTAACCTTTTTCATGACCCTATTAGCGGTTCTGTAACGGATACTGGCGAAGTATTGGATTCGCCAAGATATCGCAAATTAGGGGACTTTAAAGGTCATATATTAATGCTTGGGGATATACATAAATATCAAGAATTTTAAAATAATAATAATATGGAACAAGTTGAATTTATTAAACAAATTGAAGAAAAAAGAAAACAGATTGATGATTTAAAAAAAGATATTAAAAATTTAGAAAATGAATACGGTAAAATTAATAGTAAATTTAAAAAGGATGACATTGTAACTTCACATCTTTTTAAAAATGATAATATAACAATAAAATGTACTGGTGAATATCAATACACGTATTACGATAATTCAATTGTTGTTGTATTACTTGTAATACAATCAGATAATACAAAATATCCAGTCGGACAAAATTTTGCAATTTCTGAAAAATATTTAACTAAATCTAAATAAATATGCCAAGATTAAAAAAGAAAATAGAATCAAATATTAAAGCAATATACCCATCATCATTAATTGCACAAAATTTTGCCGAGGGTGATGATTCTTTTCATGGTTATGTTTTATGGGATGTTAGTGATAATAAAAATATTACACACGAAAAAAGAGAAATTAAATCCGAATATAGTTATAGAACTGTAAAAGTAAATAGATTTACAGATTTTTCGTACTTGGATTTTGAAATCGAAAACCCAACAAAATATATGAATATTAGAGTCATTTGGAATGTATTTCCATCTGATTATAATACTGAAAATATTTCATTGGTAAATAAATATATTAAAAATACATATGGTAACACACATGTTATTACACACCCAAAAGATTTTATTGTAACAGAAGAAATCGAAATTGAAAATAAGAGTGATTTAAAACTTGAAAACATTGTTTCAAAAGATGTTCAGCAAAAGATTTTTAAAAATTATTTAGAGGAATTAGGTTGGGGAAATGATTTTATCCAAGATATATTTAAATTGGATGATGAAATTTCAAAAAGAGTTGTTAGTGGTGATGTCGAAAACATTATATGGAAACCAATAAAAATTCAGGGAAGAAATTTTAGATCATATGAAAATATTGATTTGGATTTTAGAAATTATATTGGTACTACTCAAATAGGTGGAAAAAATAGGGGTGGTAAATCATCTATCATTCAACTATTAATGTATGTTTTGTATGGTAAAACTATTGAGACTGAAAAAACTCAAAAAAATGGTGATAACCGATTTATTAACAATAAACTAGATGCTGATTTTTGTAATGGATATGCTGTTATTGAAGCAAATGGTGAATATTATGGTGTTTTTAGACAAACAAATAGAAAATGGAATAGAGGTAAAACAGAAATTACTGGATCACCTAGTATTGTAAAATATTATAAATTATCATCACCAGATGAAATATATTCTGAAAATAATGAAATATCTGAAGATAATCAAAATCTATCCGAAGAAGATAGAATAAAAACACAAAAGGTAATCAATAAAATTATTGGTGATTATGATAATTTTAACAGACTTGTTTTAACAACTGCAGACACCCTAAATAGAATTTTATCTGTAAATAAAGCTGATTTTATTGATAATCTATTGTATGATTTAGGTTTGGATATTTTCGATAAAAAACTAGATGAATTCAAACAATATAAAAATGAGTATCAAAAAAATACAGAAAAACTTGTAATCAATATCGAATCAACAGAAGAAAAAATATTAAAATATAAGGAAGAAATTGCAGATATTGAAAATGAAATTGGTGAAATAAAAGATGTAAAAATTAAGGAACTTGAAGAATCAATATCTAAAGGAGTAGATTTTAAAAATGATTTAATTAAAAAACTTCATAAAATAAACAAAGATATTGAGACCCTAAACCCCGATGTTATTAATCAAAATATTAATAGATTTAATGATGATTTAACAAATAAAAAAACAAAATTAAATACAAATCTTAATAAGATTAAAACACTAAGAGATACTTATGATAAAGAAAGATTAGAAAAATTAACCAATGAAAAAGATGATTTTAAAACATTGGTATATAAAAATAAAGATTTGATTAATGGTAAGAAAGATCAAATAAGAGAGGTACAAGATGCTAAAAGTAAATTACAAACAAAAATATTTTTAATTGAAAAAGAAATTAAATCGTTAAAGAGTGAAAATGATAATCTTGAACATAGCAAAACTTGTCCAACATGTAATCAAACATTAAGACCAGAAGATATTGATGTTATTAAAGTTAAAATAAATAATAATAATACTCTGATTAATGAAAAACAGTTAAATATTGATCACATTAATAATAGATTGCCCGATGCAGATCGAAAAATTGATGAAATTAATAAAGAAATTAAAAAGATAAATGATGAAATCGACCAACTAAATTTAGATATGGAAAAAACACTGGAAGATATTGGTGTTTTAACCAATCATAAAAATGAGGTTGATGAACGTGATAAATTGATTCTAATCAATAATACGATTAAAACAGAAATCGAAAATACAGAATTAAAAATTGATAATGAAAACGCTAAATTAAACGAATATAATAATTCACTTAAACAAATTGAAGAGAACAAAAAGATTAATAATAAAATTAAATTATCAGAAGAAAGATTAGCTGTTCTTAACGAAGAAAGGGATAATCAAATATTAAATATTAGTAACCATAATAATAATATTAAGAATTTAGAAAATTCTATCAAAGAATCTAAAGAGAGTATTGATAAATTTAAAAAACAAGAATATACAGATAAAATATTTAAAACTTATCAATCTTTAATACATAGAGATGGAATACCATCAAAATTACTTAAAGAACACTCAATACCAGTTATTAATAAAACACTTGGAAAACTATTGGAAAATGTTACATTTACAGTTTGGCTGGACCCAGATGATATTACACTGAAAATGGCTGATATTAGTAAAACAGATTCAGTTATTGATTGTATTTCAGGTTCTGGAATGGAAAGAACATTTGCAGCAATCGCATTTAAGTTTTGTTTAAATGAACTCAATATTAAATCAAGACCATCTATCATTATATTGGATGAAGTAACGGGTAAATTGGTTGACGAATCTGTTGAATTATTCTTAGATTTACTAAATGTAATTAAGAAAAAAATACAGAATATTCTAATAATCGAACATACACATGATGTACAACCAGATTATTATATTGAGGTTCAAAAAAATGAAAAAGGAATATCTAAACTAATTAAATAAAATTTATAAAAAATAAGAGCTAATTCATGGAAAATATATTATTGAATTTGGGTGTTAAAAGGGATGATGCATAACGATGTAGCTATGCCATCGGCTGAGGAACGAAGCTGGGGTATAGCGTGTGTTGGCTAAATGAATGCCAACGGACGAGTATATGATTTCGGTGGCGATTGATTGCAGGACTTTTCGCATACTGACAAACTTTCAAGACTGCACAGTGGTTTAAATTAAGCAGTATAACCCCACTGAATTATATACATTGTTATGCTGCGTTAATTGTATGAGTAATTTAAGACTGAATATTAGAATACTAATGTGGCATATACAGATAAGCTACAATTGGAAAATAAGTGTAACCTATAATGACTACCATAAAGGATTAAATTATGGTTGGTTTGCTGTTTATGAATATAAAAGACTATTTGAAAGAAGTAGAAATTTTGATAGGGATAATGCAGCATAACGGTACTCAGCTATGAATAGTGCGATTTAAAAACAAAAAATATAAAATTATGGCAAAATCAAATAAAGAATTACAGGATGAAATAGATAATAGCAGAGCATTATTTATAGCTGATGTTATGCGCTGTTTGAAATCTGACCCTGATGCAAATGATGGAACTAAAAATTATAAAGAATTACCCCAATATTTGAGTGAATTAATAGATAAGGATGGGAGTTTAATGGGTGGGTTAATTATCGCAATTGAACACTATCTGGAAAAATAGCGCATAACGTAGGTGGCTAAACGCTGATTTTTAACCGATTTAAAAGACGAAAACAATGAAAGATATTAAATGTGTAAATGGATGTAAGTACTTTAATGGTGGTGAAATTAAACACCACGAAGATTGCCCACACTATCCTGAATCAATGAGTAAAATGTATGATGACCTCAAAAGCGAGGTTAAAAATTTGCGTTTAGCTAATGTTAGGCTTTCGTTGCTTAATAAGGTTCAGGAAATAGCATTTGGCGATGGTTCTGCTCAGGAGCGTATGGTAGATATAAAGGCATTATTCAGCAATGAAGTCTAACGGTTTGTATATGGCACGTAGCCATTCACTAACCTAAGTAGAAGAGAAACAAATTTAATAACCGCACATAGTTTCAAAAATAGCCTAACAGCTATGTGCTATATACTTTGTTAGGCTTAGTTGATTATGGAACTTACAACAGAACAAATATTAGAGATGAACGAAAAGCGTTTTATTTCTCATAGCACTGGAATGAAATGTGCAAAGTGTGGTAGTGATTTTAAAGTAAACAATAGGCACTTACTACCATTTGAATTTGAGAAACTTAATGACACAATTGGTAAGGTTTGGATACCTTGTCCAAGATGCGATGAAAAGTATGATTTAGGGATATGTAGGCACAATTAAGCCTAACTATTATATAGATATAATAGTTCACAACTAACTGAAAATAAAACACTTAAATCATGAAAAAGATTGATTATTACGAAATTTAAAAACAAAAATTGAAGTAATATGGTTATTTAAAATATTACATTAACTTTTTTCTATATTAACTATTTATATATACTAATCAAAGTATTATGTCTCTAGTTAATATACAAAAAAAAGTAGGTGCAACACCTGATGATATTTTTGGTCCGAATACTGCAAATCATATTTTAAATTATTATAATTTAAATAAAATACATGGGGCGATATTTTTAGGTCAATGTTCACATGAAACAGGTAATTGGAAACATTTTGAAGAAAATTTAAATTATTCAGCAGAGAGACTTGCAAAAGTATGGCCTCATAGATATTCAGAAAATAAAGAACCAAATGAATTAGCAAAAAGATTACAAAGAAACCCAGAAATGATTGCAAATAATGTATATGCAAATAGAATGGGAAATGGTTCTGAAGAGTCTGGTGATGGATGGAGGTATAGAGGTAGAGGTGCAATACAATTAACTGGAAAATTTAATTATAGTGAATTTTCTAGATATACAAAAGATCCTGAAATTATTGAAAATCCAGATAAAATAATAACAGAATATATCATCGATTCTGCAATTTGGTTTTTTAATAAAAATAGATTGTGGAGTTTATGTACCGATATTAGTAATGAAACAATAAAAAGGGTAACAAAAAAAATCAATGGTGGTTTTAATGGTCTTGATGATAGGATTGAAAAAATAAACAAATATTATAATTGGATTAAATAATGAGTGGATATATAAAAAATAATTTAATTGTTGATTTTGATATTAATGATATTGATGAAAATACATTTAGTGTCAAATCAAAACATAAATGGAGTGGCACGAAATTTAATTCAATTGAAATAAATGATTATGGATTAAATCAATATGATGTTGGATTATCAACTGATTTAAAAAATAGTAAAACATTAAATAGTGAATATTTTACATTAGATAGAATCGGTGAACCAAATCAAAATGGTACGATTAGTTATAGTAATTATCCATTAACGATAGTAGATTCACCAACAATCGGTAAATATCTTAAATCAACTGGTGGATATCTTATAAACCCATTTAAATTACATGAATATGGTATTGAATATATTCCAAGAAAATTTAATAATGGTTTTACATTTGAATTAACATTATATGTTGATGATACAACATTTACTGGAACCACAAGTAATTCAAATTTCTTCCTATCTTTAGGAACAAGAGCAGAAGATAAATTTTCAAATACCTATTCGGGAAATACATCATATATAACATCAGAGGGTGCAACACTTGATAATAGTTATAAAGTATATGATATATTAAACTTAAAAGAAAATACACAATATCTTGAAAATATAACAACATTTTTTGAAACGGAAAATCTTTATATTAAAAACGTTGACCAGAAAGATTTTATTTTTGAAGATATTAATGATGACACTTTTAAATTAGTATATAATAATACGTTACTTATTTTAGATACCGACTATACAGTTGATCTAAGAACAAAAACAATTACATTATTAAATATTGATATAAAAACAACTGATACTCTTACAATCAATTATTATAAACAAATTGACGATACTAATTTAGTTAATATTAACTTATCTGAAATAGATAATAGTGCAGGAAACCAAGAATACGGTATTGAAAATAATATAATCGGTTTTAGATTTGATAAATTTGGAAAAATTGGATATAAAAAAGTAGACCAAAATGGTAATATTGAAGAGTATTATTCTGATAATCAAGCAGTCTATGAAAATTGGAATCATATTGTTATTACATTTCAACCAAATCAAACATATTCAGAAAATAACACAGAAATTGATGATGAGTGTCCTTTAACAAACCCAAGAGAAGGTACACTGAAAATATTTGTTAATGGACTTTTATATATGAAAAAAGATGATTTTATAGAACCACAGTTTAATCCATACCCAATTGATAGATCAAAACAAGTGGGTGTACCCTATAACATTTCATGGGGCGGTGGATTCCCTGGTTTAAAACATTCATATAACTTTAATGGAACTGATGATCAAGTACCATTTGAATTAAATCCTAATAATGAAAATTTAATTATTCAAAATAATTTTGATGGTTATTTTAAAGGGGGTATTCAAAAATTAAGAATATACGATAATAATTTTACATTTTCAAATGTAAAATATAATTATGATTTTGAGAGTGATTATTATAATATCGAATATAATAAAGGTGGAAGATTAATACATATTAATAATTATATTGTTTAATATTATATAATAAGTATTTATATAAAAAATAAAAATGAAACTATTACCAAACCAAGATACATTCGAAAAAACACAATTATCAGTAATAGAAGATGTACCAAATATTATCGATGAAAGTACAGAAGGTACTACATATATTGGATATGCAAAAAGAGGTACCGCACTTGACCAACCAAATTGGAGAATTAAAAAAATTGTAACCGTAGATGGTATAACCACAGTTGGTTATGTTGATGGAAAATTAAATTTTAATTATATTTGGAACAATAGAGCAAGCTACACATATCTTTAAACTATGGTTGTACTTTTTGATAAAATATCCTCAAAATTATTATATTTAATTAATATAAATGGCACTCTCAGAGATCTTAACGGAATGCCATACACAATTGTTGGTGAAGGGAAAATAAAAGACCTTAATGGAAGAATATATTTGGTTGATAATAATAAATTGGTTAATACCGATATATATGGTGTTGAATGGGATCTGAATGATGCCACAACATTATTAACAAGAGTTGGTAAAATGTCTCTCCATAATGCAAATACTGGACTCCCAATTCAAAATAAAATGAAAAGATGTCTATTATTGGATAACGGAAATGTCAATTATTATCTAAATCCTAATAATAGTCTGCAAAAAGAAGATGGGTCTGCATCAGTATTGGACGGTACAGACGGACAGGTAATGGTTGAAATACCCGAACATTATAGAAAATTCGAATTTGAGGGTACTAAAAGAAGAGTACTAATATCTGAAAGATCGTTTGACGGGGCACACTTGGTTCCTTTACAATATGTCTCAGCTTTTGAAGCAACAGTTTATAGACCTGAAAATAAACTTTCTTCGGTCATAAATACAACAGCTGATTATAGGGGTGGAAATAACAACGCCTCTTGGGATGGACAAGATAATAGTCTGTTAGGTAAACCAGCTTCTTTAATATCCAGAATAGACTTTACTGATTATGCCACAAATAGAGGTCCTAAATGGTTTCAATTATTATATCAAACATATAAAGATATCATATGGTTATATATGATTGAATATGCACAGAGGAATTCACAAACAGCTTTTGATTCAAATCTAACAATTGAAGGATATAGACAAGGTGGTTTAGGTGCTGGGGTGACAAATATTAATTCTACTGATTGGAATAATTTTAATAGTTTTTACCCTTTTATTAACTGCGGACAGGGGACTATGGATAATTATACATCCTCTACACCATTTACACATCCTGTGTTGGGTGGAACACAAATACCACAATATAGAGGAATTGAAAATCCGTTTGGACACATATGGTCGTGGGTTGAGGGTATAAACTTAAGAGCTTTACCAACTGACATTGAAGTATACACCGCAAACGGATATAGTTTCTCAAATAATGATTATGTAGGTTATAGTTTACAAGGGAGTACACCTACAACAAACTCATATATAAAAACACTCTTAAATGGTTCATCGAGTGGGCATATAGAGATTGTACCATCAGAAATCGGAGCATCTTCAACAACATACTGGTCAGATTTTTATAACCAATCGACACCCTCAAGCGGAGAAAGTCTGAGGGCCTTGCGCGTTGGTGGTTCTGCGCTTACTGGCGTTGCTGCGGGTTTGCTGGGCTCGGCTTCGTCTCTCGCCCCCTCGTCTTCGCTCTCCGCGTCTGTCGGTGCCCGTCTTTGCTTCATCCCGAGTGCGTAGCACGAGCGAAAACGGAAGGAAAATTTTTTTTCATAAAATTATTGTTTTTTAAAATAAAACCTATTACATTTGTAATGTTAATTAAAGGATATGTTATGGGGCCTTGAACGTTGGTGGTAATGCGAATAATGGCGTTAATGCGGGTTTGCTGAACTCGAATTCGAATAACGCCCCCTCGAATACGAACACGAATGTCGGTGCCCGTCTTTGCAAGTAAAATAATTAAAATTTATAACATATTCCTTACCTCTTGGTAAAAAAACACGAATATTAAAATATCTTATTGGTAGGTTAAATTTCGAAGATAAGATTTTATGAAGCAAAAATGAAAAGATATGGTAATTTATATGAAAAGGTTTGGCATATAAAAAATTTAATTGAAGCAGATAAGAAAGCTAGGAGTGGTAAAAAAAATAAATCAATAAGAGAATTTGATAAAAGTAGAGGTTGTAATTTAATTACATTACAAAATATTTTAATAAACAATGAATATAATACATCAGTTTATAAAACATTTAAAATATTTGAGCCAAAAGAAAGAATAATTTCAAAATTACCATATTATCCAGACAGAATAATTCATCACGCAATTATAAATATTTTGGATAATATTTGGATTAAGCAATTTAATTCAGATGTTTATGGAAATATAAAAGGAAGGGGAATTCATAAAGCATTATATAAAATTAAGGATGATTTAAAAGATATTGATGGTACAAAATATTGTTTAAAATTTGATATAAAAAAATATTATCCATCTGTTAATAATTCGATTTTAAAAAATATTATACGACATAAGATAAAAGACAATAAATTATTAAGATTATTAGATAATATAATTGATAGTTCACAAGGAATTCCGATAGGAAATTATTTATCACAATATTTTGCTAATTTATATTTATCTAAGTTTGATAATTATATTAAACATAATTTAAAAATCAAATATTATTATAGATATGTTGATGATATAATAATATTAAATAATAATAAAGTTGAGCTACATAAAATATTTAAATTAATTAAAGAATATATTGATGTTAATTTAAAATTAATAATAAAAAATAATCATCAGATTTTTCCAATAAATAAAAGAAACATTGATTTTGTTGGATATGTTATAAATAGAGATTATATTAGAATAAGAAAAAAAATAAAAAAATCCTTCATAAAATCATCAACATCAAACAATAGATCATCAATATATTCATATTTAGGTTGGTTAAAACATGCAGATTCAAAAAACTTAATTAAAAAATATTTAGATATGAAAAAATTTTCAGAATTTAAAATAGATAATAAATTAAAATTCAATGGAGATAAAATATCTATAAATGATATTTTGAATAAAAAAATATCAATACATCGATATTCAATATCAGAAAGTAAATATAATGGAAACTATCTAACAATACAAATAGAAATCGATAATAAAGATATGGTAATTTTCACTGGTTCAAATAATTTAATTCAAGTGATCAAACAAGTTAAAAATGAAAATTTTCCATTTGAAACAATAATAAAGAAAAAATATAAACAATATATATTTACATAAACTGTGAATATATAAAAGTTAAGTATTTATATATAACATGAATATATTGCAAAAATCAAATCGTGTACACAATCCACCTCCAATAATTGAAAGATTATCACAATTACACAGTTATTATAATTTTAATATAATTAAAACAAATCGTGAGGATGATAATGGTATAAAATATGATCATTATGAATATAATCAAATTTGGTTAGATAACCCAGTCACAAGAGAGAAAATAAAAAATACAATGATAAAAGTTGGATTAGGTGATCAAACATATATTGATATGGTTGACAGTGATTGCAATAAGCTCGGAATTGATTAAAATAATATAATTTAGATAGTTGAAACCACATATTTTTATGTGGTTTTTTTGTTTTTAAGGATATTTTTGGATAGTTTTGTAGGACTATTAACAATAATATAAAATTCACAGATGTTTAAAAAATCACTAGAGCAAGAAAATATTTTTGAAGAGATTAAAAATGGTACGGGTAATGTGTTAGTAAATGCTAAAGCTGGTACAGGTAAATGTTTGGGGTATGATACTGATGTTATTTTATTTAGTGGGGATAGGGTAAAAGTACAGGATATAAAGGTTGGTGATAAATTGATGGGTGATAATGGGGAACCTAGAAATGTATTATCGGTAAGTAGGGGTCGGGGTAAACTGTATAAGGTGATTATACCCTTAACTAATGAATATTTTATTTGTAATGAAGATCATATTTTAACATGTACAAATCACACCTCTAAAATCAGACCATTAGATATATCATTAACAGATATTTTTTCACAATATAGAAAGAGTAATATAAATAATCACGATACTTATAAGGGGTTATATTTATACAGGTATATTCCAGATTTTAATATTATTAAAGATACTAAATATTATAGGATTGGGTATTATTTTTTTGATGAGCAAAAAAAATATAATACCACAATAAAAAATGCTTTAAAGAATAGATTATTAATTTTATCTGCAATTGTTGACAGGTATTGTATTCCACAAAAGCATACGATATTATTAAGACATAACTTTAGAAATCATAAAAATTTTGAGTTATTTAAATCATTGGTAAGAAGTTGTGGTTTTGAATATGACAAGAAATTAAATTTAATTGATGGGGATTTCAGTAAATTATCATTAAAAAACGAAGAATTTTTACAATATTTAGATAAATCATTAAAATCCAATATTTTAATTAAGAAATTTCGTATTGAAGAATATTCAGATGATGGTGATTATTATGGATTTACACTAGATGGTAATGGTAGATTTTTGGTTAATGATTTTATTGTAACCCATAATACAACGACTATTGTAAATAGTCTGGAATATATTCCGAGTGATAAGAGTATTATGATGCTTGCATTCAATAAGCACATTGCAAAGGAATTATCAACAAGGGTTCCAAATCGAGAAGGATTAAGAATATCTACAACACATGCATTGGGATGGGGTGCTATCAAAAGAAAACATAAGGATGCGATATTGGATGATGATAAAGCATATAAGGTTATACGCAGAAAATTGGCAAGATGGAATACAGATTGGGTTGATAATATTGATAGATATGTTAATGACATAAAAAAAATGGTTGATTTATGTAGGGTAACATTAACAACCAGAAGGGAATATGTATTAAGATTGGCAGAAAATCATAGTATTACAATTACTGATGAAGATGCGAGAAGGATTTTATCGGTGATGGAAGAAATGTATAATGATAGAAAAACATTTGATTTTGTCGATATGGTATATATTCCAGCCATTGATAATAAAATTTGGTTATTTCCTAATGATTATGTATTTGTGGATGAGTGTGTTAGTGGTGAGCATAATTTATTACTTAAAAATGATAAATATATTACTATAAAAGAATTATATGAAAAACATGTTGACGAAAATGGTAATATAAAAGATAAGGATGAATTACCTGATGTTTTAAGTCTTGATGTTGAAAAAAACCATACAACATATAAGAAAATTTTAAATATTGTTAAAAAAGGAAAGAGAAAACTTAAACAAACTAAATTAAATTATATCCATAGTTGTTATACGACTGAATCACATTTATTTTACACAACAGAGGGTTGGAGAGAACAAAAGGATCTGAAGAAGGGTGATTTGGTTATTGCGAATGAATATAACCCATTAATGACATCAATATTGCCAACAGATCAACAATTAGATTTTATATATGGGTTTATGTTAACATTTGGTTTATTAAATGAAAAAAATAATAGTTATAAATTTAGGATGTATGTGAGACACAATGAGAATAGAAAAGCTACTTTTATTAATAGTATTATTCCATTATATAAAAGATATAGCAATGATAAATTAAAACTAAATGAATATGTAACATATAAGTTTTATATCAATTCTGAAATTTTCAATAAGGAAGATATTATTAAAAATTTAACATTTAAACAATTGGCAATAACATATATTGGTGGTTGTAAATATTTTGATGATATTGAAAGGTATGGTTTTTATTTGTCGGTTAATACATTTGATGAGATTGTATATGCAAAAGAGTTGTTTGAACAAAGGTTTAATATGATATTTGATATTAAACATCATAGAAAGGGATCATATTTGGTTCCTAAAAATCAGGATTGGTTTTTTGAAAATATTTCAGAATATTTACCATTATTTATGAAAAAATATGTACCAGAAAAATTCCATAGTATAATGGGAAAAGAACATTATAGAAAGAATTTAAAACATACATATTGTACAATGGTAACGAATTTGTATGATGTTAAGGGTGAACATGATGTATATGATCTTGAAGTAAAAAACACAAATACGTTTTTCTTATCACATTATAATAAAACATCGACAATAGAAAAAAGAAAAAAATATCGTTTAGGTTATTTAGTTCATAATTGTCAGGATTATAACAGAGCACAACAATTTATTTTAAATAAGGTTGTTAAGAAGGATACTGGCAGATTGATATCTTTTGGGGATGAAAGTCAGGCAATCTATGGTTTTAATGGGTCTGGAACTGATTCATTTAATTGGTTTAGAAATAAAGATAATACGACTGAATTACCTTTAACAACATCATATAGGTGTGCAAAAAGAATTATTGAATATGCACAAAATATTGTACCAAATATTAGATATAAACACGATGCCGAAGATGGTGAGGTTATTAATGGTTCAGTACTTGAGTTAGCAAAAGCAGGTGATTTTGTATTGGCAAGAAAAAATAAACCATTGGTTGTTTTATTGTTTGATTTATTAAGGCAAAATAAGATGGCAACAATTAGAGGTAATGATATTGGTTTAAAATTGGCAAATACAATTAAAGAATATAAAACAATACCAGAATTAAATGAGGGCTTGGTTAGAAAATTAAATGAAATGAGAGATTATTTGTTAAATACAGTAGGAGTTGTTGATTTTAATCAAGATCCAAGATATATTAATTTGGAAGATAATATAGAAATTATCAGATATTTAATGAATAATTCAAGTTCAATTGAAAGAATATTAGAAAAACTAAAATATATATTCACCGATAAACCAGAGGGTATTATATTATCAACAGTACATAAATCAAAAGGATTGGAAGCTGATAGGGTTTTTATTATAAGACCAGATGAAATTAGATTAAAAACACCAATACCTGAAATGGCAATTCAAGAAAAACATTTAGAATATATTGCTATTACAAGAGCAAAAAAATCACTAGTTTTGGATACTGAATGGACTGACGAAAGAGATTAAAAATAAAAATTAACATTAAATAAATTAAATATGTTTGACGAAGTAATTATAGATTTTTCATATATTGATAAATATTTTGACATGATTATGTCAAAAATTAAAACAACAGGTACTATTACCATGTTTAATGGTATCGAAAATTTAGTTTTTTTTCTAGAAAAAAAAGAGGATAAAATTCAAATATATTATTATGATGTTGTGGAAAATGAAAACATATACATTGAATATAATGATTTAGTTGGTGAGTTTATGGAATTGTTTAAAAATTCTATGGGTACAATTAACATAATGTATAGGGTATATGTTGGTCAATATAATAAAAATACAGATGGTGAATTTAGAGAACTATGGGGTGATATATTATTTATCGATCAAGATGATTTTTCATTAAAAAGCCATAATATATCATCAGATAAATTATCTAATGCAATGATTAATATTAACTTGACCGAAGAAGAAATAAAATACTTTGGCAAACCAGAGGAATATGTCTTTATGGATGATAATGGTGATATTATAATGGGGCTTGATTTAATTTAGAAATAGTATTTATGTTTATAAAACTAAACATAAATGGCAACCATTATATCAAAAAGGGATAAGGAAGAATTATACACAAAGGTAAAACACCAATTAGGTTATCCGATAAATGTTTTCGAACTTAAAGATGAAATGCTTGATAGCTATTTAAAAATAGCATTAGAAGATTATTCATCATACATTAATAATTGGTTGATAGAACAACAATGGTCAACTTTACAGGGTGTTGGTACTACACCAGAAGAAATCACATTTGCATTAACAACAAAATCAAATGATTTTGAAAGATCATTTACATATGCATATTCAAAACAAGTTGGATTGGGTGCAGGTGTAAAAGGCGAGGGATGGGAACTAAAAAAAGATTATGTAACAATTGTTAAAGATCAACAAGTATATACAATTCCAAAAGATAGGGAAGTAAATGAGGTATTATGGTTTACACCACCAATGTTGGATCAGGGAATTATAGATCCTTTTGCTACAACAAACTGGGGTGCCTCATCATTTGGTTGGCAATTTATGGGTAGACCAGCCCAATATATGCAACCCACCTACTCAATATTATTATCAGCACAAGATAGGTCATTTAAAAGAAGATTAGTACAATCAGATTTAACATATAGAATAACTGGTGGTCCTAATGGTACCAAATTATTATATTTATACCCATTACCTGGTTCTAGATGGGAGATTACGGGTAGAGAGGGTAAACACTTAGAGGGTGCAAAAGTATGGTATTTTTATTATGATACATCAAAAGAATCTAGAAAAAAGTGTTTAAAACAGAATGAAGATGTTGTTAAATTACCATCAGATGTTAAAATAGATAACCTAACATGGGATAAATTAAATACCGTTGCACAAACAAGAGTTAGAAAATTATTTCAAGCCGAAGTTTTAATGGGTATTGGTAAAATTAGAGGATTTTTTAGTGGTGATATTAATCTACCCGATGTATCTGTTACTATGGATTATAGAATGCTTTTAGATAGAGGTGAAGCACTTAAAGAAGAAATAATAACAGAAACTAAAGACTCATTGGAAAAAATGAGTTACAAACAATTAATGGAAGACAGAGCAAATATTGCCGAAAATCTAAATACAACACTCGGATTCCAAGCAATGCCATTTCCTATTATTAAATTCTAAATAGCTATGGATATCAATAAAATAATAAAAGAAATATTAAACGAAGTTAGATATCTAGATACTAAAGCATATAACATACCAAAAGAAAAACCAATTAAAGATACTGAAACTATTAGAGTTTATCATGGATTTTATTCATTTGATACGGCACTTGAAGTAATTGGTAAAGGTTTATCTGGTAAAGAAAAAGCAAGACGAATTTACTCATATGAATCGGGAAATAACCCATATGGGCTTTTTGTTACAACTGATTTTAAAGTTGCCGATAACTTTGCATCATCTGGTATTATTATTGAATTTACCACTAAAGTAAGTGATCTAGAGGCACCAGTATGGGTCGATGGTAGAAGTTATTTTGTTCAAGGTGAATATACAAAATCATTTAAAGATTTAAGTGATAGGGAAAAACAAAGACTAATAAATAGACAAAAAGCTGGCGAATCACCTTACGATACAATATCTAAATCAGATAGACCAGAACTTGCAGATACTTTATTTGATAACCCAGAAAGACAAGCATTATATATAGGGGATTTAAACCCAAATATGATTAAAAGAGTTTGGTATTCTGAAAGTAGACATAAAGAAAGAAGATATGGACCTTGGGAAAAATATTCAGTAAAACAATTTATATCTAAAAATAAAATAGATTTAAATAAAAATAAGAAAAGAATTAATTTCAAACCAAATGATGATTTTACAATTGAAAAATTTAGTTCTTTTTTAGATGACGATAAAAGATCATTGAATGCATATATCGATCAAATAATTTATGATATTGATAATGATTATACGTTATCTAATTATGGGTTTTGGCCAAAACAAATAAAACAAATAAGAGATTTACATAAAAAGGGTTATTTTGATAAATATTTAAATGAGGGTATAAATTTTTTATCAATAAAAAAAATAATAAAAGAAGAATCGATAAAAAAAATACCACCAACTAAATTTTCAAATGAAAAAATAGTTGAGGATATTATAGAATATTTATATAATAATAATGAATATAATATAAAAAATGGTTTCATAAAAAGTGAAGATTATAATGACAACGATAATAAGATAAAAAAAATTAATATACATGGAAAATATGGTGGACCATATACAGATAATAAATTTTCAATATATCCAAATATTAGTTTTTTAATTATCGGATCAAAAAATAATTACAATATTGAGAATATCGAAATTTTAGATGATGGACATGGATTATATAAAGATATAAAAAATAAAAATGGTTATCATAATCAAAAATTGAAACCATTTGATAAAAATTTTTATAATATATTAAAAAGGGAAATAATTAGTAATTTTAGATTTGATAATAAAAACAATAAATTTACAAAATCGAAACAAAACATTAATGATGATTATCCAATTGAATGGGATTTAAAACCCAATAACTATAGAATGGATGAAGGATATGTTAGATATATCGAAAAATTAGCAAAAATGGATTCAAATATGTTTAGAAGAAATAAAATATTAAAACATATAAATAGAATTAGAAAACAAAATTATTATACAACAATAGAAATGTATTATTATTTTGAAGATTATAGAAAAGGTAATATAAAATAAAAAAATAATATGAAATACTGGATCGTACAATCAAAATTTTTTACAGAAATTATACTGGGTGTTAGAGGTATAGTCTTATACCCATTTGTTTTTGTAAATGATAAAACAAATAAAAGATTGGTAAATCACGAACTAATACACATAGAACAAATAAAAGACTGTGGTGTGCTGAAATTCTATATACTATATCTTTGGTACTGGATAAAATTAGGATTTAAATATAGAGAAAATCCATTCGAAATTGAAGCATTTGATAATGATAATGATTTCGATTATATTAAAAATAGAAAACCAAAAAAATGGAAATTTTAAATATTTAATATACTATTTATAGATATGAATAAGAAATCTCAGTCAGAGGAAAATAGTAGAGTAAATTTGTTTTATAGTGACTCTAGAATAGAATTAGAATCAACATATAGTAGATTTTATTTAAAAAGAGATTTAAATCAAGAAATTACCTTATATAGAGTTTCGTATAACGAAACCAAGAAAAAAAATATATATGGTGAAACAAAAGCAAAGGATAAGGTATTTCAAACACCAATAAATTTAACAGCAATGGTTAATTTGGGTGATTCTGAACATGAATATGTTGGTGAGGGGGGGATTAGAAGAGAAGATGTAACAACAGTTATTGTTGGGGTATTTTTGGATGAATTAAAAGAAAAAAACATAGAAATTAATGCGGGTGATTATTTCAGATATAATCCAGATGGTGAGAGGTTTAGATATTTTGAAATAACAAATCCTAATTATGTTAATTATTCAACGGGACAAACTCTTGCGGGCATTAAACCATTATATAAAAGATTTACTGCAAGACCAGTACGTGAAGATGAAATTGAATTATTTAATTAAAATTAGATGAAAAAAATAATATTCATATTCTATTTTTTTTTATTATTTAGTTTTAAAACCAATGCACAATCATATGCGAATGAAATCCCGTATATTAATTGGGTTCAACAATATCAATCTGTCAACTGTAATCCATCTTTTTATTGGTCTGTAACAAGAACGAATATATATAATAAATCAAATCAAGAATTATATAGAATATATTTTTTAAGTAATTCTAGATACTGTAATGGATCTTGGGCTGGTACATATATTAGTGGTATAAATATCTTTGTTAACGGAGAATTAATTAATAAAAATGGAAAGTATTGGGTGGTATTTAAAGATATTTACCATAATTCAGCATTTTCTTTTTGGTCATATCCAAATCCAAAAATAATATTAACTTGGGATAATGTTACAATAAACTAATGAAAATTGATTACGAACTATTAAACAAATATTGGCACGTTGGGTCGATAATATTCAGTCTAGTATTATCATTAGTTTATTTTATTATTGAAAATAAAAATGCTAATAAAACAATTCAACAATTATCTGAATCCAATAAAATATTATCTGAGAAGGTATCAAAATTAGAGGGTCATAAAGAGGGTGTTGATAATGTAGTCAGGATGTTTATGGAGAATCCTCCAGGTCAATTAGATTATAGATTAAAACAATTGGAAAATAAAGTTTTTGGAAATAATAATAATATTATAATAGAACCACCTAAACCACCAACATTCTAAGTATTTATATTTAATATGAGTTACGAATTAGTACATCCAGTCGCACAAAGAACATCAGTTTTTGATGAATATATAAATGAAGAAACTAAAGATATCGATTTATCATATATTAAGTTCAATGAAACATTAAATAAAGATGTTTTTGATGGTGAAAAAATAAAAGATTCAGTAAGAAAATTATTAATACAAATTGTTGATTATTTTATGACATCAATTGATTCTGATGTTATTATATCTGATGTTACATTGACTGGTAGTATTGTTAATTATAATTATAATAAATATAGTGATATTGATATCCATATAATAATTGATAAAAATGATTATAAAACCGATGAAGAGTATGATAATGTATATGAATTATTATCTGCAAAGGCTAAAATATGGAATTTTGAGCATGAGAATATAAAATTATTTGATCATAATATAGAAATATATATACAGGAAATTGATGAAAGACATAGATCCACTGGTGTATATGATATTATACAAAATAAATGGATTAAAAAACCAATTAAAGAATATAAAGAAATTGATAAAGAATTTTTAAAAAAGAAATTAAATTCAATTATTTATAAAATAAATAAAGTTCTTGAAACCGATGATTTAGATACTGTTGTTAATTTTATTGACAATCTGAAATTATACAGAACAAGAGGTTTGGAAACTGAGGGTGAATATTCATATGAGAATCTAATATATAAATATATCAAACATAATAAATATATCGAAAATTTAATTAATCTTAAAAGAAAATTATCGATATAAACTATTTATAAATAAAGAATAAAACAATGGGTAAATTAACAGAATTAAAAAACGAAATAAGAAGTTTGGTTAAAGAAGAAATTCTTAAAGAAGCTGATGATTCTTTAAAAAAGAATAAAACAATTATAAAACTTCAAAGAATTACTGGTGATCGTAAAAAAGCTGAAGATTTATTAAAAAATAATATGGATATTTTTGATATGCATAAAGATGATCGTAATTTTGATACGGTAATCGCATCTAAAATACAAGCAAAACAAAATATAGAAAAGAGCGGTAAATAAAATACCGCTTTTTATTTTAATATGAAAAAATTATATATATTTATTATTTTACTATTTTTATTTAAATCATGTGATTTTAAAAATAATAATCTAGATAATAAAATCACTAAAAACAATAAAGTTTATAATTTATCGACAATTAATAATATAGATAAATATGTTTATCATAGTTTAGATTATTTAGAGATTGATTCAGTATCTGTTTATCTATATAATATACCGAATATTTTTAAGGTAACTGAAGATAACAATGATTATTATATTGTTAGAGGATTTATCATTGAAAATAATGAAAATTCATATAATATATATTTAAATAACGATATTTCAAATAATGATATTATTTTAACAATTGCACATGAAATGATCCATTTAAAACAATATAAAGATAATAGGTTAGAAATTTCAAATTTTAATAACGGTATTTTTTTTGATAGTATATTTTATTTTACAGATTTTTTGAAATATGATAAAAGACCCTGGGAAATTGAGGCATTTAATGAACAAGATGAATTAATGGAAATATTAAATCCCTAATTCTACTTTAGTATATTTAACTGTTTTAGTTATTTCATATTCTTCTGGGTTTTGCAAATATCCCATTACTTTAATTTCATATGATGTTTTATAGAGTCTATTACCATCAACATCATCAATATCATCTGTAATATCAATACCTTCTCTAACGACAGGAAAATAATGTCCATATACATTTATATATTCTTGTCTAGAGGCAAATCTTGTCATCATTAATTCATCAAAAATATTTACATCTTCTTGATATTTACTAAATAGCGTAACATCATATGTTAAATCAATTGGAACTGGCTGAGGAATTTTATATCTGGTAAAAATATAATATCCATCTTCCAAAGTGGGAATATCAACATAATTAAAAGTCTTTCTGTTTGCAACCGTAAACATTCCACCGTATATAGTACCAGGTTCTTTATTTACTCTTTTAATGGTAATAAATGGTGTTAATAATAATTTATCATCATCCTGATATTGCCAAGTTCTTTCAAACTCACCCCATCTTTCATTTGTCATATAAATAACAGGAACTTTTTTACCATCCATAACTATTGACAAATTACCCTCATCAAATTTTTCGAAAAATGATGTATCAATATCTTCTATTTTAATTGCTCTTGGAAAATAAGTTGTATTTTCATCTGAATTTAAAACCAATTCCTTTAACCTATCAATACCGATTTTTTTTATATTTGTATCTACAACTGGTTGCTTTTTTTTTGGGATAGCCATTGAATATTTGTTTAATATAAATAGTATTTATGTTTAAAACAGAATTGTGAATATAATTAACATAATAAAAGAAGAATATAAGAATATATTAAAAGAAGAAACTGATTACAGAGGGGAACATGAGGCACCATCAAGAGATTATGGTAGTCCATTACATGATGTTACTGAAATGTTTGGTAATGACTTTTATGATTTATCTGTAAATGAAATCGCAAGACAATTTGGAGGTGGTACTAATTATGATTATAAAACAGCTTCAATAATAAAATCATATCATAATAAACCGAATGCAAAAATTAAAATATTTAGAGCTGTACCCGATTTAAATAAAGAAAATAAGGATAAACAAAAAGACTTACTTTTTATTGTAAGATTCTACGACAAATTTAATTTTTATCCAACAACTGGAAAATATAAAAAATATGCAGAAATCGTTCACGAATATGAGAATATAATAAAAAATGAAAATAATGATATTGATTATGATTCTCTTCAAAATGAAATTTATAAAAGAATATATGTGGATATTCAAAAACTTGAATCAACTAAAACAAAATTAACTATAAATCATGGTGATTGGGTTTCTATCATAAGAGAATATGCTGTGGATCACGGAAAAAATAATTTAAATAATAATTATGTGATTTTAACAAAAACTGTGAAAGCAAAAGACATATATACTGAAGGATATATGGAAGAATGGGGATATGACCCAAGTGGAAATATAAACGAGGATTATAGACAAACACCAGAAGAAACAGAAGAAGATATACAATCATTTTATGATATGATTGATTTAAATCCAGATTCCTTAAGAGCAAAAGAATATATTAATACATTAAAAGTAAAATATAATCATGAATATGTACCATATAATATTAGGTTTGGTAAAGATATGGAAATTGTAAATAAATTAATAAATAAGAAACATAAGGTCACAACAAATAAAGGATTTGATTTTTATTTTACAACAAAACATAAAAACAATCTACCAAGAACAGTTGCTATTGATATATTTAATATGAATGGGGATCAAATCGGTGGCGTTGGTTTTAATATTGATACAAATAAAAAAGAAATTAAAATTGGTGGTGCACTTGTCTATGAAAAATATCGAAGAAAGGGTATATATTCCTCAATTGTTGATTATATTGAAGATATTGGTGATAAATTTGGATTAGAAATTGTTGAAGCAGGGAGAAGTACGGATGCGAAAGAATTTTGGAGAGATAGATTAAATAAATCCTTATAAAGGTATTTAAAGTACCTTTTGAATGTGAAAAATAAACTAATAAAAAAAAATGAATATAATTAACATAATAAAAGAAGAATATAATTTAATTAAAGAATCATTAACCGATATTGAAGAAATAAAAAATCATTCTTTTATAAAGGATATCGAAAAAAATGGTGGTAAACTATATTATGTTGGTGGTTTTGTTAGGGATTCTTTTCTTAATAAAGAATCAAAAGACATTGATATGTTAATATCTGGTATACCAATGGATAGACTCGAACAAATATTAGCAAATAATGGAAAAGTTGATGCAGTTGGTAAATCTTTTGGCGTTTTAAAATTTATACCAAATGGAAGTGAATTGGATTTGGATATTGCAATACCAAGAGTAGAAAAATCAACAGGTAATAAATATACGGATTTTGAAGTTGTTGCAGATCATAATCTATCAATTGAGTCTGATTTGGCTAGAAGAGATTTTACCTTCAACGCAATAGCAAAAGACATAAATGGAAATATAATAGACCCATTTAATGGAAGAAAAGATTTACAAAACAAATTAATAAGGATGGTAAATCCAGAAGCATTTGGTGACGATCCTTTAAGAATGTTAAGAGCTATTCAGTTTTCAGCAAGATTTAATTTCACAATAGAAAAAAATACCTTTAATGAAATAAAGAAAAATGCAAATAAAATAAAATCAATATCACCAGAAAGGATATTGATAGAATTTGATAAAATTGTAAAAAAGGGTAATATTGAAAATGGGATAAAAAATTTAATAGATACAAATCTATATCAACATATTTTTAATAGTAAACCATCAATAAAATATAATGAAATTAATATTGATCAAATAAAAACAATGGGTGAATTTATATTTTCACTATGTTATGGTTCATCAATTGATAATATATCGGATTTTTATAAAAATAAATTAAATGGTGATATTGAAAATACAAAACAAATTAAAGCATTGGAATATATCTATAATAATATAGAAAATAATAGATTAAATAATTTGATGTCTATATTTAACGCATATTCAATATATCCAAATGTTATTAATTCTGATATATTTAATAATAATATTAAAAAATATATAAATGAATTTATTAAATATCCTAAAACAATAAAAGAATTGGATATTAATGGAAATGATATAATGAATCTAGGTTATAAAGGTCCAGAAGTTAAAGAAATGTTTTTAAAGGTACTTAAAGCAATATTCAATGATGAAATAAATAATAATAAAAAAGAAATAATTAATTATATAAAATAACTATTTATATAAAAAAATAAAACTATGCTATACTTAGGATTTTCAATTACAATAACAATCGCAATTGTTGAATTGATAAAAAAAACAGAAATATTTAAAGATAAAACTTTATTTAACAAAATTAAATTGGATAATTATAAATTATTGAGCATTGTAATTTGTTTATTAATTTTAATTATTCTAACTAAATTATCATTTGTTGGATTACTATTTTTTGAGTTTTTATTGGTGGTATTACTACCATCTGTTGGATACGATTATCTATATGCACCAATTATAAAACCAATAGTAGATCCGTTAATTAAATTAATAAAAAAATAAAACATTATGAAAACACAAAAAATTAAATTATCAGAACTAAAAGAAATTGTAAAAAAAGTAATCAAAGAAGAGAATCAACATAGATCAGTACCCCGCATTGATAAAAATGATTTTATGAATAATAGAGTTATTGAAATTGGTGATTTAAAAATCGTTTTAAGTCATTTACAAAATCCAGATTATTATATTGCTAGATATTATGATATTGATAATGAACTTGAAGGTAGTTATGGTAGTCCTAATTATAGAGATGTCATATATGATATTTCCCATGAAATATCAACATTACAATAATAATTAAACTCAATAGTATTTATATTTATAATAAGAAAATAATAATATGAAAAAAGAATATATAGCATTTACAGCAAATTCATATGCAATTTCTTCCACAAAAGAAAAGGCACTTCAAGAACTTAAAAACTATTTAAAAAGGAATAAAATATTACCATCTGTAAATAAAGTTGGTATTGTGGATATTACAGAACTTCCTGATGATGCAAAATTTAATTATGAAACATGGAAATTTACTGGATATTTTGATAATAAAGAAATTGATTTTCCAGTAAAAGTTATTTATGTTGATTGGAATAAAAAAAATGAAATTGTTACCGAATCAAAAAAAATTAAATTATCAGAACTAAAAGAAATTGTAAAAAAAGTAATTAAAGAAGAATCAGAACCTAATCAATTAAAAGAATCTTGGGAAGGTGTTGATAGAGATTTAGAAACTTCATTGTTCGAATATGGATTTGTTGCAAGACAAAATGATAACAGAGATTATGATGATGAATGGTTTGTTCTATATGATATTGGTGAAAATAGATTTGATACTGGTCATATTAGAGAATCTGAATTGGATAATATTGTTTTGGGAAAAGAATGGGCAGACAATGACGATGTTCAATCATTTCTTGAATTTACTGGAAGTAGTAAAGAAGATTGGTTAAAATCACCATTCGTTAATAAATTATCAAATCTTTTATCATACTTTGGATATCAAAATCTTATGGGTACATCGTATGGTGGATTCTCAAAAGATGATGCTGAACAAATGTTAATGGAAGAATCATATAAACCAAAAACAAAAAAAATTAAATTAAAAGAGTTTAAGGAATTAGTGAAAAATGTAATTAAAGATGAGTACCAAAGAAAATAATAAACAAAAATTATTTGAAGCATTCGATAAACTTTGTGGAACAAAATTATTAAAAGAAGAGAAATCACCAAAAGATTTATTAAAACAACATCTTATTGAATTAATTGATCTTGATAATTATGATGATTTAAATCAATATGCAAAAGGGGATGAAAAAATAATCGAACTATTTAAAACTTTTAAATCTGAAAAGGATTGGGATATTAAACAAAGTGGTTTAAAGAAAGCATTAGAAAACTGGTTAAGAGGTATGCCAACAATTTTAGATGCAATGCCAATATACTATGATGAAATTAAAAATTTATTATATAGTATTGGAATTATTGATAGTAGAGATGTCGATGATGATGTTGTAGATAAATTATATTATAATACAATTGTCGATATTATATTAGACACTGTGAAATAATACAATAAATATATTTTATTTTAAAAACCAATATATTAATTTATATTGGTTTTTTTATTTTTTAAACTTAATAGTATTTATAATTATAATTTATAAATATTTAATATGAGCCAAATATTAGGAAGAAACCAAACTGGTTTTGGAATTTTAATAGAACAAGATGCTGGTGGTTTTGTACCAGAAAGAAATACCGAATTAATTAATGAAGGTAAATTTGAAATATCACCAGATAAACCAATTCTGATTGATTGTATCCTACAAAAACATGATGTAGAAAATAGAAATGGTAGGGTATATCCAGAAAAGATTTTAAAAAAAGAAGTTGAAAGATATATGGATTTGGTTAATTCAAATTCAGCCTTAAATGAAGTTAACCACCCAAATGATTCAAATATTAATCTAAATAATATTGGACACCTAATTAAAAAAGTATGGTGGGAAGGTAATGTATTATGGGGTACACTTGAAATTATTACATCACCAGCATATATGAGAGAAGGTATATGTTCATTGCCTGGTGATGGTATCGCTGAACTTTTAAAAAGAAAAGTAAAATTAGGGATATCAAGTAGAGGTATTGGTTCAATTAAAAATGTTGGTGGTAAAAACATAGTACAAGAAGATTTTGAACTAATATGTTTTGATTTAGTGGCATCGCCATCAACACCTGGGGCATATTTGATGAATGACACCATTAGAACAGAAAATAATAAATCCAATATGTATGGTGAAGAGGTTGAAAAAACAAAACCATCAATTAACGAAAATTTAAATAATATTTTAGACAAATTCTTATTATAAGAATAAAAATATCAAAAAAATTACTAATAAATATGTTAAAATATAACGATTTTAAAATAAAATAATATAAAAAATATATAATTATATATTTTTTATTAAAAACATAGTATTTATAATTAAATTTTAGTATAAAAAAAATTAAAATGAGTAAAATTATTGAAAACGATAAGAATCTATTAAAAGATGCATTAGCAGAATATAATGCAATTAAAGAAGAAGCAATCAAAGTTGCTAAAGATAGATTAGCTAAATCAATGCCTGACGTTATTGAAAATTTTCTAAAAGAAGAATTGGAAAATTCAATGAAAGATGAGGGTGTTATTAGTACTGATGATACCATGATTGATAATCAAGAATCAAGTGTTGCAGAGACAATGAAAGATGTTGATACACCAATGGGAGAATCAGAAGAAAAAGAAGATGACCATTCAGAAGAAATGGAAGATGATGAACTTACTGAAGAAGCAATTGAAGAAGCATTAAAAGAAATTGAAGAAATGAAAAACATGGACGAAGAAGAAATGGAATTAGATGAACATGGTATTTCTTTCGATGTTGATTTTGATGATGAAAAATTGGAAATCACAGATATTAAATCTGATGATAAAGAATTTGATGATGTCGAATTTGAATTGGAATTGGATGATGAATCTGATGAAGATATGGATTCCGAAGATGAAGATATGGATGTTGAATTGGATATTGACTCCGAAGATGAAGAATCTGATGATGAAGATATGGAGGAAATGGAAGAAGAAATGGATATCGAAGATATTGATTTAGATTCTTTAGATGAAGAAGATGAAGAAATGGAAGAGGGCTTGGCCCACACAATGACACATCAAAATGCAAAATCTGTTGGTGCTGAAGGTAATACCAATCACGGTAAAGCTAAAAGACTTAGACCAGCAATGCAAGAGTCTGCAATGAAAAAAGATATTGATAAATTGATTAAAGAAAATCAAGATTTAAAATCAATCAATCTTGAATTCAAAGAAGCACTTAAAAAGTATAAAACTCAATTATACGAAATGGCTGTGTTCAATGCCAATCTATCTCATGTTAATAATCTAATGGTTGAACATTCAACCACAGTTGATGAGAAAAAAGATATTTTGAACAAATTTAAATCGGTATCTACTATCGAAGAATCTAAAAAGGTTTATAACGATATGGTTAATACACTTAACGAATCTAAAAAATCTAAAAAGACTATCGAAGAAATGGTAGAGAAACCAACAAACCAAGGTTCTGCAACTTCAAAAACAATTACAGAATCTATGGATAAAAATAGTCCAATGGATAGCATCAAAGCAATTAAAGAAAGAATGATGTATCTAGAAACTAGAAGAAAATAAAAATTAAAAAAATTAAACTTATTAAAAAAATAAATTATGGGATATTTAGTTAATTCATCCGAAGTAGGAAATATCGGATTGAAACAATTAAGAGAACAAAGAGAGGTTACAACCCAAAGATGGGAAAAAATTGGTCTCTTGGAAGGTCTTGAAGGAAACATTAAAGAAAACTGTGCTCAATTATTTGAAAACCAGTTATCTTACATGATTAATGAATCAACTGATGCTGGTAACTCTGGTCAGTTTGAAACTGTTGCATTCCCTATCATTCGTAGGGTATTCTCTAAGTTGTTAGCTAACGACTTGGTTTCTGTACAGGCTCTAAACCTACCTTTGGGTAAGCTGTATTACATCAACCCTAAAATTTCTGTTAGAAATAATGATGGGACTCACACTTCTCCTGATGGAGCATATTCAAATGCTGCTGATTTGGCTGATAACGCTAAAACTCAGTTCGAAAACGTATCACTATATGATTCTTACTATGCAACTGAGTACGGTGAAGAAGGTACTTCTTTATTTGACCGTTCTAAGGGTGGTGTAACTGTTGTTACTGGTGCTACTGCTGGATCTTATGCAGTTGGTGATAAGAGTGTTAGATTGACTATTAGCGGTTTCACTACTACTGATCAGGGTAAATTGATCGGACCTGCTGGTGTACCAATGGATACTGAATCTTTCTTGGCATCTTTGAAAATTGTTGCTGACGAAGATTTGGATGCACCTGCAGAATTCCCAGAAGAAACTATTGCAGCTGGTTCTAGTGTACCTTTCAATGTAAAAGTACAACAGTACGGTAAGGGTATTGTAAGTAAGGATGGTGAATTGGTTGTTGATGCTGATTTGACATTCCCAGGTGTTGATGGATATCAAGCATTGAGTGCATCAACTGGTGTATCTTTCACTTATGAATATAAGACTTACAGCGATCTTGAGGAAGATTCTGAAATGGCTGAAGTTACTTTTGGTCTTGACAGTGTAACTGTTTCAGTTGAATCTAGAAAGATGAGAGCACAGTGGACTCCAGAACTAGCACAAGACGTTTCTGCATTCCACAACTTTGATGCTGAAGCTGAATTGACAGCGTTGTTATCTGAGCAAATGGCTGCTGAGGTTGATAGAGAAATCTTAAGAGACTTACGTAGAGGTGCTGCTTGGACTGCAAGATGGGATTATAATGGTCTTAGAAAGCAGACTAATACTTACTTCGGTACTCAGAAGGATTATAATCAAACTTTGATCACTAAGATCAACCAAATTTCTGCACAAATTCACAAATCTACTTTGAGAGGTTCCGCTTCTTGGATCGTAGTATCTGCTGAAGTTTCTGCAGTATTTGACGATTTGGAATACTTCCACGTATCTAATGCAGCCCCTGATCAGGATAAGTATAATATGGGTATTGAAAGAGTTGGTGTCCTACAAGGAAGATACCAAGTATATCGTGATCCATATGCACCAGCAAATACAATTTTGATTGGACATAAGGGTTCTTCAATATTAGAAGCGGGTTACATATACAGCCCGTACGTGCCAATGGTACTTACTCCAGTGATGTACAATCCATTCGATTTCAAGCCAATTCGTGGAATACTTAGCCGGTACGCAAAGAAAATGGTCTTGAACAGATACTATGGACGTATTTTAGTTGATGGTCTTCAGACTTTCGGTATCGGTGATTTGAACTAATCATTGATTAAAATAATATAAAGAGGGGCTTTTTAGCCCCTTTTTTTTGTTTATATATTTTTTTATTTTATCTTTGTCACATGAAAGAGAAATTTGAAATAGATATTGAGTACGCAAAGGAATTGTACGATAATGGTACTTCCATGCGTAAAATTGCTAAGATTTTAGAATGTAGTTTAACTAAAGTTCAAAAAGAATTAAATTCTTATAATTTTAATTTAAATAATCCATATAAAGAAGTTGACGGTAAAAATTTAATTGCAATTTGTAAAAAAACTGGTAAAGAATTTTTTGATTATGATAATAGAAGTGGATCAATTACAACACATTTATTAGAATTATTTCCAGACTTAGAAATTCCCTCACATTACAAAAGAAAGGATATATTATATAAAACTTTTAAATATTGGTATCATAATTATTTTAATTTCGAATATAGAGATATAAAAAAAACTGTAAAATGTAAATATTGTGAATGGGAAACAGAGGATATTAATAATCTATCGGGTGCGTATATGAATCATATGATAAATACACATGATATTGACATTGATAAATATTTAAATGAATATCCTAATGATAAAATATTTTTTAAAAATTATGTGAGAAAAATTGAAAGAAATGAATTTTTAGACGATAAAGATAATCATGTTGAATGTAAAATATGTGGTGAAAGATTAAAAAAAATAACACAATCTCATTTAGATAATCATAATATCACACTATTTGAATATAAGAAAAAATACAAATTGTATAATCCTAAAGATTATATTTCGAAAACATCACACGATATAATATTGGTGAATAGAAAAGAAAATTTCTTTCCAAAAAAAATACATAAAAGATCAAAAGGGGAGAATGAAATAATAAAATTTTTAAATTTTCATAATATTAAAACAATACCTAATGAGAGAAATTTATTAGATGGGTTCGAATTGGATATTTACCTACCAGAATATAAAATAGGTATTGAATTTAATGGAGTGTATTTCCATTCTGAATATACAGGAAAAAAGGATATTGAATATCATAAATCAAAAACAAATATATTAGAATCGAAGGGTATAAAATTAATTCATATATTTGATGTTAATTATGAAAAATGTACGAAAAAAATAAATAGGATGTTATTAGATTTTATTGGAATTAATTTAATTAAAATTAATACTGATAATAATATTGTAAACTATATTGATGAAAATAAAAAGAATGAATTTATCAGAAATAATACAATTAATGTAATTGACAAATCCGAATATTGTATATCTACAATAATAAATGAGAAAATATTTTCAATATTATGTTTTGATTATATTGAAAATAAAATCAAAATAAATAATTATATATGTAAAATCGGATATAGAATAGAAGATGATCATATTTTAATGTTTGAATCAATCAAAACAAAATTTAAATTCGATCAAATTATTGGTTATTATAATAAATTATGGAATGATTTTGATGGTAATTTTTTCGAAAAGTTGGGTTTTAAAAAAAATAAAAATATTGATCCTGATTTTTATTATATTAAATATAATGGAATCGATAAGAATATGTTGATTAATAAAAACTTTTATACTAAAGAATATTTAAAAGAAAGATTTAAAGATATTTATTCTGATATTCTTTCGGTTGATGAATTATTCAATAAAGCTGGTTATGATAAGATTTGGGATAGTGGGTCTATTGAATATCTTTTATATTCCGAAAATGATAATAATATATATAAATTAAATTTAAATAAACCAATTAATAGAAAAAATACAATTAACCCACCAAAATATAAGGAAATTATTAATAATAAAAATAAAAAACCAAGTAAGAAGGTAGTTTTATTAGATTGTAATTATAATTTTATTAGAATTTATAATTCAATAAAAGATTGTTCAAATCATATGGGTTATACATTTCATCAGGTTTATGAAAGATTAAGAGGTAAATATAAAAATAATTTACCACATAAATTTGTTTATTTGAAGGATTATAATGGTATATATGATCTAAAAAAAGATTTATATAAAATTTCTTGAAAGTTGTTTTTAACACTATTTTTTATAAATTTGTAAAAAAATAATAAATTACATGGAAAATACAGCACATCAATACAAGATTAGATTAAAAAAACAGGAAGAAGAACAGGATAGTTTACCGTTTAATTTATGTGATATTGAACTAAAAAATACAACATTAAAGTTAATTTCAAAGAAAGAAGCAGAAAATATTATAATTAAATACGAATGGTTAAAAAAAATGCCAGGTTTTAGCAAATATTTCTTTGGTTTATTTTTTAATATTAACGGTAATGAATATTTGGGTGGTGTTTTGGTATATGGTCCAGAATACGGTTCTAATACAAATGTTTGGTATAAATATGGTTTTAATGATAAGATTTTATTACTTTCTAGAGGTGTATGTCTATGGTGGACACCAAAAAATACCGCTAGTTATTTTATTTCAAGGGCAAATAAATGGATAAAAGGAAATACACAGTACAGAATTATAACAGCAACAATAGATCCTATGGCTGGAGAATTTGGAACAATTTATCAATCCTTAAATTGGTATTATGTTGGTTTGATGGGAGGTAATTATAGTAAGGGTGGTAGAGAGGTTAAAAGGATGAGTATTATTATTGGTGGGAAGCAATATAGTACAAGATATATAAGAAAAAAATATGGTACAATGAAAAAAGAGGAAATTCTTAAAATACATCCTGATGCTATTTATGTACCACAATATAGAAAAAGAAGATATTTTTATTTTATGGATACAAAAATGAATAATAAAAAATATTATGAAGCGATAAAAGATATGATTCAAGAATATCCTAAAAGAAAGGAAGATGATGCATTTGGTGTTATTTATATGCTGAAAAATAAAACTAACGATAAAAAATATATTGGTTGTACATATAAAAGTTTCTATGAAGAGTATTTAAATTATATGAATTTAAATAAAGAAGAAATTGAAAATAAAGAACTATATAATGATATTTTTAAACATGGTTTTGATGAATTTGAAATGAAATTACTCAAAACAGAACAAGGAGATAAAAAAATAAAAGAAACTATTAATCTTTTACTAGAAGAATATAACGGAATAAAAATATGATAATATATTCTAGGTATGATTTTAATAGACAAGCAATTCTGAGTGGTTTAAATAATGAAAATTATACGGGAATTGTTATTGATAGGTATATAAAAGATAGAAAATTATTAACACAAGAAGAATATTATAAAATTGAGAATCTTAAATATGATGATACATTTTATCAAAATTTAATGTTTAGTGTGACAAATAGAAAAGAAATTGTTGATAATATTTTTGGTATTGGAACTGCGAAAATGTGCAGAATATTAAATAATTTATCTAGAACATATGAAGATGCTATTGTTTTAAAAAATTTATATAATTTAGAAAAACTAAAAATGGATGGTCATTTATCTGGTTATTTTAGAAAAAGGAAATTGAGACAGGTAATGGACATTTTTGATAATTTAATTAAATCAAAAAAAGTTAGAATTACGGAAAACAAACATAAGGTTATACAATCAAGTGAATATTTGATTTATTATGAAGATTATATTTTTTGTTGTCATTCTAATTTACCATATGATTTTTTTGAAAAATACGATGAAAATCATAAATGGTTATATTTGTATAATATATCTAATATGAGTAAATTATTGGATTTAATTGACCATAAATTTGGTAAATATATGAAATAATGTTTATCTTTGTTACATGAAATTAGGAACATTTATAGAAACTTTTATTGAAAAAAATTCACTCATCCGACTTTTATATAAAGTAAAGGGTGGTCATGAAATTATTTTAGATAGTTGGGATGATGTCTCAATGGAGCATCGAGTTTTAGATGGTAAAGGCAAATTTAGACATTATATAGATAATGAGGTTATTGAAATATGTTCAATACTTGTTGATGGTCCATACAGTGAAGCTATCAACATTTGTATTGAAAAATTAGAAGATCAACCATATATAGAAGAAAATGTTGATAATGAACTTCAAAAATTTGAATCATCTACAATATGAAAATTGGATTCGTAAATAACGGCAATAATACATATACAATAGATAAAAAAGATTTATTGTACATTATAAGTAAAATATCGGATATAAATTTTAAAAATAGTTTATTGGATTTTTTATTTGAAAAAACGATAATTGGTCTTTCACATTATGATTATTGTTTATACAGAAGTTGTGGTGATTTAATTGAATGGACACAGGAAGATGTTAATAAAGTTAAATTATTATTTTCTGATAATTATCATATTGAAAGGCATTTAGCCTTTGATAATTTGTATTTAACAATTTCGGATGATGGTAAGAATAATAGACAATGGAAAAAAGAAGAGTTTGATAAAGTTAGACAACACTTATTATATGGTGATATCCTAACCGAAGATTTAAAGGATTATATATTAGAATTACAATCAAAAATTGAATCATATAAAAAATCTGAAAAAGATATACCAAAATCAATTTTAGATGAAGAAAATGATATAAAACAAGAAATAAAAAAGAGATTAGGTAAAGACAAGAACGAAAATCTTTACAATATTGAAGATAAAAAACCAGAACATTATAAAGATATCGTTGGTTATGACAAAGACAATATAATACATTATTGTTTTTTATCAGAATACGATGAATGGAGATGTTCATTAACTGGTTTTGGTTTATCGGTGAAAATAATTAAATGGAAATATGCAGAAAAAAAATAAATAAAATACAATGAAAAACGAAAGATTGATTAAAGCATTAAAAGCACAAGCAGTTTCAGAATTGGAACAAGGTAAAATGACGCTTGAACTATTAACAGAATATGTTGTAGGGATTGGTGATCATACGGCAAATGATTTATTTAAGGATGCAGAAATTGCATTACAAAGAATTGTAGATGCCGAAGATAAGATTGAAACATTGGATAGACTATATCCCGATATTAAATTATAATAAAAAAATCCCCAATAAATTTAACTATTGGGGATTTTTATTGTTAAACATTTTGGTTTAATTCTTCTGCTTTATCAAATGCTTTATCTTCATCATTTGTTTTAAACAATATTTTATGAAATTCTTTTGGTTCTTTTTTAATAAATTTTGTATAATCATATTTATCTAAAACAATATGCGATGTGCCATCAAAGACAACATAAAATACATTCATTTGATTAGCTTCTTTTAACATTTTTCTAACCAATTGTCTAACCTCAGAAAGTTTAATTTTCTGTGTTTTTGGTTTTGTTGATTCATTCATTCTATCTGGTCTTAATAATAGTTTATGACAATCAGAACCTAAATTATCGATATCATTTCTTGGGCAAAAACCTAAATCTTTATCACCATCCATGAAATGTGCATTTCCATATTTATTCACAGTATCATTAACAAAATCTTTTAGTTTTTCTTCATCGTCATCACTTAACCCAGAATAATCACCGTTAATTAATGGGGATAATGCCCAATCAGGTATAGTAAATTCAATAATATCATCTCTTTCTTCTTTCAACATTTTTCTAACCAATTGTCTAACTTCAGAAAGTTTAATTTTCTGTGTTTTTGGTTTTGTTGATTCATTAACTCTTTTAGGTTCTTTATTTATTGATTTTTTAGCAGCCTTAAGTGTATCAAATTTTAAGAACTTACCTTCTTTATCTGAATAATATTCAAACATTCCAGAAGGAAATTTTACTTCAATTGTTTTACCTTTGTATTTAATTTCGTTTTTCATTTTTTTATTTTAATTATTAATTTTAATCACATTTTTTATAACATCCTTTGACCAAATGCATCCAGATGCAACATCCCATCCATAGTACCACATATATTTCATTCTACCTTTCCATATATATGGTGCAATTTCAATACCTGAATATTTTTCAGCAACAGAATCCCAATTAATGAAATAATTATTTAAATAAGTATCATTAGTAGTATCTACATATATTTTTGTGAAATTATCTAATTCATTAACATTTGTTATCTTTAATAGTTTATTATCATCCAATATTAGTTCAAATGCATTATCATAATCCCATTCATTCATATTGTTTGATTTTATGTAGTCAATCCAAGAAGATCCAATACCATACCATAAACCAACTGGTTTAGGTCCAGGTGTTTGGTTATTTTTATTTTCTTTAAATTTGAGATTATCATCTTTTGAAATTGTAATTCTTTTATCAACATAATTATTTTTAATAACATTATGTAGTTGATTAGAAACTTCATTTATTTTAGATAATTCTTCTTTTATTATTTTTCTAATAAATTCCATTACCTTTATAAATACTAATATTTTTTTATTTTAATTAGTATTTATATATAAAAATTGACAATAAAATTTATTGAAAATATATAAAAATGAAAAACAAACATAATAATTCGGAGGCTTTTTTTGAAAGAATGAGGGAATTAGCCGCAGTAAATAAACAAATTATTAAAGAATCTAAAACATCTTCAACTTTATTAGATCATAAAAAAGCTAGTGATGGTAGAGTTTATGGTATTGTAAAAGAAAACCAATCATATTTTATTAAGACTGCACAATCAAAACAAAATCTAAGTGAAGCGGATTTCGCATATATTGGTGGTTTAGCAAATATTACGGAATATAAGTGTAGTTCATTAACAGAGGCACAGAGGGTTCTAAATACTAAATTAATGGCAATAAATGAAACTTATGGTGATGTAATGGAAGATGAGCAGGAAGATGCTGAACAACAACAAGCACCTAGTCCAGAACCACAACCAGAACCAATGCCCGAACCTGAAGAACAACCACAACCAGAAGCATCCCCTGAATCTGAACAACAACCATCCCCTGAGCCAATGCCTGAACCACAATCAGAGCCTGAAATGAGTTCAGAAAAGGATGAGATACATTCATCAATTTCAAAGGCCGCTGGGTTATTTAGTGATGCACAACTTGAACCATCAAAAGTTGAATATTATTTAAAACAATTTTTAGGTGTTATTAAGGATTCACAAATATCTAAATTAGGTGATGAGGAGAAACAAGGTATTTACGATGAATATTTTATGAACAAACCTGTTGAAGAGCAATACCCAATAAATGAGGATATGGATCAAGAAACAATTGAAATGATTGTTGCGGGTATTGGTGCATTAGGTATGGTTGGTTTAGGTTTTGCAATTGAACCATTGAAAAAAATGTTATCAAAAACAAGTGTTGGTAAGAAAATTGTATCTGGTTTAGAAAAGGCTGGTAGTGCTGCAGGTGATGCCACCAGAAGTGGGATGTCAAAAGGTAAATATAATGAATCAGAAGAATTTTTAAAAGAAGAAGATATCTACGAAGACGATGAATTGGAATCTGCCGATGATGAAATGGATATGGATATTGACACACCAGAAATTGATACAGTAGATACTATGGATTCAATGCCAGTTGTAGATACAATGGATGATGGTAATAAAGAGGTAAATATTGATTTAAAATCAGGTACTGTAAATGTTAAATTATCTGAAGCTAAAATTAAAGATTTATCTAAAAAATATAACGTATCTGAATCATATATCAAATGGAAAATGGAAGACATTTTAACAGAAGAAGTCGAAAAAGTTGAAAAAGAAAAACTAAAAGAAGAAAAGGTAAGAAAAGTTGTTAGAAATATTATAAAGGAAAAGTTGGGTTTAAAGAAAAAACCATTGAACGAATCTGTTAATAAAGAAAGAGTTAAGTTAGAAAAGTTAGTTGAGAGTGTTTTAAAAAAAAACATGTAAACAATGCAGAATCTCTGACGAATAGTACAATTATTCGTCAGAGATTTTTAAATGAAAAAATTGATCAACTAGATGCTAAAAATGTTGATTATGATTTTTTTATAGATTATGTTATAACATTTTTAGGTGAATATAAAAGAAGATTTACAAAAAAATATCCTGGTTTTAAAATAAATAGTAAAAAACCGATTTCAGATAAATTAAAAATACAATTAAAAGATAGGGTTAATAAATATCTTGATACTTTTAAAAAAAGAGTTACATATAAGAAAAATGCGCTATCTGGGTATCACAAAAAGGAAATAAATAAGATAAATAATTTTAATGAATTATTAGATTATACAAATACTTTAAATAAAAATATTGTAGGACAATTTTTAAATAATATGGTAAAAAAAGATGACTACAATAAACTATTGAATGAAGCAGAATATGGTTTTGAAAAAAAGAATGCATTAGATTTCGGTGTTAAGTTATTCAATACATTGAATAAATTCAGAAAAAAATATTTTGGTAAGGATATCGAAGATATGAAATTTGAATTAAATAAGGGATATTTTAATGAACTGTATAATGCATATCGTCAAATTAAGAATCCAACAACTGATGATTTACAAGCTTTTAAGGGTGCATTAACTGACAGAATAATTGAAGTCTGTAATGAAATTGAAACGGTTATTAATAAAAATATTGATAAGATTAGAAATAAATTAACAGAGGATAAAATAGAAGAATTATTTAAGGAATCATGAAAAATAATTATTTAATATATATACATAAAATTGGGTCCAATCATAAAGATGAGGGTTTTTATGAATTTATTTTTTCAAATAACCCATATGATGTTGATTTTGAAGAATGGGGATGGGATCAAAGACCCGCTTTAAATAATGCAATGCCACCAGATGAGGATAATATCTCTAAAGTATTAACACTAAAAATATCGAGATTTCAATTTACAGTATTACATAAACAAACGATGTTTACATATATTGATGGATTTGATAGAGTTGTTGCATTGGCATGGGAAGAGGAAAATGAAGAGTTAGAAATGAATGGTGTAAAAAGATTAGTTTTTCACTATGCAGATACTCTAGAAGATGTTGAAAACAAGTTATATGCTAGAGATATTATATTAAAAGAAAGTAACCTAGTTTAACTAAGTTACTTTTCTTTTTTTGTTAATATTTTATCCAATTGCACATTGTTCAAAAATCGTTGAACAATGTGCAATTATTTTTTTATACTCATCAGTATCTGGATCATAATTACATTGTAGTCCATGATGTGTTTCACCGAATGTCGCATAATTTAAATCTTCATGCTCAATATCGAAAAAAGCTTTATCATTAACAACTACTTTTCGAATAATATAATCATCATTTTTTGCTGGTAGCATAATAATTTTCGTAAAATTTTCTAATTAATAATTCTATTTCAACACTATCTAAATTAACCATATAGTTCATGAAATCACCATAATCGGTTTCAATATATTGTTTAAATTTAAAAATGAAATTACCCAATTTTTTTCCTTTTAAATTTGGATAAATATTCATAATTATATTGCCATTAAATTTATTTCTCAATCGCTTAATTGTATTATATTCCTTTTCAGAATTTTCAATAAATTCTTTTAAATTAATATTGGGAAAATGATAATTAATTAAATCAAATTTAGCATCTTCAGAAGTAAATTCAAATGATCTTTCAATATTATTATCTTTTAACCATTTAGTGAAATTTTCAAATTCTGGTCTATCTTTAATTCTTTTTTTGGTACCACCCCTTGGGTTATAGTATGTTTTTGTTGAAAAGAATTTGGAATTAATAACCCATTTATAACTATCAATATTTGAATAAAACCCATTGCGCCATTGATTATAATCCAAGTCAAATAATTCAAATATTTTTTTCATATCATTACTAATATGAAATGTTTTTTTATAATGATTATCATCACCACGATATACATAGCTAAGACCATCCATACCATATTTAAGATTAAATCTTCTTGCAATCTTACCAATAAAATTACCAATATTATAATCCATGAAATCCTTTAACATCGGTAATTTATTTTTATATGTTGGAAAATAATCAACTTGAAAACCCTTATATAATGTAGTTAAAATACCCGAATTAAACTCACAAATAGATAAATCTAAGTCATTTTTTATTCTATCTTTAAATGATATTTCATTTAATTTATTTAAACTAAATAATTCATTATCGATTAAAATATCTAAATCACCAAAATCTAGTTTTGTGTCATAATATCTAGGTATTTTGTACATATCTGTACCAATGGTTTTATTCAAATATTCTTTTATTTCATTTTCAATAATTAAATATTTATCTCTTGGTATTCTTTTACCTTTTGTTAATAAATTTCCTCCCATCTTTTTTTTATTTTAAAATTGGTTTAGCATTATTAAATATAATATCTGTTTTATTTGATACTTCATTCATATATGGGTAATCCATGTTAATAAATTCTGTTCTTTCTATTTTTAAGTCTGGATTTTTATGTGCATTGTGTTTCGCTGGTAATACCTTTAATTCTTCATTAGTGTATTTTCTTAATACTTTAATTTTTTTAATATATGACCCTTTTCTATATTTCGATGGTAAATCATTCCAATTAATCTTTTTTTCTTTATTCAACATATTAACAATTTCATCGGTATTTAAATTATGTAATTTATTGTGAGAATATACACTCCTACCTAAGATTTGTTTACTATTTTTAATCGCATCGTTTTCTCTCCAGAGAAGTTGGAGTGATGCGTCTTCTAATGTTGGGGTTTGATATATTCTACAATCAAAAACAGCAACTTTATCGTGTTCGGGTAAATAGTTTTTTCTTAACTCATTGAAAATATTAACACACTTTGCCGTTAATTTAGAAAGTATTTTTTGTTTTTTACCCTCGTGATATATTGCAGATTCTTTTGTTGGTGAATATAATACCAGTGTAATTTCATCTGATTGAGTATAGCCAATTACCGCATTAGTCTCAGCAACCAATATCCTTGTTGTTTCAATCATTAAATTAACAAGACCCTCATCAAAGGGTCTATTCAAACCCTTTGTCCAATTATGAAAATTATTACCATCAAGTCTTATAATAACTGGTAATGTTGGGATCATTATTTCTGGTGAAAAGTTCTTCTCAAGCCACTTACACCAATGACCTAATTCTTTAAATTCCATATATTTTTTTTATTAACTCCGACACATTTGATATTGTGTTGTGTTGTGAATACCTTTCAATTGTTGGGTATATACAACCTGCTCATATCTGTAACATTACTCACATCCGTTGTGAATACCTTTCATTTGTTGGTAATTCACAACTTCAGTTACGCAACGATACCTTGGGCTAGCGTTGTGAATACCTTTCAATTCATAATAAATAATTAATCAACAGATTTGCCGATTATCGGTTGAAGATATCAATAAAATAAAGGTACTTTCCGAGTGGATTAATCCCTCAGATTAAGGCTGCACAACCAGCCTAATTGCACTTTCTGCAATCCTGTTTATAATATATTATCTTTCCATTGGTTTAAATGCTGTTAACATTGAACCTATAATCCAAATAAGTAATAATATTCTTTTTAATTCTGATGTTAGTTCAACAAATTCCCACTTAACAAATGAATATCCTAAATAGAACATACAAATAATGATTCCCCATAAAACTAGAGATAAAACAACCCAAAAAAGGTATTCAAGAATTATATAAATTATTTCCATGTATTTTATTTTTTTAAATTAATTAGTATATTATTTAGATGATTAAAATCTGGATTTTCTCTTAAAGATGAATTTTTATAAAGATCAGGTAACAAAGATATGATATTTTCTGTATAATCCAAAATATCATTATAATTAACTTTACCTAATTTAATATTTAATAAAAATTCTTTATCTTCTATTCTTTTTAGAATAATACCTTTACCTTCTCCAATTTCTTTGCACATTGTTAATAATCTTGCACAATGTGCCAAATTTTTTACATCATATTTTTGACCCAGATTATTTTTATATCTTTCTGGATTACGTTTTTTAACCCATTCTTGATATTCACGATAGTCTTTTAAATATGTTTCATATCCTTCTAAATTATAATACATAAATCCTAGCTGTTCAATGTCATACCATTGTGATTCTTCTGGGATTTTAGGTATTGATGATAATCTTAATTGATTAGAATCTTTTTCTGGGTGTACAATACCCTTAAATTTGGCAAATTTAAATCTTTTTTTACGATATTCAATAAAATCGGTTATACTTTTATTTGGAAATAATTCCTTATACCAAGTAATTTCCTTATCAATTCTATCTGTAAAGTACGTCAAAGAATGATTATCAACAAATACCTCATATGTTGATTTACAATTTTTTAAACCCCTTAATCCAATAAATTTTTGATCAATATCAGAATCTTTTAAATATTTTGATATTTTAATTGGTTTAGAATATTTTTTAGTTGAATTATAAAAATAACAAAAATCCAATATAGATTTCTTTTTAACTGGAATTGGATTGTTCATTTTTTTATTTAATCCAGTCGCCTTTTTAATTTGAGATGTTGCATACTTACCAAAAGTATCTAAACATTTTTTCGATATTATCATATTTAAATCAAATAGTTCAATATATTCAGATTTTATAATACAATTATCATTGATTTTAGCCGATGCTAATAGTTCAATTGCATTTGGATTATTTTTATATAATAATTCAATAAATTTACCAATTTCAATATATGTTACGTCATTATCTGGTGTATTCGATATTACAGTATCAAAAGGATTTAACTTATATTCTAATGAATTATAATCTTCATTTTTTAATTTAAACACACCATAATAATCCTTATCTGATTTTTCTGTCTGTAAATTTTGTGAATATGAACCTATTAATGTTTTAAATATAACCAAATTATTTGATTCAATATATTCAACAGTATATTTATCTTTTATTTTCATATTTTTTAGATTGGATTGTTGTGTATACCTTTCATTTGTTGGGTAGTGACAACTGAGCGTTTCGATGCTGTAATTTTTTATAGTTGTGAATACCTTTCATTTGTTGGGTAGTGACAACCCAGATTTTGAATTAGAATACGATAATTTGGTTGTGAATACCTTTCATTTGTTGGGTATATACAACGGAAATTTGCCCAGAAACCTCATTGTTGTGAATACCTTTCATTTGTTGGGTAGTGACAACGCACCGACAGGTACTATTGCAGCAACAGATGTTGTGAATACCTTTCATTTGTTGGGTAGTGACAACTAACTTGAAGAAATTTAATGCTGATTCACTGTTGTGAATACCTTTCATTTGTTGGGTAGTGACAACGAAACCTATTGATTCATCTACCTCACTAATGTTGTGAATACCTTTCATTTGTTGGGTACATACAACATCACAATATATAACCAATTGTATATCAATAAAATAAAGGTACTTTCCGAGTGGATTAATCCCTCAGATTAAGGCTGCACAACCAGCCTAATTGCACTTTCTGCAATCCTATTTTTTAAATTCGGTACTTAATGAAATATTTTTTGCTCCGTTAAAATCGGCATGTATTTCTTTTCCAAAGATACTACATTTTTCATTAAGACAAGTAAATATTTGTTTATTTCTTGCAGTTTTTTCAATATTTCCACATTTATGACATTTTTGTGATGTATAAGCTGGATTTATTTTTCTTACAACAATATTATGTTTTTTTGCTTTATACATTATTTTTTCTTGGATACCATAATATCCCCAGATTCTCATAATATATTTTTTATTTTCCGTCAAATTCTCTTTATAATTCTCTAAATTTTCAATATTAATATATTTACAATTATTATTTAGTGCCTCTTTAATAACGGAATTTGATATTTTGTGTTGTTCGGTGTTAGTCCAGTTTTTTTCAACTTTTTTTAATTTATCTAAAGCAGATAATTTCTTTTTTCTACCTCTACCACCATTCGATATTTCCAGATTTTTAATTAATGATGTATATCTTTTTTTATATTGTAATTTATGTGAATCAAAGTGATGAATATCACCTATTTGTTTTTTATAATAATCATTATCATTAATTGCAAGATAAACAGGTGCGTTCACCCCCAAGTCAACACCTAAAACTTTATTATCATCTAATTTTATTGTGTTATCCAATGGTTGTTTAAATGATAATAATAGAAATATTTTTTTATCTTTAAATTGTATGGCGGAATCACACAATTTATATTTATCGGTATCATTAATAATATGTTCAATAATTGCTTTATTATTTGATCTATCAGGACCAAAAAATAAACCAAAATTATAACCGAATAAATTTATATAATACTTACCATTATCAAACTTAAAAAATAAACTAGGGTCTTTCACTAATTTACCGCTAATATTAAATGGAATAGGTAAACCTCTTTTATATATATTTAATGTTGATTTTCCAAGAAAATATTCCTTTTCTTTGATTTTATAATCATTTTCAATCTTTTTAGATAAAGATGCACTAATACTGGATAAACCTTTGGGTAATCGTTTGTTTATATTATGATATACTAATGTAGTCTCTTTTGAATCATTATATATCATTTTTTTATATTCTTCATTATTCGAATATTTATTAATAATATCTCTATTTTGATTCTTTAGTTCAATAAATTCAGTGGATTTAAAATTTTTAATTTCTGACATCTTATTGAGATTATTCACATATTTCTCATAATCTTCTTTATTGTGTTTTAGGATAAACTCGGGTAAGTTTTTCTTGATATGTAAATAATTAACACTGTCGTTAGCAATTTTATATAGATTATTATTTAAATAATGAAGTAAGTCGTAACACTCATTTTTTTTATTACCTTCTTCATTAACAAATAATTCTATTTTTCTGGTTAATGTAATTTGTTCCATTTTATTTTAATTAACTTTTTTAACTTCAAGAATTTCAAAACTTCTTACTCCACAAATTTGTTTACTATATAAATCTCTAATACATCCATTTTTAAAATAATTTTTTATGTTATCGTGTCTGGTTGTAAAGTATTCAATAGATATATCACCATTTTGATAATATAATTTTACTTTATTTCTGTGTCTTTCACTATCTGAAATCGTACCTAAAATTAACATACCTATAAAGCAAATTAATCCAAAAGCAGCGAATAAATTACTAAATGTTATTTTCATTTTATTTTAATTTAAACTGATTGTATATTTCTTCTGCCGTAAAGTAAGGACAAAATTCTTTAAAATCCAAATGAAAATGTGATTTAAATTCATTTTTATTGACCCAATCACCATTATTTAATCTAAAATAATATGTTGATGTGTTTAGATTGATATTAGACTTAAATTCATTATTTGGATTATTCGCCATATCACCAGACCAAAGATCAATGTGACCTTCTTTACAGTGAAATCTAAAAAATTTATACCAATTTTCTTTTAAGGTAACATATTTTATATTCACCATTTATTTTTTAATTTGTTCATATCCACAATCATCTAAAAATCCTTGTCCAACTGGACTTCCAAGCCATTGAATTAATGTTAAACAAATATCTTCTTCGGTTTCGGTTAGATATTTGTTTGGATATTTTTGATATTTATCTTCCCAACCAAAAATAATTGCGGATAATGTGGTATTATCGTTTTCGAATTTTCCTTTGAATTTATCATGAAAAATCTTTTCCATTTCGTTAGTTTCAAATCTATATTCTTTGTTTGATTTCATAATTCCTCTATTTTAATTTTTAAATCACCATTACCTTTAATTATCCTATGATATTTAAGTTTAGGTATGAAAATTGTTTGATTATTAACTAATTTGAATGGTAATTCATCATCAAATTGAAATGACCATCCAGAAGCCTGTATTACAGTCATTTTACGATCCTTTTCATCATAATGCCATACTAGGTCATATTTAGATGTGGATACCTTAAAAGTCCTTAAAAAGGTGTTTTCTGATAAGTCATTTTGATTGAAAATTTCCATGAGACAAAAATATGGAAATTTTTCGATTTAAAAAATATTATTGTAAACCTTTTAAAGTTTCTAAAACCCAAACGGGTGGATCATCTTCCGAATATTTTGGTGCTAATACAGAACCTTTAACATAATAGGCAATTTCAGCAACATCATTTATTTCAACATCACCTATTTTATCTTTTATATTATTATAATCATCCCATGCACTTGTCCCTTTTTCTATTAAATTAAATAAAAATGTTCTAATAGTTTTATTTTTAATTTTTTTAATTTCATCCATTTTAATTAATTTATTTTTGGATTCAACATATGCTTTATAGTCAAAATTGAATAAATCATCTAAAACTTTTCTCATTTTATAACCATCATTTGTTAATGATGATCTTTCCAATTTTTCATATCCATATTTTTTTGCTAAATAAATCATTAAAATTTTACCATATCCTTTGCCTTTAACCAGACTTTTTATGATCGTGATATTTATTTCATTATTATAAATTCTGTAACGAACTTCCGCTAATGGTTTATTTTCATTTTTTTTATATAAAGTTGCGATATAATTATCTTGACCATAATAATAATCTATATGGTAATCTTTTACATCATAATCATCCAATATTTTATAAATGTTCGATTTATCTACTTTTGAAAAATCCTCATTTAAGTTATTTACTTGATTAAATATACATCTATGGAATTCGTCATAACTTAAATATGGTGCTAATTCCTTAATTGGATTTATTTTTATATTTAAATTAACATTTAATTCTTTATTTAATATTTTAGCTGCAGTATATCTATGATGTCCATCTTGTATATAAAATCCTCTTTTACCGTTAATTTCTTTAAAATCAACATCAATTGGTTCAGTTAAATCTATATTAGATGCCCATTGCTTTGGTGTTAATTTACTATGTTTAATTTCATATTTTACATTTTCAATATCATCCTTCCATTCTATTTTTAATAAAATTGGGTTTATTTTTTTTATTTCAATCTCATTAAATCCAAATGCCAATTTATCCAAGATATCGATATCAATTCCACCAGATCTTAATAAATCTTCAGATGATTTAAATTTTTTTACAAAATCAATAACATCTTGATTTAGTTTTATTGTCGGACACTTACTGTTTTCAATTTCCTCTTTTATTATTTTAATTATATTCATCAATGTAAAACTTTTCTATATTGATCATAATTATTTACAACCCAAAATACGACAGTTTCTAAATCATCATTTTCAAATAATAGATTATAATTTTTTTGATTAAAAACTCCCCATTTCTCATTTTCACCTTCAGTTATTGGTATAAAATTCGTTGCGGTATTACCATAAAATATTACTTGTGATTCATTATCACCATAATGCCAGACTTTTATACCAGATGCTCTAAACAAAATAACTTCATTACCATATTTATATCCAGATTTAGTCCAATTACCATAAGATGATGCACCATATTTCTCAAAATCGTTAAGAGTATATGCAAAATTATAACCACCATATTTTTTTTCAAATTCACCCAATTGTGTTGTTAAACCAAGTTTATCCATTTCATCGACACCATATTTAAAACCATTATTTGCAATTGATTCAGCATCTTTAGTAAAATGTACTAACCATTGATTTTTAATTAATTGTGGACTGACATCAAAAAATGACCATGCTGGATATTCGGAATCTGGGATATCAAGTGTATTATTTGTTATTTTATCGTATAAATAATCGGCAAACTCATTATACAGTTCTTTATTATTTGATTCCAACCAAAAAATAAATTCAATATCATTATCATCAAACATGTCTACTTCCTCATCAGGTTCATCCTTATATAAACTTGGTTGGGTTTCTTTTGGCATTTCAAAATCGGTATCAGTTTCTATTAAAAAATCATTAAAAAAATAATAATATTCGTGCGGTAAATATTCCTTTTTCCGTTCCTCTGACATCGATAAATAATCTTTTAAATATATCTCATTATTTGTGATATATTCTTTTATTAAATTATATTCTTCTTTAATTATTTTAAGTATTTTCATTTTCTTCATATATTTTATAATGGTTCATTAATTGATTTTCATCACTAAAATATTGTATATTATCTTCATCTGGTGTATAATTTACCATTTCTCTACCTTTAATAATCAATCCATCATAACCTAATTTTTTCATTTCTTCTTCCATTGATGTATTCTGTTCAAAAAAACTAAGACTATAACTCTTTCCATTTTTTTTACAAAAATCTTCAATTAATTTTTGTCTTAGTAATTCAGCTTCATTTAACGAATAAACAATTTTAGGTTTTTGGGGTATAGCATTTACTACAAAATGAACATCACCATATTGTTTTGCCATTGCTTTATTACTCAATGGTACTGTGTATAAACCTTTACCAAATGAACCATAAACTTCATTTGGTTTTCCCAATTCTTTTATACCTCTTAATGTAACATTTTGACGCTTCCATTTATTATATTTTCTTTTCCATTCATTATAGTTATATGCTTCTTCTTTAATTATTTTTATTATATCCATTATAGTTCTTTTATTAAATTTTTAAGATCATTCATTGCCTGTTTACTGTTATCATATTTAACAATACTCCCACCAGCATTTTTAAATAAAGACGTATATTTGATTCTATCATCAATTAATATATCGTTTTTACTTCTAACGACACTATCTTTTTTTGTTGTAATAACAACATCATTTACCAATTCACCAAAATTATCATCAACCCATCTTTTTTTATCAATCACTGATTGGTTATTAGGATCATCTTCATTACCAACTGGTGCAGATAGAATATTTGGTTTATTACCTGTTAATTTATTTGCAAGTTTTAAAAACTCAATTGAATCTGGCATTAAATCCAATTTATAAAAGAAATTATCTCTACCAGCAACTTTAAATACCTTATTCGTATAATTTCTATATAATTTTTTTAATTTCCTTGCAGATTCGTTATTAGGGTCTTTTTCCAATAAATCATTTATATATATTTTTAATTCATCAGTAGGTAGATTTATAATATCTGGATAATTCTCTTTAACATATTCATCAAATACGTTTTTTTCTTTTTGGTATTCCTCATTTTTATTTAGACCACCCTCCATATCTGCGAGCACACCATCTAAATCAAACCAAATTTGAATATCATTAGAATTTGTCATATTAAAATCATCTTTTGTTATATTACCAATCGAACCAAACGGATTTCCATCTTTGTTATTTGCGATTGTAATATAGAAATATCTATCTGGTTCTGGATTTGATTTACCAATCATATTATAAATCTCATCCACAAATTTTCTTAATTCATCTTGATTTTTAACGGCAACAACAAACGATTCTTTATCTTGCTCAGGTCTTTTACCGATAGTTGTATCACCCAAAACGATATTAGGAATTTGCATATTACTAAAATCAATAGATTCAAAATCATCCTTAAATGGTTTAAAACTCCTGATACTCGTTAATGTAACGTGTAGATTTTTACTGTCTAATTTTGTTAAATTATTTGGTATATTAATTTTATTAATATTATTAATTGTTGATTCATCCAACTTTAATAATAACCCAGTCCCATGTATAATTCTTTTATTAGGATCTACATTTTCTTTGATTAATAACTTCGTTCCACAAAGTTTATCAAACATTTCAAATAATTTAGTTTTATTATTGTTCATAATTTTTTTTATTTACCAAACAGCAGATGATGATAATCCCATCACATCTGAATAATATTTAGGTGCATAACATGCCCACCATCCTGGGGTGTCTCTGTCTTTCTTTTCAGAACATTTATGTCTCGCTCTAAAGGATTTTGCAGCTTCTGGATCACCATTTCTAATTGGTAGATTTGGATCACCAAAATATATAATTTTAGCAACTGTCTTACCGTCTTTATTTTTTCTACCTGTTGATCTATAAACCTTCCATGCCTTTTTCTTATTTTCTGTGGCTCTCATGGGTTTATCCAACGTTACTGATTTACCTTTATGTATACCTTTTCTACCTGTATCTGTTTTTTCGAAAATAAATTTATCATTTTCATTTTGAAAATCGATGTAACCATTATCATATAAATTTCTAGCTTCGAAAAGTAGGTCATCAAATGATTTAGATTCTAATCTAAATACAGATTCAGTGATTGGTATATTATTTTTAATATGATATTGTAAATTTTCTGATGCCGTTAAATTTACAAATTCCTCTTTAATTAAATTATATATATTCATTGTTTTTTTATTTAAAATTTAATATTTCATAAGCAGATTCTATATTACCAAAAATATTGGTTAATATTTCATCAGCTTCAAATAATTCAACAGGATCATTAAAATGATTAAACATATAGGTATTTTGTTCATCATAATCTTCTTCATCATCAAAATATTCGCTTTCAACATCTTCAAACATTTTTGGTGGTTTAATCACTGTATATGAAAATCCCTCTTCATCAGTTTCGTAATAAAAATCAAATATGATATATACAAATCCGTTATAAGCGTATTTGTTAAATTCTTTTGTATTATCATTCCCATAAGTAAAACACCATAAAGAATTACATCCAATTTTTTTTAAATCTTCTGGATTACTAATTTTTATTATTAAATTATGTTTTTTATTAAATACAATACTAGAATTAATTGAATTATTTTTTACTAGTTTAATGATATCTTCTTTTTTTATTTTATCTGAACTTAATAAATTTTCTTTATTATCAAAAAAATCTACGATATTAGATATAGTATTATTTGATTTAAATGCCTTGTTTAAAATTTTATTTCTTATTTTATCATCCCTATTATTTAATTTATCAATCTGTTCATCCAATTCAGTTATTAACACGACAAATAAATTAAATTCTGTGAAATTTCTCTCTAATCTTATATCATTTCTAATATTTCTTATTGCAGTTGATGGTATTTTTTTAAAAAAATTTATTATATATTTTCGATAAAAAAGATATTGAATTAATTGATTAATTTCTTTTTGGGGTGTTTTATATATATTTAAATTTTTTAATGGTAATATATTTTTATTATAATTTTTTAATTCATTATAAATATCATTCAAACTAAAATTACCATATAATGATTTATATACCGAATAATTCTCTTTTATATAAAAATATATATCCGAGATTATTTTTGTATAATGATCACCATTTGTTATTTTAAGAATATATTCTTTATCTTCTTTTGATAATAAACCTTTATTAAAGTATTCTTTATCTGCTAATTGTAGGTTTTCAATTATAAGTTCTTCTTTTATAATTTTTATTAGATTATTCATATCTATCCAAATACATTTGTAAATCATTATAGCATTTTTGAGTTATTCCATTTTTAAAACCATCCTCAATAAAATACTCATTAACTTCATCAAAATCATCACCTTTAAATTGTAACAAGAGTGGTTTAATTTCATTACTTGATAATTCAATAAATTTAATTACAGGTATTAATTTACAACCAATTTTCTTTGCAGCCATTGCTCTATGCCTACCTTCTTGGGATGGTTTATTATTAACAAAATATGGTACAGGAAATTTATCACCATCCAACATATTCTGTGCATATTTATTAATTAATTCTTCATGTGTTGGTTGTAATGCATCATCATATGAAATTCCAAAACCTCTCGCAACATTATAAATGTACTGATCTGGTTTCATGTATTCTAATTTTGCTGTTCTTCTTTTATTAATAATTGAATATAAAGGCATATAAAATTCAACATATTGATCATATATTGAATCGATATCGAAATATTTATTGCATTCAATATCCTCTAATTCTTCCTTTATTATTTTTAATATATTCATTTTATTTAACATAATCCTTGATTTCATCTTTAAAATCATTGAATTTATCATTAATATTCATCGCAATAGAATCCAAATCATCAAATAATCGATATAATAAATCGACAATATTTTCACATTTTATTAATAAACTGTCCAGTATCTCAAAGTTCATATCATCTTCAAATTCTTCAGATAATCTATTACCAGTACGGATGTCTTCCTTTATTAATTCAATGATTTCAATTATATTTTTTATTGATGATAAATCTAACCTTCTCTCTTCTGGTAAATTTACAACTAAATTGGATAAACCAACTAATTTACTCAATATATTATCATTTATTAAAGATATTAATTCATTGATATTATCAATATTATTTAAATTGACAGAATCATATTTAAATTGTTCTTTAATTATTGATTTATATTCTTCTTTAATTAAATCATTATAATTATTAATCACCTTTAAAATTTTTATTTGTTTTGAATCAAGTGCAATGACCTCACCGATGTTACCCATTATATCTAATAAAACAACACCATCATATCCATTCCTTTTTAACTTATCAAAATCTTCTTTATCAATAAAGTTAGCACTTTTAATAAATCTATCTTTTCTATCTAAATAATGAAAATCATTTTCAAAATAATACGGATTTTTAATATTAACATTACAAACATAAACATTTCCACCCTCAGCATAATCATATGCCTCACGTTTATTTGGTGTAAAATAAAAACCATAATTATCATCACGTAAGAACCTTTTTTTTGATTGATCAAAACTTTTAAAAATCTTAGGTTCAGTCCTTTTTCCTTTTTCATCCCATTTGGGTGGTTGACCATGATAAAGAATTTTAGGTATCGCTGGATATTTTTTATTATTCATAATAATAATATTAAAATTAAGTATACATATAAATACAAAAGTATTTATATTTAAATAAAATACATATGGATAATCTTAAAAAAATAATCAGAGAAATTATAAAAGAAGGTGATAGAGAACATACTTATTACATGTTTTTCCAGAATATTAAACAAATTAAAAGACAATGCGAAGAAATTCTAGAGATGGATAGACACAATGTTGATAATGTTTTAAAATCTGGACATGATTGGGCATCTGATCATATATCAACTTCAAAAGATGATGTCGAAGAAGTATATAATTTTTTAAAAGAAAAATGTAAAAAGGATACGGTTGTTACTGATATTGATGATATAATTGAATCTACTGAAAATAGGTTAACAGATGATGAAATTATTAAATTAGGTCATGAAATATTCGAAAAATATATGTACTCAGATAAAGATATTAAAAGAAAAGTGAAAGATGATTGGTCTAACGATGGTTTAAGCAGATTTGGTCAATTCACTAATAATAAATTATCTAATTTATTATCAGTAAAAGATAATAGAACAAGACAAATGAAAATTCATGAAATTGTGGATCAATTAGAAATTTTAAAAGATTACATTAAAGATAATTCTATCGATATCTTAATAAAATCATTACTAATAAGATAATATTATTTCACGATTTAAAAATCCAATAATAAACTCATATTCACCATTTAATGTTTTATCATGGGTTATTTTAATGAATGGAAATAAATATATTTGACCAAATATTTTAGATATTGTAATTTTCATATATATTATTATATTAATTGTTCTCTATAACTTAATAACTTGTATAGGTTTTGTAATTGATGGACATGACTTATACAAGTTATATATTTATTATTAATTGAAACATCATAACTAGTATCATCTTCAGATATAACACCAATATTTTCAGCATCAATATCTTGATCTTCTTTTTCTAATAAAAACCAATCATGAAGTATCCATTCTTTGTGAATATAAACGATATCTGTAATTGATTTTTTTACACTCTCAATACATTCAAATTTAAAATAATTTAACCAATAATCATTTATTATTATTGGTCTAACATCATTTAAAACAATAGACTCAGAATCGTTAATTCTTGGATAGAACATTATCCACTCATCATTTTCATCTATGAATGATATTTCTTTAACTTGTACAATTGAACCACAGGGTAATTGGACATAATTATTAATCATTAAATCTCTTGCATCCATTATTTTAATAATTTTTTAATTGTATTAATGATATTTCTATTATATTTTTTGGTTTCGGCATCACTTGCAAATAAATTATTTAAATCAATAAAATGATTCATCATTTCTTCCGCAACCTCTCTTCTTATTCTAATTGTTACAAATTTATTCATATTATTTTATTTAATTTTAACAAAACATGTTATATGTGATATTGGTGAATAACATATATATAAACTTTTTTCACAAATCTTTATAATTTTTTGATTTTTCATGATGTAACTTCTTGAAAATTAATATGATATGAAAACTTACATATATATAATAGTTGGCAAATATAAAATCATTCATCATATCTTATTGAATGAACAGCCTGTTCTACTGTATAAGCCATTTGCCAAAGTTTTCTAATATATGCTTTTGTCGGGCATTTAATGTTTACTTCTTCTAAGTTGTTTTTGATGTGCTGATAGTACGTTTCAAAAGTCATGATTTTACGAATTTGCCAACAATAAATAAAATGAATAGTACAGCTTGGTGTTCTGCATCTAACCGATGTTTTTGTGTGCGCTACTGCATTTTATTAGAGCCGTTATGTGCATTAAAACGGCAAGGGCTAAAGCCCGCACAACACGGGGTATAACCAATAAAAACACTACTATTGTGCTTCTACAATTTCAAAGTCATCGCTACTGCACCAAAAATCGTCATCAGTAACTTTAACTTTGTCGTTCAATTTCGTGGCTGAATCCTGCCAATCTTCCCAATCCGTGTTGTTTAATAGCCAGTCGATACCTTCATAGTCATCTTCCATTACCCAGTCAACTTCTTCTTTGTAGTCTTGGCTTCCAATTTCTACACCGTCTTTTTTGGCATAGTAATTTGCTCGATTTTCAGCCACTAACATTAGTGGAATTTGAAATTGTCCGTTAGGTGTGTTGCATTTAATTACTTTCATCTTGTTATTTATTTTGGTTGTTATAAATCCGTGTTTTTACAGGTCATAGCCCAGCACTGTTAGCCACCATTTAATTCCGTATCCGTTTCGGGGCGTGTGGTTGCTATTTGTTCTGCCATTCTTCGGCATGTGGCTTTGTCTCTTTCGGAAAGTTTATCCCAAAAGTCCATACTTCCTCCCTTTTGTGAAGTGTATCTATCAGCGTAAAGCCACATTGCACATCTCGCAGGTCTATGTGGGTCTAAGTTTCTTTGCTCTCTTTCAATTTCGTGTTGTGTCATATTAAAAACGTTTTATAATAACGTATAAAATTAATTGCTACGTTGTTGAGTTATTTTATATTTCTACTTCTAATCTACTGTTGTGGTTTGTGAAAAGTCGTGCATCTAATACATAACTAATCTTATACAAACCATTAGCGGTAATTTTTCTTTGATTTACTATTCGGACATTTTTCATTGTGGCATAACATTTCACCGAATAATCCTAAAAATCCATTTTTCGATACAGTTGAACCACAGTTCGTACAAAAATGTCCTACACCTTCTCGTATAACTCTACTTAGTGGTGGTTCAGGTGGTTTTGGAATATAACCACCGATAAAATCAGATATATTCAATTCTGATGAATGTTGTTCAAATGCCTGTATATTTTTCAATCTTTTGATCATAATCAAAGTTTATTTCTATATATAAATATTAGAAAATTAAAATTATATTAAACAAACTGTAGGTGATTACTTGATTTTTCGAGCCAAGTAAAATTCTACAATCTCTTTGTCAGTAAGATCATCTACCGCTACTTGTTTACGCCATTGTATAAAATCAACTAACAGTTCTCTTCGCCCTGCAACACTAAGTAAAAACAGTAACTCATGTGCCAAATAAACAGCTTTATCTTCACCTATTCTATTTTTTCTTAGTAATTTAATAATTTTATCTTCCATATCGTTACTTTATTTATCTGTTTTCGTAATATAGAATACTATGTTTCTATTCACATATGCAAATCTTATATAATTTACAATATTCTATTTCACATTGTTTATATTAACTAATTCACGTAGTACTTTAATTTTTTGTGCCAATATCCATTTGCCGCCTTGATTTTCTGGTCTATGGAAATATTGGTAATCATCAACCTCAACTTCAATCCATATTCTATTATTTGATGATAAATGTGGTGCAAACGGTTTAACCAAACAATGCCAACCCTTTCTGATTGCATATCCATTTGTTGGGAATTCTTCAGCTTCAATCCATTTGTTCAATTCGAATCTGTATTTTTTATTTATAAACAATGGTGCGATTGTCCCGTCTTTAAGTTTTCTAACTAATTTATATGCTATCATAATTTTAATCACACATATGTTCTAAATTGTGTTCAATTAATTTCCAGAGTAGTTTTTTTGCTCTCTGATGTTTTTGTTCTGCTTTTAGAGCTAGTTCTGAATATTGTTTTTCAGCCTCTTCTTGTTGTTCAGGTGTATGTGCAAATTTCCACTTAATACCCTTATATGTATAAGAACCATTATTATTATTCTCCCATTCCCAATCAAAATCACCCCACATTTTTTTCATTTGGTCAAAATGTTCCATTCTATACTCTTCATCATAGACTTTTTTCATTAATTCGAGTATTGTTCTGAGTCTTCTTGCATTTTTTTTTCCACTTACACTATATGCTTTATCAGAATCCAAATAATTTGCAGTTCTTTGTAGTTGATAATGAAATAAATTCACTGCATGGATATAATCAAAATCATATCCTTTCCATATTATAGGTAAAAAGGAAATTACTCTTTTAATTCTTCTAAAGAACCATGATATATTATTAAATATTTCCATTATCTAGTATGTTTATATTAGTTAGAACCAAACATTTTTTCATATAACATTTTAACTGCATGTTTTTCCTCGGCTGTATAACCACTAGGTTTTTCAAAACCAATTGATAATAAATTACATCCTAATATTGATAAATTATTATTATCATATTTAGATTTATTGTATAACCATGCCATTAAAGCAGATGATGTATATGAATCATTAACTTGAACTTCCAAATAAAGTTTCTTACCCTTTTCAAAGTAAATATTTGATAAATGTTCTTTACCCTCTTTAGATGAACTATTATAAACATCAATATCTTTAATTAGGTTATCTAAAGATATTTCTTCTAATATTTGTTTATTATCAGCGATTGCCTTTTTATTATATTCAATCAAACGATCACCAAAATATTTTTTGGTATTAATATAATCAATAAAAGTAAATGATTGATCATTCTCATTGTGATCTTCTAAATTTTTTACAACAAATGTATCACCAATAAAATCATTAATATCAATTTTTGTATCACATTTATCGGCAGTACCATGAAATTTAGTTAAATAAATATAATCATAATTACCTATAAATTGTTTATACACATTAGCACCACCAATAATCCAAATTATTTTATCTGGATAATTTTCCTCCAATTCTTCTAACATATATTCAATATCGTTGTATACGAGTACACCACGTCCTTCCATTAATTTATTAGATAAAACAACATTTATTCTATTGGGTAGTGGTTTACTACCGATTGATTCATATGTTTTAGATCCCATAACAACAATGTTATCGGATGTTAGTTCCTTGAATCTTTTTAAATCTTTTTTTGATTTGAAAACCAAATCATTATTATAACCAATACAACCATTTGCATCGGTTGCTACTATCATATTAATCAACATTTTTTGACTTTTTTAAATATTTTATAATTAATTTAGAATCCTTCTCGTTAATGAAAAATCCATCCCATGATCCATATTTTGTTTTATAACCAAATATATAATATATTGCCAATTTAATTCTTTTAAAGAAAGATAATGAAGTATTTAAATGTGGTTCAAACCATACACCATCATCTTTAGAATAGTAAAATGAATATTGATGTTCTAATGAACCACATTTACATATGAAAATATCTCTATCTAAATCATTTATTTTATTATTTTTTTTCATTTAAATCACATTTAATTTTATCACCGTCTTTTGTCCATAACAATACTGAAGAATCCACAGTCATATTACTACGTTCGGGATCTCTTTTCCAAAATTCATGTCTTATTACTTGAATTAAATCATATGCGACTCTACAACTATCATCAACATTTTCATTAAAAATACCGTAACTACCATGATCATGCATATTTTCTTGTAGAAGAATATTTCTACCTTGATTTAATAATTTTTCACCCTCATCCCTTAATTTATGATATGCGTCATAATCAATAGATAATTTAATATTTTCAATATCGTGCCAAGTTTTAATTTCTTCACCATTTCCCCAAGAAGCTTTTGTTTTAATATAATCATCACCAATTTCGATAATAACACCTCTTTCGGTTTTTATCACCAACTTCAAGATCTTTTTGTGGTCTAAGTTTATCCGATAAAACACTTTGGAATGTTGGGTGATCTTTTATAACCCACATTTGTCCAATACCAACTCTAGAATAAAAATCAAGTGCTGTTTGGATTATTTTTAATTGTTCTTCAGTTATTTCTAGTTTTGGCATCTTTTCTGTAATTTTCGATTCCTACAATAAGTGTATATAATGGTGTTAATGAAATTGCGAAACATTCTTTATTAATCCAACATTCATATTGACCATCACCACCCACAATTAATTCTGTCCTATTCTTTCGTTGAAATTCAATAACATCTGCTAAGTTAAAGTTTTTTTCAACATATTCCAATTCTTTTTCCAAATAATTCATAAAAATGAAAAAACCCATACCTTATGATATGGGTCTTTAATTTAGTGTTATTATTTTAAACCTTTAATTACCGATGCAGAATTTGACCCAAACACATTATTAGAACCCCAAGGAGATATACCCCTTTCAGCCCAAATCCTTTCAGTTTGTGCTCTAAATAGTTCCAAATATTGTGGTTTTGATTGAAGGGCTTTTGTTTTATCGTTTAACACTTCTGCATCATAATTACCCTGTGCTTCTGCAACTTTTGCCTTTGCAAGTGCAATTTGTTCAGCCTCTTTCTTTTCCGCTAATTGATTTCTACCGATCTGAACTGCAGTTTCTTCTGCCAATTGTGAAATACCCTCTGGGATGTCGATATCTGTAAAGTTAGCTCTTTTATATTGAACATAGAATGATGCAAATTCATCTCTAAGAATTGCTTCCAATTTCTTTTCGGCATCAACCCTAGCATTTTTATTTAGATCAACCGCACCATATTGTGGGACAACTTCTTTTGCTGCACTACTAATAGATTTCTCAATTTTCACTTGAAGATCTTTAACTTCTTTATGAAATAGATTAACCATTTCTGGCTGAAGATTCCAATCCACAGCAACCTGAATTTTAGTTAACATATCATTTTTATCATTAAATTCTAGTTCCATTACGGTTGTATTCTCACGAACATCATATTCAACCATATCATCCCATAACCAACCAAAACCAGTATGCATACCCTCTGGATACACTTGTGACATATCTGTTGCACCACCCCATTCGACTCTGACACCCTTATGTCCAGAATCTACTGATGTACAACTTGTTGTAAATACAACTACAATAATTGATAATGTAATAATTAATTTTCTCATAATTTTATTTGTTTGTTTTTTAATTTATTTATGTAATATTTAAATAATAAATATATTGATGTTATAATTAAGATAATTGGCCATAAAAAACCAATAATTAAAGAAAACCCTAAACCAATTAGGATATACATTAAAATATATTCAACTATTATATCATTATCTGATTTTACATTTCTATGTCTACTTGAACCAGTTATAAGAAATTCAATATGGTAAATTACATTATAAAATGGTGATTTACTATTATAATTATCGTAATCCACTAATAATTTTCTAAATTTTGGTACGAATGGTATTGATATATATAGCAAATAATAGACTATTGCAATATATTTACTTATTTCTATATAAATCATTATTTTTTATTATTTCTATTTTCGGGATTTCTTAACCATTGGTAACTCATCCAGAATGCCCAGATTACAAATGCGATTAGTAGTAATGAAATTGTTCCTTTTAGCATAGTTTTAATTGTTTAAAGTGTAAATTTATAGATTTATTTTATAATTTCCAATTCTTGTAGAATCTTTTTTACATTACTTTTCAATGTATCTAAATCAGAGTCATTTACTATTGTATAATCAAAACCAGTATAATCATCTAATTCAATTTCTGATTGATGGTAATCAATATTTTTAATAGATGGTCTATTAATTCTGATTAATTGAGAATTATAAGAATTCAATGCCTCTGCTTCATTTTTAAATCTTAAGTCAGTAATGATCCAATAATAATTTTCTTTATATTTGGAGAGTGTTGAATTTATCCAAACATTTTGATGTACATTATTTCTCATAGCATCAGTACCAATTTTCTGCAATAATAATCTGGGTGTCATTTTTTGCATAATACAATCATCATCTAAAAAATCCCATTGACTAGGTAATGGTGTATTTTTAAATTCTTCATTTTCCAATTCATCTCTTGTACATGAGATTAAATTACAAACAAAATCCTTTAAAATATCTGCGAATTTAACAATTTTAAATTTATTATTTGTTAACTCTTGAATAATATTTGCAACCGTATCTTTACCGTGTTGTTTTTTTGCGGATAATGCAATAATCATTTATTTTTTATTTTATTATAACAAGTATTAAAATTAATTTCTTCACCAGCATCAAACCCAAATGATGTATTTTTCCACCAAATATATATATTATCGTTTAAGGAATAAAATATTCCAGCCGAATTATTTTTCATTTTATTGGTTTTTAGACAATTTTCTGCTTGATTATTTAAATATATATCCATAAATTATATATTTAATAGTGCTTTATAATAATCAGATGCCAATAAATTATTAGCCCCACTTTTAGATTTAATAATTTTTTTTAATCTATTTTCAGCACCCTCAAGCAGTTCCCATAATGTACCATTATCATATTCCTTTGAAATTATAGAATCAAACTTATTTCTATATTCTGGATATTCATCTACTAATTTATTTTTAAATATGTTAAATCTTCTCTTAATTAATTTTTCTGCCGTAGTTTTATCCATTTTAATTATATTTAGTTAATAAATTTTTAAATTCTTCTGATTTAATTAATGTTTTATAAGATGTGTACATTTTTTTTATCACACTACCACCAACTGGATTTTTTCTAAAACCATCTCTATATATTGCATCGTTTTCAGATATATCAAATAATTTGAATTTAATATTTGCAAATTCTTAAAATTTATCAATAATATTTTTAATATATGATAATTTAACATGAGTATTGTCCCATATAATATTATAACCGTTTTCCAAAAACATTGTTGCGTTTGAAAACTCAATGTCAGTCACTAATTTTTCAAGATCGTATTCTAATAATGGTTTATTTTTTATCATATAACGAATATCATCCCTATTTATTCTAAGATAATCAGGGTTATCAATTATAAATTCTTTTGCAAATGTTGATTTACCAGAGGCTGGAATCCCTATAAGAATTAATATTTCTTTAGATTTCTCTTCCATATTCTTTTTTATAAAGATCAAAATTTCTAAATTGTGAATGAATGTATTTCCATGTTTCATTAAAATCTTCAACAGTTCCATGTGTTGATGATTTGTATGTTGATCTAATTCCTTTTGGTTTTAGATCATATTTCCTAATAATTTTTTTATTTGGTATTAAAAGATTTTTTATTTTGTACAGCATTTTAGTATTTTTTAAAAGTGGGTTCATAATATTTTTTTATTGTAAATAATGATTCTTCTTTATCCGTTAGGAGTTTTGATCCTATTCTTCTTATTGGTTGTGATATAATCCCTAAAATTCTTAAATCATCAATAATCTTATCAATCTCATTATTGGTTAGGTTATCATTATTAACAATTGATTTTATTTCGTTTTGGGTAATCGATGAATTTTTATTTTTAATTGTATATAATTTTTCAATTATATCTATATATTGTTTATATTCTTTAAATTCCTTACTATTTCTTATATAATTTATTTTATTTTTTTCAATTTGCTCATTATGTTTAGTAATCTCATCATTTTTTAATTTTATCAAACCAATTTTGTTACCAATAAAAATTATTCCGAACTCTGTAATAATCGTAAATATAATAAACATAATGATAATAATATTATTCTTATCATTAAAATTCGTTAAATTCTCATTTCTTTTTTCCCTAATGGTATTAATTACAGATCGTAACTCGTTTTCTAACTCATTTACTTTAGATTTTTTATATGTATTAAATTTTAAATCTAATTCAATTAAATTATTATTAACCTGATCAATTTTATTATTAATATCTTTATAATATTCTCTTAAGCTAATGCTTCTTATTTGTGAATCATCGTAGTTATCTCTATCGGATTTATATTGATTTAATTGACTCATATATATGTTATATGTACCACTAAAATCATTAACATCAACTATTTTTAAATTTTTAATTTGATTGATTTTATCATTATAATAGTTTGTTGTATCCAATATTGATTGATTAATGGTATTTTCAATGATAATTGTAGTATCTTCTTTTTTATCTAGAAATTTATATATACCATATGTTGAAATTGATATTGATAATACTACTGTTATAGATGCAATTATTATATTTTCGATTGATTTATCAAATGAAAATAAACTAATTAATTTATTTACTTTGATAATTTCATTTGTAATTATTAACAATAATAAAAATATACCAAATATAACAATCAAATATGGTTCAATCCCTAAATTTGATAATTCTTTAATAATAGATAATGAAAATAAAATTGAAAAAAAGGATAATATTTTAATAAAAAAATTATTCAATTTATCAATTATTATATTTTTCTTTGGTTCCCATTGTGATTCGGTAACCAATAATTTTTCAATGTCTTCAATCTTCATAAGATTATTTTTAGAAACTAACCAATGACAAATTTATAATAAAAATATATATGTGTCAACCTTTTATTATTATTTCTGAACCATTGCTCAATATAATTTTGCACGATTGATTTTTTTCTAATCTAATAACATGTTTATATATGTAATTTGTATCAGCACTGAACGTTACTACGTTTGCTAGTTGTTGTTTTTCTTCTTCTAATTCGTAACCTTTTGCTCTAGAATCACCCATATTAATAATATTAAATTTTAAAAAAAGGGTGGAAAAATCCACCCCACCATTTTTATTTCAACATTGCTTCAAGTTCTTCTACACTCTTACTTGCAAGCTCTTGATCCTTTTTCAACTTAATTAGATTAAGAATATGTTGATTTGTCTCCTTATTTTGTGCTTTGGTTCTTTCATCCTCCAATTCTTTTTTCTTTGTAAGATATACATCTTTAAGAATTTCAAATTGAAGTTCCTTTTCTTTGTCTACAACGAAATTATCATCCAAGAAAGATAATTCATCATCATTCTGTGATTTCAACTCTTTCTTTAGGTTCTTAATTGAATTGCTTAGTTTGGTTAAACTAAGGTCCCATAATTGTTCAACCGATAGAACACCTTGTGTTGTTTTAAATCTTAACTGATTTTTTGTTGCTAATTTGTAAATATCCATTATTTTAAAATTTAATTTTTAATGTTCTTTTAAATGATCCACTGACTCGTACAATTAATTCATCTTTAACAGTTGAATTAAAACCAATTCCTGATAGTTGCTTATTTGAGGGTTCTATCATTGATTGATTACCCAATACTTCCAATACTTTTCTATGTTGGAGTAATTCACTATTCAAATATTCATTATGAAAACTTCTTAGAGGTGCATCGGTTTTACAGTTACTCAACATAAAGAAATAATGCTTATTCCCAATATTGTTATCACCCCAATAATTTGGTGATTGACAAACAAGATTTACTTTATGAAATTTATTCGTATCTAAATTCCAGATAGTATTTGTTTTTTCTTGACTAACATCTAGCTTATTTTTAATCTCAAATTTACCATTTTTTAAAGTAACTTCAGCTACAACTACATTACCACTAAATGAATTTGGATATTCATATGTGTATGAATTACCATCAAATTCGATTTCAGCTGTAAAACCCTTTGATCCTCTATTAGAAAACATGTTTACCCAGAAAGTATAAACACCGTCTTTCATTTTACTTTTATCAAGATATGAAATATTTTCAACGATATTTTTATTTTTGTAGGTATTTGGTGTTGTAATATCAACATCTAGTTGCCCACCATTACGAGTTCTACTATCACCACGATCTTTTCTATATGGTGTGTCATAACCAATTTTAGTTCCGTTTGGTTCTTTACACCAAGCATCCAAATCGGTATTATCACTAGGATCATTTTCACCCCACATAATACTGAATCTTAATGCACAATCAACTAATCCACCCTTTTCTTTTACAGCATCTTTAATATATGATTTACCAGCTAAATTACCGTTATATGTCCAGCTAAATGGATTACCCCATTTAAATATATTTTTAGATTCTGGACTATTACCTGTAATTAAACTAACAAAATTAGAATTAAATCTATTTTCAAGATATACTTCAACAGAGGTTGATGTAGGAAGAATGTCATTCATGAATTTATCAATTGTAACTTCTTCAACGTTGTCCAATTCACTTCTTTTATGTCTTGAACTTTTTGTAGCTTTAACATTATCAAATAAGCTCGCAGACTTTACCTTTGTATTATCAACATTTGTATGAAGAATTTCATCAATATTAATATCATCAATTGTTGCAAATCTTCTGTTAAATGAATCCTCATATCCATTTTCGATTACAAAAGCTTCAGCTTCTTTAATTTGTTTTTCGGTGATTGGTGCCTTTGCCTTCATATAATTAACTGGGTCTGCACGTTTATTCCAATCAAGACATGCTTTATTCAGTTCTTTACCTTCGGCTAATTCAACACAAATAGTACCGATTAATTCATTTCTAAATTTAGCATAAGGTAACTCATATGATTTAACCCATGCGTAGTTATCTCTTTTTGTAGAGCCAATTTGATCATATTCCTTTTTAAACTTAATAAAATCAATTAGTTTGGGTAAATATGAATCACCATTTAACAGTGAACCTTGTGTGATTAAATCTTTAACTAATTGTAATGTATCTAATGGAATTTCACCCAAACCTCTTTTAAATACATCCTTAGCATCACGATATTCACCCCTGATTTTTTCAATTGAATCATTCCCAAATTTAACAAACTTTCTATCCAAGAAAACATGGTAGTGGTTAAATTCATAGACCCGATCAGTTGTAACAACACCAAATTTATTTACTTCATCTTGAGTATATTTTTTTAGTGTTTTTACAATACCCAACTGATACTTCAATAAATTTTTATTGGTTTTTTCGTATGGTAATGAATTTAATTCATCATACGTTTCAAAAAATACATTTGAAACTTTTGATTTTTTTAATTTATTTGATAATTTATTTGCTGGATTATAATAAATTGAGTCTTGATTTATATCTAAATCAAACATCGTTAAAATATCCAGATTATTATCAATGGCAACAACATTTCCATATCTTCTAATGAAGTTTTTATCATTATTACAGTTATGATAAGAACTATTTGGATCTCTAAATACGGGATCATCACCCTTCTTAAACGATTTTAAATACAACTCCCACAAATCATCACCAGATACTGAAGATTTAAATAATTTAAAATTTGATTGCAAATAATCAAATCTTTTTGAGATTAGATTATTGAATTCAGTAAACGATAAATCTAAATCGTTTATTTTTTTTGAAAGTGTTGTTTCCATAATAATAGATGTTTGTTTATTAAAATTTCTCTTTTTTCCGAAAGATGTCCCAAAGTTAATATTATTTTTCTAATCTCCAAAATTTTCTGTTCGATTTCTTTTGATTCATTAAAATTAAGATAATTTCTTTCGGTTAAATATGAAATATAATACAGAATTTTTTTTAAACCAATATCGGCATCATAATGCTTATTGGAAATATATAGTAAATAGATATTATGTATTGAATTATGAATCACATCGATATCTGGTGATGCACTATCTAGTTTATTATTGTTATAATTAAATTTAGAAATTATAATCGTAATTAATAATAGTGTATATATTATATTAATGAATAAAATATCCATTTCTTAGTCTTTGACGATTTCAATTATTTCTTTGAATGGATTATATTCAACTTGAAAACACCTCATCCAAAGCCCCTCATCCAATAGTAATTCATCATGTTCATCATGAGAGATTACAGCATCACCACCAATCACCTCAAATATTAAATTTTCCATTGTTGCAATTTCTTCATTCGTCATTGTCATGATTTTATCATCATCACTATGCAAAATTAAATCAGTACCCTCACAAGGAATTACATCATGGCTGTGTCCTGTAACTTCACCAAGTCCAACAACAATTTTATTAATTTTTTTTGAATGTAAATTTTTATTAATATTATTAAGTTTTAATAATATCATATCACCATGTCTTAGTTTTTTTGTATACATAATTTTTATGCTTCAGAATATAAATTTAAATAATCTTCTTTTGTAAATGGCTCACCATTTGGAAATCTCATTGTCCATGCAATTGCCGATATTGCATCGCTATTACATCTACTATCAGAACTATCAACATATAAATAATAAATTCTATCTGTTGAAGTATCTTTACATTTAACATAACAAATGTCTTCTGGGGTATTTAACTTATTTTTATCAATCAAATATAATTCATAAATATCTTCAAACTCATGAATCTCTTCAATTAATTCTTCTTTCTTAAAAACCTCAGTAACTTTATGTGATTTTTTACCTGATATTTTATATCTTGGTTGTTTTTTGATAATAACTTTACGATCGATTAATTTAGGCTCTATTACTTTTTGAATTTCTTCGGGTCCTATTAATGATAGTATTTTATATTTCAGTTCTTGATTTGTTAATTTAAATGCATCAACTGCATTCCAAGGTCTTACTCGATTATCATCCCAAATCTCTTTAGCCTTCTTAATAATTTCATCGTATTCGGAATTTTCAATATGCAAATATCGATTTTTTATATGATCCCATGTATTATCTTTATTAATTTTTAAAATTCTAATGAGATCAACCAAAGAATCTAATTTGATTTCCTCATAAAAATATTTAAAATTTTTATAATCAAGGTTTAACATTTTAGTAAATAACTATATTATTATTATAAATCCTATTAAATAATTCTTCTTTGATATCAAATTCTAGATTTGCCACAAATTCGGAAAAATCCATATTTTCTGTTTCTCTAACAACAGATAACAAATGTCTGAAATTTTTAGAATAATTCAAAATATTTGAATAATTTTTTTCATTTTTCTTTAGATCTTTAATGAAATAAACTAATTCTGAATTACTAAACTCCTTCACATATTTTTTTAACATATTATTATTTGATTTTAATTGTTAATTCTTCTGAATTTTTTAAATATTTAATTTCAATTAGATTACCTTCTTTTATATTTCCCTTAATAATCTCATCTGATATAGGATCTTCGATATATTTTTGAATTGCTCTGTTTAATGGTCTTGCACCATATATTTGATTATAACCTCTTTCTATTAGAAAATTATATGCGGTGTCAAATATTTTAATTTTATAACCCAAGTTATTTAATTTATTAATCAAATTCTCGATATTTAATTTAATGACTCTTTTAATATCTTCTTTTGATAAATTATTAAAAGTAACAATATTATCGATTCGATTTATAAATTCGGGTGGTAATGATTTTTGAAGTTCTTTTTCAATTATTTGTTTATTAATTTCATTTTGATTATCAACATCTGTCTTTGTCGAAAAACCAATCCCATTGCCAAATGTTTGAATTTTTCTAACACCAATATTTGATGTCATAATAATAATGGTATTTTTAAAATTAATTGTTCTACCCAAGCCATCTGTTAATATACCATCATCAAATACTTGTAATAACAAATTAAATACATCTGGATGTGCCTTTTCAATTTCATCTAATAAAATAACTGAATATGGTTTTCTTCTAACCTTTTCTGTTAGTTGACCACCCTGCTCATGTCCAACATAACCAGGAGGCGAACCGATTAGTCTACTAACATTAAATGATTCCATATATTCAGACATATCAATTCTAATAAAAGAATCTTTAGTTCCGAATAGATATTCTGCAAGCTCTTTTGTTAAATGTGTCTTACCCACACCTGATGAACCCAAAAATAAAAAAACACCATTTGGTTTTGATTCATTTTGTAAACCAACCCTATTTCTCTTAATAGCTTTTACAATATCATCAACTGCATGTTCTTGTCCGATAACTTTACTATTTAAAACATCGTTCATTTTTAATAGTCTATTATTATCATTTTCGGATAGTTTTTTTACGGGTACACCAGTTATCGATGTAATAACATCACCAACATCGTCTAATGATACATCAAATCTATCATTTTTTGTATCTCTTTCCCATTTTTCTTTTATTTTATTTAAATCCTTTAGTAGTTTTTTTTCTTTATCTCTTAGACCAACAGCCTTTTCATATTCTTGAGTTTTAACTACCTTTATTTTCTCACTTTTAATATTTTCAATTTCAGTTTCAATTTTAACAATATCTTCTGGTATTGTTTGGTTGTTAATATAAACCCTTGAACCAACCTCATCAAATATATCGACAGCTTTATCTGGAAAAAATCTATCAGTTATAAATCTATTAGATAATTTAACACAAGCCTCAATAACCTCATCTGAATATCTTACTTTATGAAACTCTTCATAAACAGGTTTGATTTGTTTTAAAATATTTATTGTTTCATCAACTGTAGTCTCTTCAACCATAACAGTTTGAAATCTTCTCGTTAATGCACTATCTTTTTCAATATTTTCCCTATATTCATTCAATGTTGTTGCACCAATACATTGCATTTCACCATTAGCCAATGCGGGTTTAATCATATTTGATGCATCCAATGAACCAGATGCTCCACCAGCACCTATAATCGTATGTAGTTCATCGATAAATAAAATAATATCTGGATTATCAACCAATTCAGACATAATCCCTTTCAATCTTTCTTCAAATTGACCTCTATATTTTGTACCTGCAACAAGTAAACCCAAATCCAAACTAACAATTCTTTTATCATGTAATTTTCTTGATACCTTCTTTTCTTTTATTTTCTGTGCTAGTAAATTAATAATATTTGATTTACCAACACCTGGTTCTCCAATTAATAATGGATTTCTTTTAGTTCTTCTAGATAATATTTGTGATAATCTTTTTACTTCTTTATCTCTACCAATGACAGGATCTAATTTACCCTCCTCAGCCATTTTAGATAAATCCCTACTAAAATTATCTAAAATCGGTGTTTTTGATTTTGTATTAGTATTTTTTTTATTATTTGAATTCGTATTACCGAATATTGTATCACCATCATCATCGTTTGTATACATATTACTCTCTATATTTATATTTGAATATTCGTCTTTAATAAAATCGTGGATTTTTATGTAAAATAAATCATTTTTGTTTAAAACGGTTTTAATATCAGAATCACTTCTGAGTAAAGATAATAAAAGATGTTCAACTTCAACAGTTCTTAGACCAAAACTTTTGGCCTCTTTATAACTTTCAACTAATACCTGATTATACTTATCCGATATTTTAAATGTGGGGTCGGTATTATTAAATTTACCACTAAATAATAATTTTAAAATCTCTGTTTTAATCTTTTCATTATCAATTTTAAAATATTCCAATATTTCTGACATGAAATTATTTCTAAATAATGATAATGATAAATGTTCTAAACAAACAATTGTATGTGAGTTTGTTGTTGCGATTCTTTTTGAATCGTTAATAATGTCTTTAATTTCTGATGAAAGATCGATCATTAGCTTAAAATAATTCCGTATTTTGTTTTAATCATTTCTGAATTAAGAATTTCAGTTTTCCCTGTATTAATATCGTATGCATCTTCGTGAACAATAATATATTCATCCGATCTGATAAGAATAATGTAAATTAATTCAGGTTCATTCATTAATTGAAATGTCCTAATTGGTTTATTTTTTATTTCTTTCCAAAGCATATATTCGTTTAATTATTTCTTCGTTCGTTTGTTTATCAAGACTACTCACATCATCACCAACAATTGCATCTTCTCTCCCTAAATTATAGGCACGTAATAAAAGAGGATTTGGATTCCACATTTTTTTTCTACCATATAATTCATCTTTAAATCCGCAAATATACGTTTCTAATAATATATTATCTTGATCATCCATATTTTAATAATAATAATTTAGCTTTATTAATATATTCTTCCATTAGCATTTAATTTTGACTAAAAAATCAATATGTGCATATCCTTTATCCGTATTAACAGTTTGAAATAATATAGAAAATTATCCCTTTATAGTATAAACTATTGGGTTTACTGCTAAACCCTCTATCCCATCTGAAAATACATTTGGGACTACTTTCCGTAAAATATTATATGAACCATTTATATCTGAATTAATTAATCTACCATCTGAAGCTTTAAATAAACCTCTTTTAATTCTTTTTCCCAAATATTTAACATGTTTGCAAATATCTTCCATATCAAGAAATGAACATTTTGATGTGTATGATTCTTCATTAATTATAACAGATATACCCTCAATTTCACATTTATATGTTAACATATAAATTAAATTTGAATATGGGATTGATACAAATTTCTGATTATTTACTTTACCAATATTAATGTCTTGTTTCCATTCTTTATTATAACCAATAATGAGTTTTGTTATATTATTGGAAACTAAATGATTCACCAATTGTCGGCTTGATTTATGTAAATAATCATGAATTTTATTTCTTCTTTTTAATCCAAGTTTTTTTATTTTATTTGTTATTTTCTTTGTTTGATATTTTGCTTTTAATTTATTATAATATTGATTAATTGATTTAACTGGTTTACCATTAATAATAAATGGATCAAATACATTACTTGTTACACTCATTAGATTATTAACACCCAAATCAATAGATGCTATTTTATTATTTTCAATTATATTTTTATTTGATTTGATTGTATAAATAATTTCAATTATAAAATAACCTAATTTTGGGACAATTCTTACTTGATTAATGTTTTCTTTTTTTGTAGTAACTATTATATCAGTACCAGATAGTTTTATTTTTCCATTTTTTAATTTCCTTCGAGAAATCGCACCTTTTTCATATATAACAACCATTTTACCATCTTTGGGTAAATATTGTGGTATTTTTATCTTTTTATTATATTTTCCAATATTTTTCTTTTTTAATAATGAGAAAAATGATTTAAAAGATTTATCAACCAACATTAATGTTTGATTACTTACTTTTCTGGGTAATTCAATATAATCAATTTGGTTATTATCTATAAAATTTCTATTTACACCATAATAATTTATATATTGGTTATTTTTAAAAAAATGTTGTCTAACAAAATATAATGCAGAATTATAAAGATTTTTACTCAATGAAGATAATTTATTGCATTCATTAAAATATTTATGATTATTATTAATTATATGTTGTTCTACTAATTGCATTTATGATTCAATAAATTTAATAATATCTTCTTTATTTCTTTTTTTTCTTAAGCCATACATTCTTGCAGAGAATGAATAAATAATCGAAACCAAATCTTCCATTAGTGAATTTTTATCGCTATCTTGGTTGTTTACTACGATAATTTTTCTATCTTGAAGTTCGAGAAGTGTTTGAATATAATTAAAACCAAATCGTGTTAATCTATCTTTGTGTTCTATTAGTAGTATATCCCATGATTTATCTTGGAGGAGTTTTATTAGTTTTGGTCTTTGGTCATTCATTCCAGACCCAATTTCCTTAACCGATTTATTAATCTTAAAATTATTACGATTTGAATATTCTATTAGTCTATCTAATTGCCTATCTAGATTTTCTTTCATTTCTGAGGATGATACTCTACAATATATCGCAACGGTTTTATCTGTTTCAATTTGTTTGGGGATAAAAATATTACCTAATTTATCTTTAAATGCACCATCTATTAAACCTCTTTTATAATGATTCCAAGCAGTACGATAAGTTATAGACATATTTTTTGCGTAATCACTCAATTTTATATATTTCATATATATAAATACTCAATAATTTATTTATTTTCTTAATATTCTAGATTTTTCCATTAAATTTTATTAACTTTGCTATCACTTAATGAACTTTTATATTTATGATTCCAATCATTAATTTTTTTATCATATTCTTGTTTTAGAATCGCATTCTTATTATTAACATCTTCAACATCGATTTTATGTTGTGAAATTCTTTTTTGATTTTCTTCAGATACCAAGTTTTTAACTTTAGCTTTAATATAATTTACCTTTTTTTCATAATTCCTATGAACGTTAGCTAGTTTATTATGGAGTTCATCGTAAAAATCGACTTGGTGGTGTTGTGATATTGTAATAATTGATTTTTCATCTTTCTTTTGTTCAAACCATTCAATCGATGGAATATTATGAACTTGAGACCTAAAATTTTCAAGAATTGAATTTTTATGTATGAATTGACCAATATGTGCAGCATGTGCTTCATTATCTAAATACTCATTATATTCCTCATCTGTCAATTGATCAAAACCCCACTCTTCATCAACTAATATAAGACTAGGTTCTAATTCGTATTTTGGATTTTCTGGCTTTTCAACATTAAAAACAAATTCCTTATCTTTTTCTTCCTCAATTAACTGATCTTTTCTTTTCATAGCATCCATTAAATATGCTTGAAAAGAATGTAATCTAGCCTTTTCTTCTAATAATTTATCAACATCATATGGTATTTTTTTAGTCTTATATATAATAACGTCACCAAAATATTTATCATATAAACCATATGATTTAAATTTTTTATTAATGTTTTCAGCTTTTTGATTACACAAATTTGATAATGATTGTGCATCTGACATCGATAGTCCTTCTTTACCTAAATTTCTCATATTTTTTTTATTATTTATAATTATTGTGGAAACCCATCTAATTTCCAATTTTCATATTCTTCTAAGACTAAATCAATAATTGGTTTAGCATGTTCAAGTATTTTATTATTTAATTCAACAACCTCTGGAATATCATTACCATTTTCATCCAATGGAATCAAAATAGTACCACCCATTTTATCAATAAAATATGCTTGAATTGCAACTTTTAATCTGATATCTAATGGTATTTGTTTTAATGATTCTCTAATGTCGAAATTTTCTTCTTTTTTTATCATAACGAAACAAAGGTATAATTTATTTTTTAAACTACCAAATTCACCTTTGACAAAATTTGATTCGAAACATGTGTATAAATTTCTGTTGTTTTATCATTTGAATGTCCTAAAATTTTTTGTATAATTCTTAGGTCAGTCCCATTTTCTAATAATGCGGTTGCTGATGAATGTCTCAAAGTGTGTATCGAACTTTCATTGTCAATATATTTTTTGTAAATTTTTTGACAACTCCCTATTGAATATTGTTCATTTTTTTGACCATTGAAAAGATAATTAGTTGGTTTATATTGTTTATAATATAATCTAAGTAATTCTAAAACTGTTTGTGATAGTGGAACTATCCTATCTTTCCTACCTTTGGCATTTTTAATGTGGATTAACATTTTTTTTGAATCAATATCTTCAATTTTTAGATTTACGACTTCAGAAACTCTTAAACCAACTGAAAAAGTTACACTTAATATTGATTTGTGTTTAATATTTTCAATTTGAGATAATTTGAATTTTATTAATTCACAATCAATTACTTTAGGTAATTTCTTTTCTGATCTAGGTCTTTTAAATGACACTTTATCATATTTTTTACCTAAAACTTCTTTATATAAAAATCTAATTGAATTAATTACTTGATTTTGTTGTGATGTTGATGTGAATTTATAATTATTCAAATAGTGTTTAAAATCATCAGAACTACAATGAATGATTTGCTTATCACCCATGCTATCAATAAAATGTTTTATATGTGATATATAATTTTCTTTGGTTCTTGGTGAATAGTTTAGATATATAAACTTTTGTTCACAAATCTTTATAATTTTTTGGTTTTTCATGTTGTAAGATATTGAAAATTAATATATTATGAAAACTTATGTATATATAATAGTTGTGGTGCATCATAATTCACGTACAGCTACAACAATTCCATTTTTAGGAGTGCCATCAGAAAAAAGCCCTTCGTGTTCTATTTCTGCAATCATTTTATCACCCCAATGATTATTCTTATAATTCCACAAAGCATCAAACCTATCTTGTGTAATTCCAACTTTCGGGTGAAACGTATCTTCACTATTTAATGGCTCACAAGTCATTGACTTTTTTCTGCTTAATCCTACTAATTTAAAATCTGATTTCATAATTAACGCACCACAACACAGTATAAAATCAAGCGTGGTTATAGTGTCTTTTTGACCGCTTCGGCTGTTTAAGTAGTTTGTAGCTGGCGGAGAAGTGTTTGCCGTTCATTCCCCGCCAGCTTTTATACTCGTCCGTTAGGCAACATTTTTAACCACTTTACGTATTTTTGTCTTCGCAGTGGTATCATTGTACCTATATAAAATATCTTCTATTTCTAATATTTCTTTTTGTGGTAAATTTAAACCAGTTTCAACATACCTACCACTGCTTATACAAGCATCTACAAATTCTTTTAATTTATCTCTTGTTATCATAATAAAACGTTGCCTAACAAAGTGTATAAGCAATAGCCGTTAGGCGTTTTAACTATTCCAGTTGTTAATATTTAATTTTGTACTTCTAATCAAATTCCGTGTTCGGCTACTGCTCATACACTCGTCCGTTGTATGCAATAAAAATTATTTAGTACAATTGTGTAACGCATTACTGTAAGCGTTTTTTGGCGTGTTGCCATAACCAAGTACAATTCTATTTTTATCCCAAGTATCATAAACAACATAACCATTTTTATATCCTAAATTGTGTAGGCAACACTTAGGGTGTATCTTTTTTAAATTATCTCGTGCTTTCATAATTTTTACAGTTCGCTACGCCATACAACAAAGTGTATAGCAAATAGCCTATTAATATTCAGTTTTTAATTCAACGGTCTGTGCTTCGGCTACTTGCCATACACAAGGCGTTAGCAGTAATATCATTTTTGTTCGTGAGTAACCCAACCATTTTGTTTTAATTCAGTTGCGTATTCGTGAATGATTTTATACTGCTCATATTGTTCATCTGTGCAATGATATGAATTGAATTTTTGCAAAAACATTTCATAAACTATCATTTCAACAATCTTTGGTATCCCACTATATGCTTCCATAAGTGCTTTATAATTTTTTTCCTGACCAAATGTTTTTGCAAAAAACAAAATGGCATTTTCTACTTGTTCTTTACTTGCTTTCATATTTTTATATTTATCGTTAAACAAAAATGATACATACTGCTAACAGCGTATATGAGAAGTGGCACAGAAACATTTGTGCTAAATTTCAACATTCTACAAGTGCCACTTCTCATATACGCAAAACGTTAGTGGCAATTTAGTCATCAGACATACCACTTCTACATTTTATATCTTCCAAATCCCACAAAAAAAGTAGTGTGTTATTAAAGGTCGCATCATACCAAGGATATTTTGGATGGTCTTTGAATTGTTTTGCGTTCTTCAAAGCTAACTTTTTTTGTTCGGTATATTTTTCAATCAAAGCATCAATAAAACTACCACTAACATCAAATAAATCCAATACTTGCTTTAGTGCTTCATCAGCAGTCATTTCTCCATTTTTAACCTTGTGCTTATAATAATCTGTTGCTTTCATAACCGTACTGTATTTATTTGCATTCCGTTGTAGGTAATAGCTATTCAGGGTTCAGTTCTCTAAATAACTTATATATGTTTTCGGGCTTTGTGAATAAGTCATTAACCCCAGTCAGCACTCTAACAACTGTGTATAATGCTCGTAGGTAGTCGCTATTATCATTGAAGTAAATTGCGGAAACTGCTGCATTTAGTGCTTCCTTACTTGCATCGCTACTACCTACAACACCAAATAAAACCAATAGCCTGTCTTTTGCTTCTTGCTTGCTTATTTCGTGTTTACAAAGTTCATCTATAATTGAGTCTATTTTCTTTTCCATACGGCTACTGTTTTTATTTGTGGAACGTT